ATACAATATAAAATACATCAAATACAATTTAAAATACATCAAATATAATTATTATAGCATTATATCTAAAATACATCAAATACAATTTAAAATACATCAAATACAATTTAAAATACATCAAATACAATTATTATAGCATTATATCTAAAATACATCAAATACAATTTAAAATACATCAAATACAATTTAAAATACATCAAATATAATTATTATAGCATTATATCTAAAATACATCAAATACAATTTAAAATACATCAAATACAATTTAAAATACATCAAATATAATTATTATAGCATTATATCTAAAATACATCAAATACAATTTAAAATACATCAAATACAATTTAAAATACATCAAATATAATTATTATAGCATTATATCTAAAATACATCAAATACAATTTAAAATACATCAAATACAATTTAAAATACATCAAATATAATTATTATAGCATTATATCTAAAATACATCAAATACAATTTAAAATACATCAAATACAATTTAAAATACATCAAATATAATTATTATAGCATTATATCTAAAATACATCAAATTCTATTTAAAAATTTGTAATATGTACATACATTAGTATTTAATATTTATTTATTTTTTTACAACTAAAATCAACAATTATATTAATGCTAATTATTAAAATAGTATTTTAACATATTGGATATAAAAATATTGATTGGATTTTGGATATTTAATAAAATATATCAATATTGATATTAGATATAAAAATATTGATTGGATTTTGGATATTTAATAAAATATATCTATAATGGTATTTTATAATATTATATAAAATGTATCAATATCAATATTGGTATAAAATATATAAAACATAAACTAGACTTTTATAGTATGTAAATATATCATATATCAAAACATTTATTGAGTATTATATTATATCATATAATAAAATATACAATTTTCGATTTTCGATTATCAATTTTCGATTTTCGATTCTCGATTATCAATTATCAATTTTCGATTTTCGATTATCAATTTTCGATTTTCGATTATCAATTTTCGATTTTCGATTTTCGATTATCAATTATCAATTTTCGATTTTCGATTATCAATTTTATTAGTTTTAGTTTATAATTTTTTTTTTTTTATTTTGTTTTATGTCTCTTACAATTATTATATATTATTAATTTTATCATTTTAATTAATATTTATTATAACATTATATTTATTATTATTTATTAATAAAATTCATTATTTGATTTATCTGTTATATCAACATATAACTTTTATATATTGATATATTTTTTCATTTTTCTATGTATTACTGTTATATCAACATATAACTTTTATATATTGATATATTTTTTCATAATTATATTTATATATAAAAACAACGATATTTTAACATATCAGATATAAAATCCTTTATTGAACTTTAGATATTTAATAAAATGTATCGATATTGATATTAGATATAAAAACATTAATTGGACATTGGATATTGATATTTTTGATACATTATTAATATTTTAACATATCAGATATAAAAACATTGATTGGGTATTAGATATTGATATTTTTGATACATTATTGATATTTTAACATATCAGATATAAAAACATTAATTGGACATTGGATATTGATATTTTTGATACATTATTGATATTTTAACATATCAGATATAAAAACATTAATTGGGTATTAGATATTGATATTTTTGATACATTATTGATATTTTGTGATATCAGATATAAAAACATTGATTGGGTATTAGATATTGATATTTTTGATACATTATTGATATTTTGTGATATCAGATATAAAAACATTGATTGGGTATTAGATATTGATATTTTTGATACATTATTGATATTTTAACATATCAGATATAAAAACATTGATTGGGTATTAGATATTGATATTTTTGATACATTATTGATATTTTAACATATCAGATATAAAAACATTAATTGGACATTGGATATTGATATTTTTGATACATTATTGATATTTTAACATATCAGATATAAAAACATTAATTGGGTATTAGATATTGATATTTTTGATACATTATTGATATTTTGTGATATCAGATATAAAAACATTGATTGGGTATTAGATATTGATATTTTGATAACATTATTGATATTTTAACATATCAGATATAAAAACTTTAATTGGGTATTAGATATTGATATTTTAGATACATTATTGATATTTTGTGATATCAGATATAAAAACATTGTTTGTACTTTGATTATTTATATTTTTGATACATTATTGATATTTTGTGATATCAGATATAAAAACATTGATTGGGTATTAGATATTGATATTTTTGATACATTATTGATATTTTGTGATATCAGATATAAAATCCTTTATTGGACATTGGATATTGATATTTTTGATACATTATTGATATTTTGTGATATCAGATATAAAATCCTTTATTGTACTTTGATTATTTATATTTTTGATACATTATTGATATTTTGTGATATCAGATATAAAAACATTGATTGGGTATTAGATATTGATATTTTTGATACATTATTGATATTTTGTGATATCAGATATAAAAACATTGATTGGGTATTAGATATTGATATTTTTGATACATTATTGATATTTTGTGATATCAGATATAAAAACATTGATTGGGTATTAGATATTGATATTTTTGATACATTATTGATATTTTAACATATCAGATATAAAAACATTGATTGGGTATTAGATATTGATATTTTTGATACATTATTGATATTTTAACATATCAGATATAAAAACATTAATTGGACATTGGATATTGATATTTTTGATACATTATTGATATTTTAACATATCAGATATAAAAACATTAATTGGGTATTAGATATTGATATTTTTGATACATTATTGATATTTTGTGATATCAGATATAAAAACATTGATTGGGTATTAGATATTGATATTTTTGATACATTATTGATATTTTGTGATATCAGATATAAAAACATTGATTGGGTATTAGATATTGATATTTTTGATACATTATTGATATTTTAACATATCAGATATAAAAACATTAATTGGGTATTAGATATTGATATTTTTGATACATTATTGATATTTTGTGATATCAGATATAAAAACATTGTTTGTACTTTGATTATTTATATTTTTGATACATTATTGATATTTTGTGATATCAGATATAAAAACATTGATTGGGTATTAGATATTGATATTTTTGATACATTATTGATATTTTGTGATATCAGATATAAAATCCTTTATTGGACATTGGATATTGATATTTTTGATACATTATTGATATTTTGTGATATCAGATATAAAATCCTTTATTGGACATTGGATATTGATATTTTTGATACATTATTAATATTTTAACATATCAGATATAAAAACATTAATTGTACTTTGATTATTTATATTTTTGATACATTATTGATATTTTGTGATATCAGATATAAAAACATTGATTGGGTATTAGATATTGATATTTTTGATACATTATTGATATTTTGTGATATCAGATATAAAAACATTGATTGGGTATTAGATATTGATATTTTTGATACATTATTGATATTTTAACATATCAGATATAAAAACATTAATTGGACATTGGATATTGATATTTTTGATACATTATTGATATTTTAACATATCAGATATAAAAACATTAATTGTACTTTGATTATTTATATTTTTGATACATTATTGATATTTTGTGATATCAGATATTAAAACATTGATTGGGTATTAGATATTGATATTTTTGATACATTATTGATATTTTGTGATATCAGATATAAAAACATTGATTGGGTATTAGATATTGATATTTTTGATACATTATTGATATTTTAACATATCAGATATAAAAACATTGATTGGGTATTAGATATTGATATTTTTGATACATTATTGATATTTTAACATATCAGATATAAAAACATTAATTGGACATTGGATATTGATATTTTTGATACATTATTGATATTTTAACATATCAGATATAAAAACATTAATTGGACATTGGATATTGATATTTTTGATACATTATTGATATTTTAACATATCAGATATAAAAACATTAATTGGGTATTAGATATTGATATTTTTGATACATTATTGATATTTTGTGATATCAGATATAAAAACATTGATTGGGTATTAGATATTGATATTTTTGATACATTATTGATATTTTAACATATCAGATATAAAAACATTAATTGGGTATTAGATATTGATATTTTTGATACATTATTGATATTTTGTGATATCAGATATAAAAACATTGTTTGTACTTTGATTATTTATATTTTTGATACATTATTGATATTTTGTGATATCAGATATAAAAACATTGATTGGGTATTAGATATTGATATTTTTGATACATTATTGATATTTTGTGATATCAGATATAAAATCCTTTATTGGACATTGGATATTGATATTTTTGATACATTATTGATATTTTGTGATATCAGATATAAAATCCTTTATTGGACATTGGATATTGATATTTTTGATACATTATTGATATTTTAACATATCAGATATAAAAACATTGTTTGTACTTTGATTATTTATATTTTTGATACATTATTGATATTTTGTGATATCAGATATAAAATCCTTTATTGGACATTGGATATTGATATTTTTGATACATTATTGATATTTTGTGATATCAGATATAAAATCCTTTATTGGACATTGGATATTGATATTTTTGATACATTATTGATATTTTGTGATATCAGATATAAAATCCTTTATTGGACATTGGATATTGATATTTTTGATACATTATTGATATTTTGTGATATCAGATATAAAAACATTAATTGGGTATTAGATATTGATATTTTTGATACAATATTGATATTTTGTGATATCAGATATAAAAACATTAATTGTACTTTGATTATTTATATTTTTGATACATTATTGATATTTTGTGATATCAGATATAAAAACATTGTTTGTACTTTGATTATTTATATTTTTGATACATTATTGATATTTTGTGATATCAGATATAAAAACATTGATTGGGTATTAGATATTGATATTTTTGATACATTATTGATATTTTGTGATATCAGATATAAAATCCTTTATTGGACATTGGATATTGATATTTTTGATACATTATTGATATTTTGTGATATCAGATATAAAATCCTTTATTGGACATTGGATATTGATATTTTTGATACATTATTGATATTTTAACATATCAGATATAAAAACATTGTTTGTACTTTGATTATTTATATTTTTGATACATTATTGATATTTTGTGATATCAGATATAAAATCCTTTATTGGACATTGGATATTGATATTTTTGATACATTATTGATATTTTGTGATATCAGATATAAAATCCTTTATTGGACATTGGATATTGATATTTTTGATACATTATTGATATTTTGTGATATCAGATATAAAAACATTGATTGGGTATTAGAATATGATATTTTTGATATTTTAACATATCAGATATAAAAACATTGATTGGGTTATAGAAAAGGAAAATTTTGAATATTTAACATATCAGATATAAAAACCTTGAATGGGGTATAGATATTGATATTTTGATATTTAACATATCAGATATAAAAACATTGATTGGACATTGGATATTGATATTTTTGATACATTATTGATATTTTGTGATATCAGATATAAAAACATTGATTGGGTATTAGATATTGATATTTTTGATATTTTAACATATCAGATATAAAAACATTGATTGGGTATTAGATATTGATATTTTTGATACAATATTGATATTTTGTGATATCAGATATAAAAACATTGATTGGGTATTAGATATTGATATTTTTGATATTTTAACATATCAGATATAAAAACATTAATTGGACATTAGATATAAAAACATTAATTGGACATTAGATATAAAAACATTAATTGGACATTAGATATAAAAACATTAATTGGACATTAGATATAAAAACATTGATTGGACTTTATATATTTAATAAAATGTATCGATATTGATATTGATATAAAATCCTTTTTAAGAAATTAATGAGTTAACATAATTATCAATTTTCTCTTCAATGGTGCTAATAACATAATTTTTAAGCATATTAGTTAATTCTGTTACTTGAGACTCAAACTTTTCAACTTCATTCATTATATCTTCACTTAAATTTTGTTTTAATATATTTGATTGATCTTGAATACTTTTTTGTATTTCATTTTGTAATGCTTCAATTATAGTTGATAATGATTTATTGACATCAGGTTCAACTAACTTTACTTTAACATTTCTTTTCTCAGCCATTTTATATCAAAATTTTAAATATAAAATTATATTTCATCTATTTGCTGTGTTAAAATAACATGGTCATAGTTGAATATCAAATATCTATTAAAAACTTTTTCATATTTTTTATCAATGTTATTTATTTGTAGTATTTTATTATTAGAAATAATTACAACATTTATAATATTATATGTAAATTTATCTGAAATAAATATATCTTTACTGGATTCTACAACACCCTCCTCTATTACCTTTTGATCATTTATAATAATTATATAACATGTAGATTTTGTATTATCACCATTACATACAATTTTGTTAGCATAACATTCACCGCATACTCCATCATGAACAAAATTAATTTTGTTACATTTATTACATATATCAAGTTTAATATTAATAGGAAAATCACAATTAATGCATATACCATCTGTATATTGATAAGATGATACATTACAATTTTTACATAAAACTACACATTCAAGATCAATTTCCATTTTACAGCTATACATTATGATTGGATTAATTTTTCAAAAAAAAAAAAAATTATTTCATATTCTGTTAATATAATTTGATTATTTATACTAATCATATTATTATTAAATTTTTTTTAACATTAATAAAAATATTATCCATTTTTCATTTTGAGTATTAACAATAATGACAAAATTTACTACTTCAATGAACATATAAGATACAATGACTTTAGTAATTTACATTCTTCACGATTAACAATTATTTTTACAAATTTTGATTTTATTTTATAATAAAATGTAAATGAAGTATTACTTTTATCTAATAATTTTAAATAATTAAAAGTAAAAATATTATGTAATATCATATCATATAATGAACTTTTAGATATCTCTAATTTTTTCAAATTATCTAAATTAATTATAAAATTAGTATTTTTTATATAACACGAACTAATATTTAATTCAATTAATGTATTTGGTAATGATGAAATATTTATATTATAATTGTTAGATATATCTAATTCTTTCAAATTAATTAAATCATTTATAAAATTAGTATTTTTTATATCACAATTACTAATATTTAATTTGATTAATGATTTTGGTAATGATGAAATATTTATATCATAATTATTAGATATATCTAATAATATTACCCATTATAGTTATCAAAAATCAATGGATATATATACCAATAATATCCATACCAATAACAATAATAATAGAAATAGCAATAGTGACAAAATTTAGTATTTAATTCAGAATCAATAAACATATTACATTGAATGCATCTTTTTGTAAACAATCTTTTAAATAGATATTTATATTTGCATTCTTCTGAACAAATATTACTTATATAATCATAGTTTCCACAAATAATACATTTAATTCTATATTTTTTATACATTAAAACTCCAATATAAGCATAATAAGATTTATTAATAAAATTACAATTTTTACATTTGCCATTTAATTCATCTACTTCTGTTATATCTGTACAATGTGAACAGTACATAAACACTTTATTTTTGTAACATATTTCACAAATTTCAAATTGATTCTGAAATGTAATTAACTCACATTCTTTACAATATTTTTTTTTGTAATTCATATTATGTTTTGCACGTTTTATATTTAATTGCATTTTGATATAATAGTTTAATAATAAAATTAAAATTATTATTTCAGATAATGTATATATAAATTTAATTATTGAAATAGGTAACACACATTCAGAAATATTAGGATTATAGCAAGTTAATTTTATTATTGATTTTGATAATTTATCATCTATATTTAATTTTTTTTTTAAATTATAACCACAATCTAAAGATTTTATATATTCATATATTATTTTAGTATTATAATCCTTAAATAAAATCTTCATCTTCATCTTCACTACAACTTGACATATTATTTAATGATTCTTTTTGTACATTAATTAATAAATTTAAAAAATTATTATTAATATCATATTTATAATATATTAATTTTTTTAATGAAGATGGTATTTTACAAATATCAATATTTGAACATATATTTTTATATATTTCTAATTCTTGTAAATTAATTAATCTTTTTATAAATTTAAAATTTGTAATATTGCATTTTGCACAATTTAATTCTATTAATGATATTGGTAATTTACTTTTATAACTATTTGAATTTTTGTTATCACGTATATTTAATATTTGTAAAATATGCAAATTTTCTAAGAATTTACAATCTAAAATAGTACATGATTCACAATTTAATTCTATTAATGTTGATGGTAAATTACATTTAGAAATATTTTAAAAATAGTTACAAGAAATATCTAAATTTTTTAAATTAACTAGTGATTCTAAAAAATTAAAATTTTTAATTCTTGCCAATGAACATTTTAAACTATTTAATGATAATGGTAATTTACATTTAGAAATATTTGAATTTCTATTATTAGATATATCTAATATTTCTAAATTATATAATTCTTCTAAAAATTTAAAATCTATAATATTACAATATTGACAATAAAATTCAATTAATGATAATGGTAATTTACATTTAGAAATGTTTGAATCTCTATTTTCGGATATGTGTAATATTTTAAGATTAATTAATGATTCCAAAAATGTAAAATTTTTAATATTACAAGAAATACATTTTAATTCTATTAATGATATTAGTAATGTACATTCATATATATTTGAATTTTTATTACCAGATACATCTAATATTTTAATATTAATTAATGGTTCTAAAAATTTAAAATCTATAATATCACAATCTTTACAGTAAAATCCATTTATTGATATTGGCAATTTACATTCAGATATATTTGAATATGTATTATATGATATATCTAATAATTGTAGATTAGGTAAATTTTCTAAAAATTTAAAATCTATAATATTACATTTTTCACAATTTAAATTTTTTATATATTCGGGTTTATAATGTGAAAAATAGTTATATTGTATTGGTATATTTAATTGATAATTATAATATTGAAATATTTAACATGTTTTTGCTAATTTATGCTTATTCTCATTATCTAAATATGTTAATATATCCTCATAACAATATAAATTAATATTATTCATTTTTTATTATTAATGTAAAATATGTAAAATTTCAAAAAATATTGTATTTATATATAATGGTTTTAAAAAATTAAAGTCTATAATATTACATTTAGGATTTTTAAATATATCTATATTTGATTTTTATTTTTTCACATTAAGTAATTATTTTATTTAATGATGGTGGTAATTTATATTTATTAATAACTTTTTTTTTATATTCAGATAGAGTTAATATTTGTAAGTTTATTAATGATTCTAAAAAATTAAATTTTTCTATTTTATCACCTCTACATATTAATTCTATTAATGAAATTGGAAAATTATATTTATAAATATATGAATAAGATATATCTAATTTTTTTAAGTTTATTAATGGTTCAAAAAATTTACTATCATGTATTTTACAATGTTCGCAAGTTAATTTAATTAATGATGATGGTAAATCAAAATTATAAATTTTAAAACCTGAAAAATCTAACTCAATTTATGAACGGTGGGTAATTAAAATGATTTAAAATATTAAATGAGTAAAAATCATTAACAGATATATCTAATTTTTGTAAATTAATTAATGGTTGTAAAAAATTAAAATTTTTAATATTACATTTGCTACAATATAATTCAATTAATGATATTGGTAATTTACATTTAGAAATGTTTGAATCTCCATTATCAGATATATTTAATTTTTTTAGATTAATTAATGGTTCCAAAAATTTAAAATTTTTTATATGACAACTATAAAGGTCTAATACGATTAATGATGTGGGTAATATACATTGTGAAATATTTCTACTAGATCTTGAACTTAATGCTAAACTTTTTAAATTAATTAATTTTTCTATAAATTTAATATTTTTAATATCATATTCAATAAAATTTAAATTAATTAATGATGTAGGTAATTTACAAATTGATATATTAGAACGTGAATTCATGTATATTGTTAATGTTTCTAAATTAATTAATCGTTCTAAAAATTTAAAATTCGTAATATCACAATACTCAGATTTAAATTTAATTAACGATATTGGTAATTTACATTTTGATATATTTGAATATGAATTAGAACTTATATTTAATTTTTGTAAATTAATTAATGGTTCCAAAAATTTAAAATCATATATATAACAATATCCACAATTTAATTTTATTAATGATACTGGTAATTTTTTACAATCTGATATATTTGAATTTTTATTATAAGATATATTTAATATTTTAATATTATTCAAAGTCTCTAAAAATTTAAAATCATATATATAACAAAATTCACAATTTAATTTTATTAATGATACTGGTAATTTACAATCTGATATATTTGAATATTCATTTGAGGATACATCTAATATTTCTAAATTAATTAATGATTCTAAAAATTTAAAATCAATTATTTTACAAGAAATACATTTTAATTCTATTAATGATATTGGTAATGTACATTCATATATATTTGAATTTTTATTATAAGATACATCTAATATTTCTAAATTAATTAATGATTCTAAAAATTTAAAATCAATTATTTTACATTCATTACAATTTAAATTTTTTAACAATGATGATAATTTACATTTGTAAATATTTGAATTTTTATTATAAGATATATCTAATATTTCTAAATTAATTAATGATTCTAAAAATTTAAAATCAATTATTTTACATTCATTACAATTTAAATTTTTTAACAATGATGATAATTTACATTTGTAAATATTTGAATTTTTATTATAAGATATATCTAATATTTCTAAATTAATTAATGATTCTAAAAATTTAAAATCAGTTATATTACAATCACTACAATTTAAATTTTTTATATATTCTAAATTATAATAAGTAAAATATTTATAATATATTGGTACTTTTAATATACAATTATAATATTTAAATAATTCATATATAATACCTAAATTATTCTTATCATCGTTGTCTAAATATTTTAATATATTCTTATAACAATATAAATTAATATTATTCATTTTTTATTATTTAATGTAAAATATTTAAAATTTCAAAAAAAAATATTTAATTAGATATAGTTATTATTCTAAGATTATTTGATGATTTTAAAAAATTAAAGTCTGTAATATTACAATTAATACAAACAAATTTAATCAATTTAAATGGTAATTCACAATTTGAAATATTTGAATTATTATTACCTGTTATAAATAATTTTTTTAAATTATACAAGTTTTTCAAAAATTTAAAATCTAAAATATTACAGTATGAACATTCTAATTCTGTAAGTTTTATCGGTAAGTTACAATGAGATATATTTGAATTTTTATTACCAGATATATATAATTTTTTTAAATTATACAAATCTTCTAAAAATTTAAAATCAGTAATTTCACATTTATTACAACAAAATTCAATTATTGATATTGGCAATTTACAATCAGAAATATTTGATTTTTTATTATTAATTATAAATAATTTTTCTAAATTATACAAATTCTCTAAAAATTTAAAATCGGTAATTTTACAATTAAAAAATACTATTTTCTTTAAAGATATTGGTAATTTAGATTCTATCTTTGATGCACAACATATTGTTAAACATTCTAAATTAATTAATTTTTCTAAATTGTTTGGAATTTTACCACTACATTGTAACTTTCTTACATGTTTTGGATTATAATATTTTATATGATTTTCATGTAATGGTATATTTAATATACTATTATATTTTCTATATAATTTATTACGTGCAGCTAATTTATGTATTTTATTTAAATCATTATTTAATTTTTTTAATTTTTCTTTATAATAAGTTAAATTATTCATTTTAATTTAAGTAATAATATTTCTTTTTTTTCAAAAAAGCATAAATATGTGAAATATTTAAATATTATAATTATCAATAAAAAATTTATATGTAAATATTGCAATATAAATTATTAACAATTCAAATTGCCTAATTATTATTGAAGTATCAAGACCTATATTCTAATTCAATTAATGAATTTGGTAAATTATATTTAATATTTCTAAAAATGTAAATTCTTTTTATCAATCATAAATTCCACTATCACTATCACTATCACTATCACTATCACTATCACTATCACTTGTAAAATCGTAAACCAATTTGTGTAAACTATTATTAATATATTCAAAATCAATATCATGTTTAGCATAAAATATAGTTTCTAATGTTGGGGAAAGATTACAATATATTATATTGGAAGATCCGTTTTTACATATATTTAATATTTTTAATGATTTTAATGGTTCTAAAAATTTAAAATCAGATATATAACAATACATACAATTTAATTCAATTAACGATAATGGTAATTTACATATAGATATATTTGAATCATGATTTCCACATATATTTAATTTTTGTAAATTAATTAATGGTTCTAAGAATTTAAAATCTGTAATATTACATATTGTACAATCTAATTCTATTAATGCTGTGGATAATTTACATTCTGATATATTTGAATTAGGATTATTATTTATATCTAATATTTTTAAATTATATAATTTTTCTATAAATGTAAAATTATTTATTTTACATGTTGAACAATTTAATTCAACTAATGTTGATGTTAATTCACATGTAGAAATATTTGAAGAAAATGTATATGAAATATTTAATTTTTGTAAATTAATTAATCGTTCTAAAAATTTAAAATCTTTAGTTTTATAACAATCTGAACAATTTAATTCTTTTAATGATATTGATAACTTAAATTCAGATATATTTGCTTCATAATTATAAGATACATCTAATATTTCTAAATTAGTTAAGTGTTCTAAAAATTTAAAATCTGTAATAGCACATCTAGAACATATAAATTTCTTTATTGTTTTTGATAATTTACATTTTGATATATTTGAATTTTTATTTTCAGATATATCTAATATTTCTAAATTAGTTAAATTTTCTAAAAATTTAAAATCAGTAATTTTATTAAAAGATATATTTAATATTGTTAAATTAATCAATTTTTTTAGTAAAGTATTATTTTTTATAAAACAGTTATTGCAATATAATTTTTTTAAAGATATTGGTAATTCACATTCAGATATATTTAATTTATGATTATAAGATACATCTAATATTTCTAAATTAATTAATTCTTCTAAAAATGTAAAATCTGTAATAGCACATCTTGCACATATAAATTTTTTTATTGTTTTTGATAATTTATAATTTGATATGTTTGAAATTATATTATTAGATATATCTAATATTTCTAAATTAATTAATTCTTCTAAAAATGTAAAATCTGTAATATCACATCTATCACATATAAATTTCTTTATTGTTTTTGGTAATTTACATTTTGATATGTTTGAAATATAATTTTCTGATATATCTAATACTTTTAAATTATTTAATTTTTTTAAAAATGTAAAATCTGTTATATTACATTTTTCACATATAAATTCCTTTAATTGTTTTGATAATTTATAATTTGATATGTTTGAATTTATATTATAAGATATATCTAATACTTCTAAATTAATTAAGGGTTCTAAAAATTTAAAATCTGTAATATCACATCTAACACATATAAATTTTTTTATTTTATTTGGTAATTTACATTTTGATATATTTAATTTTTCATTATTAGATATATCTAATATTTCTAAATTATTTAATTCTTCTAAAAATGTAAAATCTGTAATTGTTAATCCAAATCTATCTGACGAATTAAAATTTCTTATATATTTAGGTTTATAGTAATTTTTATAATAGTGATTAACACAAATATTTAATTGATAATTATAATATTGAAATAATTCACATATACTAGCTAAATTATGTATATCACTATCTTTTAAATATTTTATTAAATTCTCATAACAATATAAATTAATATTATTCATTTTTTTTTTTATAATACAAATATAATATTTCAAAAATAATTTAAAAAGATACTTTTTTGAAAATATATATATTAACAATGATATTATAAAAAAATGAATAATATTAATTTATATTGTTATGAGAATTTATTAAAATATTTAGATGACAAAAATAAACATAAGCTAGCTAAAGTAAGTAAAATATTTCAATATTATAATTATCAATTAAATATACCAATACATTATTCATATTTTTCACATTATAAATCCAAATATATAAAGATTTTAAATTGTGAAAAATGTAATATTAAAGATTTTAAATTTTTAGAAAAATTATCTAATTTAGAAATATTAAATATATCTGATAATAAAAATTCAAATATATCAAAATGTAACTTACCAAATAAAATAAAAAAATTTATATGTGTTAGATGTGATATTAAAGATTTTAATTTTTTAGAAAGATTATTTAGATTACAAATGTTAGATATATCTTATAATTATATAAAATCAAATATATCTAAATGTAAATTACCAATATCATTAATTGAATTGTATTGTAAAAATTGTACTAATAATAATTTCTATTTTTTGAATGACTTACCTAGATTAGAAATATTAGATATATCTTGTAATAATAAAATAATAAATATAAATAATATTAGATTATCAAAAAAATTAATTAAATTAAATTGTTCAAATAATAATATTAGTGATATTAAATTTTTAGAACATTTATCCAATTTAGAAATATTAAATATATCTTATAATAAAATATCGTATATTTATAATTATAAATTACCAAATAATTTAATTGAACTTAATTGCAAATATAATAATATAAAAAATTTTAAATTTATAGAAAGATTACATAATCTAAAAAAATTAAATATAAGTAATAATAAAAAATCAAATATATCTAAATGCAAATTACCACAAACAATAATCAATTTAAATATAAAAGCGTGTGATATAACAGATTTTAGTTTTTTAGAACCATTAAATAATTTGGAAAAATTAAATATAACAGAAGAAAATTATGATAATGAAACAAATCTTAGTAAATGTAAATTACCAGTATCTTTACGAGTATTAAAATCTACAGATTTTAATGTGTGTAATTATTTATTTTTAGAAAGATTAATTAATTTAGAAATACTATATATAAATGATTTTTTCGATTTTGAAAGCATATTAATTAGATCATTACCAATATCATTAAAAGAAATTAATTTAAGTTCTTGTTGTTATATTGATGATATTAAATTTTTAGAACCATTAATTAATCTAAAAAAATTAAATATATCTGATAATAGAAATTTAAAGATAACTGAATGTAAATTACCAATATCATTAATTGAATTAGATTGTTCATCATGTGATATTACTGATTTTAAATTTTTAGAACCATTAATTAATCTAAAAAAATTAAATATATCTGATAGTAGAAATTTAAAGATAATTGAATGTAAATTACCAATATCATTAATTGAATTAGATTGTTCATTATGTGATATTAATGATTTTAAATTTTTAGAACCATTAACTAATTTAAAAACATTAACTATATCTTTTAATACTAATATATTAGAATGTAATTTACCATCAAATTTAAAAATAATTAATAAATAATATTTTTTTTTGAAAATGTATTAATTATTACTTAACAATAAAAAATGAATAATATTAATTTATATTGTTATGAAATATCTAATATCTGTAAGTTTTTTAGTTTTTCTAAAAACTTAAAATTAGTAATCTTAGAACTTTTACATTTAAATTCTATTAATTTATTTGGTAATTTACACTCAGATATATTTGAATTTTCATTACAAAATATATTTAATATTTTTAGATTACATAAGGATTCTAAAAATTTAAAATCAATAATATCACTAATAATACAATCCAATTCAATTAATGATATTGGTAATTTACAATTAGATATATTTGAATTTTTATTATATGATATAATTAATTTTTTTAAATTATGTAATTTTTCTAAAAATGTAAAATCAATAATATTACAAGATGAACAATCTAATATTTTAATTGATGAAGGTATATAATCAAAAATATTTGAATCTGAATTTAAAGATATATTTAATGTTAACAAATTAGTTAATGGTTTTAAAAATTTAAATTCTATAATATTACATGAAATACAAATAAATTTAATCAATGATAATGGTAAAGTACATTGAGATATATTTGAATATGTATTATATGATATATTTAATATTTCTAAATTAGATAATTATTTTAGAAAACTAAAATCTAATATATTACATTTTTCACAATTTAAAAATTTTATATATTGATATTTATAATGTAAAAAATATGAATAATATATTGGTATATTTAATTGATAATTATAATATTGAAATATTTTACTTACTTTAGCTAATTTATGTTTATTTTCGTCATTTAAATATTTTAATATATTCTCATAACAGTCTAAAGTAATATTATTCATTTTTTTATTTATTATTATTTCTATAAAATTTCAAAGAGTTTAAAATATATTTGATAATGAACAAAAAAATAAACTAATTATTAATTATATTTAAAAATTCAGGCAATCTACATTCATTTAAATTTGAATTATGAATATATCCAGGATCTAATAATTTTAAATTAGGTAAACATTCTAAAAAACTAAAATCTTCAATGTTACAATAACGACATAGTAATACAATTAATGATGCAGGTAATATACGTGTAGATATATTTGAATTATTATTTTTTTCAATATTTAATGTATGTAAATTATTTAATTCTTCTAAAAATGTAAAATCTTTAATATTACATTTTGAACAATCAAATGTAACTATAGTTGTAGGTAAATTACAATATATTATGTTTGAGAAAGAATTTTCACGTATTATTAATATTTTTAGATTAATTAATTTTTCCAAAAATGAAAAATCTTTAATAAAACATGAAGAACAATTAAATAAAGTAATTGATATTGGAAATATTATTTTATTTATTTTTTGAGATATATTATAATTATATGATATATTTAACTGTTTTAAATTTGTTAATGGTTCTATAAATTTTAAATCATTTAAGTAACATTTTGATAAATTTAATTCAATTAATTTTTTAGATAAATCACAATCTGCTATATTTGAATTTGGATTTTTGGATACATCTAATACTTCTAAATTTATAAATTTCTCTAAAAATTTAAAATCTGTAATATTTCTATTACTACAGTTTAATTTTTTTATATATTCTGGATTATATTTTTCTATATCTTCATAATTTATGTAATCCATTTTTTATATGTACGATAGACTATACTAAAATTTCAAAATAAAATTATGTTATTCATTATCTGATAATGGTTATTTATTCAACTCTAGAGAATTTAAAAAATTAATATTATAAATATCTTTTTTATCATATTTTAATTCAATCAATGATGATGGTAATTTACAAAGATGAATTTCTGAATAATTATTTTTATATATATTTAATATTTGTAAATTATTCAATGGTTCTAAAAATTTAAAATTTATGATATCACAATTGCTACAATTTAATGCAATTATTGATATTGGTAGTTTACATTCTGATATATTTGAATCTGCATTTTTAGATATATTTAATTTTTTTAGATTAATTAAATATTCTAAAAATGTAAAATCTTTAATATCACATGATTCACAATAAAATTCAATTAATTTATCTGTTAAATAATATGTAGATAATTTTAAATCATTATTATAAGATATATTTAATATTTCTAAGTTAACTAAATCTTCTAAAAATTTAAAATCAGTAATACCACAAAATTCACAATTTAATTTTATTAATGATACTGGTAATTTACATTCTGATAAATTATTTTTATAATTATATGATACATTTAATTTTTCTAAATTAATTAATGGTTCTAAAAATTTAAAATTAGTAATATTGCATATATATAAAACTAAATATCTTAATGATACTGGTAATTTACAGAATGATATATTTGAATCTTTATTATGAGATATATCTAATATTTGTAAATTAATTAATGGTTCTAAAAAATTAAAATTAGTAATATAACAACATCTACATTCTAATCCTTTTAAAGATACTGGTAATTTACATTCTGATATATTTGAATCTTTATTATTAGATATATCTAATATTTGTAAATTAGGTAATTTTTCTAAAAATTTAAAATCTGTAATACCACAAGAGCTACATTTTAAACGTATTATTGATGATGGTAAATTACAATCAGAAATATTTGAATCTTTAATGCCAGATATATCTAATATTTCTAGATTAGTATATTGTTCTAAAAATTTAAAATCTTTAATATTATTATTTTTAATATGTAATCTTGTTACATCTTCTGGATTATAATATTTTAAATGTTTATCATATAATGGTATATTTAACAATTCATTAAATTCTCTAAATGTTTCACATTGTTCTGATAATTCATGTATTTTATCTAAATCGTTATTTAAATATTTTAAAATAAGTTTATAACAATTTAAATTAACCATTTTTTAATATCAATTATTATTTGCTATTCTTTCAATATATTTAATATTAATGATATTGATAAATATAAAAAAAAATGATAAATTATTAAAATATTTTGATGATAATAATAAACATAATTAGCTGAAGTAAGTGAAATATTTATCAATATATTATGCATATTTTCAGATTATAAACCAAAATATATTATAATATATATATCTCAAATTATTTTATGATAAAAAAATTAAGTTTTTAAAACCTTATTTTTTTTTATATTTAAAATATTTTAAATTAATCAATCTATCTGTAAATTTAAGACTATCTTTTCTGACACCGCAAAGTATACATTCCAATTCAATTAAAGATATAGGTAAATTACATTTATAAATAAATGATGATTTATTATTATTCATATATAAATATTTTAATATAGATAATGGTTCAACAAATTTAAAATCTTTTATATTACAATTTTTACACTCTAAACGTATTAATGATTTTGGTAATATACAATTAGAAATATTTGAATCTTTATTATAAGAAATATATAAATCTTTTAATGATTGTAATGGTTCAACAAATTTAAAATCTTTTATATTACAATTTTTACACTCTAAACGTATTAATGATTTTGGTAATATACATTCAGATATATTTGAATTTTCATTATAAGAAATATATAATTTTTTTAATGATTCTAGAGATTCTAAAAATTTAAAATCTTTTATATTACAGCTAGTGCAATCTAATTCAATTAATGATATTGGTAATATATAATTAGAAATATTTGCATTTCTATTACGTGATATATTTAATTTTTTTAAATTAACTAAATTCTCTAAAAATGCAAAATCTAAAATACTAGAGTGTGAACAATCTAATTTAACTATAGAAATTGGTAAATCATATATTTGTATATTTATATTTTTTGAAAATCTAATATCTAATGTTTGAAGATTAATAAGATTTTTAAAATTGGAATTATTAAAATTAAAATTTTCATATACATGCATTGATATTGAATTCAATGATGTAGGTAATTCGTAAATTAAATCATTAGAAGATCTAACTGATATATTTAATATTTTTAAATTAATTAATTTACTTAAATTTTTAAAGTCATTTATATAGTAACAACTATAATATAAATATTTAATAGTATTTGATAAATTACATTCATAAATATTTGAATTTGAAATGTCTCCTATTTTTAATGATTCTAATAATGATAATTTTTCTAAAAATTTAAAGTTTAAAATGCCACAAGACAAACAATTAAAATTTATTAATTTTGTTGATGAAATATAATTATAAATATTAGGATCATAATTACCAGATATATTTAATATTTCTAAGTTATGTAAATTCTCTAAAAACCTAAAATCCATTATATTACATGATTTACAAATAAAATTTTTTAACCTTGGTGTAAGTTTACATTTAGAAATATTTGATCGTACATTGTATGATATATTTAAACTTTCTAAATTATGTAATTTTTCTAAAAATTTAAATTTTCTAATACAACAATTGCTTACATTTAAAGTAGTTAATGATGTTGGTAATTCATCATTATGTATTTTTGGTTTTTTATTATAAGACATATCTAATGATTTTAAATTTATTAATTTACTTAAAAATCCCAAATCAGATTTATTACATTTACTTATATTTAAACTAGTTAATGTTGTTGATAATTTAATATTATCTATATATAATGGGTCATTGAAACATAAATTTAATATTTGTAGATTAATTAATTTCTCTAAAAATTTAAAATCTAATATTATATCTTTTTTTTTACTACAATCTAAATTTATTATACTTTCATCATCATAATATTTTATATTATCATAATTTATTGGAATTTGTAATTCAATATTATAATCTCTATATACTGTACTTATTTCACAAAATTTATGTATATCATTAATATCTAAATATTGTATTATATTCTTATAACAATATATATTAATCATTTTTTTTAAATATATTTACAGTAATAATATAAAAATTCAAAAATATTTATTTAATTAAACTATATATAATTGAAACTGATGGTGGTACATATTTACATATTTCTTTATAATGAGGATCAGTTATAAATACTTCTAAATTAACTAATCTTGTTAAAAATGAATAATCTTCTATATTAAAATATACACATCTTATTTTAGTCAATGATAATGGTAAATTACATTTAGTAAAATTACTAATATCATAATCATTATTAACATAAATAAAATTAAATGATACATCTAATTCTTTTAAATTAATTAAATTTTCTAAAAATTTAAAATTTGTAATATTATTACATATGCAATCTAATACAACTATAGATACAGGTAGATTACATTTATCAATGTTTGAATTTATGTCATTATGTCCTATATCTAATTTAATTAAATTATTTAATTTTTCTAAAAATTTAAAGTCTTTAATAATATTACATGAACAATTAAAATCTATTAGTTTATCTGATAATTTAATATTAGATAAATCTGTTATATTATTAAGAAATATATTTAATAATTCTAAATTGAATAAGTTTTCTATAAATTTAATATTTGATATATTACATTCTTTACAATATAATTTCTTTAATGATTGTGGCAATTCGCAATCACAAATATTAGAATTAATATTTTCAGATATATCTAATATTTCTAGATTAGACAACATTTCTAAGAATTTAAAGTCTGAAATGTTACATTGTATACAATATAATTGTTTTAATGATTTTGGTAAATTACATTCATAAATATTAGAATTAATATTTTTAGATATATCTAATATTTCTAGATTAAATAAATGTTCTAAAAATTTAAAATCTGAAATATTACATTCTTTACAATATAATTCTTTTATTGATTTTGGTATATATTCAGATATATTTGAATCATTGTTATTTGAAATATCTAGTATTTCTAAATTTACAAATTTATCCAAAAACTTAAAATCTTTAATTTTTCTATGACTACAATCTAAACTTTTTACTTCTTCAGGTTTAAATTTTTCTATATCTTCATATTTTACATAAAACATTTTTAATATATACAATATTTTACATTAAAAATTCAAAAATACTTTATATATAGATATTATGATATAATTTAACATATGATTTGTATAAATCTTTATTATATTTAATATTCTCACATTCATTATTTGATAAGTTAAATTCATTAGCTATTAAATGTAAAATATTTTCATCATATTCATATTCTTTATCATTATTACCAGCCTGTAAATTTGAATTAATTATAGCATCTATTATTTTAATAGCTTTTCTTAATTGTTTTCTAATATATTTTTTAGGTTTAACATTTATAATATTAACATCTTTTAGCTCAAATACAGAAATATTATTTATTAAATATATTAATTTATCATTTGATATTAAATCTTTAAAAAAATAATAATTATACAATATATTTTCATCATTAAATATATATTTTATTCTTGAATATAATATTTTATTATCTATATATCTTCTATTTTGATTAGAATTTTGTGTTAATTCATTTTTATATTTATTAAATAATATTATAAATCTATTTACTCGTTTTTTAATTTTATGTTTTAATAGAAAACTATGAAATAAAGTTTGTATTTGATCATTAATTACATTATATTTATTATCTAATAAAAAAGTATTTATTTCAATATTATTTATATTATTAGTTTTTAAAGGAGTGATTGATATATCTAAAAATAAAAATTTACATTTATATTTATCTTTTTCTATAACAAACGTATCATAATGTTTCTTTAAATTGCATGCAAATTTTATTGTATAATAAAATCTAATTAATATAAATTTATTATCGACAATGTTTACATTAAATTTTAAATTATTATTAAATTTTCCATATTTTATATTAGATATTACATTATAAACTTTATTATATGCACCAGCAATATATATATTATTATTATATTTAGATGATATTGGAACCATATTATTAAAATCAATATTATCAGATATTTGTTCAAATTCTATTTTATAATTTTCCATTATTTGTGAAATATCATTAATTAATTTTTCATCATTAATATATTCAAATATATCAGTTATTTTATATGTTTTTTTATTTTTATTTTTTATATTATCTAATATTATTTTATTGAACTTATTAGGTTCAATATTTATTGAAATATCTAAATCTCCTCTTATATTATAATTATCAATTTGTGTAATTAATTGTGATGCAATACCACCTTTAACTATCAATTTATCTTTATAAAATATATTTTTTAATACATTATATAAATTATAAAGTAATCTAAAATTTGCATTCATGTTATTAAATATATAATCAGTAATTATATCATTTACCATTTTATTAGTTAATAGACTAAATTTCTCATTATACATCAACTCCACAAAATCATCATACATTATTTAATAAATATAAAATTGAAAAAATATTCATATTAATATAATAATGGAAAATTATAATGTTAGTCATATTACAAATATGTTTAATTTATTAAAAACACCTATAAATTATAAAAGATTGGAAAAATATTTTATTAAAAATGAAAATTTTTCAAAACATCAATTTAAAGAATTATTCAATTTTATGCAAAAATATATTTACAAAATACATAATATAAAAGAATTATATTTATTCAATGATTGTATTGATACATCAAATATAAAATGTGAATATATTGATTATAAACATATAACTACTATAATTAAATTATTAGAATATCCTATAAATTATAAAAGTTTAGAATATTATTTTATAAAAAATGAAAATTTTTCAAAATATCAATTTAAATTATTATTTACTCATATGAGAAAATATATTTTAATATTAAATAACATAAACACATTATATTCATTAAAACGCAATGTTAAACTGGAAGATATTATAAAACAAAAAATATTAAAAGAACATGAAAATCTTGATAATCAAACATTACAAGAGCTAAAAAATATTATTGATAATCCAATATATGACTAAAATTGGATTATTTTTTAGAAATTGATTTATCAATAGTAGTAAGTGAATATTTTATATAATTTAATAATATTTTTTCTATTAATAAATAATATTCTCTAATTTCTTCAACTGGTAATGTGTTAATTTGAAGTATTAAATTCTTAAAATCACTTGTTTTTAAAATACACCAAGTAGTATTTGCTAATTCACTCATTGATAATTTAATAACTTCACTATTAAGCATTTCTCTATTTTCATCACTCATTTCATGATATTTTAATTTTTTAAATTTAATTCTATTAGTGGTTAAAATAGTTTCAAAATTATCTTTTAAATTTTGATATTCTGTATATAAATTATTTGATAATAAACTTTTATCAATATTTTCCATAGCATTAGTGATAACATTTAAATCACAATTAAGATATGGATAATTAAGTATATATGGATATAATTTTTTATATATATAATTCTGAATTGAAAATATATTATTAACTTTATATATTTTTACATAATAAAATTGTTCAAATTTTAATCTGTTACTGTTCATTTTTACTAATTTTCCAACAACATCATTTGTATATCCTATTTTATATATGTTTTTTTCTTTATATATTAAATTAGTTGCAATATACATATATCCTGATTTAATAGCTAAATCACATTTTAATCCATAATGTAAAAATTGTAATGTGTTTAAGGTAATTACAATTTCTGATTTATTCAATAAATTTAACCAAAAATCATTAAACCATATTCCCAAATTTATATTGTAGTTATTATGATGTATAAATTCAAATATATTCATCATTATGATTTATTTTCTATATTATAATTTTTCACTTAATCATTTTTTAATAAGTTTTAGGCCACATTTAACGCATATATCATTTGATTTATATTCTCTATAACTCATTTTATTGCAACTATAACATCTATATATATATTTATTGTCATATGTAACACTATAACCACAGATATTACAATTACCATATGAATCTATACTAATTTTTGATCTACAATTATAACATGCATCTGGTAAATATGATAATTTGTAAATATAGTCCATTATGATATTAATATTATGTTTCTAATAAACATATTTTTTCAATAAAAAAATTAAATTTATAACTTATTACTATAATATAATTTATATCCAATAGGACAATTATTTTTCATTTCATTCCAAAAATTTATTTTTTTATTAATTTTATAATTAAAGGTTTCTTTAAAATATTTTTCAAAGTCTTTACGTTTAATTAATGATTTATTGTATTTTATAAATGCTTCTTTAATTAATTTCTTTTTTTCATTAGAAGATAAATTATCAAAAATGTTATTTGGTCTATTATTTTCAAATATTATTGGATTAACAATACTTTTTTTATTTATAGAATTTATATAAAATTCTTCATGTTTTTGTTTAATTATATTTATTAATACATCATTAGAATCAATAACAGCATTTAATACATATTCTAAGTCTGGAAAATATAATTTATATAATTCAACATTTATTTTATTATTATTTAATAAAACATTGTATCTATTCATTAAATAATTAAATTCTTTTTCAATCTTATTACCATCATAAACATTTTTATAAAATACATAATAATATGGATCTGATGCTCCAGTATTATATGTTGATAATCTGTTTTTAATTGAATTAATATTAGTTTTACCAATTTTAAATATATTATTTGACAAATCAGTATTATTAGTTAATACATAAATTATTTCATTTTTTTCTAATTTCTGTAATCTATTACAATATTCTTTATATTGTTCTTTTAATTGTTTTTCTTGTTCTAATTGTTCTTTTTCTTTATTTAATTGCTTACATAACTGTTCTTTTTCTTTTTTTAATTGTTCTTTTTCTTGATTTAATTGTTTCTGTATTTGTTCTTTTAAATATAATAAATTTTGAAATTTAGTAGTTATTTTTTCTATTTTATTATTTTCAATTTCTGGCAAATTTTCTTCTTTAATCCAATTTTGAAATTTTTCAGCCTCATGTTTCTTTGATTTAAACATTATATAATATAATCCAGAATTATTAACATAAATAGTTGATTCATAATTTATTTTATGTTCATTTTTTACATATTTTTTAATAAAATAATCAACACTTTTATAATTCAATATATCAGCTATATCTTTAGCTTTATAATATGAACAATTATTATATGTAATAATATTAATTTTAGATATTAAATCCATTTTATTAATTATATTAACTTTTCATAATGTTAGTGACTTATAAAAATTTTTTGATTTGGTGTATGTTAATATAGCAATATGTATTTTATTAATTATTTTATATATATTATTCTTTTTACTATTTGGATTAAATCTAATGAATTTACAATTTAAATATTGTTGAATTAATAATTGACTATTTTTGTCTTTTTTATCACTATCAACTGCAATATTAAAATCTAAAAAATATAAATCAATATAATATTGAGATACTTTATAATTTATTTTATAATTATGATGTTTAAAACAATAAATAATTTTATCAATATAGTTATTTTCTATAAATTTTATAGGTAAATCTAAATTCAAATTAAATTTATTTATTAATCCATTAATTACCATAGGTGATACTATTGTAGTACTCTCTTTTATTAATTCTATTAATCCCAGTTTGTTAATATAAACCATTTTATTTTTTTTATAGGATAAATTTGTATTTGAAATATTCTTATATAATGTTTTATTACAATCAGATATTTTGTATTTAATTGCTCTATATATATTTTTATGTTTTAATAATTTAGCTATATCAATTGCTTTAAAGTATAAATTATCATTATAATTAATAACATGTATTCCCTGCATTAAATCCATTTTTTAATATTATATATATTTTTTCAAAATATATAAAAATTAATGTAAAATGTTATTTAAAATATTATTATGTATTTGATTAATGACATAATATATATTAAAATCTACACTTTTTGGATTAAATTTTATAAATATACAATTTAGATATTTATTTATTATATGATATCTATAATTATAATATAATTTATTTTCATTAATATGATTGTCATTACAATATTCAACAGCAATATTATGATCAATAAAATATAAATCTATACAAAATTCATCTATAATATAATTTTCTTTATATCTATGATTCCTAAAACAAGAAATGATTATATCAATATATTTTTTTTTTTCAAATAAATCCAAATTTAAATTAAAGTTATGTATTAATGTATTAATTGTATTAGTAGATACTATTGATTTATGTTTTATTATTAACTCAGACAATCCCAATTTATTAATATATATATCATTATTTTTTTCAAATTTTATTTTGTTATTTTTGGATACATTATTTCTTATAGCACCATAAGTATTTTTATATTTTAAAATTTTAGCACAATCTTCTCCTTTAAAATACAAACAATTATTAACATTAATAGTTTTAATGTTAGAAATTATGTCCATTTTAAAGTAAATCTACACATAGGACATGTAGAGTTATTCATTAACCATATATTTATACAATGTTTATGAAAAATATGATTACATAAGGTTTTTACAAATATTGACTTGTTATTTATTAAACAAATGGGACATATAACACTTTCATTAAATTTAATATAATATTTATTCAATATTTTTTTATAATTTAACTTATGTAAAAATAATTTTATAAATGGTAAAGATAAATTTTGATATTTAGATATATTATTCCAATCCAATTTATTTTCATATTTTTCAATAAATAATTCAGACAATTTTTGATATTTTGATATAACACCCCAATGAATATTATTTTTATGTTTTTCAATAAAATTTTCAGATAATTTTTGATATTTAGATATATTATACCAATCTATTTTATCTTTATATTTTTCTATAAATTTTTCAGATAATGATTGATATTGAGAAATATACACCCAATCAATTTTATTTTTAAATTTTTCAATAAATTCTTCATTCAATTTTTGGTTTTTTGATATATAATTCCATTTAACATATTTTTTATTTTTTTCAATTAATTTTTCGGATAGTTTTATATGTTTTGATATATATAACCAATCTAATCTATCTTTAATTTTATTAATAAATGATTCAGATAATGATTGATATCTAGATATATTATACCAATCTAAATTATCCTTGTATTTTTCTATAAAATTTTCAGATAATATTTGATATTTAGATATAACGTACCAATCCAATTTATTTTTATATTTTTCTATTAATTTTTCAGATAAGTTTTGATATCTTGATATAATATACCAATTTAATTTATCTTTATTTTCATCTATATATTCCTCAGATAAAAATTTGTATTTAGATATATTATTCCAATAATTTTCCATTATAAAATTATTATCAATATATATAATATTAAAATTTCAATTCTAAATAAATGATTGATTCAGATGAAGAAGACAAAATTACTATTGAATATTTAGAGAACGAACTATTAAAACTTGAAGAAAGAATAATGAGTTTAGAATTAGAAGTATCAAATCTAAAATATAAAAATGAAAAAGAAAAAGAATAAATTATTTTTGAATTAGCAAATTTATATCATTAATTAAATTATCTAAATTAAAAAATTCACTTTCATGATTAAAATTTATATATTTATCATCTAATGCAATTTTTAGATAATTATGTTTTTTATATTGATCATACGATTCATAATCATCACAATTTATTCCTATATTATAATCTATAAAATATAAATCAATTTTATAATTAGAAATTATATAATTTCTTTTAATATTAAATTTTTTATAATATTTTTCAATATAGTTAATGATATCAAACTTTTTTTTATAATATATCATTGTTTGAACACCTTTAGATGTTATAAATATATCATTGTTTGATATGTTTTTATAATTATATTTATATTTGGTTTTACTAAAAATACATTTATCTTCATATTTTACCAATGATAATAATTTTTCAAATGAGGGATTCATTATTATATATTAAATTTTATTTTTCATATAATATTTATAAAAAAATTAATAAAACTATATTGCATTGAATATAAAATACTGATTGACTAGAATAATTAAGCGTATTTTAAATTAAATAATATATGATATTATAGTGATAATGATAGTAATAATTATACTAATATGTTAATAATATAATCATTTTGTTGAACCCTCCTCCACCCCTTCTCCGCCTCAAATCATATTAAGAGATAGATTATAATTTTATATATTTTTTTTCATGCAGTGATTATAAAAATAAATTTTACTTTATTAATAATTTATTATTACATATAGGACATTTTTGATCTGTATATATACTCTCAATAATATATGACACATGAACAAAATGATAGCACCTTGTTACAACATATTTATTATATTGACATTCGGATAATATGTTATTTATATTAAAATTAGGTTTACGACATCCAAATACTGATAATATAAATTCATTTGGTAATTCTATATTTTGCAATATACAACATAAATCAAGATTAAATCTATATTGATATATAAAACTATATGATAAATCTTTACGTGTTGAAATAATATCCCAGTTAAGATTTTCATTAAATACATTACATGTTTCATAATCTAAAAAGTGATATTTTGATACAATTTCCCAATTAACATCATTTTTAAAATTATTTAAAAAATTTATATCTAAATATGGTTGTTGTGATACACAATCCCATATTAATTTTTTTTTATATTTTGTAGCAAATTTTATAGTCATATTTAAGTATTTAGATATAATTTCCCAATCTACTTTTTTTTCATTGTTATTAATAAATTTATATATATCATATTCATTTTTTGTATTTATAATTTTATTATATGTTAAAATTTTCCAATTTAATTTATTACTTAATTTTTTAATTATTTTATTAGATAATGTTAATTCTGATATTTTATCTATATCTAATATTTTAATATTGGAAATAATAAAATCTTCTGGGAGAACATTATAATTTATTTTATCTATATGTATATATTTTTTAAATTCAATAATATCATTAAATGATAAATTTGGAGATAAATATTCCCAAAACAAATTATCAGCAAATTCTTTAATAAATTTACTTTCAAGTTTTAATTTTGATATATTTTCCCAATCTTTTATAGAAAAATTATATAAAATATATTTTTTAATGTTTTCATTATTATTAGAATTACAAAATACATCATGTATTTTAGAACAACTATAATAATCATAATTTATGCAATTCATGATAGTGGTTATTGATTAAATTATTTTTTCAAAAAAAATCCTCTTCAAATCGTATTTTTCAAAACATTTATGTATTTTTAATATAAAAATTTAAATTTTTTTTAGAAATATTAATGTTCAAATAAACCATTACATATTGATATATTAATTTATATAATATATATCCCAATTAAGTTTATCTTTAAATTTTAATTATTAGAAAATAATCAAAATCCAATAAACAATACACATTCATTGAATTACAGAATCAATAATAATTTTTATGCTTTGATCAACTATAACACTATTATAACCAACAAATTGGTATCTTGAAGTACTTTCTGATACTACAACATTTGGTCGGTTTTCATTATTTTTAGTATTATAAGCTGGTCCATCAAATTCAATTCTTTTTGGTGCCATAGGTGCAATATAAAATTCAATTTGTGAATAATTATTACCATGAACATTTTTAATTTTTGATGTATTTTCAAATGTTATGGATTTTGGATTTTCTGGATCTTCTAATAGATCATCAGGCAAAAAATCAGCTGGCAATGTATTGTTTCGTTCAACATAAATAATTTTACTGTTAGAATCAACAATATTTTGATATATACCAATAGGTACATCGTTTTGAGTAATTAAAAGTTTAACTTTTACAATAGCCTTTTGTATATATAAGGTCAAATGTATTTTTTTATCATTGTTACTTTCAATTTTAAATTTTATTAGGTTTTTTGATTCATCAACAAAAGATATAACTCCTAATAATGTTTTAAATTTTTCTATTTTGTCATCTTTTTTTTTGTATGGTTTGTTGGTAGACATAACTTTATATGAAGACATAGTAGTTGGTTGTTATTTATTTAGTATTATTTCATATTTTATAGTACATTTATTTTTTTCTAATATTTCATCAATTTTAGCAATTAACATTAATTTAAATTCATTAAAATATGTAAAATCAGTTTGTTCATTTATAGAATAATTAATTATATTATACATATTAATATTTGTATTAAAATATATAGATAATATATGTATTATTAATGCAATTATTCCAATTATACTATATATATCAATTTCTTTAATTAATTCATATTTTAATTTTAATAATATTGTGCTATAATATGCTAAATCATTATTATTATTATCCATAATATATGATTCTTTAAATAATTTTAAATATTTTAACATTTTTTTTGATTTAATATATTTTTTATATTTTTTGTATATCCTTATAAAATTTTCATTGTTATGATTATTATCTAATACTGGAATCATTTATAACTTCTTTTTTTTATAATAAATATGAAACAAGCAACATCATACTTAGTACAATTAGCTAATTCACTAGGACGTGAAATAAAAGTAATTGATGAAGATGCTATGAGTACATCAATTATTATTCCAAAAGCAGAATCATTAGATATTGTAGGTCCAGTAAATTTTAAAAGAAGTATTACATTTAATGATGACATAACATTTAAAAATGATGTAAGATTTGATGGATCTGTTACTTTTGGTGGTGATGCTACATTTAATTTTTTAAGAGCAAATAAAATTGAAACATTGGAAGAACCATCACATATTAAAATTACACCAGATAATAATGAATCTGTTCAAGAATTCGTTGATGAAGAAAAAAAAATTAATTCATTTACTATTGGTCCAGATGTTACAGAAAAATTTAATAATATTTCTATTTTAGAAAATAATTTACCAAATGATGGATTTAAATTTAGTAATAATGTACTATTTTATCAAAATGATACTACTGATATTAAAGATTTAAAAAATTCATTTTTAATGATTGATACTAGTATTGTAGATAAATATTGTATATATCATATTGTATTTACTATTAATAATGGTGAAACATATATTTATTATAAATTTTATTTTAAACCAACTTCTAAAGTACCATTTAAAATTTTACAACAAGAATCAATTAACGATAATGACAATAAAATTTCTATTAAAGAAGAAGATAGAAATCTAAAAATTAATTATTCTTTAGAACGAAATATTAATAATATCTCAATAAGAGCTTATTATTCAACTATGTAATTAGATTTTATAAAAATGTTTATTTATACATTAAAATTTTTAAATTTTTTTTGATATTTAATAATAAAGGAACTTGATAATGGATAATTATCATATATATTTAACCAATTTATTTTATCAATATAAGTTTCTATTATAGTTTCTGTTAAATCATTTCTAGAAGATAACTCATCCCAATTTAAGTTATCTTTATATTTTTCTATAAAATCTATACTTAATGGTTGATTTTGTGAAATATATGTCCAATTTACATAATCTTTATATTTTTCTATAAATTCATCAAATAATGGCGATAAATTTTTTGTTACAATATCCCAATTTAAGTTATCTTTATATTTTTCTATAAAATATTTATTATATGATATGTTTGAAATGTCATCCCAGTTATTAATATTATCAAATTCAAATAATAAATCATATTTTAAATATTTATTTTTTAACAAATATTCAAAATTAATTTTTTTTTTATATTTTTTTATAAGATTTAATGATAAAGGATAATATAATGAAATAGCATCCCAATTAACTTTATCATTAAATTTACATATAGTATCTTCTTTTATTATATTTTCTTTATATATTCTATTATAATCCCAACAAATTAAATCATGGAATATATTAATTATATTATCTGTTAAATTTTTTTGAAATAATGTTACTTTTTTCCATTTTAATTTATCATAATTATTTATTATAAAATTTTCAGATAATTCACATTGATCTTTTGATATAATATCCCAATCAACATAATTTTTATATGTTTCAATAAACGATTCAGATAAATTTTTTATTTTAGAAATTTTTGTCCAATTAATTTTAATTTTATTATTTATTTTATTATATATCAATTTATGTAAAATATTTTGATCAATAATTAGTTTATCTATATTAAAAACTTTGTTTAATATTTTTAAAATATCATTATCATTTAATTTTTCAGAATAGCTTTTAACAATTATTTCTTCCATTATTTTTACAATTTAATATAAATTTTCATTTTTATATATTTTCAAAATATATTCATAATGTTTTTGTTTTAAATTCACATTCATAATCAACGTATATAATTTAACATAAGTATTAATGTTTTCCAATATATATTTTAAAATATTATTAAATATTTTGTAATTTTTATATTTATTATATAGTATATTTATAATACACTCATTATCTATATTTTTTAAAAATATTTCATATATATATTTATAATATTTATTAAACATTTTTGGAATAATATTTTGATATAATAATAAATTTAATATTATATTATATTCATTTTTATATTTTTCAAATATAACATAGATAGTATTAATAGGTAGTTGTATTATATTAATTATATATAATAATCTATTAATATCATTATTATTAATATATTCATTAATTATATTTTTATATATTGGGTGGTTTTTTATTGAGTTAAAATAAAAGTATATACTAATACTACTTACATTATTACAATTAATTAATTCAATTATCTCATCATAATATTTATCAATAATATGATTAGATATATTTTGAGTTTGTAACATTAATGATAATATATTTTTATCATTATGTATATTTAAAATATTAGATATATAATATTCATTTAAATTAAAATTAAATATTAAAATTTTAGTATATTCTATATCATTTGATATAATATTTAATAATATTTTTTTAATTTTATGATGCGAAAAATAAACTTTATTAATTAATAATAATGCGTTTAATATATTATATTTATTTTTATTAATTATATCACTAGATATATCATTATATAATAACATTTTAATTAATACATGTTTATATATATTGTTATTTAAAATTAAATTTATTTGTTCATCATTTAGCTTTACAAATGGTAAAATTTTATTAATATTAATATTATGTTGTATTACAGAATTTGTTAATTTATTACATAATAATGTATTTTTATATTTTTTATATATATTTTTATATATTGTAGATTTAATATTATAACATGATAATATATAACATATAACATCACTGTGTAAATTAATAATACTATTAGGAATTAAAAATCTAGTAATAATAAACAAAATAATTTTTTCATGATTTTTATATTTATAAAGCAAATTGTTAATATTTGAATATGATAAGGTTAAATTATTAAGTAATTCTATTAAATCATTATTTTCAAAATACTTTTTATTTTTCAAAATATAATATATAATATTATCATTAATACGTTTACTTTTAAATACTTTATATATAGATAATATATCTCGATAATTATTACACTTATCTAAAAACACTTCACAAATATCTAAGAAATGTAAAATATATTTAAATTTCATGGTTAATTTTATAAAAATCAATAATTATATTAATTAATTATCTTATACATTTTCATTTTTTTTTGTATTTTGATAATTTTTCAGTTATTTCTTTGTCATCTAATAACTGACTAACATCTGTTATTAATTTTATAACATATGATTCAATACATATTCTAATTTCTGATATATTAAAATTATTAAGATTTGATGGTATTATTATCATTTTTTTTGATATATCTTTAATATATGAAATATTCCATGATTTATCAATAGGTTTCATATATATACCATAAATATATAGAAATCTATCACCTTTTCTAATTTTATAATCAGGATATTTGGCATTAAATTTATTAACAGTAAGTTCAATTATATTATCTATTGATACATATTTTCCAGAATATCTTTTAGTAACAGCAAAATCCATATAATTAAGTTTATCTAAATTATCGACTAAATTTTTAATAAGTTCATCAATATATTTAATAACTACATTTTTAGAATTATTATTTTTATTTTCTATTGATTTTTGAATAATTTCAATTATAGTTTTATAATGATGTTTATGAAAGTTACTATAATCACGTTTTATTAAAGATGTTCCTTTACTTTCTATTTTTGCTTCCAATGTATCATAATTAATAATATCATATGATATATATTTTTTCTTTTCTATAAATAACATCCATTTTTTAACACCGCCAAATTCTAAGTTAAATAATTTAGGAAATATACCAGTATTTGATATAGTATTTGATATAAATATACCAATGTCTTTACATAATCTTAACATATATGTATCATTCAATGATTTATTTTTAAAATGAACAATAATAAATACACTGTCTGTATCACCATATACTATTTCTAATGTAAAACATTCTTGTATATTACTATTATATTTAGTTTGTATATGTGTTTTAGTAAAAATATTAATAACATTATTAACAGTAAATATACCATTAATATTATATGAATTATTTAATATATCTGCAGTATATTTTATACATTTTCTTCCTAATGCAGTACAAAATTGAGCACAATATTTAGAATTAAACATAAATGTTTCAGATGCCATAAGACCGTATATAGAATTAATAAATATTTTTGTTGTATATTGCATACTATTATAAACATTATATAAAATATCATCATTTGCTTTTTTGGCATCATTCATCTTTTTTTTATAAAATGATCTTTTTTCCATACCTTGTTTTAACATTAATGGAATTATTCCATCTTTTCTACAATCTGTTATTATAAATGTTGTTAATTTATTACTGTTTGTAATATCTATATACATGTATTCAGGATAATTGTATGTATTAAATATATAATTATCTATTTTTGCATTCATTATATTATCATTAGAAGTGATCACTTTTATAATTTTTTCTGGACTAGCATTTATTTGTCTCATAATTGTTGGATATAGTGATGTATAATCTTCAAGTATTATAGGTTCAGTAATATATTTTTTTTTGACTTTTGGATCAAATACATATGCACCTTCATATTCATCTTTTTCTGTTATATATTTTTTAAACATTTGTTTTTCTTGTAATAAAGTATATAATAATTGTCCAGTTGCTGTATTTGATGATGTAAAATTAAATACTTGATTTTGTGGTAATAAATATTGAGATGAGTAACCAGTAATAACTTCATGAATTAAATCAGTTTCAAATAATTTATTACACAATACTGTATCATGAATACAATAATTTCCTATTTCATTAGCTTTTTCAATTGTATAATTTTCATATGTTGATTTATCACCAATATCTATATCATCTTTGGATAATGCTACAACAATATTACCAGTTATATTACAATTTTTTACAATAAATGGTACACCTATTGATTGATTAATTGCATCTTTATCATATAATTTTTGCATATTATCAATAATATCATTTTTATTTATTTGATATGCAATATCATTAATAAAACAATAATTAGCTGTTCTAATTACGCTATAAAATATTTTTAATTTATTTTTTGTATCTTTAGGAATTATTTTTACATTATTAGTATTTTCAATAAGTTCAGCTATTGCATTTATATTAAATTTTGTTTTACATACAGTTTCTAATTTATATTCTGGTAATACATATGTTTTTTTAGTATATACATATAAATCAAATAATATAGATGAATACTCAATATGTGTATATCTACTGGATGCATCACCTTTAATTACATTAAGATTTGGAAAACCAAATGGATTTAACATTCGTAATTTTAATAGATTATAAATATCCATGCGTGTGTTTATATAAGGTATATCAAATTCATGACCATTAAATGATAATATATAATCAAATTCATGAAATAATAAACATTGAAAAATTATTAAAATATTTTTTTCAGAAGTATAAATTTTAATAACAGAACTGTTCATATTTAATATTTTTTCACATTCATTCATATCATATACTTTTTTATTTTTTTTTGCATTTTTTTCATATAAATTACAATTTGTTAATATTAATATTTTATTTTTTTTTGGATCATCATAAAAGCATTCTACACATATATGTGATATAGGCATATATTTAGGATCAGGGAATGAACCAGTTTGTTTACATTCAATATCAAAAGATAATCTAGATATTTTGCATGGTAATGGATCAATTTTATTCATAAATAATTTTTTAGGATTAGATACATAATATGTTTTAAATTTAAAATGTATATTAGTCACAAATATTTTACAATTATCGGATGTAATATCAATATTATAACACGCTGAAGGATCTATATTATTTAATACATAAAACCATCTATAGTCTAAAAATGAATGATTAAATTCACTTTCTAATTGTATTTTAAATATTGTTTTAAATAAATATAAATTTCGATATTTAGCAATATTTATATCAGTTTCTTCAAAATTATAATAGTCTTTTGGTATTAAATCTACATCAAGTATTTTTAAATTTTCCAATATTTCATATTCACCTATTTTATATTCATCAATGATATTAATTAAGTCTTTTAAATCATTATTATTATTAACTAGTTCTTTTGAACAAAGAAAATAATGATAAAAGTCAAAAATGAAAAATATTAATTCATCTGTATCTATATTTTTGCATTTACAAACTATATATCTTTCCAATTTGCTATAATTATATTGATACCAATTAATTATATGTATTCTAATATTTTCTATATCATTAGTTAACTCTTTAAATATTGATTCATCATATGTTCTTTTTTTAATATAATGAATGGCATGATCACTATCTATATATTCATCTGTGGATAATGTCGATTTAAATATTTTATTATTAAATACTGACATTTTTTATTTATAATTATTATTTTTCAATAAGTAAAAAAAAATGTTTAATGAAAGAAATTTTATATATAGACTTTCTAGTTCATTAACTATATCATTTAATTTATTAATATATGTATATATTAATTAATCATAGATATTATAATTATATAAAATATTTATTTAACTCTTAAAGTGGTATTTCGTAAAATAAATAATTATTATTTTTTTGATAAATTAATAAAGATGAATATAATTTAATTCTCAGAGTTTTCTAAAATAGACATAATTTGATTACTATAAAGCTCATGTTTAGTAAAAAAATGTTTTCAATTTATTCATCATTATTGATAATTTTTTGAATTTTTATATCTAAAATATCATCTATTGAATATCTTTTTAAATTGCTAAAAAAGATTATTTTGTTAATTCATTATATTATTATAAAAAACTTTTTTTTTCAAAAAACAATAATTACATAGTTAATTTATTTTTTTTCTGATCTATCATAAATAATATATATTTTAATTGAATACAAATTTGCAAATCTTTAGTGTTATCAATTTTTATTTTTAAATTATTATAGAAATAATCGAGTAAATCTAAATTATTTTCAAAATTTTGATATTCTACTAAAGATGAAAATAATTTAATTGTATCAAGGTTTATTTTTTCATCATATGTATCTATAATATATTCCAAAAGTTTTTTAGATAATTGATATTTAGAAATAACATGTTTAATTATATATTTATTATTAAATATTTTAAAAAGTTTTCTAAAATTTTTTACTTTATTACTTTCAATTGTTTCAATAATTAATGAATCTATATAATTTTTAAAATCATCAAATGATTCATCCATAATTTTATTTTATTGTTAATAGTATTATTTCAAAAAAATATTTATAAATTATTTCTTAAAAGCAATTCCAGAGAATAATTTGATTATTCTAAAGATCATGTTTAGTAATAATATTATATATTTAAATGCATTATTTGTTTACCTTTGGTAGTTATTATGATTGTAAAAATGAATTTATGTCATTTATAGGATTTATTCCTAATATGAAACCTGTATTTATTTTTGAAAAACAAACGTTTATACAAGATTTAGAAGAATGTTATCCTTGTGTCACAATTGGTATTATTACAATTGTTCCAGATATCGAATATGAAAAATTAAAATATAATAATCCAAACGGATTTTATTATATTGATGTGATAGATGTTAATAATAATATTTATACTTGCAAATATTTAAAAAATATTAATATTAAAAATATAAAATTTATATTTAATGAATTAATTATTAAAAATTATATGTATAAATATTATTATGAATCATTAAAAAGATAATATTATAATTTTATAATACAATTATTATCATAATATATTTTTTTCTTTTCATTATTTTGTTTATAAACTAAATAAAAATTTATATGATTAGATATACTTTTACTATTATAAAATTGTTTTCCACCAATTATTATAATATTAAAATATAAATTATTTAAATTATATTTTAACATTGCAGCTTTAAAAGATTCAACTATTATTTGAAAACAATATTTACCTCTATTTCTAAATGAAAATGCTGTACCAATATATTTACAACTATATCTAGATGCATAATACATTACATCTTTTCTTAATACATTATCATTATAAAAATTATAAATTCTAACTTCATTTCTGTTTTTTAAAAAAATAGATAAAATCTCTGGTTTTGTTTGTTTACCATCACAATTTATTACATATTCATATTCATCATTTATATTGCTTGTATTGATATGTTTTAATATAGAATTATCTAAAAATGTTTTTAATCCTTTTCCAAAATATATACATCCATGTTTAAAATTTGATGGTGCTATATAATATTCATAAGTATTATGATTTACTGTATGTAAAACAGATCCTGGATATAAAATATCATTCATTTACAAACAATAATCTTTTAATGTATACCACATCAAATCAATAACTGTATATGCTATATGAAATATTGCTTTATTATTGTAAGATTTATCTGATGTACATAATTCAGATAATAATTTTACTGGTTTTATTGAATTATCATAAAATATAATTTTTAATAAATTGGGTGATTTTAAATAAATATATTTTCTGTATAATTTGTAATCAGAAACAATTATTAATTTTGTTTTATTAAGTATATTATCACAGTTATTCAAATTTAATTCTATTGCATTGAAGTTTTTTTTCAATAAAGTTTCATATCTTTTAATAAACGTATTTGATGAATATATAATTATACCATCAAAATTGTCAATAATTTTAGGTTTATAATATATCAATCTATATTTGTGAAATTTATTATTAATTAATCTGGCTTCAAAATCTGCTCTTTTTAACATTGATAAAATTTTATAATTTTTTGTAAAATCAGTTATAGATTTTGATAAAATATTAATAATATTAACATTTGTATGAATACACATATGAAAATTAATATTCCAACATATTATATGCAATACATCTATTGGTATTATAGATTTAAAAGTATCAAATACTATTTTTGCACCTATTTCTGAATGTCCAAGAAAACAATTTGTATCAGTAAAAGGCTTACCAATGTCATGAAATAATCCTATAAATTGGAATATATTTAAATTACCTGGCAATTTTTGTGTTTTATATACATTATATATTTTCATGTCATATTTTATCATATGCATATTCAATCCATTTGCAGTTTTACATAAATGTTCAACTAAGGTGTATGAATTTTTTTTACTCAAAGATGATGGTTTTTTATTTTTTTCATATTCATATATAATAGTATAAATTGGTTTTGGTAAATATGTTTTAAAAATCGATAATGCATCTTTTACAATAAGGTTATGTAAAAAGAATATATTATTATTCATATTAATGCGTAAATGAAAATTACATATATTTTTATAATTTTTCAAATTATTTAATATCTAATTTATTAAATGATATATCTTCTCTAATTTGATTATTTATAGAATTCTCTAAACTTTTAATAATATCTATATATTTCATATTATCAAATTTATTTGTAGATTTGAGTATAAACCCAGCTATCAATATATCATTTTTATTTATAATTCTATAATTTTTATTATAATAATACATTTTTTCTTCAAATAATATAGATTCTTCTTTTGAAAAATTTTTAAGTATAATATTTTGTTCTGATACAAATATTCTCATTTCAGTTGATTGTGGTCCACAAAATGGTTGTAAAAATTTAATACCATCTACATATACTTCATTTTCTATTTCAGGAGGAAAATCATCAGGAAATGGGTATCTAAATTTTAATAATGAATATAATGGTCTGAGATTTAATACAATATTATTTTGTATTTTATAGTCATCTATAAGATTTTTTGTTCTAGGTTCACTTCCATCAGTACTTCTAATATCAGATATAAATAACAATGGTTTTTTATTTTTAAATTCATTTATATTTTTTTCAGTAAAATAATCATTATTTATACTAACATATTGAGACATTCGTTCTAATGAAATACAATGTCCTGATGGATCATAAAAATACCATTTAATATTATAATCTTTATATAAATCTAATAATTTTATTAAATGATATCCTCTTCCTGATCCTATATATAATACATATATTGGACGATCTTTTGAATTTAATGCATCAATATTACAATTATTAAAAAATTGTAATTCAGTCATTAATAATTTTAATTGACCAGGATGTTTATTAGATACATTATTTGGTTTATATTTTAATTGATTATTAATATTATCAAATATTAATACATTGGGTTTTTTAAAATCATTAATTTTCATATATATACTCATTTTGATTATAAAAAATACTGTAAGATTTCAAAAATCTTCTATAATTGGTGATTTTATATTAACTTCTTCTTCTTCTTTTAATTCAATTTTTATACTATCATATCTATTTAAATTTAAATATGGTTTATAATATGATGCACCCAATTCTGGTTGTTTATTTAAAAATAATGATGAATAACTATCTTTAGCTGGATCTAAAATATTATTATATGCAGCATTAACAATTGCATCTTGATTTCCATGAATAGCATGTTTAATTATACTATTTTTACCATCTCGTAATTTTTTAATGCTAACCATATCAGCAGTTTCACACATTAATTTTGCCAATAAATTATAACATATTTCCATTGATCTTTCATTAGTCGATTCTACAAGTCTATTTCTTATAACATATTCAGCATATTGAATACCAAATAATTCATATGCAAACCATTGATTCATTCTAATATATACATCTCTTGTATCAAATCTAGATAATTCAGTTATACTATTTATATAAAATTGTAAAGAATATCCATCTTGTTCATTTAAATCAAAATCATACATTTTAATAGGTACTATTTTTAAATTTTTGTTATTAAAATTTCCTTTTCCGACAGCACCTGGTAAACTTTCAATAAAATATAAAGAATTTATTTCAGTTGGTTCTTTAAATTTAACACCAATAATAACATCAATATAAGGATCATTAAAATTTTGTGTTATCCAATAACTACTAATAATATTACAATTATTTAAAAAATTATTATACATATTAATATATTGATAAATTGATATTTTATTGTTTATATAATTTTTATTAATTCTGACATTAATATCCAAATATGGATTATCTTTATTTATTTCTTTTAAAATAGTTATCACTGGATCAAAATATTTTAAACATACAAATTCTAATTGCATTTTAATTATTTCCAATTTTTTATAATGTAATGAATTAGCTATTACAATATCTGGTTTATTTTTTTTACTAAGTTCAACTGTATCTTTAAATTCAGTAAATCCTAATTGTATTGCTACTGCACCTGATTTTTTACTTGTATGAAATGCTGATAATGCTTGTTGTGTAAATTTTTCTTGAATAGTATGTGCATATTCAAATCCAATAGCATAACCTGGACTCATTGAACATAATAATTTAATATTAATTTTATCAAATATATATGATACCAATAATGATGTTAATTTTTTATTATATGATTCTACTGTATATCTATCTAAATATGTCATTAATACATATTTAAATATATCCATCTTTTGAGTATAAAAGAATGATTCAACTTTAACTTTTTCAACATATTCATTTATAATATTTATCAATTCATCATTAGATAATTCTTGACTATTATCATTATCTATTATATATGATTGTATTTCAGCTTGAATATTTATTGGAAATACTGTTTCTTTTGTAATTGATGTAAATGATTCACCAACAAGATAAATTTTTATTATATTATATATTTCCATTATTTCATTATAATTATGCATTTTATTATTTGGTAATAAAATATTTATTCGGCTCATATCACCACCAATCATTCTATAATAATTTGGATTTTGCCAAATAACATAATTATTTAATACTGCTCTATTATAATGATCAATTTTAATTCCTTCCATAAATTTAACTAATTTTCTTCCTGTACTTCCTGCAGATGATGTTTCACATGTTATTTTTAAGATTTTTTTAATTGAATTATATTTTGCATGAGCACACATTTCAGCAAATGATAAACCTTTTAAAGTTGATGATTTAATAAATCCTAATGATTCCATATCAATATTTCCAGGTACATTAAAATCAAATATTCTACCCATTACACTAGGTTTTGGAATTTCATTTGAATCTAAACCTTGTTGTCCTGTACATCCAATAATAGTTGCTAATTCATTATCATTTATTTTATATCTAGTATTTTTCATTGTTATAATGCTATTTAAATAATCATCTTTAAATACATTTCCAATGCGTTTAATTACTTCATTTATTATTATTTTAGAATTATCTATTCTAATATTTTCAAGTTCGTCATACGATAATAATATATTATTATTATTTAATTGATTTGAGTTATAATATTTTAATAATTTATAATGTGCTATTTTACAACAGTTATTAACAAATTTATACATATCTTCAATATAATTAAGTTTTGGTATTACATCATGTAATGAAACACTAAATCCATATAATTTTATAACATTTCTAGCTATATATAATAATATATCTATTAAATGTACACCAAATACATTATTTTTTAATTGTGACATTAAATTTGCTAATGCATTATATGATTGTGATACAAGATATCTAGAATCAATCATTGGTAATATTAATTTACCATTTTGTATTACATTATTATATGTTATATTATGTGGAAAAATTAATGACAATAATTCAACTCCTGTATATGATTTTTTATTAATATCACGTATAAAATAACTATATTCACCTAATATATATATAGCATCATTTAATGATATTTCTTTTATATTATATAACATATGAATTGCAATTAACTGATCTTGAATTAATCCAAAGGCAGGTGAAAAATTATAATTATTTTTTAAAATTGCAGATGATAACATTAGAAAACATGCTTCGATGCTTGATGGTGATTTTGGCTTATAAATATTTAATTCATCACCGTCATAATCTAAATTCATTGAATTTGCTATTGCGGTTGGTGTTGAGAATGTTTGTGCTTTATGAATTAAACAAAATGCACATTGAATATTAAATTTATGTAATGATGGTTGTCTACTAAATAATATCATACTATAATTTTGTAATGGAATTTCGATTCTATCACCATATTTTATTTTTAATAAATTGTTTATTTTTGCTTCAGGCCTTACTTCTAATATTGTTGCTGGTTTTAGAGCTTCATAATTGTATAAAACTATAAATTTTACATCTGGTGAATTATATATAAGATCACGAACTTTTTGTTCAGTAAATCTATTATAATATATTGATTCAGTTAATGTTGATGCAACAATTTCTGGAATTCCTAAATAACCAATTTTTGCAATAATTGGACCAGCAACACCTCTTCCAGTATTATCAGACCTTCTAGCTAAAATATATGATCTAAGTATTCCTTCTTTTTTATTTCCAGCAACTTCAGTATTTAATGTATCAAATAATGTTCCTCTAGAATATGGTGATTTTGGTTTAACATGATCAATATCATTATATATTTTTTGAATATCTTCAATTTCTTTTTCTTTAATTATTGATCCAACTAATTGATTTAATTTTGTAGTCATAATATGACTATCTTTATTATCATAATGATTTGGTGGTCTAGCTGGATTTACCATTATTAAAATATTATTTGTATAAAATGCTTCATATGGTGTAAAATTTCCAATAGATAGTGGACTTTTAATACATTTATATACAATATGAGGAATACCAATTAACATTTTATAAATTTGTTCATTAGATATTACTTTATCTTTTATTACTTTTATATAAAATTGGGCTTTTATTGTATTATATTTATATGTTGCTATTGGTAATTGACAATTAATATTATTACATTTTGATGCAGATTGTTTATTTAATTTTATCAATGTAAGAATTTCTTTTTTTAATTCAGTAGGTGGATCAATTTTATTATCTTGAACATCAATATTGTATTTTTTTAAAATTTTATATAATGCTTCATTATCACGAAACATTTTACAATTTGAACATATTTTTAAGGCATTTAATGTATCTAATACAGATTTAATAAATGCAGGTTTAATAATTGCCATTTTTTTTAATGGTGTTCGTCCAGGATGTCCTAAATCACCATTATCTTTAGTTAATCTACATGTTGAACATACATTAAATTTAGTACCACCTAATTTAGTACTTTTAACATTGTTATCAGCATCATTACTAATAGAATTTATTATTATTGGAATACTGTCAATTATACTATTAGGAATCATGGAAAATAAAATTTCAGTATTAACTTTAGCCATTATTTATAATTAACATTTTTTTTTCATATATAACAAATAGGTTATATATATGTCTAATATACCATGAAGGAATATTATTTTCAATTAAACCACTAATAATTATATTTTTATATATATTTCTATTTGGTGCATCATAAAAATATTGATTTTTATCATTTAGTATATAAGCTTGAGTAGATATTATTTTATTAGATAATAAATCTAATACATTAACTTTAGCTAAAGAATATAAATTTTTATGAACAAATTCTTGTTTGTTTATTTTATTCATTATAGAATTGTTAAAATTATATAATATACCAAATACAATACCATTATCATCTTTTTTAATTGAGGCAACAACTGAATCAATTATATTAGAATATGTTAAATAAAAACTATATCCAACTAACAAACCTATAGATATTGAATTATTTGATATTTTTAATTTATGCATATGTCTTAAATAATTTGTATTAACATTAGCACCATATCCAAAATAATTGTACATTTAAATATAAAAATTTTAAGTTTTTTAAAAACCAATAATTCATGTTTAAATATTAAACAATTTCTTTTCTTTTTTCTAAATTTACATGTATGGTTTCATAATGTCAATTAATGCATCATATTTTTAATTTTGTAATTCTTGACTGTGTCTTTTTTCTACTTCTTGCACGTTATTTTCTAATTCTTGAATTTCATTTTTTAGTTCTTGCAGTTGATTGTCTATTTGATCTAATGTATATAATGTATATCTTTTTTGTTCATCTTGCATTTCCTCTAGAATCAATAATTGTTCATCTTGCATTTCATCTAGAATCAATAATTGTTCATTTTGCATTTCATCTAGAATCAATAATTGTTTATTTTGTATTTCATTTAAATTTTGTTCATTTTGCATTTCATCTTGAATCAATAATTGTTCATTTTGTATTTCATTTAAATTTTGTTCATTTTGCATTTCATCTTGAATCAATAATTGTTCATTTTGTATTTCATTTAAATTTTGTTCATTTTGCATTTCATCTTGAATCAATAATTGTTCATTTTGTATTTCATTTAAATTTTGTTCATTTTGCATTTCATCTTGAGACATTAATTGTTCATCTTGCATTTTCTCTTGAAACAATAATTGTTCATTTTGCATTTTTTCTTGAGACATTAATTGTTCATTTTGTATTTTCTCTTGAGACAATAGTTTATTTTGCAGTTCCTTTATTATTTTTTCATTTTGCTTTTTCAATTTTAATTGTATATGTTGTAAATTTATTGATTTTTCTGGTAATTTTGGTTTTTCATCTGTTGTATTGTTTTCATTAGGTGAGTTATTTTTTTCGAGTAGTATTTCTAGTTCTTCGTCTTTTGTATTGTTTTTATTAGTTGGTTTATTTCTTTTGTGTGGTATTGGCTTTCTATTTTTCATAATTTTAGAAGACTTTGTATTAACACGTTTGTGAAAAATTTGATCAGAATTTTCATATGTAATAGATTTTGGTGAATCATAATTAGTATTTTTTTTAAATGATTGTGATCTTTTTCGTCTTTGTAGTTCTTTAATAAGTGCAATCCTTGCCTTAGTTTTTTCATCATTTGAATTAGATCTTATTGGTGTTTCACAGTTTGATTGATGTTGAAAGTTTCTTTCATTTTCTGTTGTTAGTATAATATTTGATTTCTTATCAGAATTTTTTGATCTTAATTCAACAGTTGTATAATTATCATCTTCAACTTTAAGACTTGTATATTGTATTGTATCGTTCATATATTGGAGTTCTTTTCCAGAAGATTCAACATCAAAACATTTTCTTGCAATTGATTTTTTTTTTGTAACATACAACAACACACATAATACTGCAAACAAAAGAATCAATACACTCAAAACAATTAATAATATATTATATATTTCCATACGATATTCGTATTGTTTTTTATATTCTTTTATAGCTTTAGCAATATAATCAGTTTCAGAATCCATTGTATCTATGCAAATAGATAACTTAATAATATGTATAAAATTTCAAAATACATAAAAACATTTTTAAGCTTGATTACGTAAAATAACGTAGTTTCTATTTTTTATAATAATCCATATTTCGACAGATATAATTGTTATTATTATTATATATAAAATCACATAACCGATTATTTTTAGTGTATAATAGACTATAGGTTTTAAAGTATTCCATAGGATTTCAATTTTATTAATATTTAACTCACAAAAGTCAATATATTCACTATTATTATATGTTTCTAAATTAACTAAATAGTTTACACATGTATATGATATTTTGTTTTCTTCATTAATACAATAAATACCAGATGTATAATTTTTATTTCCATATACATTAATACATTTATCAAATGTATCATTTTTATCACACTTTGAAATATAAATATCTTTATCTATCCTGGTATATTCATATATACAATTATTATATAAATAAATTATATTTTCAGTATTAACAAAATATTCAATAGTATGTATATAATTATCAGATAAATCTACAATACATTTATTACAATTTATATTTTTATCAAATTTAAATAAATGATTAAATCTTAAAGATATTTTTTTCAAATATTGTAGTTTATTTATATTTTCAATAATAGATGTAAAATTGTATATTATTATATTATCCATATAAATGTATTCAATTTTTAATGAATCAATTGTATATAAATAATTTATTTTGTTATATGATAATATTATGCTAAAAATATTATTAAAACATGATAAATTAAAATAATTTATATTACTTTTTTCTAAATTTAATACTTTAACATTTTCTGAAAGTAAATTAGAATTTTGTAATTCATTTACATTATTATTTGATATTTCTAAATAATATGTATCATTTACTATTTCTGATAATAATTTAAAATCAAAAATATTTAAACTATAATTTCTTATAACTATACCATATATGTCATTTATTTTTACATTTTTGATTTCATTGTTAAAAACAACTATATTTTTATCAGTATATACACAACTAATTAATAATGACAAATATATTAATTTAATGTTTATCATTATGTTTATTAATATAACTATTATTTCAAATATTATTTTCTATTAATGGTTTAAGTTTTTTATAATTATGTATATTTAATAAATATATTTCTAAAGTATGATTTAATATAACATTATTAGTATTGTGATTAAATAAAATTATTTCACCAGATTTATCATAACTAACATTATGATAAAAGGGTAATATAGCTGGTATTATATTAACATATATATCGCTTATATTTTGTATATTAAAAAATTTAAATTCATTTACGTAATTAGATAAATTTTCATTACAAACTCTAGGTGTTCCTACAATAAATATACATATATTATTTTTATTAAATAATTTAAACAAATCATATGAAGCTATTGTTAATATTCCTCCACCTAAACTATGGCCTAAACAAAATATTTTTTTTGGTGAAATATATGATATTATATCTATCATATCTGATTTTATATTGGAATATATTTCATAAAAACCTTGATGACATTTTATTGTTTCATTTATATTAACTTGGGATATTTTTAAATCATATTCAAATTCATTATATGTAAGTGTTCCTCTTATTACAAACCACAAATAATTATTATTATCTAAAATCATTTTTCCGATTTTTTTATTCCCAAAATATAAATAATATATATTACCATTCATTATATATGATTCATTTGATATTTCTTTATTAAAATTTATAAGTAGATTGATTAAATATTTATATATTTCAATATTAAAATTATCTATATTAAAGTTTGAAGGATATATTAATTCTTCAGAATATTCAATATTTACATCTCTACTTAATGTTTCATATATAGTTCTTTTTATATTAAGTATTATTATAAAAAAAGCAATACATATTAATATAACAACTACTATAATCCAAAATATAAATGAAGTAGTATACATTTATATATTAATGGTATTTTTATAAATCATATATTTATATTTTCTTTAGAATTTGCCAATATATACATTGCTATATATTTATCAATATCATTAATAATATCAAATGTATATGTATTTCCACTAAATTTAAATGTAATAGTATTTTTAATAACATCAAATGTAATATTTCCTTGAGCTTTATATATAGTATTATTTGACATAAATAATGTAATAATTTTTAATTTATTATCATTATACTTTTGATTTATATCATTACTTGGATCATAAGTATAGGATTTAGATACTAATTCATATATACTTAAAGGAAAATATATAATAATTAATGATATTACAAAAGCTACAATTATAATAACTTGTACAACAAATTTAATTACCATTTATCAATATAATAAATGAAACCATCATTATCATTAATAATTATTACTATAATATATATTATAACAGTTATAATATTTTGTATAATTGCATTCTATAAAAAAAAAGAACCACCTATATCACCAATTAATGAAAATGTTAAATATATAATGAATGATAATGATAATGATATATCAATTATGTCATCAAATAATTTATCAATAGCATTATATGTAGCAACTAATACAACAGTATACACTTCAATGCAAAATATAAATACTGCAATAACACCAAGACCAGATATTGTTTTCATTTCAGAAGCTAATTATAATAATGAAGCTGCTGAATTAAAATTTAATTCAGTTAGAATAGATGTACCAAGATCAAATATTGATAATCATAATTTATATGCACAAACTGAAATTCCTGGATATATTAGCTATTCAAATTTAAATAATAATCATTCATATATTGGCGTAAATAGTGATTCAATATTTTCTTATCATGATAAAGCTAAATCTGAATTATATGATAAAATTTGTGATAATAATGGTGCATTATTATCTTTTCCAGTAAAAATTATATCTGGAACATTTAAAGACAAATTACTTAGATTAATTCATATTTCACAACCAAAAGGTACAAATGGATATGAAAATATGGAATCATTTAAAATAATATATTATCTTTTTAATTATATTATGGAAAAATTTAAAGATGATTTAGTAATAATTGCTGGTAATTGTAATATAAGAAATGAATTAATTGATCTTGCTATGAAAAAAACTGGATTAAATAAAAAATGTAAATTATATCCACCAAATAATTATATTACAACTAATTATGTTAATAATGTAGTTAATATAAATGCTATTATAGTTGACTATAAATTAATATTAGATAAACATGTAACTATTTCAACTCATTCACCTTGGTTATATGAAAATAGATATCATTACATTTTACTATTAACAATACATAATTTCAAGGATAAAAATTACTTAAGAAATAAAGAATATTATAGAACTAAATGGGCTATTACTAAAAATGGATTAAAAGCTAACAATTGGTCAATTCCTAAAAAATTTATAGATCTGGAAAAACCAGATGAAAAACATATTAGAGATAATGTTAAATTAACTGATATTGTAGATAATACAAAATTACTTCAAAGATAAAAATATAATTTTTAATAACAAAATAAAATAAAAATATAATTGAAATATAGTGTATCAAACAATATAAATACATTAAACATAAATTTCTTCTAAATCTTCTATATCAACTGTATCATCTGAATCATAATTAGTTTCTATATAAATTTCTTCAATTTTTATAGGTATTCTAGACTTCATAATATTTCTTTATCAATTAAATCATATATATCTTCAATATTACTATTAAATGGATCAATATTCATTAATTTTTTATAAATAGTAATTGATTTATTTTTTATTATTTTTATTTCATTGACTATATTGATTATATCATTAACATTGTGTATTGATTGTATATTTAATTTTCCTTTTCCAAAAAATCTAATCTGTTTATTATTAGTATTTATTGGATATATTAATGATGAATCAAATAAATGAAAATCACAATATAATCTTAGATTAAATATATCATCTAAATATATATTTTCTAAACAGTATAATTCATATATTATTTTAAAATATAACATTATATCTTTAATTTGATTATTAAATGTATCAAGTGTTTCATTTTTTTGCTTAGATACGATAACTTGAATATGATTAGCATATATAATTATTCTAGATCTATTTTTAAGAGATATACTAATAGAATTAGGTAATAATAATCTTCCTTCTGTTATTATTTTATCATTATCAAGTTGTAATATTAATTTATAATGTGTTATTAAATTTTTTGTAATATTATCATAAGTATTTTCTATTTCATAATATGTATTCTTGTACATTTTTTTATAATTTTCTGTACATTGCTCATTTAATAATTTTATTCTAAATCCTTTTTTATTTTTTTTTTTTAATATATATTGATCAAATGATGTTTCATTATTTAATATATGATATTCTATTTTTTTAGAATTATACCCTTCATTAATTATATTTATTTTAACATTTTTAGGTTTTCCTTTATATAGTATAGGTGTTAGATTATTTATATTAATAAACATAAATATTTTATTACAATTTTTATCAATAATACATGATTTAATTTCATCTATATAATTAATTTTATTTAATTTTAAATTATCATATATATTATTTTCTAAAATATCTTTTTTAATATTATTAAATAAATTGTATTGTTTTTTTCCATCTATAGAAAATATATAATTTATTATAGTTCTTTTCATAGAATTTTTATAAGCAATATCTTTAATTTCATACAATTCATTCATTTTTATATTTATCTAAATATTCACAATTTATTCATATATAGATTTTGTTATATAAACTAATTTATCGTCTTTTATAAAAAATTTATATATATTGTTCTCATCTAATATGAGTTTAGCTATAGGTATATTATTACTATATATTATTCCAGTTTTTTTATCTAAATATCCATTATAAATAATATTTAAATTATCTTCACTACAATAATATATTGGACTAACTATAATTTTTGTTATAACATTATTTTCATTAACATCATCAATTTTAGTATGTCTTATATTATTAAAAATATATTCATTTTCTACAGGTTCAGCATATTTATATTTAGAATGTATTTGTTCAATAGATATTACTTTCATAAAACTATTTAAAACATTTATTTTATCTTGCTTACTTTTAATTAAATCAAATATTTCTTTATCCACAGATTTGCCATCAATAGTGGAAGCTATAATAAAATGCACATTAACATATCTTTTTTCAATTGGTAATTCTTCATGTGAATTTAATCTAATAGAACGACCAATAATTTGTTTAATATCAGATTCTTTCCAGGGTAAATCTAATATTATTATATCATTGATTGATGAAAATGAAATTCCTTCAGATCCAGCAGCAGAAAATATACAAACTTTAATTTTATTACCATACAAATTATCATATTTATTAAATATATCAATATTATAATCTCTTGTAGATTCAGTTTTACTAGAATATTCAACATATGAAATATTAAATATATTAAAATATATTTTTAATGTAGAAATTCCTTCAAATGATACTAATGGTTCATATAATAATACTTTACCATTAGAATTTAATATAATTTTACATGCTTCTATATATTTACATGAATATTGTTTTATTTTATCAAATATTTCTATTTCACTAGATTTAGCATTAGAAAATGAATCATTGTTTCTAAATATATCAATAAATTCATTAGAAAATTTAAAATTACCAATAATAGATTTAAATTCATTTAATTTTTCTGATACCATTTTATTATATTCAATTTGTGACATCGATCCTTTAATTTTTATATCATAAAAAGCAAATGATGATACTAATCGTCTCATTGTTTTTAAACCACCTAAAGCTGATTTCTTATCATGTTTATCAGCAATATTAAATATATTACTTTGTTCTGGTGTCATTGTTACATTATGGTAAAATATATTCTTAGATGCAAAACCTTCTGTATATGATGTATTAGTAAAACTATCTGCTTCAGATATTTTTTGATACGATGTTATAGATATTAATCCATTTTTTAATTGTTCATGGTTTTTTAATGTATTATTTACAATAAAATCTTCTTTAAATTCTATAATTTTAGGTCTAAGTAAATTTATTAAATATTTAAATTCTAATACATTATTAGTAATAGGAGTAGCAGACATACATAATAATTTATTATTTTCAGAATTTGCTAATTTAACTATTTTATTGAAAATTGATAAAAAATTTCGTTGAGTAGATGATGATTTTTCAATAGTTCTAGATATTACTTGATGAACTTCGTCAATTATTATTAATATCCTATTTTTAGTATTAATTGAACTAATAATTGTTCTATATAATACATTAAATTGTTTAAGACTAGAAGATGAATCATATAATACAAATTTAATATTTTGGCCTTTCATACCAAGTTTTGATAATGTATTTAACCATGGATCAACATATAACGATTTCTTGATAAAAATAACAAAAAACCATTGTGGAAAAACAAGTTTTAAGTGTTTCATTATATAAACACTTGTTAATGTTTTACCATAACCCGTATCCCAAAATAACAATAAACTATTTAATTCAGAAAGTCCTATAAATATTCTGGATACTAAATATTGATAATCTTTTAGTATTATAATCTCATTGGTAATTTCATTATTTATTGATTTAGGCAGATCTTTTGTTTTTTCAAGTGCATAATTAAAATGACGTGCAACAATGTGTTCAATTGAATGCATTTATTATATTCATCATTTTGATTTTTTTTGTGCCATCAAATAATAACCTTCTAATTGTGAATCACCTAACCTATTTTGTAATTCACGAGTTAAAGCTTGAGATGAGGAACTTTCTTTAGTATTATATTTTTGAGTATTTGATGTACTATATTGTTCGTCACGACTAACTAAATATAAATTATCACTAGTTGCATTAAAATAATTATTTTTTTCAATTGATGACATGGATCTTTCAATAAAAGATTGATTATATTTAGACATTATTAATGAGATTCAAAATTTAATTTTTGAGATTCTAATGTAATATAATATATTTTTATTTTTATTATATTTTTTCATATATTATTTTTTTATTAAAAAGTTATTTATTGTTATTAAATCATTGTCAAGTTTAACGTTATAATTATTTGAAAAATATTTAATAATAGATTGATTATTATCTATAACAGATACTGTAGTAAAATCTGATGATAAAAATGTAGATGCTGATTTATCAATATATATTTTATAATTATTTATATTAATAGTATCATTATCAACAGTTATATTATTTCCACTAATGTGATGTATTTTTGATATAGTTGTTAAATATTTATATAAAATTATAATACTAGTGTCATTATGTATTATTGCAATATTATCTTTAATATAAGTGTTAATATTATCTGTTAAATTTACATCAACAGTTATTATATTATATCCACATTGTATATATAATTTATTTAAATACATATATGCTAAATGTTCGGATAATGTTGAAATAATTAAATTTTTATTATATTTAAAAATATATTCTTTAGGTTTAAAAATACTAAAATCTGACCTATTTATTAATTTAATAGTAGTATCAGTTATTATAGGATTACTATATTTTATTATATTTTGTAAATAATTATGTGGTATTAATGATGCATAATATTTTATTATTTTAGCTGATTTAATTATATCATTATAATTATTTTTATTATAATATTTAGATATGGACAATGAATTGTTAAATATCAAATTTGCTATGTAGCATATTAATAAATAATTATTATAAGCATTTTCTTGTTTTATAGGTATAATATTAAGATATTTTGTTATTTTGTAAATATATTTTGTACTAAATTTTTTAAGTGATTTTTTATTTATTATATCATTATCAAATATTATATTATTATTATTAAAAATATGAAGTAGGACATAAATATCTAGATGTTTAATTATATTCAATTCATTAAGTTTATATTTACTTTTAATATATCTATCACTAGATAATCCAACTAATCTATGGATCATAAATACATAAAATGCATTTTCAATGTTATCTATTTGAATAGTTTCACTTTTTAAATAAAAATATTCATTTAATTCTGTATTATTATATATATATAATATTGAAATTAATAAAATTGGATTTATATTATTATTTTTAATAATAGATATCATAGATGGTATCATATTTTTTATAGTTTCATCATTATAATATATAGAATAATATGAATAATATGATCTCAATATATCATATATTCTATTTGGATGATCTTTTAATTCATCAGGTTTTTTTAACCATTGATTAACAAATCGATCAAGTGATTCTATTGCTAATATATTTAATTTATCTTTATTTGAAAAAAAATATGCTTTTAATGATGATAGTGATTTGTTCTGTGGGTTTTCATAAAAAGTTATATATAATATAACTATTACTATTATTATTGATATTAATATATAATATAATATATATATGATATTTTTCATTTATTACATATAAATGAGTAAACAGGAAGTTACGAATGTTTATGAAGATATGGAAATAACTAAATTAAATAATGGCATTAAAATAATTTATAAACCAAATTACGAAAATAATATGTCAATAGGATTTTTAGAATTTGGACACAATGTAGAATTTAGTTATAAAAAAATAGGTATTGTACATTTTATAGAACATATTATATCTTATATATTACAAAAAATATTAAAACAAAATGTATCAGCATTTACTTCATTTCAAGAAATGTATATTAATTTTGAAAAATTTGATATTATTAATCCTAATATACTTGATAAAATAATTGATTTATTATTTTTAAATAATAAAATACACATAGACGGTAAATATTTAACAAAATATGATATAAAATATATAAGACATCATATAAATAATGAAATGGAATACAGGACTATTAATAATTATTCACGTGGATTTTTATTTATTTATTTATTATCAGGATATGACTATGCAGGTGGAACAGGGTTTGATATTAAATATGATATAGTATTATTTAATAAATTATTATCACTTATTTCTACTAAAAATATGGTTTTTATTTCTTCTGATAAAAATGTATATAATTATTTAATATCAAAACTAAGATCTATCAAAAAAAGTCCTAAATCTAAAATCATTATACGATATAATTTACCTAAACAACAAATTAAAAATGCACAATCAACATTATTAGTATCAATTACTGAATTATATTATACTGCTACAATTTTTATACCTATGGATAAATCATCACTAATAGGAGCATTTATAATGTGTAATTTTTTATTTAATGATTTTATGATGAATACTTTTAACGATAAAATTGCAATTTCAATATATAAACATACTATGAATAATTTAATAGCAGTATTAACTTTTTTAAAAAAAAAAGAAAATTTATATGAATTAGTTATAGATAAAAATGATGTATATATATTTTATCAATGTATATTATACAATGATTATATAGATACTTTTAATATTTTTGATATACTTTCTAAAACCAATTCATGTGAATATTTTAAAAATGATATACAACATACTTTAGATTTAATTGTTAATAGTTATAATAAATATGATTCATTTTTTTTAAATATACCATTTTTCAATAAATATAATTTGTATAATGATAAAACTATTTTAGATTATAACATATTTAAAACTGAAGTAGTATTAAATATTCCCAATTTTGCATTAGATAAATTTACATCTACTATTTATAAAATACCATTACAATTATTAATGAAAGATTTTACCAATGATACAAATGTTTGTTTTTTTTTATTTTCAGATTGTTCTTATCAATTAACAAAAGATGGTATAATAATGCAAAATTTTAAAAATGTATATATTGATAATAAATATTATATTTTACATCACTCATTTTACTTTGATAAAATACCTATATCAATATATTTAAAATATATATTATTATTCTTATTAACAAATATTTTTTCATCATTGTATGATATAATTACATATTATCATTATATTAAAATATTATATTATAATTCAAATTATGTAACTATAAATTCATTTAGATCTAATATTCATTTAGATAGTAAAATAATAAATATTAAAACAGAATATAATTTTATAGTATGTTTAATTAATATTGAAATATCAAATTTTAAAAATATTAATTTTTTAATAAATGAAATATCACATACATTAATTTCTAAATTTTTAATATATCTAGTAAAATATCATATAATAAATAATTTTTTAGTTGCTGAAGCTATAACAAATAATCCAAATAAATCTAGCAAAATATGTCAAAAAATATTTGCAAAACATAAAATACAAAATTATATAATAGTAGTATCAAATAAATCAAAAACTATAAATGTAGATGAATTAATAAAAAGCAAAGTAATTATGTATAAATAGCTAGTCATAACAAATTGTATAACTTCTATTATTATTACTACATCTTCTATATGTTCCTCGACTATCACGTCCAGTTACACATTGACTTGGTGGATACATATCACATGGATTAATATTTGATGGATTTGTGCTATATAATCCAGCACTATATGATCTACTTCCATATCCATTATTATATCCTAATGAATATGAAGTTGTTCCTGAACCATTTGTTGTTCCTGAACCATTTGTTGTTCCATTGCATGCACATGGATTAGATGTAGTTTCACCTAAATCAGCCAAATTTGAAGTTGGTACACCAACTGCTGCTGAAACTCGTGTTCTTAACGGAACACTATATGATACAGACATTTGTTTTTCAGTATTAATACTTGGTCCACTATACGTACTATAACTCATTTATAAGTATTATTAATATTATTATTAGAAGATCCATATGTGTTTAATAATGTTAAATCTAATTCATTTTTAAAATTTTTATTATCAATTAAACTACTTATTTTATCATATTTTACTCCTGTACATTTAAGTATTAATTGTCCTAATCGTGAATGCATATCTCTTAAAAAAATATATAAATCATATATATTATTTTCATAATCATTTTCAGGTATAATTTTATGTAATTTTTCAATTAAACTAAATAACGATTTATCCATTTATATCATAAATTAATTATAAAAATATTTTTATTTTTTTAATAATTTTTCAAATTTACGTTCTGATTGATCCATTTTTATAATATTTTCTATTCTATCATATGCATTTACTAATTTTATTAAACAATCTTTTGGTAATCCATGAGTACGTAAAACTACACACATATTTTCTTTATCAATTTTAATATTTAATCCTATATCTTTTGCTATATTTGATACAGTTATTCCATTTTTTCCAATAATCTTACCTATAACTTCTTGATAAATACTTATATATATACACATTGATGTTTCTTTATTTATATCAATTATTTGAGAATATGGTTTATAAATTAATGATATTCCATTATTTGATTCTTGTTCCATATTTTATTTTATATTCATTATTATTAATATATTATTTCATACAGTATTAGTTATTATCAACAATTACATCAAGTGCTGTTTGACATGGATTATTTGCCTCAAAATATCCACTAAATCCTAATAAATTATACATATCTAATCCACAAGAAACACTTGTATATGCGTTTTTTAATATTGTATATTGACAAAATTGTTGTGCACTAACATCAATTTCAGATGCTTTTTTAAATTGCCAAGGACCACCATCACCACGTAAAATAAATGTTGGTAATGCAGTAGTTGAATCTAATTTAACTGCAGCATAATAAGAACCAAAATCATAACAATTAAATTCAAATGCTGATGATGGTAATTGTAATATTTTAGCTTTTCCTCTAGTTATTTCAATTGCAGTTTTTTCTGTTATTGATTTAATCCAACTTCCAATATTATTTTTAATTCTTTTAAATTTTTCCAATTGTATTAATGGATCCCATTTATATGTTTGAATAACAAAAAATAATGTTGATATTATTATAAATATTATAGCTAAAATATATGACATATATCCTTTGTAATTTTTAAATTGTGTTGAGTGTTGTGTATAATAATCTATATTATTTTCACCAATTTCAATTATTGAACTGTTCATTTAATGAAATATGAGTTTATGAAAATAAAAAAATATATTATGTCATTTTTAATTGAATCAGAATGGCAAAATATTAAATCTAATATAATAAAAGTAAAAGATAAAAATGTAACAAAATATAATATTAATAATATTATTAATAATATAAAAAAAAATGATTATACTAAACAATGTTTTATTAATGAATTAATGTTATTTCTTAAAAATGGATTAAAATATAATAAATGTACTATTACTGAACATGAATGGGTTAAATATTATAAACAATTATTATACGATGAAAAATTAATATCATCTTTGCCTCAAATTATTGATTTTGATGGATTAGATAATATTAATATTTTTGAATTAAACATTCTTATGGAAAAATGTAAATTAATTCAATATGATATAAATTTACAAACAAAACTTTTAAATTTATTTAATGAATGTTGGAAATATAAAAAAATACCAGATGAGTGGTTAATATCTAAAATTAAATCAATACATAAAAATGGAGATAAAAATATTTGTAATAATTATAGAGGTATAAATTTAATAAATTGGGCATGTAAATTGTATTCAAAAATTTTAAATAATAGATTAAAACCAATAATGGAAAATTTAATTTCAGAAGAACAATCCGGTTTTAGAAAAAATAGATCTATTAAAGATAATATATATATACTACATGAAATAATTAGAAATAGAAAAAAGGAAACATATTTTGCATTTATTGATTTTAAAAAAGCATTTGATAATGTTGATAGAGAAATTTTATGGAATATAATGCATTTACATGGTTATCCACCACATTTAATTAATGCTATTAAAAGTTTATATGAAAATACTAGAATTATTGTAAAATCAAAAGTAATAAAAATAAATAAAGGAATTAAACAAGGATGTGCTGTTTCACTTTCATTATTTAATATTTATATCGATCATATTATGAATGAATGGAAACAACATAATATTAAAGGTATAGAATTAAATGATAATACAAATTTAAATTATATTTTATATGCAGATGATTTAGTAATTATATCTACAAATAAAAATGATTTTATACATGGAATAGATATGTTAAATAATTTATCAAAAAAATATAAATTACCGATATCTTTTGAAAAAACTAAAGTTATGGCGTTTAAAGGAACTGAAACTATAAATATTGAAATATATATAGATGATAATCTAATACAACAAGTTGATTGTTTTACTTATTTAGGATATGAAATTTCATATACAAATAAAATAAATTTATTATATAAATTAAATCAATTTGATAAAATATGTAATTTAATAATTAATTCATTAAAAGATAAAGTTGATATAAAAATAATAATACATGTTTATAAAATTTTAGCAGTACCAATATTCACATCAAGATTTATATTTTATGAATTATCATCTGAAGAAGAAAATATAATTACACGACATGAAATGCATTTTTTAAAAAATATTTTAGATTTTAATTTAGAAGATGATATTATTAGACAAATATTAGATGTATACAAATTAGTAGATAAAATTAATGAATCTAAATATAAATGGAAAGAACGTTTATCTTCTATGGACTATGATAGACTTCCAATGAAAATTGTTAATTTCCATTAGTTGTAGCATTATTTCCATTAGTTGTAGCATTATTTCCATTAGTTGTAGCATTATTTCCATTAGTTGTAGTATTATTAATTTTTTCTATAATATCTGATAATTTAATAACTTCCATAGTAGCATCATCATCTATTAAATTTACATTAGCATTTTCATAATTATTATCTAATTCAGAAATATCTATTTCACTCCAATTAATATTAGATAAATCATATCCTAATGATTTAATGTTTTCAAATATATTTAAACTTAATTTATCATTATACATATTGTTATATTTATTTTTTCTATTTTTATTATAAATTGTTGCATATAAAACTAATTTATATGATGGCATTGCATTTTCTAATAATCTAATTCCAAATCTAACACCATATGGACATAATCGTTTATCTAATACTATAAATGAAGATTGTACAACTTTTTGATTATTATCAACATATGATATTGCACCATCATAACATGATGATACTATTTCTTTAATATCAAATATTGTTTCTAAAGCTGATTGTATAAATTTACTATTAATACCTAATTGACCACTAATAATAAATTTTTTATCATTAATATAATTAGTTTTAAAAATATTAAATATTTTACATAATATTGTATAATAATCTTTATCAACAAAATTTAAAGCTATATATGATATATTTATAATTATTATTTCTTCCATTTTAAACATTATATTAGAAATAATTATTGAATTACGTACAGGTATATTATTTGTATATCCTGTATCATAATCAGAAATTAAAAATTTTAATAATATTTCTTCATCATTTAAACATTTTATATTACTATCATTTGCTCTAACACATATCCAATTATTTCTACCACTTATTGCAACATACCAACCCCCAAATATCCAATATATTAATTTATTTGAAAAATTATTGATTGGTAAGGTATTGCTAGATATATTATACCAATCATTGACAATTACTTTTTCTACATAATTAGATAAAAATACAAATGTTGGAATTATTTTTAAATTATTAAATGCACTAAAAAAATTATTATCTAACACTTCTTGATACATACTTGCATTGATTACCATAAAGTCTACAATAGATGTATTATCAAAATTATCATTAGTAAATTTAGAAACTGATAAATTTACATAATAAAATATAAATAATATAATAATAATAATAATTAGCACTATTACTACAAAATATACACCATTCATTTACTTTATTCAAAAATAACAAAAATAGTCTTATAATATAAATGGATTATATAGAAACTTTTATAAATCCTCAAGTTATATTTTTATATAATGAAAATAAGAAAATAATTAAAACAATATTTCTATCAAAAGATTCAATGATAGAAGATAGTCATGTAATGACAGTCTATAATTATTTATTATCATCTCATAGTGATATATTTGAAAATAAACCACAATTTATTAATGATCATGTTATATTAACATTTACATTAGAACAAGCAAGAGGATATATTAAAAATATATTAGGATTATCTGATGATATAATATTATTTTCAATATGGAATAATTTTGATTATTATTTAAAAAATGGAATATTTGATCCATATAATATACAAAATATGTTATTAGTTGAACCAAATGATGATAAAAGTATATTATATAATATATATCAAAATATTGTAGAAGGTGCTGTATTTTGTGTAACTACAAATAAAAATATAGGATCTCAATTAGCTAGATCTAATGTATATTCTAGTGTATATAGAGATTATATTTCAGAAATTATTAATAATATATACAAAAATAGATATGCAATGAAATCTTCAATAATAGATGCAATGGAATATTCTATAAATATTGATTTTCAAGATTTACTTAGAATATCTAATATACCAGATTATAATAAAACATTATGTATTTCAGCATATAATAATTTTTATATAAAAGGAAATAAAATAACTATATTGGATAATTTTGATTCAATGTATGAATCAAAATATTTAAAAATATATGATAAAAATATAAATATTAATATTTATGATGATGTATTATACGTTAAAAAATTAAGTGATTTTACTGATATACTTAACAAGTATAATATTAAAAGTATAAATATTAAATCACTCAAACCAAAAACAACAATTTATGTTTATTTTAATACATTTTTAAATCCAAATTTAACTATAGAATTTGATTTTGATTTTTTTATTAATGATACTAAAAAAACAAAAAACATATTTATTGATTTAACTGGTAAAATTAATATAATGACATCACAATCTCATATTTCTTATAGATCATATAATATTTCAACAGATTTAGCAAAATATTTTACATTATTTATTTTAGGATATTCACATATATTTAATAAAGTACAATCTAAAGCCAAAATAAAAAAAATTGATGAATTATATCCATCTAGATATTGTCAAAATTATAAAGATATTAAACGTCAACCAATATTAATTGATCATATTGATGAATCTAGATTAATAAAAATATCTGATAATTTTTATACTGGTAAAGAAGATAGCACTAAAACATATCAACGTAAAGGAACAAAAAAAGTATATGATCCATTAAAACATGGTGATGTATATATTGATAGTAATGGTTTAAAATATCAATGTTCTAGTATATATTATTCAAACATGGGATTTTTAGGAAATATATATTCAGCTACTGGAATTTGTTATCCATGTTGTTATTCTAAACCTAAAATTAGAGATACAATATTTAATACTTGTGTACATGGAACAAAATTTATACATGAAGAAAAAATTAATCCAATAATTGTAAATTATGGAAGATTAATATTAAATCCATCAAATCTATCAAATTTACCATATAAATTGAATTTATTATTAAATAGCAAAAATCAAATACGTATTGTCAAACATACTAATAGAATAATTTTGGCAAAAAATTATACTGTTATTATGGCATATCAACCCAGTACAATAATAAAAGATTTTAATGAAATGTATAATTTTATAATTGAAAATAATGCTATTTTATTTAATGATAATATGATGTACACTCATAAAGATATTATTGAAAATAATAATATAACACCTTCAATATTTATATTAATTCAAAATAGGATACATCAATTTAAAAATATTAATAAAGAACAAGATAATGATAATATAACAGTATCTATTGTTGATTCTAATAAAATTAATTTAATAAAAAATAAATTTTCTGTATTAAATAATATTACTAAAGAAATATCAGAAAATGGTATAACTGTTAAAAATGGAAAATGCTATATAGATGGTGAATTAGTAAAAAATAAAAATATAACATATTTTACAAAATTTTCAAATATAACAATTAGACCTAAAAGTATTAGTGAATATATATTAAAATATTTTAAAAAATATATAGATGACAATATATATACAGATAATTATTTTTTATTTAATAAAATATTCGTTACTAATATATTAAATATAATGCATGAAAATGATGCTATATTAAATGATTTTAGTGTTATACAAAAAAAACTTGATGATATGTCTAGTGACTATATAGTTACACAATCTAAAACATATAATTAATCATCTAACATTATATCTTCATCACTTTCATTATTATTATCATTACTTATTACTGGAAATTTATATTCATTTTTAAAAATTTCTAATGTGTAATTAATATATGATATTTTATTATGAGATTTTTTTATACACATTTTACTTAAATAGTTTATCATTTCTTTAATATTTTCATCAATTAAGAAATGCATTTTATATGATAATAATTGCAATGCTATATAAATATAATTTTCAATTTTTTTATATATTTTAAAATGAGTAGGTATATTTTTAATTTTTAAATTTATATTTTGTTGCAAATTGAATATAAATATTCGTCCAATTATATCATATAAAACATCATAAAATTTAAAAAAGTTTTGTTGATTATGCAAAGTTAATATATAACACCATCCTTTAATTAGATATGATATATTATTTCTCATATTATCATAATCTATATTATTATTTTCTATTTGACTTGCTAAATTTACAATTGATGATATTTTTTTATATTTAATATCTATTTTAAAAATATATTTACATCCAAAATTAGATAGTATAATATTATCTAAAGATAAGTAATATAATGAAATATAACATGGTAATAATGTTTTAATTTTAAATTGTGATAATTTATTTAAATTAACAGTTAAAAATCTATGTACTTTAAATTTAGTTTTATTATCTATTAAAGATAATAATTTAGTAATATTGGAAAATATATTTTTATACTCTAATGGATAATCAGTATATGCAATATAATCTTTACAATCTTCTTCATAAATTATACATTCATTTGAACATTCAGTATTAAATTCACTAATATTTATGGATTTTTCAAACAAATTTAATATATCCATATTTATTTTTTATTATATACCTTTTCAAAAAAAAGATATTTTAATATAAATAATAAAACAATATTATAAATGGATATTATTGAAAATTGCAAATATTGCGGTTCATTTGATATTGAAAAAGTTAAAGATATATACACATGTGGTGATTGTACACAAACATATACAACATCATCAAAAAGATTATCAACTAAAAGTAAACCATTTAATAATAAAAAAATGCATTTTTCAAATGTTATGCGTCAAATGAGTTATAATATAATTATTGATAAAAATTATGAAGAATTTGAAGAACTGTTAGCAAAAAATAATTTAGAAAGACGTAGCCTTACAACTACTATAGTATATGAATTTTTAAAAGATAAAGGAATTAAAAATTATAGACAAACTTTTGCTTTAATGAATAAATCATCTGATTCAATGGTATCATTAAATGCAGATGATACAATAACAAATATATCTATTTTATTTGAAGATTTTATTAAATTTTTATATAAAAATGGATATAAAAGAACTATATCATATGGATTTATTATAGATAGAATGCTTGAAGTATTAAATATAACTTCAAATCTCAAACCTAATTATACTAAATCAAACAAACGAGATGATAAATCTGAATTATGGAATAATTACGTTATTGATTTATGTAATAGACCTAAAACAAAAACAATTCCATTTATATTTATTCCAAATAATAAAATAGAAAATGAATATTATTTTTTATAACTTTTATATTTAAAAATATATACTTTAAATAAATTCATTAATTCTAATACTTGATTATCTTTTGTATTTTGATTTAATATATTTTTATAAAATACTGATGTTGCTTTTCTTGGAAATAAACTATTGGTTTTTAATACTAGCATTGCATCATTATTATATATATCTTTAAATTCAAACATATCATCTAAAATAAAATTATATTTATTAAAATCTTCGATTATTGTATCATAAATTAAATATTCTTCCAACCAAGTAGTCATTGTTGCATCATATAATACTTTAATTTTATCATCATTTACTTTAGATATATTATAATATATATTATCTTGTATTTTATATTTTATATTTTGATTATTTATTAATAAATTTTTTATTTTATTACCATTTAAACATGTTATTATAACTTTAGTACCATCTGTTGATAAATTTTTTAAAATATTTAATATTTTATTTTTAGTGTCTACATTATATGAATAATGTATAGCCATTTGCCATTCAATTAAACCAAAATATTTTATTTTTTGTTGAGTCATATATGTTGATTTTACTTTATTAAGATAATCATGATCTAATATAGATATATTTAATGATGAAAATTTATAAACTGTTGAGTTTACTCTTTTTCTAGTTTGTAAACTATTATATCGTTCTTGTGCTTCAGATAATGCAGAAATATCTGGATCAGTTCCTAACATTCCTGAAATGCCAATATAATAATATTTATTAATATCACCACCTCTACCAATATCTATCGATAAAACATGTCTATTTGGGATTTCCGCACATAATTTAGATGCCGCTATTGATATAGCTTCAGTTTTAATTAAATTTGTAAATATATTTAATGGTGGTCTTTGTTGTTGATTATTTTCAATTGGTTCTTTAAAATATTTTTCAACATTTTGATTTAAAATTAAATTTTTCTTATCATATATTTCATTATTAATTTTAAACATAGTGTATAAATAATCTATACCTACAGTATCTAATGGAACATATTTTTCGTGGAAGGTTTTTGAATCTAATATTACTTTTAATGAATTACCATAATAATTTGATTTAAAAAATTTAGTAGTTTTATCTAATCTAATATTTACAATTTTTGATTTTAAAAATGAATATTCAACAATACAACATAGTGGTGCATATAATATATTTTTACCATATCTATTATGTATATTTTTAAATTTTAACATATTAATATCATTGTCATAAGTTATTAAATCATTAGATTTCATTTCAACTTTAAGTAGTTCTGTAATATTTTTTTCATCATTCATATATAAATTAAATGTCATATATATTCCGTCTTTATGTATTTTATTCGGACTTTTATGAGTATTTAAACTTGCAATAACATCTACAGTATTATCTATTTTTAATTTATAATCAATATTACTTTCTTTATCTAATAATATAACACCATCTGTAATTTTCTCATCTAAAGATTTATAATACGCTATAGCTTCATTTACAATATCTTTTTCAATAGGAATAATTGGTTTATGTTTAAATGTAATATCAAATTCCTTATTTTTTATATTATCATTATAAAATTTTATCATTTCATATCTAGTATTATATTTTTGTTTAGAATCAGTACTATATATTTCAGTAAATACAAATGGGTATATTGTTTTAACATTATCTATTTTTTTATATTCACCAAATCCTTTCATAACTATATGATTAGGTATATTTGTTTGTTTATTTTTAAATATAAAATTATATAATACTATATCACATATACCATTTTTTACAGTAAATTGAACAACTTCTCCATCAATTTTAGATGTTAAAAAATATTTTGATTTATCCATTAAATATAATGAATCAAATGGAAGCATAAATGTTTTAACACTAGGTGAAATATTTTTTGTACTTAATGCAAAATTATTTAAATTATTTATAGAATATATATATCTAAATGCATTAGTAATATCTCTGTAAAATTCATCTTTTGATAATTTATTTAATATTTCTATTTCTATATAATAAGATGTAAATTGTTTATATGTTAATACATTATTAAGATATGTTTGTAGCATCATTTTATTATTATCAGCTGCACCTAATGTGCCTTTTAATTTAAATTCAACACGTACATTTCCATTAATTATAAAATAAATAGAAGATAATATATGTATTGTAACATTTGACATTATTAATTTTTTCGGAGGAATAATCATATTATTTTTTATATTATCTTCTTCAGTATTATGTGCAATAATAAATTTTTCATTACCTATATTTTCTTCTATTTTATTTATTAATTTTTTTATTGTCCATTGATTTGTTAATTTTTGTATCATATAAGTATTTGTTATTTCAAAATTAGGATAATCATATTCATGCCTTTGACGTAATTTAATTGATTTATCAACATATTTTATAATATATTCTAATTGAAGTTTTTTTTTAGTTTCAGTGTATGAAGCTATATTAGATAATAATAATAAATTATCAAATAAATAAGTAAGTTCAATTTCGTTATGTACATTATCTACTGGATTATGTGTACTATAAAACTGCCAAAACTTATCAATAATACTATTAATATTAAACTCCATTTATTATATAAATGATATATTGCTATATTTTATTAGCAGTATTTATAGTATTTATTCTTATGCTATATTTTTCATATACAATTTCATATCTTCCATTATATATACCAAATGAAATTGTAAAACAAGGCGGAACTATTGATATTTCAGAATTTATTGAATTACAAGAAGAACAAATAAAATATGAAGGATTAATAAATGATTTACAAAATAGTATATATTCATCTAATGAAATAATAAATAAATATAATAATACTATAGATATACAAGAAACTACTATTGAAACATTAAAAAATACTTTAAGACAACTAGAAGAAGTTATTGATCAACAACAAAATATACAAGAACGTTTATATAGATTACAAGATACAATCCAGCCATTAGTAACACTAATGTTAATTGAACGTCAAATAAAAATATATATATATAATAAAATTAAATATGATTTATCATTAATTATTATATTATCAAGATTTTTACCAATATCACCATTATAATTATTTTCTTTCATCAACAATATGTACATTAATTATATTATTATCATATGTTACTTTTTTTACAATTGTCATACCAATAATCATGTATTGTTTAAATAAACTTCTAGGATCAGTATCAGGATAATGTTTCCAATTAATACATATACTAATTCTTCTAAAATTTTTATCATTATCTGCAATTAATCTAGATGGTTCACTTAATAATATACTATGTTGATTAAATCTATGAATAAATATTGAAGGATATGATTCATCATTAATTGGTGTAACTGGATATACACAATTAGAATTTAAATAAAATTCGTAATTTGGTCTATCACTATTAATATCATGAATTGTTTCATTAGAATTAGTTTTCAATGTACTAGTAAATATTCCTAAATCTTTAGATATAAAATCCATTCCAAATATAAAATTATCATAAACAATAACATCCATTTCTTTCATTTTGTCTGAACGTAAATCACCAGTTGATGTATTTTCTTCTGCATTCCATATTTCAATAGGAATACTTACATCTGATATTGATATATCATGTTTTACATCTATAAAATAAATTCTATCTTCTTTTTCTAGATATTCACCTAAAATATATTTAAATTTGTTAGAAATATTATATTCATCATTTTTATTACGTCTACTGAATGATAAAATATTTTTATGATAATATAATTTCATGCCTTCAGGAATTCCTTTAATATTAATTATACATTGATTATTCACATCATGCTTAACAACATCGAATGGTTTAATTTCTACAAATTTACATTTTTTATTATCAAATTTTCGTTTTGCATAAAAATTATTATTAAAATCAACTATAAGCAAATCTTGCAATATTTTATCAACATAAGATTTAATAAAACTTTCTTCAGTTTCTGGATAATTTGGATATGAAATGAATGATTTTCCATTAAAATTATCTACTTTAATACTCCATAATACATTAGTAATTGATGAAAAATCTGGTGTATAATATATTTTTTTATTACAATTAGTAGTACAATTATCTTGTGTTAGAACTAATTCTTCTAAAAATCTATTTTTGATTTCAGATCCTGTAGTGTTATATCCAGTAAATGAAATATATGGTTGTAAATCAATATTTGTTATATTTTTCAAACTATTTTTAAGATATATTTTATCATAAACCATTACATTTTTAAAATCTGTTAATTTTAATTTAATTTGTAATTTGGTTTTTGGAAATAATCTAAGACAAGTATGTGGATTAATAAATTGATTATCAAATATAGTAATTAATGGAAAATATATTTCTCTTGATGTAAATATAATATCATCAGCAGTATAACCTGTATTAAATGAACATAAATCAATATTATTACCAATAATTTTTGAATATTTACTACCTGATCTATTGAATTCAAATAGTAATTCTAGGCCTGATTTTTTAATAATTGTATTAACTGTTGAATCATTATCAATAGTTTCAATTACAAATTCTTCTATTAATTTATATACAAAATTTGATTGATATCTAATAGAACCAATGCCTTTAATTTCTGGTAAAGTTATTATTAATCCAAAATTATTACATCCTTCTAGTTTACTATCAGTTATTTTATATATAAGATATCCATTTTCATATACACTTGAAGATGATGTAAACTGATAAGGAATATTATAATTTCCTTCATTGCATTGTAATGTATAAATATTTAATCTACTGGAATTACTATTATCATATAATATAAGTGATCTGTTCATTTAATAATATAAAAAATATAATCAATGATTAAAATAATAAAAATATATTTATTACCATTATTGCACAAATCATTACATTATAAATTAACAAAATTAGTATCTAAACGTATAATTTATAAATTGCGAAATAAGTGTGAAATAGATGATATAGAAAACTTAGATTGCTTATTTTATACACATGTTATAAAAATAAATAATAGTTATTATTATGTATATAATAATTATCATTTAATTTCATTTACCGTTGATACTAATAATAAACAAGATTTGTATAATAAATTAAAAACATTTGATTTTTGCTATCATAATAATCTTAATGAAGAAATGATGAAAGCTTACTGCCAAGTAAATAATATATTATGAATAATATCCTTTTAAATTTTTTATTGCACTTTCTTTAACTTTACCATCTAAATAATTTAGTATACATATTAAAAATATTGATAATAAAATTATAATAAAAAAATATTCTTTCATTTAATTATAATAATTCTTATAAATTATGGAAAATATCTATAATAAATTTGTAAAATCAATGTTTGATATTCTAGAAAGTAATAAAGATAAAATTAATATTGCTTTAGATGAAATTGATTATGAACAAGATAGTGTGTTATTAGATAGAGTAATACTTACAAATAATTTAATTAAAAATTTTGCAACATATGACAATAATCAATGGGAAAATTCATTAAAATATATACCATTAAGTACATTTTCTTTTTATAATAATTATAAAGGTGATATTAAATATATTTATAATTTTGGAACTTCTGAACAAAAAAAAGAAATGTTAGAAAATTATAAACAATTAGTGTATAAATTGTATGGTAAAAGATTAACAAAAGAAATAATAAATACTGGAAGAAATATAATTAATGAATCAGATAAAGTAAATTTTGAAATATCTGAATTAATTAAAGAATCATCAAATTATAAAAATCCTACATTTATTGCACATCTTATTGATTTGATAGTATATAATGACGAAATAAGAAATAATTTTATTAATTCTAATCCTTTATTTGAAAAATTGAATGAAATAGATATTGAATCAACAATAAGACAATTAATTATAAGTATAATGAATATACAGATAACATCAGTTTCGTATATGCAATCTATGTCTGATGTAACCTCAACATATATAAAGGAATTATTTAATAATTCTAAATTATTATCGCATATTATGGATGAATTTAAATCAGATACATCTAGTAATTATAATTGTGGATGTAATGAAATATTATGTAATAATATGTTAAAATGTAATAAAATATATGATGATATTAAAATTGTAGAAAAAGATCCATCATTATATAGACCGTCACATATTAAAAAACATATTAGACATGTAATACTTAAAATTATAAATATATTGTATATTATGAATCAGACACAAATGTTACATAATAAAAAGATTGAATTATTTGAATATATTAAACAAATAAGTGAATCAAATGATGACTTTATAGAATTATTAGATAAATTAAATATCAATAGTACAACGCAAATGAAATGGTCAGAATTGATAATTAAAATATATGAAAATAGAGATATAATTTTTGATATTACAAATAAGTATAAAGAACCATTTTTTAATTCTATTATTGAGTATATTAATAAAAATGAACAAATTAATGATGAATTAAAATCTACAATAATAGAATTTATTAAAGAACATATTGAGACAATTGATTTAGATGAATGTAAAGAATATATAAAAAATATTGATATCAATACACCAAATATATCAAGAGTAATTGATACTATTGAAAAATATTTAAGTGTACCACTAAAAAAACAATTATATAAAAGAATATATAAATGAATTATTGGGAAAGTAAATCTATATGTACTGTATTCACAAAATACAATGACACAGAAATAATTAATAAAATTGATCCAGTTAAATCAAACATTGATCATTCATTATATAAACAATATACAATTGGATATATGTCAAATTTCAATATTGTAAATATTTGTAAATTTGTCAATAAACATTCAAATTATATATTTGATATAGATACATTTTCTTGGTTAGTATTAAATCCATTTTCTGATCCATCATTTAATATTGTATTGTATGATAATGATAAAATAGTTGCAACTATTGTAGGAATATTAAGATCTATAAAAATTAAAAATGAAATACATAAAATAATACATACTACTTTTTTAACTGTTGACGAAAATTATAGGAAACAAGGAATACATTTTTACATAATTGATAAATTAATGGAAAATGCATTTAATAAAGGTGTATTATTAGGAATATTTTCAACAATGAAAAAAATAAAAAAAATAAAATGTGTTAATGTTCAAGATACATATATTATAAAATCTGATTCTAAAAAATATAAAGAAAATAATAATGTATTTGATTATAAAAAATTAAATCAAAAAAATGATGATTTATATTTTATATATAATGATATGGAAATTGAATATTGGTTTAATAAAAAATATTGTCATATAATATCTATATATAATAATTTATTTTGTTTTTTAAAAATAAAATATAAAAACAATGAAAATTTAAATATTTTAATTGAACAATATATACATAACAAAAATATTAATAAATATTCAATACCAAATAATAGTATAATGTTTTCACAATATATACAATTGCCTCAAATAAAATTACAAAATCAAATATATACTTATATATATAATTTAAACTTTAATAATCTTAAATGTAATATTTGTATGTTTTAACCCAATTCAACTGCATTATTATCACTACTTACAACATTATCAACATCATAATTATCTTCTGTATCATTATGATTAGCAACATTTACACCAGATAATTGACATTTATTGTATGAATGTGGATGTGTATGTCCACATGATGACCATGAATGATGATGATGGAAAGTATTTGCATGATTATGTGAATGTGAATGTGTTAATAAATGTGAATGTTGATGTGAATGTGGATAACCATCAGCCCAAGGCCAATATGGTTTTCTACATCTTTTCAATGGCAATTTTACACAAGTACAGCCTTTTGGACATCTATTAAAAAACAATTTTCTGCATGGTCTTACACAAACACAGCCTTTTGGACATCTATTATATGGCCATGGCCATGGATAAGGATAAGGCAAAATTGTTTGATGTGTATCTTCATCTACAACTGGATTTTCATTACTATCTAATGGAACATCATCAACTGTTGATCCAGATCTAATAAATGCTGAAAAATCACATGAATTGAATGTTGTTAATTTAATTAGTTTACATATATCATTTTTCTGTGATAAAAATTGTGTACTATTTCTAAATCGTCTAATTGGACTATTTTCACTATCATGCAACAATAAACCACCTGGACCATTTTTTTCCATAAATTCTAGAATTGATGAAATAACTGATTCACTAATATCATTATCACCAATATTTCCAAATGAACCAGTTCCACTAATTACAACTTTATTTGTTACATCATTACTATTTTGACTGCCAAGTAATTCAGCAATTAAATTAAGTGGTGTTGTTGCTGAATTTGCAACACTTGAACCAATGTCATTAGATTCAGTTTGATTAACATTTGATAATTCAGAAATTATCAATAATGGTTTTTGATATGCACGATCTTTCATTAATGCTGCACATCCAGTTTTACGCCAATTTTTAATAAATTCTTTAATTAAACCACGTTGTTTGCAATATGGCAATAATTGATCACCATCTGCAAATTCTGATTCATATGTCAATGAATAAAATGCACGTTTTCCTAATACACGCAATTTTTCGTTAATTTTCTTAAATATTCTAGCAAACAAAAATATTAAACCAGGATATTTACAAAGTGTATCTTTTATACTAAAATTAATAAAATTACCACCAATCAATAAACTTAAAATTCCTTTAACTATATTATGATAATATTTACTATTACTATTTGTAAATGCAATAACTGCATTATGTATATCAGTTGCTGATCCTGATAATTTACATACTAACCAATCAGGAAGTGGTAAATCTTGAATATTAACTGGGTCAACTGACAATGCAAGTAATCCATTATTTGCATTAAAATTAGATTTTGCCAATAATGCATTATTATAATAATTTACTGTATCAGAATCACCTTTTGTATCCAAAATATTATAAAATTTCTTATTACCAACAGTAATATTACCATCTAATGTAAAATTAGCACCTTTTTTCAAAACTGCATTAAGCCATCTAAGTTTTAATGCTTTCAATAATGAAATTCCATTTCCTTTACATTTAAACAAATTCAAACCATTTTCATCATAATATATACTATCTCTAACATGTATTGATGGACCAACTAATGACAATTTTAATGTAGTTTCATCATCTTCATCTGAATCCAAAATTTCACCAACAACATATAATGTAATAACTGGTCTATTTGAGAAAATATAAAATTTAGATAATACTTTATATTTTCCTTCTGATTCATATTCAAGTTCAGCAACATAATCTTTCCATTTTATATATGATGGATTTATTTGATCTTTTTGTGAACCCAAATACAAATATTTTACAGCATAAAGTCCAATTGGTAATCTAGTATTATTTGTAAAACTATATGATGTATTATTAAAATCTTCACATTCTATTGACAAATCAAATCCTTCACCCCAATTAACATCATCTTCATCTTGTAATCTTATTTTTAGCAATGATTTTATTTTACTATATAATTTGAAATATATTGATGGCAGTATTTTAGTTGATCCTGATTCAACAACAACATAATCATCATCATCAGAATATACTGAAAATGGATGTACAACTTTACCATCATATACCAATTTTGGTTTTGGTTGTACTTTTACACCATTTTGATTAACATAAAATGAATATGTTGTATTTTCTTTTAAAGGCAAATTGCGTTTATATACACAACCTGTATCAGCATTTACTATATCAAATCTACCAATTTTTTGCATTAAACTAATTATTTTCTTTTGTGCAGTTTCAGACAATTCAGAATCAGCTGATACAAATGTTCCTAATGATACACTTACATTAACACCTTGATGTAAATCTAATACAAGATTTACTACATTTGCTACATCAGTATCAGTTTCAGAAACGTACAAAAATGTTTGTTTATAAGGCAATAAACGTTGTGCAGGAACATGCAATTCAGTTGTGTCTTTTGGTACAACTAATGAATGATTAACTATATCAGAATTTGACAATAAAAATTTAACATTATTTTGATTATGTACAACTAACCAAAAATTATGAGTACATGCATATGTATTATCAACAACACCATTAATTAATACATTAGTATTCAATACAACCGATTTTCCATTCAATGGTGCTAAATTAGTTTTTATTAATGACGTTAAATATGATGAAATTTGATCACTATCAACAGTACTATTAAAACTAAAAACTAGTGTAAATTCAGATGCATCATTTTCAAATGTTAAATACTTTGTTTGACTACCGTCAGAAATTACTACATTTGTGTCTGATGTTTCAATATTAACAAAATCATTATTATATTCTGGGACAACAAAATTATATTTTCCATTAAATTTATATGTATCAAATGGTGATCCAAATCGTACATTCCATGTACTATCATTAACTTGTGTCACTTCTACTACTTTCAAAGCTATGTTCATTTACTATAATTATTTTATTTTTTTTTTAAAATTCTTACTTGTATTAGAAAATGAAAAAATAATATCATTTATTAAGTATTGTATTATCATTATGCACAATCATGCATGTGATAAAATTATTTTCAATTTTGGCATTTTTTATGCCATATGTTGTACCTTCACCATTGCCATACATTTGCAATGACAACAAAGAACATTATTTCAAATTGAATAATAATTTGGAACATTCTGATTTTGAATGCAATTATGATTCTGCTGAAACTATTAATGTATCGATTTGGAAGAAAACAAATATTGTTGTTGATTCTTTTATTTTTACATTTTTTAAAATACCTTGCAATGCTTTAGATTTGTTTATATCTGGTGCATTTAGCTTTTATCAAAATCAGGCTATTAGTTTAACAGATATAAATGTTTATATCAAAAATGTTTCAACTATTATAATTGATGGCATTGAATATAAATTTAAAAATATGGCTGGTGAATTTCATACATGCAATATTAAAGACCAAAAATATGGAATTTACGTTAAATATGAAAAATGTCAACATGTTTTCAAAGGCAAAAATAATTATATAAAAAAGTTTGGTTCCCAAAGAAAAAATGATGAATACAGTAATATTTTTAAAAGACATTGCTCGAATTTAAAATATGAAATTGGAAAATGTATTCTTGTAAATGACCTACAAGTCAAAGAATATTATATTTGGGATAACAGTCATAAATTTGATATAAAATTCAGTGAACAATATTTTATAACGCCATATATATTTGTTTCAAATACTGGAGTTCTTACTAAATTTGAAAATGGATTTGCTGAATTATATTCTATCTCATCATCAAATCAAATAATAAAATATGACCATGTTATAATAACATGTAAATCTGATTTTATTATTAATATTGAAAATGGATATTTTATCAGTATGCCATTTAATGAAGGACAAACAGTTTTGAGTGGTAGAGAGTTAGTAAACTGGTCACAAACTTTTGGAAAGACAATTTGTAGAAACACAGAAAATAAACATTTTGTTCTAAATGTAACTCTTGCCAATAGTTTGAAAAATGAATATATAAATATAGCCAGATTTCAAGAAGTTTTAGATAAAAAACTTAAAATAATTACCAAAAATTTGGATACATTATGTAAAAATTATGTAATTTACAGAAAAATCTATACAGAAATTTGCAAAAACAATCCACAATACTGTATGAAATATTTTTTGAATCACTATAATGTAAAAGCAAGATACATTGGAGGAAATATAATTGGAATCAAGTATTGCATAGAAATAACTGATTTTGAAATAATTAAAGATTATAATTACAAAACAGATAAATGTGAAATATTTGTTCCAATGAAGATAAATATAAACAATACAAAATTTATTGGATATATGAATCCATCAACAAATGAAGTTTTTACAGAATCACCAAAAAATGATTATTGTGATTCTATTACATATGTTGATATAAATGATACACTGATGTACATCTCAAACAATCAAATCAATGTATCTACACAAAAAATTCACACATATGGACATGAAACATTGTTGACAAATAAAAAAATAAGTCCAATCATTTTGAAAAATATAAATATTTCTGATTTATATTTTGAACAAAGCACTTTCCAAGATGTTTATGATATAGCATATCATCATTTTGACGAATTGATAAATCCAAAACAAACTTATAATTTTGATACATCATCTATTTGGGATTTTTTGAATTTTCATGGCATATTTCATATAATTTTCATAGGTTTTGTGATTTTTGGAATATTCATTTTAGTAAGATACGCAAGTCAGATATTTAGTAATTGTGCAAGTATTTTCAGAAAAACCAAAGTTATTTATGAAAATATTCCAATGAAAAATTTAAATCAATCCTCGTAATGAACTTTTTGAAAATGAGATTTATAATAATCTATTTTTTTTTAGATAAATGGAATGCAGTAACTGCTTAAATTATAACATACAAAAATTTAAATATGATTACAATAAATTATCCAATTCAATAAATATGATATTCACTTGTGATAAATGTAATTATGATACAGAATGCGTATTACATATTAAATCACATAGAAAAAAAGAATATCATATACCTGGTTATAATAATTGTGGACCTGGTACAGATGTTATTTATAATATTAGAAATGATATATTACCAAGGAATGAAACAGATGTACATTGTTTTTTTCATGATATTGCATATTATATTTATAAAGATAAAGAACGTAGGAAAAAAGCTGATAAAATATTATATAAAAATTTATTAAATTTAAAAAAACCACATTCAATTTCAATTCCAATAATAAATGCAATATTAAAAATTAAAATGATAAATAATATGTATTAATATTATTATGCTTTCATAAATGGGTAATTTATTACCACTTCCTATTATAAATGGTACTTCAAAGTCACTTTTAATTAAAAATAATAATATACAATTTTCATTAATTCAAGGATATAGAAAAACTATGGAAGATTTTTATTCTTATTATATTGATAATAAATATTTATATTTGGCATTATTTGATGGTCATGGCGGCAGTTATGTATCATCTTATTTACATAATAATTTTTTAAAATATTTAGCAAAATCAATAAAATCATATAATATAGATAGTTATAAATCTATAGATCTATTATATAATGATATTGGTAAAGTTATAAAAAATGTATATATTGAAATTGATAAATTAATATATGATAATATTGATTTTAGTAAATCACAAGGTTCAACTGTTGTATCAACAATAATAACTAATAATTATATAATTTTTTCACATTGTGGTGATTCACCTGTTTCAGCATATAATGGTAAAAATATAATATATAAATCAATAGATCATAAACCAATTAATAAAAAAGAAAGAGATAGAATAATTAAATCTGGACATAAAATAATTAATAATAGAATAGATGGAATTATTGATATTTCTAGATGTTTAGGTGATTTTAAATTTAAAGGATTAAAAAGTGCTATTATTCCTATTCCAGTTGTTAAAATAATTAAAAAAGATACATGTAAATTTTTTATATTAATGACAGACGGTATAACAAATTTTATTTCAATTTCTGAAATATGTAATTACATAGAATATAAATTACAAATAAGTCAAGATATTTCATCTATATGTGATAGTATATTAATGCGTGCAATTTATAATGAAAGTTCTGATAATATATCAATATGTCTAACTGTTATACAAAAATATATGATAAATGATACATTAAAAAATGAATATGATAATTTTATAAAACATGTTAATAAAATTGTAGTTAATGAAATTAAAAAAAAACCACAAATATATTTAAACAAAGATCCTAAAATAATTCGAATATTAAAATTAATAAAATCATTGGATAGCAAATCTTTTAAATTTAGTTTAGCATATGAATTTAGATTAATTTCTGATATATTAGATAAACATGAAATTTTTTAATGGTATAAATGGCTGATATTGATGAAATCCATATAAATGATCTATATATAAATACTGAAAATAATACATCAAAATCATTGAAAACATTTTTATCTACTCTTCAATCAAAATATGAAAAAAATCCTGATAATTATATTAAAAATATTTCAGCAGCTGGACATAAAAGAAAACGAAATAATAATAATAATTCAGGTGAACGAGGTGAAAAACATGAATTATCTGATACTTCTATTATACCTCCAACACATTGCGTTAGTTGCAATAAAGAAACTAAAAATAAAAATAATGGATTTTTAATTAAAAATAAAAATAATTATAGATTACATTCTATTTGTGATGTATGTAATAAACAAAAATCATCATTTATTGGTGCAAGTAAGGTACCTGAAAAATTATATAATAAAATTAATGAAAAAAAACAAAAATAATAAGTGAAATCATGTATGAACAGGTTAAAGAATTTATAAAATTAAATAATATTACATTAAGTGAATCATATCTTAATCAGTTAAATGTTGATATAAATAAAATATATTATGTAATAATATCATGTGAAGAAATAAAAGATAAATCTTTATATGATGAAAATACATTAATTATATATAATGACGATTCTATATCTGAATATATTATTAATAAACTATTTGAAATTATTATACAATATGATCATATAAAAATATTAGGTAATTGTACAAATATAAATTTAACTGATAAAAAAAAATTAAAATGTTATTATATAAAAAAAGATAAAAACAAAAAATTAGATGATTTTATAAAATTGTATAAAGCAATATTAATTTTGAAAAATTAATAGAATAATCAACATTCCTTTTATTTGGTGGTGGTTTAGTTTTAGATTTTTAGTTTAGTTAATTAAGTTTTAACATGCTTATTAAACATTCCATTGAAGACATTACAGAAATAGATCCTGACATTGTTAATATAATTGTTATATTGACAAATTAGTAACGTTTTCCTTTAACTTGTCTATTTCATTTGTAAGAAAATGAATTTCATCTACATTTTCTTGGATTATTATTTCTAAATCTTTTATATTATTTTCTATTAATTGATATTCTTGTAATAATTCATTATATTGTGCAATTAAATTATCTACTATGTTTTTTATTTCATTTATGTCACCTTCTTTATACTCATTTAAAACAAGTGGTTCGTATATTAATGATGATAAATATTCGTTACTTAATTTTCTTAATATATTTGATTCATATTGAGAATAATTAATCATTAATATAATCATTATTAATGATGAAACTAAAATTATTAAAATAATATATACCTTCATTTATATCTAATCAATTAAATATAATGGACTCATTGATACTATATAATATATTTTATTATACCGACATATTAAATTAGATTTTTCAAATGATAATTTAAAAAATGGATCACCATCATAATTGTTTAAAATAACAAAAGAACAATTAATATTTCCTTCTTCAGTTTCAGTAATATTTATACATCTACATCTAACATTTAATTTGTGAAATATTTCAGTTAACCTATAAGGAAATATGTATTTATCAGAATTTCTAATATTATCAATAAATTCATTTAATAATATAATATCTGATGTACTATTATTTATATATATACTAAGATATTCTACCATATTAATTTCATATTTATTGAACTTTGAATATAATAATGATATGTATTTATCTATATCAATATTTATATTTTTTAAATAATTCAAAGTATTTTCTATTCTAGATGGATCATCTGGTTTGATAAATAAATCATTATAATAGTCCATATTATTATATTTAAAAACTAAAATGTATTCCCATAAATACTGATAATTAATATGTTTAAATGTTGTTTGTAGTAAATCTTTACTATATGTTCTAATATATGTTCCTTTAGATATACGTCCTACACGTCCTTTTCTTTGAATATACATACTTTCTGTAATATACATTGTTGAGCCAGTAAGAAACTTTTTTTGATACATTTTACCATTATCTATAACTAATGTTGCATTTGTAATAGTTATTGATGATTCTAAATAATTAGTACTTAATATTATATGTATATGTTTTTTATCATTTTGTAATTTATTAATTATTGCATTTATATTTGTAATTTTGCTATGAATAGTATATATTTTATATATTTTATCTATTAAAATGGACTCTAATATTTCTTTATATTCATTAATTTTCTTAATTGTTTCATAAAATATTATTACACTTTTTCCAACAGAAGGCATATAATTTTTTAATATACTAATTACATCTTTATCTTCACATTCAATTTCTTTTACTGGAAATAAAGATACACCTGGAATATATATTTCAACTATATTTTTGAAATAAATTCTAATATTATCAATATCACTTTCTATTGTTGCTGATATTAATACTATATTTCTAATATTATATTTTTTCTTTTTTGTTCTAGCAATAGCAATAGCTATATCACCAAATTTATCGTGTTCATGGATTTCATCTATAATAACACTATTACTATGTTTAATATTATTTATTGTTATTCTGTTAACTGATAATACAAATGGATATAATATTGGATTATTATTATAATATTCTTTTTCTTTTTTAACATCTTTATATTTTAATATAATCGGTGATCCTGAAATATTATCAAATCCCAAGCTTTTTATATAATTTATACCCATTTGTCTAATTAATGCTTTTCTTGGTAAAGACAATATTGTTTTATTTTTTTCAAAATTGGGTTTAAAAATAAAATCATTAATATTTTTATTTTCATTAGAAGTATTCCAAAATTCATATCCATCAAATAATAAATTAAACCACCAAAATAATTTAGGAATTACAGTTGTTTTTCCAATACCTGTACCTCCAGATATAATACAATTTTTTTTTGATATAAAAATCTCAAATATTTTCAATTGTACATCAATCATAGTTGAACGTAATTCTGATTTAGTAAATGAGAATAAATTCTTATCAAAATATTTATTTTGTTTATAGCTAGATAATATTCCTAAATAATTAGCACTTTCAATTATTCCATATATTTGATATTTATTTAATGATGATATATTAATTGTAATTTGAGAAATAATTGTAACATATGAATAAGCTGAATATGAAATTTTTAAATTTTTTCCATTAATTATAATGTTATCATCTTCAAATTTCAATTCATTATTATATAATAAATTATAAACTGTATTAATAGAAATATTATTTTTAAATTCATTAGATAAATATATAAATCTATTATTTAAACATATATTAATATTATGCCAGTATAATTTATAAACTGGATATAAAGCTATAGCAAATTGCATAGGATATTCAAATACTTCTTTTTTTGTAATATAACTATTAAATATTGTCGCATTATTGGGAAACAAAAGATAAGCCATATAATTATATTTATTAATAATATTAGGATATAAAGTAGTTTTTTTGTCAATTTTATATAAGTCGGTAATATTTTGCATATCCATTTATAAACATTTTTTGTAAATATAAATGGATGATAATAGTATAACTAAAAATATTAGAACATATTACATTCCAGATATATGTATGAATTGTAAAAAGTTGAATCCTGAAAAAGTATTAGTTACTGATGGAAAATTTAAAACAAATTTTTTGTCATTTGATCAATTTAATAAGAATGATACAACATTTTTAGAATATGCTAGTGGAGGATCATCAATTCCAATAAAATTGTTTTTTAATAATGGTCATTATAGATAATAATAATATTTATAAATAAATGGCTGATGCTATTATTGTATTAACTATGGATAAAATAGCATTTAAATGTGAAGATTGTACAGAAATAATACCATATAGAATAGTTATGAATATTATATTCAATAATAAAGTGGTGTATAAAAAACTGTTTTTGTTAAATTATGATTTATACAATATATCAGTAGATAAAAATAAATTGTTTTCTACTATAAATAATAAATATTATTTTTCGACATTTCCAACAAAAGAACACAAAGGTAAGTACGTTATTAATTTTATTAATAAATTAAATAAAGATCCTCAAGACGTCAGAAATTTTATATTAACTATATATTTTTTGTTAAAATATGTATATAAAATAATACCATGTTGGTATATATATGATTATAATGATTTGAAGTGGTTAATAAATAATTATAAAGGTTATAAAATTTATAATACTAATAGATTCCATGTGTCATCAATAATAATAAAAGATAAATTACCAAACATTCCATATAATGCGGAAATAATAAATAATATGATTGTAAATTATTGTAATACTCAAATAAATAATACTAATCTGGTGAGGTATGTAGATAAAATAGATAATATATCATCATTATTAGAATTATATCAGTCATTTTTAAGTCTTTAGTTATTGCCTAGTTATTGTCATTATATTTCTTTAGGTTCAATCAAATGTTCTAAAGCCACATATGGTTGATTTAGAATAACTTTTTTGTATTCATTTGGTATTAAATGTTCAAATTCTTTTATAAATTTTTCATTAATAACAATTATTTCTATAGCTTTTCTAGATCTTGTTAATTTTTTTATTGTTGAATAATATCTATTATAATTGCATTTTATATTGTGCATTTTTATATTTTTATTAGTATTATTAAAATTAATTGATGATACTAATGTCAGCATTTTATTATTTTGATTGTCTTCGTTTGGAGTATCCATTTTTTTATTTGTATTTGTAGTTTTAATAAATTTTTCTGGTGTGTGAATAATTTTTAATTCATCTAAATGATATTTACGTACCCATTCTTTTAATATGTTAAATAATGCTAATGAAAAATCTCCATTTTCGATTTTATTTGAAAAATTTGGATTTCTAGGTCTTATAACCCTTGTATCTAATATATTGTTTCTATCTTTTAATATATTTTCATTGACTGAATCTATTTTTGTACTATTAATAAAATAACTATGATCTATATTAATTACAGCTAATCGTTCTAAAATTGCATTATCAGTTATATCAATTGAAGGAAATATATTAGTATCAATTATTTGTGTTGCATAATTATGTTGATCACCTTCATTACTATTAAGTACTCGAGATATTATTATTCTTTCAGTCATATGTTTTATAGTTTGAGAATCAAATTTATCACATGCATTACTTTCTGAAGCAAAACATACCAATTTTCCATTTAATTTTCCCAACCATGCATTTGGACTATGTGGATTGTGTTGTTTAACATAATCTATTATTGGAATTGTTAAAAATAAATTTCCAAATAAAGCTGCTAATAATAATTTAATTGTTGTTTTACCACTTTTAGTAGGTCCAACTAAAAAAGTTATAGTTTCTTTAGAAATTTGTAATAATGAAGAACTAATATTACATTCAAATATTTTTCTATCTTTATGATTTTCTGGTATAATATTATTTATAACTGTAACTAACATATTATAATTTTCCATATAATTATTATATTCTTCTTCAGACATTTCTTCTATATTTTTATATGATAAAGGAATATAATTAGGTTTTATATATTTTTTAGCCTCAATGCCATATATAAATATATTATTTTTTAGATCAAAAATTCCATTACACATTTGAATTAAATACGGATTAGTATTATACGTATCAGTACTGTCAGATAAATCAGTTAATATTCTTACTTTTGCTTCTTTAAAATATTTTGTACTTACATATTTTTTATCATGTAATAACATTGTATTTTTATATTCATCTAATAATTTTAATGCTATTTTACCATATATCATATCATCAATTATAGGCATCCATTTCATTCCATCCCAATATAATTTTAAATCTTTATTTACTTTTCGTACTATATCTAAATCTTTAATAAATTTTGTAATTGCTGTAGAATCTAATTTAGGATATTCAAATTTAATTATTCTACAATTATGTCTATTTCCATATTTAATTAATTGTATGTTATTTTGATTGAAAAACAAATAATGGTGATTTTTATGTGTAATTTTACCACAAATACATGCATGTTGTGTTTGTAAATAAATGTCTAATGTTTGATTTAATTCAATAGTTTCTAAATTTTTAATTAAAGTTTTTGTATTAGAATCAATTGTAATACTTGCTTTAAATAATGTTTGTCTAAATTTTTCAAGAAATACATGTCCATTAAAAACTTTTAAATGAGGAAATATCCCATCTTCAACAGTTAATTCACATTCATCTGTATCTATTGTATCAATTAAAATATTATCTTCATCATCATCTACAAAAGTTACTAAATATTTTTGCAAATCATTTACAGATTCTATTTGATCATCATATTCAGTATGATAATATTTAGAATTTGATTTTTTGCTGTATATACATCTTAATAAAGTATTATTTTTAAATACTTGTTCATCAATTCCTAAAATAAGTTCATTTGTTGTTCTTTTTTTATAATTATGAATATGGATTTTTAATGTAGTAAATACACTATTAGATACTAAAATATTTGTAAAAAATACATGTGTAGATATTTTATTAGGATCATTTGAAGTTGTTGCAGAAATTCCATCAAATATATGATTTTTAAGGTCATCTTCATTTAGTTCTAAAGTTGAATTTATATTATAAAATTCAATAAATACAGATGCAAGAAATGATGATATTTCATCTTTAAAATTTTCAAATGTACTATCAAAATAATCTGAATTATATTTTTTTTTTAATTCTATATCAAAAAATAATTTAAATCTATCATGATACTCATTTAAAATAATTTCATGGTATTCTTCAATTGAATCATTATTTTCTATTGCATTATTTATTTTTTCTAAAAGTTCATCTAAAGTTAATTTATCAATTTGATTAACATATTCTTCTTCTAATATACATTTTTTTTTGTCTAATAATTTTACTTTTAATCCTTTTTGTAAGTATATATATTTATCCATTATATATATTTACTTAATTAGTATAAGTTAGTATATCTATTAACTTAAAAACTAACTTAAAACTAACTTAATCCTAACTTAAAATTAATTAATATCTATTATATTAATTATAAATATATAATTTCAAATATAAATATGGGTGGAAGTGTTGCAATAAATTTTTTAGGAACTAGTAATGATAATGCAAATGGAAATAAAGATTTAATAATTGGTCTAACTGATGGATCAAGAATTAGATTAAAAATGTATGAACAAATTAATACTATAAATCCAAGTGAATATGCTGGAAAAGATGAATATGAAATAGAATATTGTATGGCATCACCATATAATGGTTTAGGTGAATGTGCAAAATTATTTAATACAGATAGTTCAACAACATATGCAAAAGAATTAGATAATTATATAATAACAAATGAAGGTTCATCATGCATGAGTTTAGCATTTAGACCAGGAAGTGTTTTATATGAAACATCTGATTGGATAAAAGATAGAATATTTAATGGAAATAAATGTAAAATAATTTATAATGGACCACCAATTTATGAAAATGATTTATTAGAATGTTGTACTGGAAAACGAACTGAAAATTGTAATGAAAAATTGATAAATAATTTTACAACTTCACATTGTAATGTAACTATGCAATCTTATTGTGAAAACAATCCTAATGATATTTATTGTTATAGATGGTTAGAATCTCAAACAAAATTAAATAATGATATCGCATTGAAATTATATGCAAATTTATGTAGTAAGAATCATATAGAAGAATATTGTACATATTTTTGCATTAATTCAAGAAATTCGGATTATCCAGGGTATTGTGATATAGCATTAGAAAATTATTGTAAAAACAATTATTATAATGAATCATGTTATTGTTATAATCCACCATCAAATATTATACCAAATGTTGAAAGTGTTTTAGGACCAAAAGAATGTTGGTTAGATCCATGCACAACAAATTATACTAATCAAAAATGGTTAACTACTGATCAACTATCAATCAAAAAAAGTTGCGCAATACAATCATGTATTATAACAATAGCAGCTTTAAATGCATCAGGTAATAGTACTATAAATTTAATAAATAATTGTGTAGAAGGTGCATCGTCATCAACAGAAGTTCAATCACAATATATTAGTAATAAAACTATTCCAGTAATTCAAACTTGGGGTTCATTATTTGATCCATCGTTATTTATTATATTTTTAGCATTATTATTTTTAATTTTATTAATGTTATTAAATTATAAACCAGTGCTATCACTGTAATGAAATTATAGTAATAATAGTTTATACAATATATTAATCTCAATGAATAATAATATTACAAACACCAAAATGTGTTTGGATATAATAGAATTAACAAATGTATTGACTGATATTTGCATTAAATGTCAAGAAGTATTAAGAACAAAGTATTTTAAAAAAATATACCTCAAAAGTAATTATGAAAACAGTATTAATGAATATAATATAACTAAAGAAATACAAAATGAAATAACAAAAATAATTCAACAAAAATGTAATCATTAAATACTTATATAAAAATGAAATCATTAAATGAATCTAGATGTTGCATCTGATTGTAAAATTTATATTCCATATTTTAATTATGGATTACATACGAATTATATAAAGAGCTTATTGCCATATTATTATCATAATGATAATTTAAAATTTGGTAACATTAAAGATATAATTTATAAATTTACAAAAAATGATTTTATTAGTTTGAGTACAAATAAATTGACAAATAATATATTATCTTTATTAAATTCTATTTCTGATATTAATTTATATAAATTGATTAATGAATATGGATATTATCTAATATCTAATGAAATTCTTTATGATTTATTTATACCATTTGATTCATTTATAATGAACAATAAAAAATATATTTTATATATTGATGAATTATATTTTGATAATTTAAATATTAAAAATTATGTTATAAAAACTAAAAGCAATATATTATTAAGCATAAATAAAACTAAATATTTTAATAACAACATACAAATAGAATTTCCAGACATCAAACCTCAAATTATATCTTATTATGATGATAATATATATTACTCTAATTATATATCGAATAAATTAACCATAACCGAATTTTATATGACATATTATGATGATGGTATCCAATAGTTATTTATTTTTTTTCGATCTATGATATTATATGAATGGAATTGATTATACATCTCAATAAAAAAATGTAATATAATATTTATATCATTTTGTGACATTATTGAATTATCATTTATATTTTTTTTAGCATGTTCACTACATGTTGGACATGGTAATGTACTACATATTATATATAATGTTTTTTTTAATTTTTCTATTTCATACATATAAATTGATCGATCTTTATTGACTTTATTAATGAATAAATAAATTAATTCAAATATAATTAACCATGCACCAGCACCCCATAATTTAGGATCCATTTATATAAATTATAAATGGACCAATTAGGATTAGATATATATAATCAAATATATGAACGATATTTAATAAAATTAAATAGAAATACTGCAAATGCAAGTATTAATTGTAATATTGATGTTGGATTGATTGAAACTGAAAATATTAATAATTGTAATTTAACATTTACTAATGAATGTGTATCAAATTCATCTACAAATTTTACATTATTATTAGAAAGTTTAGTAGAAGTTTTAAAATTATTACCACCAGAACAATCTTCTAAAATTGAAAAAAAATTAGGAATAACATTATCTGAATTAGAAAATGGTGAAGATAATGGATTTGTTCAAGAATGTAAAGCTCAAGCATCAGTAAATAATAGTATATCTGTTAATGAAATAAAAATAACAAATTGTTATTCAACTGGTTCACAACCAGCAGAATTTATATTTGTTAATTCTGGTACAGTTGAATCTAATTGTGGAATGAGTAAAATATCAGAAGCATTACAAAATACAAATATTATAATAGAAAAAGAAGATGAAGTTGTTACAAATATATTTGGTGTAGATTTATTAGGTATTATAGTATTATTAGTAACATTAATATTAGCTTATATTTTTTATTGTATTATAGTAATGCATATATATAAAACAAAAAGTGCAATATATTTTTCTAGAAATACTATTGTACCTGAAGATGAACTGATATTACATAATATTAATATTAGAAGAACAATACCTATTATAAATGACAGATAAATTGAGAATTACATTATGTTCAACTATTTTAAATCTTGATGAAAATGATAAAGAATATTTCCTTAATGAAATTTTACAAATATTTACAGAAAAAAAAAAACTAAAAGTAAACCAGGAAAATACAAATATAAATATAATAATAATTATAATAAGTGTAATAATAGTCTTAATAATAATAATACTAGTAATAGTTTTTGTATTTATTCCAAGTATAAAAAATAAAAAAAGATAGTTTTGAAATATAATATAAAATATAAAATGGGTGGTGAATATTTGATAGTTAATCAATGTAAAAATAAAGTTAATTATATTGAGGATAGAAATCAATTAATTGATAACACTGAGCTTGATTCATATATATTAAATGAATTATTAGAATATAAATTAGATAAAATAAAAATAGTTGACAATGAAGATAATTGTAATGCTGTAATAATTAATATACCATCACATGAAGAAAAATTTAATGATATGTATATTAAGAAAATAATTAAAAATAGACATATTATATTAATAATTAATAAAGATATAAATTCTAATATAGAAAAAGTAATAAGATATCATTCTAAAGATATTCCTATTTTTACATTAAAAAATAATATATATTGTTTAAATATTTTTAATAGAATAATGGAAAATAATAATAAACCAATAATAGACAGTGTATATATTATGCATTATAATGAATCTGAAAATAGTTATGAAAATTTTTAAAATAAATGTCAATTGCACCAAATGAATATATATTTAATATTATTGATACAAATTCTAATAATAATATAGATGCATCCGAATTAACAGTTTTTATGAAAAATTTTTATCCAGAACTAACTGAAAATGATGCACAAAATACAATTAATGATATTGATACAAATGGTGATGGATTAATAAGTAAAAATGAGTTTACTTCAATTATAAGTAATGATATATTACCAGAAGATATAAATAATGCTTATAATGCATTAATATTAAATGGTGAAAATAATATTAAACAAATGATTGACTTATTTTTATCTGTTTTAAAAATTGAACCATTATATAACTTATCTATTTCAGAATATTCAGATTTACTATATAAAATGATTGGAGATAGTAAAGAAAGTTTTATTAATTTATGGAATTTCTTACAATCTAACACATAATATATTTTTTATTTATAAATGGTTAAGACATTGGTTATTGTATATATACCCGAATGTAAAATATGTCAGATAGTTAATGAATATTTTGAATATCTTAATTCAATAAAGTATATAAATTATAAAAAAATTTATGCTATCAATAGTATATTAAAATATAAAATACCGATAGATAAACTTAAAGGCATAAAATTACAAACACCTCAAATATATTTAATTGAAAATAATTCAATTATAGCACTAAATACTGCACCATTTTTAAATTATGCAATAAAATATAAAAAAACTTTAGTTAACAAAAATGAAACAAACAACTTTTTCTTGAAGAAACTTATGAGGAACGAGTAAACCTCAAATGTAAAAATTTAATTGCAAATATTGCTATTATTGCAATTGAAAAAACTGACAAAATTACAATGATAAGTATTGCAGATAAACGTAATCCATGTTTTTGAACATACTTTGAAACATGAATGTTTGTATTGATAAAAGGTGCAATATCATTCAATGTAGGAACTGAGATGAATGATGAAATATTAAAAGTTGGTGGTTCAATGTATATATTATTTTTAAAGCCCAAATTTATTATTTTATCAACTTTGAAACTTGTAACATTTCCAGTGAAATGATTGTATATACATAAACTGTCTGGATCATCAAGGCATACAAATGTAATATCATTACAATTAGATGTATATTTTGTAGATGAGAAAATTTGTTCAGTTTTTGTATTGTAATAGCAATTTGAAATTTTTGAACCTTGTACTAATATCTCAACTTTAGGAAACAATGAACATCCATATTCTTCAGCACTTGGTAAAAATTTATTAATTTTGGCACTACTACATTTGTTTATAAGATACTTGTTTCCAACAATATTGACATTGATATTTGTATCATTAATTAAAACTGAAATGCATTGTTTTGGTGAAACAGCACATAATGCATATAATTCCATTATAGAAATAGACATTTCATTACATAGTTGAAAAATTCTATTAAAATTTTCACTTGATATATCATATAAATATTGCAAAACATCAGTAGCATCACTTGAATCATATGATCTTTTTGTTCTATATGTAGTAATTGGACGATAATAGGCATCTTTCAACATTTTGTTAAATTTTATTTTGTATGCAAAATTGCTTGTTTGGATAAAACTGTCATTATCTACATTATTTATGTCATCAATAACAACAGAAACATTTGTTTTTGTGTCATTGTCAATAAATGAAATGTGTGTATTATTGTTTTCATCATAAAGCATGTAGCCTTTGGTTTGATAATACTTATAATCTTTTGTTGCATTTTCATTAACTTCCCATGTAATATACAAATCATTAAAAATTTTGCAAAATTGTGAAGAATATTCACAACTTGGTAAAGTTCCCAATTCAGTATGCATCAAATGACTTTTATAATACATTTTAACTCTTTGCATTGTAACATATGTTTTTTCTGTAGTATGTTGACTGAACAAATAACTAACACATTCATATGTTGGTACACCCAAAATATATTTTGATGAAAGTTCATTGTATTTTAATTCTTCATTTTTGTAGTGACATGTTTCATTCATTTTCAATATTTCATTTTTCGACAATGTAATGTAATCAATAAATGTTTCTTTAAAGTTAGAAAATATATTAAGAACAGCATGAACTGTACATTTGTATACTTTTGCCGAAACAATAACAGCATTGGATTCATATTCATCATCATTGATTTTTTTCACAGTTATATCAGTTTCAACATATTGCGAATCTTTACAATTAACATTTTGTGGTAATTTTATTATAATATCTGGATGAACAGATTGAGTGCAAATATATTCTGAATAGACCTTCAAAATAAGTATAGCAAAAATAGCAACTTTAATCAATGCCATAATGACAGGCAACAACTGAAAATGTTAAATATTGATATATTATTTCAATATTTTCATAATGAATATTCTAAATCAATTATTTTATCATAATATATTTCCATACTTATTATTGATTGAATTAATAAAATTAATGAAAAAATATATAATATGGAATACAAATTATAAATAAATAATATACTTAAAAATATAAATTCTAGTATATAATATATTAACATTTAAAATAAATATAATAAATAACAATGTCAGGATATGATGAAGATCGAATTGAATTAAGTGAAGATGAAAATGAAGAAGATTTATTATATAATGAAGAATGTGTATCAGAAGAAGAAAAATCAATAACTGATGGTACTATTGATGAAGATGAATATGAATATGGATCATCTGAAACAATTGAAACATCTAAAACAATCATGCTTAATGGTATAGTTGATTTACATAAATTTAAAATGGCTCAAAAAAAAAAACTTTTATTATCTTCACAAAATGAAATACTTAGTTTAATTTTAAAATTTAATGAATTACTTAGTAAAGGATCTATTCCATTAATTGATGAAATATTGTTTATTAAAAATTATAACATGCAATTATTTAATAATCCAAAACTTGGAACACCATTAGCATCAATTATTTTAATAATATTAATGAATGTTCCTATATGTTTTGAAAAATATGGTAAAATATATAATAGAGAATGTATTAATGATATAACTTTATTAGATAAGGATTATTTAATATCTTATTATGTAAATTTAAAAAAATTAATTAGACCTGTTATATATAATGAAAATATATTATTTAATAAAGATACATTATATGAAATATTTCCACTATTTATGAAAAATATTAATAATGATAATATAAGTAATGAAGAATTGAATGAAATCCAAAAAGCAAAATCATTTCTTAAAAATAATATAATTGAAAAATAATAATAAAAATTTTAAATAATGTCATTTTATAATTATTTTGAAATATTATTTGATATTGAATTGGAAAAATATCTATTTAATGAAAATGATATTTTTTACTTTATTACTAAAAATACTAATAAAAAAATTATACTTCCCATATATTTAGAAAAATTTATAGAATATGAAAACTATTTATATAATTGTGGTTATAAAATATATAATATATATGATGATAAACAAGAATTATGTATTAATGTATTTAAAAAATCATTAATTCATATTTATATATATGAATTACTTATTGGATTCAGATTAAGTATCTATGATTCAATTTCGCCTTATATATATGTTATCAATGAATATATGTTATGTGAAATATCAAATAATAAACAAAATTATAATATATATTTAAATAATTATTTTAATGATTATTTACATAATTTTGATCTTATATTTTGTAAAAATATTATAATAATAAATCCTACTGTTAATAATTATAAAAAAGCATTAAATTTTTATTTTTTAGATAAAAAAAATAATTTAAAACGTAAAATTGAATTATTATTCTAATTCATTGAATGATGGAAAAAAATACATATATATACAAAGGATATATATTTAATGATAATAATGAAACATATTTTTCAAATTCATTAAAAAATAAAAATATAGAAAATTTAATATGTGATGGTGAAATAGATGAAAATGTATTTTATAATATACAAGGTATTAAAAAATTACAAATAAAAAATATATCCAGTAATGTATTAAATAAATTAATTATTCCAAATACAGTAGAAGAATTAACCATTTCTAATATATTTAAAGATAAATGTGAAATAGATTTAAAAAAATTAAAATCACTATCTAATTTAAAATATTTAAAAATATTCAATATACCAAACTTATATAGTGTTATATTACCACAAAATTTAATACATTTTGAATCTGATGCAATGATACCACAAACATCATTAATATTTTCAAATAAATTAAAAAGAATTATAATACATAATAATAAATTATCCATATGAAATAATATATATTTTTTATTATTTAATCTTATATTGTGAAAATGCAGAATTACTTAAGAGATATAATATTTGAATCTGATATAATAGATAAAAATAAAAAATTAAAATATGATAAAGACACTCAAGTATCTTTTATTAATATTGAAAATAAAGATACTATTAATAATAGAGATACTGCTTATAGTGTAGAATCTAATAAATTTGAAGAAAAACAAAACACAAATATGCCTGAAATATACAGAAATATTTCACTTGAAAATACCAACAATGATCAAAACAATATCAGATATGATACAACAAATAGTAGAAATTCTAATTTTTTAAGATTGATATCAAAACCTAATGATATCATTTATTCTATTTTGTATGTATTGTATGACATTATTTGGTTTATTAAAATCATTATTTTGAGCATACAAAAATGTAAAATTGAATCTTACAGAAATATTATTTTGATGAATGTAATCATTCAATCAATAATAATAATAAATACATTATTTGACCTTTTTCAAAAAAAATTCAAAAATCTGAAAAAATATAATTACACCCCAAAATTGAGATTGAAATTATCAAATGTATTAATAATGCTTGATTTTACAACTGTCGTGTCTGTGATTTCATCAGAATTTTATATAAAATCTATATCATGTATTGATATAATTGATGATGGTGTTTTAGTTTTATTATTATTGTTCAATTGGTTTATATATTTAATAATAATTTCATTTAAAGACTCACATATTGATGAGTATTATGATTTAGAATATTCAAATCAATCAGAACGGTCATATGACATTTCAAATTGAGATCAGAACAAAAAATGTCAATATCAAATTACTAATTTTTTGAAAATATATATTAATGATTAAATGAATATACTTGGTATTGATGTTGGCATTAAAAATTTGGGCTTATGTATTATTAATATTAAAGATAACAAATATAACATTATATGTATAAAAACAGATATTTCAAAATTAAATTATTCTATTTTAGATAATTTATATAATATATATAAACTTGATAAAATGGATATTGTATTAATTGAACATCAATTTAAAGGCAGATTAAATATTCAATATTATGGTTTTTTATTATGCTTTTTTCAAAGTAAACAAAAAAAAATAATTAGTATAAAACCACCTACATATAATGCTGGTATAAATAATAATTCATATTATAATAGAAAAAAATATAGTGTTAATATATTAAAATCTATTATAGAAAAATGTGATAATGTTAAATATATTAACAAATATAAAAAAATTGATGACATTGCTGATGCTCTATGTTTGATAATAAAATATCTAAAAATTAATATTAATGAAAATCAATACATTCAGAGTATCCAAATACTATAATTATTTTATTATAAATGAATTCATCGAACTCTAATACAATAAAAAGTAGAATTAGTAATATTATAGAAAATTCAAAAAATCTTATAAATATTCTGGAATATAGTACTATTATTTTTATATTACCATTATTAGGATATATAGCAAGTAATATATATTCATCACAAGCATCAGAAGATTGGTATAATTCTATTAGATTTTATATACCAGATATTACAACACAAAGTTCAGGATTATTTGTTAATTCATTTTTTTATTTATTTTTAGGAGTAGCATTATCTCAATTATATTCAGAAAATTTAATGTCAACTAGTCAGACAAAATCATATATTATTTGGCTAATACCAATTATTTTATTAATGATTTATATATCTAATCCAATTATGTACCAATCACAGTCAATACTTGCGCCTGCTATTATTTATACAATTTCACTTATATTAGCATTTATTGTATTATATTATATTTATTCTATAAAAGCAAATGGAAAAATTAAATTTGGTTGGATTGTATTTATTATTTGGATAATATATCTAACAATATTTTATTATACAGGTGGAAGTGGTGAAGGACGTCAAGCTAGTTTAATGGGTATTGAACCACAAAAACATACAATTGATACATGTTCAAGTGTTAATGTTAATCCTCAAGAAACAATAATAACAACTACAGAAACAACTCATGAAATATCTACATAATAAATGATTCTTACTATTGTTTTAGAAATTCTATCTTCTCAATGTTTTTTTGCTTCAGTTTCATATATAATAGATATAATAAAAAATGTTATAAGTAATTATTTAACAAAAAAATATGATTATGATGGATTTTATTATAAATATGCAATATATATTCAATCTATAGTTGCAAGTTTTTTGTTTATAATAATTGGCATAACTTTATATAGTGTCGTTGATTATTTTAAAAATTAAATAATAAAATATATTTATATGTATATATATAAAATTTGTACTTTATTCTACATTACTTGTACGTAAATAAGCAATAGTACTTATTATTATTACAAATAGGATTATCAATAAAGCAATCGCTAATGCATAATATATTTTTTTTGATATAATTTTATAAGAATATAATTCTTGAGGTTCATGATTTTTATTAATAGCTGGAGTAATATCAATTTCTGTACTATTCTTAATAAAATAGAATATATATATATCATCTATATATAAAATAAATAGGCATGGTTTATAAGAAATTTTAAATACTTCAAAAGAATAATAACATCTTTCTTTAAAATAACTAGTACTTATTAAATTAAAATTTAATTTTTTATTTAACACTCTTGAATATTTAACTTTATCATTATTATCACATGATATGATTATTGATTTATTATCATATTCTATTAAAACACTGGTTATATTATCATTATTATTAATTGTTAAATGTTTTATTGTTTCTATATTGCATAGTTCCTTTGTATATTCATCTACACATTTATTAATATCACAAACACTGAAATTAACTAATATAACTAATATAAATATATACCACATTATAAACAAATATAAAACACTATATTTTCATTCATAGGATTAAAGTTAAAATTAATGTAGGATGAAAAAAAAGTATAATAGTAATTACTATTATGCATCTATTATATTTAGTTTTAACATTATATACACCTATTTATGGATATATTTTATACAATGATAAAAATATTACATATGAATGTAACAATAAACATGCAATTAACATGGCTGTATGCTATGATAATAATATAAAATTCTGTATTATAAAAGATTCTACAGAAATATATATACACAATATCATTACCAACAATAAAACATATATACAAAATAATTTAATACATGAATTATTTATCAACAAAGTATTATTTTGTTATGATGATTACATATTTTTAATATACAACAAATATGTTTTTAAATATGAAAATAGATTACCTACAGTATTTACCAAACAGATGAATTTAACAGATAGCATACCTCCAATTCTGTATACAATAAAGTATTATGATAAGTATTTTGTTATTAATAAATTAAAAGAATATAGTAAATCTATACTAAAAAATTTTATGAAATATTATAAAAATTACAAAAAATATTCTAAAATTAAGTGTAAAAAAAAAGCACAAATATATACGTATGATGATGTGATAATAAGTGAAAAATTATATATGATAATAATATTCATTTTAATATTATTTGTTATTTTTATTGCTTATAAAAAATGAGCATAACACATTATTTATATAAAATACGATCAATAACACTATTTCCAAATTTATTATTAAGATATCAAAATGATGATAAGAATTTACAAAAAATATTATATATTGGTAAATGTCTTTTAACATTTATAATACTATCTTTGATATTTGATATATTTATAATATTACATGATTATGCTATATATATCTTTATATATTCTATAATACTATCAATTTACATTACAAAACTACATATCAAAGACATATATAGAATGCTTGTGACAATCTTAATATGCTTTATACTTTTTGACATATTTTTAACTATAATAGATTATCTATATATTATAAAAATAGTTGTAAATATATTAGTATTATTTTTTTCTATTAAAGAATATTGTATTATGAATGAATAAAAATATTAATTAGAATTCTTAAAATTTTGAACATATTCATGTATTTCGTTTATAATATTATCTTCATTTATTATTTCGTCTTTATTTTTTGAAAAATATTCTACCCAAAAACAAATAGATATACAAATTCTTTCATTAAATGGTTTATTAATAATAGATTTTATATATTCAAAAACATCTTTACCTTTATTTTGTTTAATATGATGAATAATACATGAATCTAATGGAATGTTAGAATATTCGTCTTCGTATATATTTAATTCATTATTTGAAGTTAAAAGATTAAGTATTTCATGTTCATCATTAGTTAATTTTTATTGTTTATTGCCATTTTTATATTATATTATTAATATTTTCTAATATTTCAAAAAATATTCTTTATTTTATTATATTATCAATATTATTTTCTAATATTTCAAAAAATATTCTTTATTTTATTATATTATCAATATTATTTTCTAATATTTCAAAAAATATTCTTTATTTTATTATATTATCAATATTATTTTCTAATATTTCAAAAAATATTCTTTATTTTATTATATTATCAATATTATTTTCTAATATTTCAAAAAATATTCTTTATTTTATTATATTATCAATATTATTTTCTAATATTTCAAAAAATATTCTTTATTTTATTATATTATCAATATTATTTTCTAATATTTCAAAAAATATTCTTTATTTTATTATATTATCAATATTATTTTCTAATATTTCAAAAAATATTCTTTATTTTATTATATTATCAATATTATTTTCTAATATTTCAAAAAACAATCAAAAAATATTCTTTAAATTTTCAATATTTGTTATAAATGAATAAAATAATACTTGAAGATTTAAAAGAATCTAATGTACCATTATATATACCACAAATATTACCTCATCAATTAGCAACATTAGATTTTTTAAATGAACGTTCATTAAAGGAAAAAAAAAGTGTATTGTTATTTCATAAGATGGGATCAGGAAAAACTATAATATCATTGTTATTTTCAATTATAGCATCAATTGAAACTAAAATACTTATAATATTACCAAATACAAGCATTATGGATATATGGATAAGTAAATTATATGATTCATTACTATTGTTAAATAAAAATGATAAATATAATTTAAATAATATTGAATTTACTACTAGATCTAGATTAAATGAAGAATTACTTGGAACAAATAAAAATATTAATGATATAATTACTGAAAATATTAAAAAATATGATAATTATATTATTATAATAGATGAAGCTCATAATTTTTTTGGTAATGCTTCAGGTGAATTACTTATACATATTAAACAAAATAGTACTGCTAGATATGTTTTATTAACAGGAAGTCCTATTTCAAATACTATTGAATCACTTAAAGATATTGTTGAATTATTAACAAATGAAACATTTGAATACAATAAATATATTGAAAGTGCTGGTAATAAAGTATTTCAACAACGTATAAATAAACAAGGCATTGAATTATTAAAAAATAAATTAACTGGATTGATATCATATTATGATGAAGATAGAAAAGATATTCCAAGTCCTATTTTTCAAGGAAATATAAAATTATTAAATTATCCAGTAGTTTTATGTCCAATGAGTAAATTACAAGAAGATAATTATAATATGATTTCAAATCAAACAGAAAATGATATGTTTATAAAATTAATGATGAATGTATCATTAGTTGCATTAGGTGATAAGGAAAATTATACTAATTTTGATTTATTAATGGCTAGTAATAAACAAATATTTCCTAATTTTTATGTATCAAATGGTAAGTTTATAGGTCAAGAATTAATTGATTTAAATATATCTTCAAAACTTAAATATTTTATGAATAGTATATTAACATCACCAAATGCTGGAAAACGATTTATTTATTTTGCAAATAGTACAATTGGTAGTACTATTATAAGAAGTGTTATGATAGCTAATGGAATATCAGAATATGATAAAGAAATTGTAAATAATTTTGTATGTGTTAATTGTTTAAAAGAAAGGAATTGTAATAATAAAGAATGTATACCAATGAAATTTGTAATTATAACATCTAAAGAATCAAATAAAGGAAATAATAGTTATATTAATAAAATACTTAGTGTTTTTAATGAAGATGTTAATGAAAATGGATCAGTTATTATGTTTTTATTTGGATCTAGAATAATTGCTGAAGCATATACACTTAAAGATATAAAAGAAATATGGTTTTTAACAGTTCCTGAAACTAAATCCGAATTAGAACAATGTATAGCAAGAGCAATTAGATCATTTGCATATAAAGATAAAAATACTAGAGTAGTTGTAAGAATTTGTTTAGCAACAACTCCAAATGCACTTAGTAATGAAATATCACAAATAATTGAAAAATATAAAGATGAATCTTTATCTGATGAAGAAAAAACACTTTTATTAAATAAATTTGAAATGAAATTAGTTAATTATGCTATAGATTTACCATATGATTTACGTAAACAATTATATTCGGAATTTAAATCAGAAAAAGCTAAAGTTGCATATAATATATTTATAAATCTTAGTATATTAACTAATAATATATTAAATGATAATATATTAAAATGTTTTATCATAGAAAAAATTAGAAGATATTCATATGAAAATAGTAGATATAAATTAAAGGATATATTGTCTTATATTAAAAAAAATTTAAAATTTGATTATAAAAATAAAATTGAAGATTATGTTAATGAATTTGTTAATGATGGTGTTGTAGTATATAATAAATCATTTGGAACATGTTATATTGATTGGTTTAAAGATGATATAGTTGTAAAACAAATTATTCTAGAATTTAATAATTATTTACTAAGTTATAATTATTAATATAATTTATTTTGTAACTTTATTAAATAATAAATATAATAATATTTAATTCATAAAACAATAAAAATTTCATAAATTCATATAAAGATTTTGTTTTTTTTTCTTTTTATTAATTTTTTATTTCATTATTAAAACCATTTATTTTTGTTTGAAGAAAGAATGCCATAATGACGTAATCAATAAAATGTCATTATTTTTTCAAAAATAAAATACATCATTCATTTTTTATTAAATTTATTATTCTCATTGTCAAAAATATCATTATATTTTAAATATTTGTCCAGATTTTTATTTTTTATATATTTATTTTCAATTTGTTCTATATTTGAAAACATTAATTTTTCATTATTTTCTACTGATTTAAGTTCCTTTAACACTTCCGAGTTCGACGTTGAACTTGATTTTGCGGTTAATACAATTAAACATATTAATAATGAATTTATAATTAGAGTTAATACAATACTAATTATAATTTTCCTTTCAATGGTCACCATTGTGAATACACAGGTTAATAATGTACACTATTATTTCAAAATAATATGAAATATTATATAAAATATAAAATGGGTATAAATAATCTTAATAGCAATCTTAAACATTGTGAGAGATTGATTAATGTAGAATATGATATAAATAATATAAAAAATAGATATATATATATGGATTTTAATTGCATTTTCTATACACATGCACATGTTGTAACATCAGATATAGAATTAGTTAATTCAATAAAAAAATTTATAGTTTTGTTTATTAGAAATAATAATAAAGTTTATGTATTTTATGATTCTGGAAAAATTAATAAAAAAATGCAAGAAAAAGAAAAAAGAATAGAAAATAGTGTAAAATACTATTCTAAAATTAAAACTAAATTAATAAATAACAATATTATTGATGAAGACTATAATATAATACCTAAATATGAAAAAGTTTGTGATCATGAAACAGGAAAAATTGAATTAGTTAAAACAGAATTAACAAAAGAAGAATCTAAATCAATATATTCAGCTAAATTCAATTTATTATCTAATTTTAAAATAACAAATTTTAAAAATATATTATCAGAATTAGAAAAATTAGATATAACTATATTAACTAAAAAAAATGTTGATGCTGAATTTTATATGTGCTCATATGCTAAAAAAATGCATAATGATAATTGGCCTATATTTATAACAAAAGATCAAGATCTTATATCTTTAATTATTCAAAATACTCCTGTACAAATTACAAATATTATGATAGGTAATGAATATTATAATTTAATATCTGATAATTTATCTAAAAATATATGTATATTAACATTGTTATTTAATAAATCTGATTATATGAATGGAATATATGGATTTCTATTTGATAAAAAAAAATTAAATACTGATTTAATTAATTTATTAAATGCTTCTTATGAACCTTTTACGATAAAATCTATTATTAAATTGATAATAGATGTATTAAAAATTACATCTTATAAAAAATTAAATAAAATAATGGAAAATAAAAAAATAAATACAGATATTGACATAGATAAAATTATTGATACAATATCTGATACAGATATAGATATAGATACAATAACTGATACAAATATAGATACAATAACTGATACAAATATTGATACAACTATTGAACCAAATATAGATACAAATATTGAAGCATTAACTGATACAAATATAGATACAATAACTGATACAAATATTAAAGCATTAACTGATACAAATATTGAATCAAATATTGAAGCATTAACTGATATTTATACAATAACTGAAATAAAAAGTAATATAAATAAAAAAAATGTCATTAAAGAAAAAAATACAAAAAAAAATAAATTATATGACAGAAATACTATCAGCAACATTCATAGTAACTGTGCATGTGCTGGAAATAATATTCCAAATACTAGCAAGTATGTAATAAAAATATGTGAATATATCAATGATATTTTATTATATCAAAAATGTGATTATAAATTTTATGATCACTTATCCAATAAGTTAATATCATTTAATGAATTATTAGAATTTTGTTCATCAATTAATAATAATTTATTTTTAAAATGATCTTTACATTTGTCATAAAATATTTTATTTAAATGTGATATTAACTCAAAAAATGTAAATTCATACATATTCATATAATGTTCATTTTTTTTATTTAAATTAACTAAATATAGATTATTAAAAGTTAATATTAATATATGATCTAATGATATACAAAATATATCTAATATTACAAAATCATGATCAATTATTAATTTATCATTAGTATCCATTTTATGAATTGCTATTTGTTTAGTTCCTACTGAACTATATATTATTGTTTGTTTTAGAAGAACCATTATTGGTATATTATCATAACGTATTTGTTTTTGTTTTATAATATCATTTTCAGTACATTCAATATATGTTGATAAATCTATATCACTTTTTTCTATTGGTATTGAATTTTCTTTATTTTTTATTGCATGAGTCGTTATGTCATCTGGATCATTAATAATATCATTAATTAATTCATTAAATATACGATCAGATATTGAACTTTCATAATAATTATTGTTTTCCATATATATAGTAAGATTAATTACAGTATTATCACATTTATTCTTTAATATTACAAATAAAATATTAGATAAAATTATATAATCATATATAATATATTCATCATTAAAACTATATATAACAGTTTCATTATCAAATATTGAATATACAATAAGTACATTATGAAAAATACATGATCTAAAAATAAAACATTTATCAATATCAAATACTCTATCTTCATCTGGAATATTTCCAATTTTATTAATTATATCATCAGGCAATGGACGTGTTATAAAATCTAAATATAAATGTTTTATATTACTTACTATATTTATATTTGTTTTAGAATATTCTATTAATATTTTATGTATTATTGGATCAAAATTAATTTCCATTATAATTTAAAAATTTATTATTATTTCAAAAATATTAGTTCTATTATAAATGTTAATAGGATTCCATACAACTAAAGATTTTATAAAAGAATATGCTAATGAATATGTATTACAATTTTTTTTAGGTTCACCATTTAGTTATTTGTCATCAACAACACCAATACCATTTAAAGCTAATAAACATAATAAAATATTTATACATTCAAAATATGTTGGTAATATTGCAAATTCTAAAAGTCATGTAACAATTAGTAATTTAAAAAAAGAAATTGTTTATTTAGATACACTTAATGTTAATAAATGTGGTTCAATATTTCATTTAACTAAAATAGTTGATAGTAAAGAAAAATCAATTAATACGATAGTTAGTTCTTTAGAAAAATTATCATCTAAATTAGATTCACTTAATTTAAATACATTTAATTATGTTATTATAGAAACATCAAATATTGTTGATCATATTGGATCTACTATTGAAGATCTTGCTTTAATATATAATAAATTATCATCACATACAAAAAATAGAGTTAGATTTTGTATAGATACAGCTCATATATTTAACACTTATTATGCTATAAATACAGTTAAAGGAATTGTTGATTATTTAATTAAATTTGATGTATTGATTGGTTTAAATAAAGTTGTTGCTATTCATCTTAATGATTCTGAAGGTATGCCTTTATCATCAATTAGACCTCATATTTCTATAACAGAAGGGAAAATATTTTATGATTATAAATCAAAATTATCACCATTACATATTATTAAATTATTTTCATTATATTATAATATACCATGTATTTTGGAAAGAAAAACAATAACAGATGATTTATCTGAAATTAATAAAGAAATTAAAATATTTAATAATTTAAATATTTCTAATATTGATTTAAATACTTTTATGGCTATACTTAATAAAAGAAAAATTATATATATGTTACATAATATTGCAAATATATATGAAAAATTGGATGAAAATAAATATAAAGCTTATAATAAAGCAATTAATTCTATATATGAACAAGGAATTATAATATTAAAATATAATAATACTACTATTAATAGTCCAAAATTAGTTGATAATATGGAAACAGTTATTAGTAAATATAAAGATATTCCAAATATAGGTGATAGTATATCAAAAAAAATATATAATATTATATCAAATACATATATTGATAATATAAGTAATACAAAAGAATATAAATATATTACTGAATTGATGAATGTTTTATATATAGGACCAAAAACTGCAAAAAATCTTATATCTAAAGGAATTAAAACTATAAAAGATTTAAAAAAAAATAAAGATAAATATCTTAATAGTCAACAACAAATAGCTATAGAATATTATGATAAACTTAAACCAATAAATAGATCATTTATTTCAAATTTAGAATCGTCTATTAAATTATCACCAAATAAAGAATGGTACATTTTAGGTTCATATGCTAGAGGAAAATTAACATCAAAAGATATTGATATTTTAATTGTTGATTTTGATATTGATGAAATATTGAAAGAAATATATAAATATGCTAAAGAAGAAGCAGTATTACGACATGGAAAAATTATGTATTCTGGTATATTTAAAAAAGATAAAACATATTTTTTAATCGATATATATAAAACTACTGAATCAGAAAAATATACATCTATTCAATATTTTACAGGTTCAAAAGAATTTAATATTGCATTACGTTCATTGGCATTATCAAAAGATATAAGACTTAATCAACATGAAATGTATGATTTGCAAACACAAAAAAAATATAATATTAAATCCGAAAAAGATATTTTTGATATTCTTGGTGTAAAATATGTACCTCCATCAAAACGTGATATTTATACTACAGTATAATAAGATAATATTTTGTTGTAATTATTTGCTATGTTTTTTTTATTTTCATATATAAAATTTTGAACTTTATTATTAGTAACCCATACTAAAATATTATAAAATATATATAAATAATATTCTCTAGAAATATATTTTTGTTCAGGTATATCAACAAATGTATATGATGGAAAATATATATTTAAAAAAATATTTATACCATCATATAATATAGTTAAATGCTTTTTATTAATATTTTCTAAAAATGGTAATGGATCACTAAAATATAATAATTTAAAATATTCATTTCCAATTATTTTAAAAGGTGATTCGTTTATTATTTCATTTGTATTAAAAAAATATTTATGACTATTATCTATATAAAATATATCATTATCAATTTCTTTTAATACTCTAACCAATGTATTTTTATAAGTATATTCAAATTTAATTTCTGAAATTAATGATTTTAATTCAATATTAATATCAGAACTTGTAAATTCTTTATAATTTTTAATATTAATACTATTTATTGATATATTTATTTTATCTTTTATAGCATAATTAATATTATTTTCATAAGTTAATATATTATCTAATTCTAAAACATATGGTATTTTATCGGTATATAAATCTAATAAACTATGTGTATTTTTTACAGCATTTGCCATAGGAAAATCATATATAATTATTTCTTCCATTGTTAAAATATCTATATGATTATAAAATCGTAATACTAGTATATCATAATGAGATTTTAATTCTGGTGTTAATATTTTTATATATGTATTAATTATAACTGGTATATTTAAATTTTTTATGTCTATACCTTGTTTTACAATGTATTCAGATACTATTTCTATTATCAATTCATTGATACCTTTTTTAAAATCTATTCTTTTAAACATATCTTTTCTTTTGACTATGCCAATTAATTCATTAAAATTATTAACTAACACTAATGTGATAATAATTACAATCATTATATTTATCATACGTTGTTCTCTAAATTGTTCTTTTTCATTATATTCTGACATAAATATATTATTTGTTAATCTAACGAAAAATAGACCAGATGTATCAATTTCATGTTTATATTCTTCTTGATACATCAATCTATTATTATTTATGTGAATCATGTAATCTATTATTAATCTAGCTGTATTATTAAAATCATCCATAACATTTGTATTAAATATACTATCATATATTGATAAATAATCTGATAAAAATAATTCAGCATTAGTAAGTTTACCATAAGTTTCATATTGAAAAATATTATCTTTATGTGTAGTTATAATCATATAACCATGTGATTGTATATAATTAGCTTCAACAAAATTAAACATATCTATTGATTCACCACATATTTTACATATAGCTAAATTATTTGAAAAAGCTATATATTTATCAATAAATGCATTATAATTATTAAAAAAATTATTTACTTCTTTGAAAACTATATTATAATCATCTATATGTTTACATGGTATATATTTATATACATGTTTGACTGGTTCATATATATTATAATAATCTTTATATTCTATTAATGGATATTCATATACTGTTAATAAATCAAATAATCTAATATAATAACAATGTAAAAAATAACATAAACAAAACATTCTTTCATATAATGTTGTTAATCTATTTCTAGTTATATAAGAAATAATATCATCTATGGTATTTTGTATAATATCTTTAACATTTGTTAAATTAAATTGTCCTTTTCCTTTTATATTTACAAATTTAGTAGAAACTGTATCATATATATTATATGACAAATTTAAATTATTAAGATTAATATTAATTATATAATTTAATTGATAATTTGATGATGATAATGGAACACCAATTACTCTATTTAAATTATCATAAATCAAATATCTTTTTTGAAATATATATTGTTCATAATTTATATAAAAATCATCAAAAAGATTATTATATGATATATATATTATTTTTGTTCTAGACACTGGTTTGGTTATTGTAGTTATATCAGTTTGTTGTTCTTGTATTGTGTTTTCTTCACGTTTTTCAACATTCCATAATAAATTTATAAATTTTGGTATAGCTTCTATTGTAAATATATTATTTAATAATGTCATATAATTTATTGTATGAATGTCTTTATTAATACTAGGTTTTTCTTTTTTTGATACTATTTTAGAAACATATACATTATGATCAAATGATACTTGAGATAATCTAAATATATTATATACAATTGATGGTGCTAAATTAACATTTTTTTTAATTATTTCAAATAAAAATCTATATGATTCATCTGATATTATACCATTGTATAATACATAATTATTATATTCGTTTGGGAATTCATTAATAAAATTATTAACATTCAAATTATCTTTTTTTATATAATTTTGCATTATTGTTATTAATTCAATTATTTTTTCTTGATTAGCCATTTATTAAATTGATTAATTTTGAAATTATACTATAAAAATTTGACATATATATAAATTCTGAAAAAAAAATAAGATAATAAAATGGAATCCAAAAAGGCTACTAAAAAAGAATCAAAAGAAAAAATTGAAACACCAATTAATGAAAATGAAATAGTTAATGATATTTTATCTATGGAAAAATTGGATAAATATTTTACAGATAAAAAATTTATTAATTTGACACCAATTGATACATTTGAATCATTGGTTAGTAAAATAGATAAATATCATAATGAATTGAATATGTACATTACTACATTTTGTGTTATGCTAAAAATGAGTGATGACAATCATATTCCATTAACTGAAGTTTATAAAACCATTATTGAAAATACCAATAAAGTATATTCTGTAAATCCCTTCATTTCAGAATCATTTACAATTAGTTGTGCTGGAATTGGTGAAAATGGTATTGACTGTAATACTATTGTACATCCAACAGCATTGTGTAAAGTTGCAAATTATGATATTATGCTAATTAGTCCACAAATTATTGTTGATTATATTACACCTAGTTTGGATATATCATATAAATGTATTAAAGATAAAATTGAAAAATTCTTTAAACTAGTTAATGAATTTATTATTCTAGCCTATATTTACCACAAAAATAATAATAAAAATAAGAAATATAATTATAGAAAAAAGAACATTAATAATCCAAATACTATATCAAAAATAGATTTACAAAAAATGCAAAAGTATGGTGATTTTAAACCAAAATATATTAAAAAAGATGAAAAAATTGATCATTCTATAACTAATGCTAAATTAGATTTATCTAGTATTGATAATTGATTATATTTTTATAAATGGGTCAAAGTATTGAAATTCATCCAAAATATTGGGGTGTTAATGTATCACAAGAAATGCAAATTTCTTATGCTGATATTCTAAATACATTATATACTGCTGAAATTGATGATCGTGTTGCAATTGGACAATATGCAACTGATCCAAATAGTTATACAAATGTTCCTGAATTTAATCCAATTATTAAACCAGGAGGATATACTGAATTACATAGAAAATCATATTTAGGGCCTGATGAAATATGTTGTTTAAATGATATTAGATATGGATGGGTTGATGCTAATGGTAATGTGACATCTAATGCAAATTTAAATAAAACTTTATTATCATGTGATCCAACAACAATTAAAGTTGGATCTAGTAACATATGTGATGTTCCATTATATAATACATGTATAGTTGATAAAAATCAAGAATATAAAGGAAAATGTGGTGTATGGTTAAATGGATTATTTAAAAGATGGCAAATTGATTTTTCTATAATAGCATCTATTAATAAAATAATGTCTGAACATTGTAGTCAAAATTATAAAAATGATAACTGTGATATTTGGTTGGCAGCTATTAGAAATAGTACAAATTCGGAATATTATAATATAGCTGATAATGTATTATATGCACAAACTGATAAATCTGAATTATCATGTGCATTTCCTCCAGAATATATTGTAAGACAATCTAATAAAATTAATACACCAAAAGAATGTTGGTATCGTCCATGTGCATTTTCACCAAATTATTTATTATTATCATCTAATATTGACAATAAAAATAATTGCCTTTTAAGTGAATGTAATATAAATATTAATAATTTAAATATTATTTCTAATACAGAACTTAGTATTATTTGTAAAAATCAAGTAATTTATAGATCATCTAAAGAACAAAGTAATATTATTCAAGAAGAAGCTGAATTTAATAGATTTCTTATTCCTAATTATACTGTATATTTTATATTAATATTAATTTTTTTAATAATGATTATATTTTCTAAAAATTAAAATATTCAATTTCTGTAAAATGTTTATTATTATGATTTATATTACTATTTATAAATGTTATATCTTTATATATAAATCTATTTGGTTTACTAAATCCATTAAATATATGAAATTTAGGTTTAACTTTCATTACTCTAGAAAATAAATCTTTACAGCCTAAATTATTATCTAAAATAGCATAAGGTGGGTAAGCTGTATATAATATATCACATTGTTGAATATGATTTCTTATTTCTTTATCATTTTTATTAATATAGGCAATTCCAGATAAAGCCTTATGTATATGAGTATTATTAAATAATTTTATATTTATATGTGACTGTCCATAAATTTTAATTGGTTTATTATTAAAATTGATTGTTATTAGATCATCCGTTAATACATATAAATTATATTTATTATGTGAATAATTTTTATTATATGTTTTTAATATGCTATGTCTTAATATTTTTCTATTATATACATGATGATGTAATCTATCATTAAATGTATCATCAAATAATATATCCTTATCACCAGGAACAAATATAACATTATCAATATTATCAATATTATCAAAAAAATTTGATATAATATTATGATCATGTAATGGTGTTATATTACTAACAAATAATAAATCACATTTTTCTGGCATTTTTACATTACGTGGATAATTTAAATTACTCATAGCAACTATATGCATTTTATTTTATTGAAAATATATTAATTTTTATAAATGGATATAGATGAAAAAATCAAAAATATTATAAATAATGGTATATATGAAGAATTACCCAAAGTTAACTCAATTCCACAAATCGTAATTCAATCAGAATTTGGATCACCTAAAGCATACTTTGGCATTAATTATCATATGTTATCAACAATTGTTGAAATTCAGGATACATATAATGAAAATCAAAATTTATTATATTTTGCTCAATATGATAAAGTTATGCAATCTAATGAAAAAATAACCTATGATATGACCTTTCCTAAATTTTTTAGAGAAGGAACATCTATTGACAAAAGTGGTTCATCAATGACAAATAAAACATATTTATTTTGTTCTGATCTTATTACATTAAATTTATTATATTTTATATCTAAAAAAAGTAATATGAGAAATGAAATGACATTTAGATTACCAACAATTACATCTACAGCTGTTATTCATTATATTATTATATTATCTTACATGTTTAATAAAGTTGCTATTAAAAAAAATGATATGTGGTTAACCGATAATTTTATTGTAGAATGCAATCAATTAAATATGGAAAGATATAATACTGTTAATCATCAATTAAAAGCTTTAAATATTAATGAAAAAAATAGACAAATAAAAATAAATGGATTATTTTCAGATTTTACTATTGATGAAATTTATAAAGATAAAATAATAAAATTAATCAATAGTATTGGAGGATGTGCTTCATATTTATGGATTTATATAATTGTTAATATGAAAGAATCACTTAAAGGACGTTCAAATAAAATAAAAAATGAATATGATAAATTGTTAAAAATTAAAGAATAAAAAATTAAATATAAATCCCAATAGCTTCTAAAATATTATCATCTTTATCAATAATATAAAATCCATAGAGAAATATATCTAAATCAGATATATTAATAGATATATCACAATCCATTTCATTTTCTAATTTTACATTGTCATATGTAAAAAATGTTTTTATTATTTTTTTATTATTATAAATATAATAATCTTTTTTATTTTCTATTAATGAATCTTTTTTAGATGTAAATTTAATAAATTCATTAATAATATTTGTGATTTCAGCATTTGATATTCTATGAAATACATTACCTTTATTAAATAATGGAATGTCTATGTCATTTATTACATCATTTTCATTAACATAATTATTATGCATCATATATGTATTATATATTCCATTTAGATAAAATGTAAATCCTAGATTTGAATTAAAATAACCTTGGTAATTCATTTTCATTTAATATTATTTTTTCAAAATTTAATATATTCCAATTAAATCAATATCTTTTGTATCAATACTATATACCATTATTAAGCAAGTCAAATTAGATCCATTAATAGGATGAATAATGACTTCATATGGTGATATATAATCTGAACATTTAGAATATTGAATAGTATTATATTTTGTTATAGAAATATATCCATTTGGTAAAATAAAATTGTTATATATTTCAAAAATTCTATTTTTATATCGATAATAGGAATAATTATTTTCATTATAGTTGAATAATATTATTTCATCATCATTTTTATTATTTTTAATTATATTTATTATCTTAGTTAAATAGACATTAATATTTATATTATTATTTGTTCTATAAAATAATTTTATTTTTATTTCATTACTATATATAATTATGTCATAATTACCATTAAGTGAAACATCACATCCTTCTAATTTAAAATTTCCAACTAAATACATTATTTATCTATATATTCCACATGCATCTAATATTCCAGTCACCTCATCATATATTTTAAATGCATAATATTTCGATGATTGTCTGCTATCAAAAATTGGTGTAGTTATTACAATATTTTCACTGTTTATAAAATCAAAACTAAAATTAGAATTATTGTCTTTTTCATATATATGAATATAATTTTTTATCAATCTTTCATAATTATAAAATTTAAATATTTTTGTTTTATACATAAATTTGTAATCATAAACATCGTTTTGATGTACTTTAGAAACTACTATATTTGGATTAGGAATGTTACTTATAAATGTTTGATTTATATAAATATTAATTAATTCTTTAACATTTTTATCTGTAATGCTTAAAACTTTACCTGTTTTATATATAGAAATATTATCTCGTAATTCATATGTATCATAATAGGGATCAATTATTTTATTATCTATATAAAATATATCATAATTTCCTAATAATTTAACAATTTCTATATTATTGGTTTTATATATACCATTAATATACATTTTATAAAATATACTAAAAATACATAGAAAAGTTATAAAAAAAAATATATTCAGTCAATTATTTTATGTATCTCTTGAAAAATAGTATTAGATACATCTTCACTAATTTCTTCTTCTCTAAAATCAAAATTAAATAATGACATAGAATCAATCTCAATATCATCATCTATTGATATTGTAGATTCATCATCATCGGGTTCTTTTGAAAAAGATTTTATATCCATAAAATCATAATTTTGTTCAGGTACATCAATATTCATAAAATCATCATTATGAACAGGTACATCATCGTCAATAATAATTGAATTAGCAATATTGATAACTTCATCAATTGGCATAGAATTGATTAAAGAAACAATAAAATGTGGTTCAATACTGTCTGTATTTTCGTTATTGCATGGTTCAGGACATTTCTTTGGTGTTTTTTTTAAATATTTACATTTCCTTTGCAACTTTCTTTTTTCATTGTTTTTTAATTTATTTACAGATTGAATTATTGCATCAAAGTTATCTATTTGTGGTTTTTCATAAATAACATGTTTAGTTTCGTAATGTAGAGTTTGTATAGATTCATAACAAAATAAATTCAATTTTTCATTGATTTGCATTTGTTTTTTTTTATTAACTCGTTTTTGATTTTTTTTAATGATCTGTATTTGTTTTTTTTTATTAACTCGTTTTTGATTTTTTTTAATGATCTGTATTGGATTTTCATTTTCTAAACAAATTTTGTAATTTTTAACATTAGATGGTGATTTTAGATATATTGTATCTATTATGTATTTTATCAATCCATTTAAATTGCATTTATAATAACAGTCATCATATTTGAAACTAATGAGTTTTTTTTGTATTTTTTCGAATTTTTTTACAATTTCATTTTCAATTTTGAATGTTGCTATCATGACTTCATCTTCTGATTTTTTTTTATGTTTAGTGATATCATTTATCATATTGATACAATATAATTTTTGTTTAATCATGGTTTCATTTGATGAGATGTAAATCCATCCATAATTTTGCAAATAATTATTTATATATTTAATGATATCATCCAAATATTTTATATCTACATATATTCCAGATTTTTTAAATGGATGAATTTTAATATAATATACATCAGGAAGAAATTTATTAATATCTATTTTATATTCACTCAATAATTTTGACAAATTGAACAATTTTTTATTTTTGTTATACAAAATAAAGTAGTTTTTGTATAAATACTTTACATAAGAATCATTTTCATCAAATCTTTTATATACATGTATTTTTCTCAAATTATAGTAACCGCTGGCCATTTTAATTAAATGTAACATATTTATTCAAAATATTGTTACAGTCAGTTATAGGTTCATTATTTAATGCTAAAGCTTGCCTTGATTCACCTTTATATTTATAATACAAATTATCACCATTACAATATAAACTACTATTAACTATTTCTTGTAAAGTATTATCTAATGCATTAAATTGTTCAATATCATCATCAGTTTTTTGAGGTCCCACAAAATAATTATAAATAAATATTAATTCTTGTTGAAAAAAATAAAATAATAAAAATATTATAAAACATATTTCTATTAATGTTATAATATATATTGTAAAATTTCCATAACTAAAATATTTTTCATAATCCCATAATATAAAAGTTGGATTAAGATTAATAATTTTTTCATTTGGCTTTTCTTTAACTAATACCATTTAAAAATATCAATAAATGAGAAAAAAATATATTAAATATTATAATGTTATTAATAATAAAATTTATGATGACAAAAATAATGAAATAATTAATGAAGAATTGAATAAAATAATTATTAAATATAAACCACCATCACATTTACATGATATTAAGCTTATAGCTAAAAATATTAAAGAAGCTGATAATGGTATAGTATATATTGGATTAGATTCAACTAATAAAAAACAATATATATATGGTATAAATTTTGTAACGAATAGAAAAAAAAATAAAATAAAAACATTTTTAAAAGTTAATCAAAAAATACCAGATATAGAACGATATATAAAAAAAGAATTAGATATATTTAATAAAAGCGATAATCCAAAAATATCTATTAATACATTATTTGCTGTAATTTTATTAATGGAAATGAATTTTTTTATAAGAACCGGTAAAAAAAAATATTTAAATGATAATGAAACTATTGGACTATTAACATTACAAAAATCAAATTTTACTTTTAATAATGATAAATATATTGATATATTATTTAAAGGAAAAAAGAAACAATTACAGCAATTTACTGTAGATAAAGAAAATCATAAATTACTATATAAAATATTAAAATTGCTTATAAATAACACAGAAGATTTTATATTTAAAACAACAGATAATATATTATTTTCTGAATCAAAAATGTATCAAATGATGAAAATGTTTTCAATTTCTTTAAAAGATATACGTACATTTGGTGTTAATAGAATTTTAATAAATGAATTATGGAAAGCAATGCAATTAATAGATATATCTTATATTAAAAAAAATGATATTAGAAGAATGATAACAGATGTTATAAATAAAACTGCAAACATTATTGGACATACACCATCTATATCAAAAAAATCATATATAGTTGATGAACTTAGATCAATAATTACTCCAGATTTATTTATATATAAAGATACATCTTTTAAAGATTTTTATAATATTATAATAAAAAAATTAACAGAATCTATATAAAAAATTTAATATATGAAATTTTATTTATAGGTTCTAATTCTAAAAATATTATAAATGTATCGATCATTATAAATATTGTTATAATAATTGCTATTAATTTACTAAAAATGAGAGTTAACCCTATAATATCAAAAATTAAACCACCTATATAAGTATATAAAATAATATGTAATGTTATTTTAATAATTAAATGTAACATTAACATAGTAATTAAACTTATAATAATAATTAATATATTATTATAAATCATTTTAAATGAATATTATACAAGTTTTTGGTATTATATTAATAACGTCAGCATTATGTTTCATTATATTTCAATTATGGTATTATTATGAAAATTATGATTATATAATAAAATATAATGATGCATATGGAAATTTAGAATATAGTCAAAGTGCAAATATAAATTATCAAGATAGTACAGTATATGATCCAAATGATACTGAATATGATGTTAATAAAAAATGGAGATGTGCCTTGAATAATTCAATATATTATCCAGTATCTGAATTTGGATTTATGAGCACTGATAGTACAAAAATAGGTTTAACATATACATATTTGAATGATTGTTTATTAAATTTATTTGATACACAAGTTAAAATAATATATAATCCATGTTCAGTATCAAATACATCGAATGATTGTGTTTTATTAAATAATCTATTAAATGGAGTATAAAGTAGATGAAGTTGGAAAAATTATCATTGATAGAATATCAATAAAAGAAAAAAAAATAACAAAATTGGTAAATATGTTCAATACTATATTACAAAAAAAAAGTAATAAATATTATAAATTAACACATAAAATATTATATAATAAAGAAAAATTAGAAAAATATTCTAAAACAGTAGATAAAGATGTATTAATAGATAAATTAATTACAATTTTATTAATATATGATTTTATATATAATGTATTTACATTTGAATTAGAAAATATAGAAAAAGAACAATCTAAAGCAGAGCAAAAATTTAAAAATATTTTGAAAGATATGAGTAAAATATTTAATGAAATAAGTAACTTATTTAATAATTTCAAAATAAAATTTTAAACTTCTCTTCTTGGTCTAGAATATCCAACATTCATTGATATTTTATTTTTCTTTTTAACAGTTTTAATAAATACAAAATAAACAACTAGAATTACAAAAAATATCATAGATATTGAATGAATCAAAGCAGAAACACTAATAATTGTAAAAAATATTTTACTATCTTCAATAGGAAAAGAATCAATAAATGAATTAATTTTATTAGCAAATGGATTAACTAAACGTAATATAGTTGATGCACCTAAATCTATGTTTTCTATAGAATCTACAACGTTGTTAATTGATGCAATAATTTTTTCATATTGTCCATTTAAAGATGTTATATTAATTTTATCAATAGCTTCAACAATGCTTTGAGTATCAAATTTAATTTCTGATTGGTTAAATGGTAATACACTAGGCAGAGTTGTATTAGCTTTTGTTATGTAAGAGTTTGATAGTAATACTAATGTGATAATTGCGAAGTATTTCATTTAATATAAAAAAAATATTTAAACCAATTTATTTATATTGGATATTATATCTTCTTTTTTAGTAATTTTTATTATAGTACAGTTATCACTATTTGGTTTAGATGCATACTCATTTGCAATAGAAATATTAGTATTAAAAGATGGTTTATTTATCGAATGTATTCCATCTGTAGTCATAATTATAGTATCAAAATCATTTGTATTTAATATTTTTATACTAGGTATACTTATTAATGTTCTTACATTAATTTTATTTTTTAATTCACTATCACCTAATGATCTAGTAACTGATAATATTCCATCATATCTTGGTATATTATGTACTATTTGCATATTAAATAAACATCTATTATATTCTATAGAATTGTAAAAATTATGTTCTGGTGTTTCATATACCATTAATGAATCTTTGAATAATATTGCTTTAGTATCTCCAAGTTGTAATATGTATGTAGTGTTATATAATATTATTATCATAGTAACACATGAACCTGAATTTATATTTTTAGATACTATTTTATTATCAATAGATACAAATAAACTTTTTAAATAATTTTGATTTATATTACTACAATTAAATGTATTTTCAAATAATTTTATAAAATATTCTATACATGATGTACCATTATGTCCATCAAATATTGCAATAACATTACATGATTTAAAATTTTTTATATATACATAATCTTCATTATAATTCCGACTACCTTTTTTTGAAGCATATTCTATTTTGAACATTTACAGGTATATATATTTTTTCATATTAAATGGATAAAGATATCTTAATGAAACATTTTTCAGTATTAAATTTCATATCAAATGATATGTTAAATGAACTTTTAAATAAACAACGTGGTGGATCTAATAATGATTTTCTAAAACAATATTGTTGGAAAAAAATTAAAAATACAGATATTTATGCATTAGTGTATTATGATAATGATAAAAAAAAATATTATGTATCTAAACTCGAAAAAACATTACCAATGAATCAATCAATTGATCAACAATCAGGATCAGCTATTAATAAAGATGATATTGATATTGGTGTATCAACTGCTGAACTATATGGTGGTAAATCTACAAAAAATACTAGAAAAACTAAAACACAACAAAATACAAACACTAACACTACAAGTAAAACTAGAAAATCTAAAAAAAATACAACAACTAATTATAAACAAAATTTATCAGGTGATATGATTCCTCTTGATGAATAAATAATGATATATTATTATATTAATGATAATAAATATATTATATTTGGACCAATTGCACAACAATATATTGATAAATGTAAATTACAACCATTTTGTGTTTTAAAAAGTTCTAATAGAAAATATAAATTATTTGGATCATTATTATATATTGATTTTATTAATAAAAATGTATTTTGGGAACATTCATTACATAAATATTACAAATTATATGTTACATCTATAGCACCATATGGTAACAATTTTATTATAAATGAAATGTATCCAGCATGTTCAATAACATCTTTTATATTTCCACATTTAAATTTAAATTTATATAACATAATAATTCCATCAACATGTGAACATAAAAATAATTGTCATAATAGATATTGTAAAGAACATAATTCTCATTTGATAGGATATAATTTTCCATTTGCTTATAATAAACATAACATTAAAACAAATAAATGTTAATAAATAATATGAAAACCGAAATTAAGATTGATAAAGATCTAATTAATAAATTAATTAATAAAATATATAAAGATAATGTACCAAGAAATTCAATATTGACATATTGTATAAATTTAATAAAAGATGGTGAAATAAAAAATGAATATTATAAAATTAATAATGTATATAAACGAGATGACTTATTATTATATGATAAAACGATTTGTGATAATAATGAAATTATTAATGTAAATACCATTGGAAATTATAGTCCATTATTAGAATATTTTAAATTTAAAAATATTAAATATGAATTGACTGATTCACCTAATAAAGATTTATATAATAGAAGTGAAGAAATATTATCATTTTTATTATCAAATGGACAATTTAATGAAGATTGTAGTTTTATATCTAATAATGATATAATTTTTTATAATTATATAAATGATATAAAAAATAATAGTAATAATATATGTGAAAAATTATTTTTATTTACTCAAAATAAAAACATAGATCCTGATTTTTTACCAAAAGAATGTTTAAAAAACGTGAAAAATAAGATTACTATTAATATACAGTTATAAATGAAAATCGAGTATATAAATAAAAATATATGGGATTTTTTATCAGATATAGATAATATTTCATTAATTGTCTTTATATCAGCAGATTATATATCTTCTGATGACTATTTTAAATATATTAAAAATAAATATAATTCTATTAAAACATTAAAAAATCAAAAAAAAACTAAAGGTGAAGTATCTTATATATATAAATATAATGTATATATTTATTATATTTTAATATCTGACTATATTGAAGATATTGTAGATGATATTAATATTAGAAGATCATTATCTAATTTTAATGAATTAATAACTACAGATAATATTGCAACATCTATGTCTCATATGAAATTTATATTACCAAACTATAATAATACTTTATCTTACATAAGTGATCATATCACTAATATAAAAAATTTATATATTTGCTTATAAATGGATAATATAAAAAAGAAACAAAATATATATGGAATAACAATATTTGATTATAATAATATTTTAAATTACAATGATGATAAGGTTATAAAACATATGATTGAAAATAAACGTATAGATGATCAAGATGTATATATAAATAATATATCAAAATTAATATATAGTAAAATAAATGATACAAAAGAATCTTTTAATAATAAAATTAATTTTAATTTATTATATTCAAGAGATAAATATATAAATGGTTTTCAATCATTGCAAATATTTAATATATATACTTTCGATTTCAATGAAAATTTTCTTTATGTAGATATTTCATTACCCAGTTTAATAATGCTTTATAATTTATTATATAATGAAAAACCTGTAAATAAAAATTTTAATTATTATGTACAATATCAATCAGATTATTTAGATAAATTATTAGTAGAATTCCATAATGCACCTAATAGTTCATCACCTATATTGAATAAAATATTATATTTAAGATCATTTCCTATTTTTAATTATATAATGGAAAAAATATCAAATAATTATTTAAATGATAATAATAGACATTTATTGGATAAAGAATATGAAAATGATATTAATAATCCAGCATTTACAAAAAATATCACATTTTTAAATTTATTATATTTTGATAATATAGAATATTATACATATAATATTAAAAATTTAATGAATAATAATACAAATATTCTATCATACTTAATAAATATCCCAAGTAATATTAATTATTCAGAAATAAAAAATATAATAGAAAATGAATACAATGTAGATATTATTTATCAAAATGCATCATTTGATGAAAATTATTTAAAATTACATATAATAAAAAATGAATTTTTAAATATTACAAATATTATTGATACAGATTTATATTTTGAATCTAATAGATTGTATAATTTAAATCGTATTTTATTAGATAATATAAAAGATTTTGAAATAGATATAATATCAGAAATTGGTAATTATAATAATGATATATTAAATTCATTATATATAAAAGGCTTATATAGATTTTATCATGAACTTTTACCATTATGTTTAAAATTTTATATAGATGGATATTCAATATCCCATGAATCATATAAATTTAACTATAATTATGATGAAGATGAAAATATTAGTTATACAATTAATAATATACCATTAATTAAAAATATAAACAATAATAAAATTAAATTTATTAATGAAACATTTAACAATATACCATCTAATATTAGTTATAATAAAATATTTTTTACAAATCTATTTTCAGAAAATATATTTAAGTTTAAAAATAAATATATATCAATGATGTTTTGTTCTCATTTTATTTTAATTAATGAGTTACCAACATTAACATTTAAATATATTAAAAATGACAATAATGATATATATAGTATTTTAAATTCAAATAATATAATGAAAAAAAATCATATGGCAACTGAAATAACTAGATATATTTATGATAATTTTAATAAAAATAATAATAGATATGATAAGCTTTTAAATATAGTAAAAGATTGTGTTTCAAAGAATAAATTATTATTTCCATTATTATTATTATACATTAAAAATGATATTGCTATAGATATTTTAATTTTATTTTATGAAAATGATAATATTTTAAAAGAATTAACTGAAACATATGATAAATTTATTAATACTATCAATTTTGTATCATATTTAAATAATAATATAAATAAAAGTTTAACAACATTTCTATTATTTTCAAATGACAAAGTAAGAGTTAGATATAATATAATAGATTCATTTACAAAATTATTTTCATCTTTATATAATCCAAAATATGATATTATATTATCACTAAATTCTTTATGATGAAATAAAAAATATTAATAGTACAATTGTAATTGGATAAATAAATGATATTATTAAATTTGGAATATCATCATCTTTTAATTTAACTATAGTTTGAGAATATTTTGCTATTGGGTTTAAAGTAGAAATACAATTATTAGTTGCTGTAAATACACCATTATCTTTTAATGTAATTTCACCAAAACTTATTTCACATACAGTAACATGGCAATATTTTTGTTCTTCTTTAATTATTGATGTTTTATATGAATCAGCTTTATTACATGGTGCATACCAACAATATGGCAACGAATATGATGATTTTGTAAAAATTTTAATATCATTACTTAATAAAATACATTGACATTTTGTATCAGTCGTATTTTGATTACAATATTCAATTAATTTTTTATCATTTTCATATTCACTACTCATTTATTTTTATTAAAATCCTCCATATATATTTGTATTTTCTATAAAAGTGTTATAATTCATATATACATCATTAGTTGTAAAAGATGCATTAAATATTGATTTAAATATATTTTTATACATTGAAATTTCTATATGCTCACCTTTTCTTTTATATCTAGGAAATATTGTATATTCTTCAATAAATCTATCATCTTCAATTCGCAATAATGCAAATAAATAATAATATAAATCCATAGCAAATTCATTATTTTTATGCAAAAAATTATATAATGATATAGTTGCAATAAATGATACTAAGTTTTTCATTGAAATATCTACTACTTTATCATTTTCTACATAAAGATATGTAGATGTAGTTAAATTAGTAAATATTAGATATTTTTTAGTAGTATCAATATATATATCTATTTCGTCATTGGTAACATTTATTTTTTTCATAGTATTTTCATCAATTACATATGGTGATTTTTCACAAACAACATTACCAGCAATAATATCCATTTTTGATATTTTATCACTAGATATCGAAGTTTCAAAAAATATTTCATTTAAAAAAGATCCATATTTCATACTAAATCGGCCTTTAATTTTAGATAAGAATTTCATTATATGATCGGGTGAATTCCATATTACAATTACATAATCATATAATGATGATGGTATAAATTTTTTAATATCAATAGTTAATGATGTATTATTTATAGTATATGGAATAGATTTTTTTGTATAAGTATTACTGAATATTTCTTTTAAACGTTTTATATTGAACATACTATTTTGTATAAAATATTCAATTAAAATAATATATTTTTTATACGAATTTTCAAAATCTTTAGTTAATTTGAATGATCTAAAATTTTCAGATAACATTCTAAAATTATTTAAAGTTTGCATTCCTGGATCAATAAAATAAATATTATTAATCATTACTTTAGGAATATTATCAATTATTTTTTTTGGAAGAAATATACAATCAATTAAGACAACATCTTTATATTTTAATGATATATGTCCTTCAATAAATGGAATTGAAAATATATATACATCATACCCAATTAAAAAATTTATGATACTCATGAAAAATATCATTAATTTGTAAGCATTAATACTGTATAAATCTATATCATTGTATTTTATATTAGAATCTATATTAAAACATGTAAATGAACCATAAACTAAACATTCATGATTTTTTATTACTAGTATAGTTTTTAATATATTTTCTAATAGTTTACATATATTTATAACATCATCGCTAACATTTTTATTTTTAGGAATTTCTTGGTTTTTATTAATTAATCTAGATCTACATAAATAATTACTAGTTACTTTTAATATAGGTGCAATACTTTCATCACTTTTTTTTACTGTTTTAGATGTTATTGATGTAAAATTCATTAATTCAACTGATATTGAACCATTATTATGATCAATAATATCTTCTAATAATCTATTTACATATGTTACTATTAAATGTTGAAATTTTAAAACTGCTATTATTGATCCAATTTTGTCAAAAGTATTTTGTTTATTAAAATAAGTATATACTCTTCTTTTAATATCATTATTTTTTGAAATATTAATAAAATCAGTTATATATATATCTTTTATTATTATTAATTTTTTAATAAATTCATCTTTATCAAATTTTACTATAGTATCTATTTGTTGTTTATATTTTATTAATTCATTATCGAATTCCCTTGTATTAATGTAAGTATTCATATTTATTTTTTATTTTTATTTTAATAAATACAATGCAAATATTTATAAAGACACTAACAGGCAAAACTATAACTATAGAGATTGAAGCAAATGATACAATTTCTAATTTAAAACAGAAAATTCAAGATAAAGAAGGTATACCACCTGATCAACAAAGGCTTATTTTTGCAGGAAAACAATTAGAGGATAGTCGAACATTAGAAGATTATAATATTCAAAAAGAATCAACTTTGCATTTGGTTTTACGTTTACGAGGTGGTATTAAAAATTCATAAAAATTGATTGTAAATAAATATCACTACAAATAATTTTATCTGTTATTTTTTTATAAGATTTTGATGTTAATGCTTCATATAAATTATTTAAATTGGATTTTCTTTTAATGTGTTCCATATATTGTTTCCTAAGATTTGTAATATTTTTAGGTATAAATGAATATTCTTCAAATAAAATTTTTAATATACTAGATTTAATTATACTTAATTCAAATAAATCTTCTATTATATCATACATATTATTAAAATCAAATTTTACATATTCATAATTGTATAGTACATTAAAATCACTAACATTATTATTTATTAAATTATAAGTATTATATAATTTAATATATTTATCTATATAATCTAATCCACATTCATTATTTTTATAATTTAATTCTATTTTCATGTTTAAATCTAATATGTCTTTAGATATTGGATTATTATAAAATAAAAAATTAAAAAATTTTTTGTTAAATTTTAATTTATTAATATCTACATCAAAATTATAAAAATATCCTTTTGGTTCAAATGGTTTTTTTGCTATAGATTCGATCACATTAATATAATTGTTATAAACATTTTCAGATGTAACATTAATTTGTCCAATCTCATAAGTAATTTTAGGTTCATCATGATTTAAAATTTCATCTATAGCAATATAGTTTTTATTTATTAACAAATCTGATATAATACCAGATAATTCTATAGGTATATTTTTTATTATTGCAAATAATTCTTTTAATAAATCTTGTCTTAAAATTTTATATCCAAATAAGTACGTCCAAATTATTATATTATGAGTAACAAATCCATTTCTTATATATGAATATAAAATTGAAAAAAAAACATCGTTAAAATTTTTAGCATATCCATCATTTTTTAAATTTTCAAATGATTCTCTAGATTTCCATAAATATCCTGGATCTAAATTAGAATCAGAAACTTTAAATTTATATTCTATAGTTTTTAATGATGATTTAAATAATGGATAATAATTAGTATTTATATAACTAAATATGGATCTATCATTATTAATTATTTCTAATAAATTATCAAATGTTATATCTATTTCTGCATCATCATTTGTTAAAATAGAAATAGCTAAATCTTTTTTAGAATAATATGTAAATATTAAAAATTCAGTAACTTTATTGGGATCATAGTATTTATATGTAACAACTTTTGATAATAAACTACTTACGTTTATATTTTTTATATTATCAATATTTATATTACTTGGTGGCACATTGTAAACTTTATCCCAAAATTTATTTATTATATAATCAGATAAATTTTTATAATTATCAATATTTATTATATTATTTATATATTCCTTTAAATCAGTTGAATTCATTATCTGACGTAATAAATTATGAATAATTAATTTATAATTTTTACTAATTTTATCATATATATCATAGTTTTGCATTTCAATGAGTAAAATGTAAAAATATGAATTATTTGTTATACATACATTATTAAATATTTTATCTATTCCATATTTCTCAATTAAATTATTCATTATTGGTGTATATAACAATGATGATTTAGTTATTTTATTGAATTCATTTTCCATTTATATTATATATAATGAGTGTGTTAAATAAATATACTATTGAATATATATGCAAATATCTTTCACCTAATAGTATATTAAATTTATCATTAGTTAATAAACATATATGTAGTATAATACATAATGAATTATATAATATAAATTATAAAATATCTAATAGAAAATATAATAGATTATCTGATAAATTTGAATTATTTTTAAATATTAATACATTTAATATAATTAGAAATACAATATCATATAATTTAACATCATTATCTATTTCAAATATACGTATATCAGATTGTTGTATATCACAATTATATAATTTAAAAAATCTAATAATAAAAAAATCAATAATTGATCAAAATTTACCTCAATCATTGAAAAGATGTATTATGATTGATGTTGATATAAAAATTAATGATGTAATAAAAAATTTATATAATTTACATTCGTTAGGATTAACTATTAAAAAAAATATAAAATTAGATTTTCCAAATTCAATAACTACATTATCTATAATTGAATCAAAATTTACAAAAATAAATATTAATAATATAGTTAATAAAGCTAATATATATTTATTATTTAATAGAAATTTAACAAAAATTAATTTACCTAATGAATCATATTTAACAATAGTAAATTGTAATAAATTAAAACAAATATATACCAATGAATATACAATCATAGATACATATAAAATTAAAAAAATATTAAATATTGAATTATATCATAAATATTTACTTAAATATAAATCTTATTAATAATCCATTTTTTATCTTCATCATTATCTATTTGTTTTTTAATATTATAATATTTATCATTAATAAACATACGAATTATATTATCAATAAAAGATATATTATAATAGTATACAAATTTATTATCATCTTTAACATTAGTTCTAAATATTCTTCCTATAGCTTGAATAATTGTTTTATTATTAGTAATAGGTAATGTAATATGTAAAGTATTTAATGATTGTAAATCTAATGATTCTGAACATGCTGCTATTGTTGATACAATAATAAAATTATTTTTATTTCTAGCTTCATTTAATGAACTTACACTATTTTTATATTGTTTAACATCATATAAATAAACGGAATCATTAATAATTGATTTTAATTTATTATATAGATATATCATATGGTCTCTATAATCAGTTAAAATTAATGCTTTTGTGTCATCATGAAAACATTTATGTATTATATCAACTATACAATTATTTCTCATATCATCTTTTGAAATACACATTTTATAATTATAATTTTTCATATACACTTCTTTAAATTTATCTTGTTTAATTCTATTTAATAATATATTAATAGAATTATTACTAAAAGAATTATTTATATCTTTTGATTCAACTGAAACTAATATATTTTTAGTTTGGTTTTGTTCACCATTAGCTTTTATCATATGTGTTACAAATAAATTCATATTATCGGCTGGTGTTGCTGTTAATAATAGACACATCTTAAAATAATTTTTATACAAGAACTTAGTCATTAAAATATCATTATTTAAATTATATTTATGTATTTCATCAATTATAATAATTGAAAAATTTTCATAAATATAGTTATATATTTCATCATTTTGTAAATGTTTATCTGGACATATAAATATATCACAGTCTAATCCATTTTTAATATCCTTTAATGCTTTTTTAATACCATCTATAGATGAATATATTTTTAAATCTTTATTAAATATGTTAATTTTATCAACCCATTGACTAACAATAAATTTCATTGGTGCAATTATAACACATTTAAATTTTAATTTATTAATAATAGCAATTGACAATATTGTTTTACCAAATCCACAAGGACATACTAAAGATATGTATAATGGTTTATTTGATTCATTAATATTATAAATTTCTAATATTTTATTAAATATATGTTTTTGTTTATGCCTTAATTCTAAATTTGAAATTTCTAATGATTCATTAGATATTGATTTTAAATTAAAAGATATTTTATCATAATTTTTTAACATACGTGGAGGTATTCTAATAAGTGTATTATTAACTGTATTCGGATCATTATATATTATTGGATTCATATAAATATCATAACAAAGAACAGAATTATTGTTTATTCTACTTCTTAATGCTGCATGTAATGCAGGCGATAACTTAGAATATAGCATTTAAAATAATATTGAATATTTAATAAAGGAAATAAATGGAGTCTAAAGTATTTTTTCACGAAATATTTACTATAAAGTTAATAACACCATTAGCCGAAAAAATAGGTACATGTATTAATGCTATTTACAATGATAACATAAAACTTCCTGTATTTTCAAAATATATAATTGATAGAACATATTCTTTAAGTATACCATTTGAAAATATGGTTAATAATTTAAAAAATATAAGTAGGATGATTCCTTATTTATTTTCAAATTATTTTAGAAATACTAATAATTTAGGAATAAAATTACATTTAATTTCTGATGGTACTAAATATTATTTAACATGTAAAGATTTAGAATTATTTATATTTGATGATACAACTGGTAAAATAACAATTATTGAAAAACCTAAGTATGCTGATAAACATATGATAGGATGTATTTCTGCTAATTCAAATTTAACAGAAGAAGAAAAGAAAAAATATAAAAGTGAAGGATATATTTTATTATTTACATCTACATCAAATATTGAAACTAATTATAATTTACATGATGAAATTTTAAAAACATTCCCAGATTATCCTATGAAATCTATTACTAATGAAATTGAAAATTCTAGACAAAAATATGAACCATCATTTATTGAATACGATACACCATTTAATTTATGGATAATTGTAAATAAAGAAGGAACATTTTTAAATATAAGATTAAATCATTACTTTGATATAGATAAAAATATAATAAGAAATTATTTATTAGATATTTTTAAAATAATTAATGATATATTCTTCACTTCTACTGATAATATTTATCAAGAAATTAATGATTATATAAAAGATTTAGAATATAATGGTATATATGATCATAAATTAAATTATGATATAATAACAGTTAAAAATAAAATTAGTACAAAAATATTTGATGCATTATGTTATGTTAATGATATTCCGTGTAATAATGGATTTTATTTAAAACCTAGAGATACTGAAGTAATTCAATCAGAAAAACTTACAGAATTTTTTAGAAAAGAAATCCAACATATATCTGAAGAAATAACTAATCATTTTAATTCAATTTATTCACATAATTAATATACATTGTGCTAATATTAATAATTTTTTATAATTTATATCATTGATATTTATAAAATATACATCAGATACTTCTCTATTTGGTTTAAAATATAATAATATATCATATGATGTTAATGGTATATTTGCTATGAAAGTTATATCATGAAATGTTTTATATACTATTTTATCATATATTGTTGTATCAGCATAATATGTTTTTGAAACATCTATATTATTTAAATTTATATTTAATTCTTCTTTTGTTTCACGTTTTATTGTATCTATAATAGATTCTTTATTAATTGGTTTTCCACCAGGTAAAACTAATGTTTTATTAATTTTTTTTGTTCTATTATTTATATCTTTATAATCAATTATATTAAAATATTTATTTATATTATCATCAATATATAATTTAGTAAAATAATGATATTTAGTTAATTTATTATTATCGTTACAGTTTAATAACATTATTTTATCAATATCTTTTATTTTGTTATTTTTTTTGAGATATTCTAAAAAATTGCCAAAATGTGTAGAAATAAATTTAATTATATTTTTATATCTACTATCTTTAGGAATACCTTTTAAAATATAAAATTTTTCATCTATATTTAAATTTTGAAATAAGCAACAAAAATATCTAAGTGTTGTATTTGATACTTCTTTTTTTTTAATAGTTAATCTATGTAATATATCAAAATAATAACTATCTTTTCTTTTACCAAATACAATTTTATCATCAGCCGTTATAAATACTATATTAAATGTTGTATTTTTACTAGGTTCAGGTATATTCTCAAACCCATAAAAATTTTTAATTTCAATAATTCTTTTTTCAGAATAAGTTTCTATTTCATAAATTTGGCTAGACATAATAACATATTTATAATAATATATTTATTTATATCAAATTTACATTAAAATAATTTTTAATTCCTATTCCAACAATTTGAATACCAATATCCATAAAAGGTATATTTGGTGTAGAAACATAATTATTAATAAATGTTTTAGTTGTATTACATTTATTATCTATAAATTCATCAGTAATAACAGATACCATATTTTTAAATTCAGTTAATTTAAATACGTCAACTAAACATTTTTCTATACATACAAATATTAATTTTATAATAATCATTGATGTATTAAATGATTGTTTATGAATATTTATATTTTTAATTAACTGATAAATTTCTTCTATTTCATCTTCATCCATATATTTAAAATCATCAATAGATAATGTAATATCTTGTTTTATTGCAAAATTTAATATTTCCTTCTTCTTATTTAATGATTGTTCACAAAATCCATTAAGTTTACTTATAAGTAATTGCATATTTTTTGATTTGCTAGTTTTATATTGTTGTTTTTTTAATTTTTTATTTTCATCTTTTAGTTGTTTTAATAATTCAGTATTTGATGGAGGTCTAATTGGTGATGTTTTTTTTGTAAATTGTGATGATTTTGTATTTTGTTCATTAAATATATTTATTTCAGTTTTAATGGAACTTTTTGAAGATTTATTAGATTTAGTTATAGAAACACTAGTATTATAATTAACATTATCATTATCATTATCATTATTTTCATTATTATATATAGTTTCATCAAATAATTTATTTAATTCATCATTATTATCTTCTATATCATCATCAATAGGTATTAATTTTGAAATAATTGTATTTGTATTAGAGTTATCTGGTTCAGTATATAATTCTTGAACATTGTTAATATATTGTTCTTTAAAAAATTCAGGATAATATCCAGGATAATTACTATCATTTTCTAAATCTACATTATTATTGTTAATATTTTCATATTCAACTTTAGATATTATCATTTATAATATTTTTTATTGTTAAATAAATGAAAGATAAAAATAATCATATAAATTACTTATTAGACAATGTTTTAAACTATATAGATTTTTATGACACACTTTCTAAAAATAATGAGATTACCATCAATGGAAAACAGTATAAATTAGATGAAATACTATCAAAAACTTATATGCATCCATTAGATACAATAAAAATACAAAATACAAATGTTATATTTAAAAATGAAATTTATAATCAATTTATGATAAATTTATTTATGCATTATAATAATCCAGCTATGAATTTTACTCATAATTTACAAAATATAATTAATAATAAAACTGAAATATTACCAGATGAATTATCATTTTTTAATTACAACACTGCCAATTATTTAAGATATAGATTTATGTATGATGATAATTCATCTGGATTAAGAGGTGGTATGCTTATTGACAAAACTGAAGATGGATTTATATCATATAATGATGAAAGTGCTAGTTATATTGTAAAAAAAATGGAAAACTATATTTCTATAATTAATGAAGATAAATATGATTTTTATGTTACATATCACGCATTTATAGATTATTTTTTAGAAAATGATAAATTGTCTTATGGTGATATAATAGACGAAAAATCAAAAAATGATAAAATGTATAATAAAGACGAAGATTATAAAAAATATTTAAATGAACATACTGTAAGTAATGACGAATCTAAAAAAATTCGTAAAAAAATAAAATATTATTTGAAATTTTTTGATACTATCTTACATAAAGATATAATCTCATTTTATGAATATATACCATTAACTAAAATTTTAGATTATATTGATAAAGATACTGATATTAAATTAATTTTAGATATTTTGATAACTAAAGCTGAACCTTTATTGAATGAAAATAATAGTACAGAAATAATCGCATATTTATTTAATAAAAAACAAAGTTTAAGACTTTATGAAAATAAAAAATATTATAATAATAATAATAATGCATTAAGTAAATTTGTTAGTAATAAACTTTTAGATATTCAAAGAAGGATTATAAATATAATGGAAATAAATTCAGATAATAACCCAACAGAAATATTAATTACATTTAATAGTAAGTATCAATCACTTATAATAAATAACATTTATAATGCATTTATATTTTTTACTAATTATATTAATAATTATTTAATTGTATACGAATTTAATTTAGATAGTCCAAACGTTAAAAAATTTATTAAAAAATTTAATGACCTTTGTGATGGAATATTTGATGTATTAACACTGGATGAACCATTAGTTGACGATCATAGAATAGACCAATTTTTTAGTCGTTCATTTGGAAAAAGGGATTTTATATCAGAACGTTCTAATGAACAACTAAATCAAATGATTATAAATTTATATAAAGTATTTAATGAAATTAATAATAAACTAAAAAATATTGTTGAAGAAACTAAAAAATTTGTTAATGCTATTAAAATAGAAGATATTAATTATTATAATTATAACAAGGATAATAATAAAAATGAAAAAAAAATAAAATATGCGATTAATGTATTATTACTTTCTATATATGTAAATATTATAAAAGGACAACTTGATTATGATAAATTAATAAAATATCTTAATTATGATCCAGAAACTCTTCAAAAAGATTTATTTAGTAATAATCAAAATAATGAATTTAATATTATATTAAAAAATAATATATTTAAAAATTTAAATTTTATAGAATCTCCTGATTTAAATAAAGAATTTGAGAATGATCACTATATATTTGATAGTAAACTTAACGATAATAAAGACAAAAATAATAAATATGATGAAATAATTAACAGTATTAATGAAAATTCTAAAAAATTATTTTATGATTGTTTATCTACTGATTATTCTTCATTATTTAAAATTACTCCACATTTAGAAATTAAAGATGAAGTATATAAAACATTAATAAATAATGCAACTTCAGAATTTGTTAAAAGTGGAAAAATAAATATATTAAACGCATTTGAACTCAAGGATAATATATATAATAAAATTCCATTAGTATTAAATCCTGTTATAAATATTAAAAAAGAAGTAAATAATTTACATGAGAAAATATTTAAAGGAGATTATGAAGATAAATATAAAAATATATCTATAAACAATTACAAATCATTTATATCAATGTTACCTACATATTATTATACATTATTATATAATAATCCAACTATATTGAAAGTTACACATAATCAACAAACTAAAATAGTTAATGATAATAAAATATTTCATATTAATTCGTCTCCAAATATCAATTTTTTTAATCCATTTCAAAATTCTAATGATGCTGATTTGATAATGATAGAAAATGAAAATAAAAATAATTTAGATAAATTAGATAGTATAATATATAGTAATTTTTGGTTTGGTATTCCATATAATGACTTTGATAAATTGACAATATTGCAAAAATCATTTATTTTAAGATCATGCTTTACTATTGTTAAATCTGAACTTAACAATACAATAATTCATACAACATATGATAATGCTTTAGATAAGGGAATGAATATTGATTTTATTTGTATTATTCCATATCCATATTCTGCAACTGAAACAATGCATAGTATAGTAATGAAAGTAGTTAATAGTTTAAATATTACTGATTCAATGTTTTTTCAATATAATAGAAATGATTATATATCAAATATTGGATTAGATCAAGAAGGTAATAAAATTTTTATTAATAAAGTTTTAGAATTATCATCATTAAAAGATTTAGTAATAACATATATTTTATTAAGAGAATCTAATTCTGGAAATGCTGATTTAAAATTATCACCAGATCAAGAAGCTACTTTTATAGTAAATATTATGAGATTATTAAATTATAATGTAACAGTTACAACTAATAAAAAAAATACTTCTAATGCTATATATATACGTGTTAGAAAAGATAGAATAACTGTTGATAATTTTAAACGTATTTTGAGAAAAAATTATAATATATCTAATCAAAAAATTTTAACAGCAATAGGAAATAAAATGGCACCATTATTGTCATATATTAATCGTAAAAATTTAAATAAAAATATAGAATATGCAGGTATGGAAAATAATTTACAATCTGAAGATTTTATATATCCAATTATCGAATATAATAATCCAATAAATATTTTAGATAATGTTGATTTATCATTTATGAATACAAATAGTTTATTTGAATTATTAAATACTGATATATTTGAACCAGAAACTAGACTATTTAAATCAAAAGTAATAGCAGCAATGTCTAGTAATTCTAATGATAATATTGTTGATGTTATTGTAGAGCATTTACCACAAAGTAGTACATATAAAAAATCTATATGCAGTAATATTTATGAAATTATTGCAGGTAACAATGAAAATCCATTAAATGAAATAATTCAAAATTTTATTACTCCAGATTGTGATGAAGAATCAATAAATATTGATAATAATACATTACTAAAAAAGATTATTAACAAAAATAAAATTATAGCATCTGTTGATACAGATATTACTGCAAATATTTTTAAAAATAACTTAATTAAAATTATGGAAACTATAACTAATAGATATGCATGTCAATTAAGAGCACCAATTCATTATATAAATACTTTAGATAAATTAAAAAATATATTATCTTCTGAAAATATAAATATAGAAGGTGAGTTTAAAGATAATATATCAGGAATAATATCATCTTTATATAATAATACATTATTAATAATTCAATATATTATTATTATTAATACTATACTAGAATTATCAAGAGCATATAAACGTGTTAATAAAGATATTAATGGTACTATTATTAATGAAGATTTAATCAATGAAGTAAAATGTGTATTTAATGATATATTTTCTAAATATTTTAACAATATAGAAAATCTTAGAAATAATCCTATATTTAATTCATTTTTAGGTAATAATAATAGAAATGATGTATTACATGAATATTAAAAAAAGTTATTCTAATGTTTTTAATAATGTAACATATTCAATATTTTTATCATTTTCTATTAAACTTAAATATAAGAAATACTTTGATAATTTATTATTACATATAATTACATTATCTATAAAATCTTTTTTAATATTTATAATATCTTTATCTAATTTATTATTCCATGGTAAACCATATAAAATATCATAAAGTAAATATCCAAATGATTCTAAATCACTTTTATATGTTGATATACCATTATGCATATCTATACCAATATATTTATAAGTACCATTATTAACTAATTTACAATTAGTAATAAATTTTTTTGTGTGTTTAGTTATATTTCCAAAATCTGTTAAATAAAATTTATTATTATTTTTATCATATAATATATTTTCATCTTTAATATCAGAATGAATATATTCTTTACTATGTATATATTTTAAGGCAAATATTATATCTTTTGATAAATTATAAATATTATTTATTGATATTTGTTTTAAATTATAATCAAGTTTTGGTAATACTAAAAATCTAAGTTTTTTATATTTATCAATACCACTATCAACATATGGTAATATATTAACATCTTTTACCATTTCTTCTTTACAATATCTAATATAAAAGTTGATTTCGCAAAATAATGGTCCATCTTCAATTGATGCAATTTTTATAATTTTATTATCATCATTTTCTAATAAATGTATATTTATATAATATTCATTTACTAAACATTCTGATACTTGCCAAATATTACCTCTAACTGATTTTAATATCATAATTATTATATATTAAAATAAAATATATATATTTTCAAAAAAATTATTTTGTAGAACTAATAGATAAATAATATGTAGGCATTTGTTTTTCTCTAATTTTAAATGTTATTCCTCTCATATTAGTATTTAATAGAAACATTTTTGTTGAATAAGGTAATCTAAATGATATAATTTTTGGTGATAATCCAATATTTTCACATTGTAAACACTTCCAACGTTTTATTTCTAATGAATCTTCATATGTAGCAAAAATACCACAATTACTACATGCCATTGCTGGTAAATATTTTTCAGATGGATCAGATAATAATTCAAGTGTTATTGATGGTACAGAATATGTTAAAAATACATCAACTTCCATTTCACCAATTTTAATACCACCACCTTTTTTTTTGCCAGATGGTGGTTGTCCATATTTATCTAATCTGCCTCTATTTCTAACTGATAATTTATCTGCTGACATTTGTGATAATCTAGAAAATAAAATTGGTGCAACAAATGCTTTTGTTTTTTTACCATTTTCAACTAATTCCATAGGTTTATGTGTATCTGGATTATATATTACATGTCTACAATATACAATATCATTTAATTCTTCATCTGAAATATTTGGATATAATGGTTTTATTTTATTTCTAATATATTCTATTATATCAGTTGATGTCATATCAGTATATGTTGGATAATTAATATATCTAGTATTATTATTTTCGTCATATGGAATTAAAGAAAACATATTTGTTAACATTGCATCAAAATACATAGGAAATGTTTTACGACTAGTTATACTAGTACTATTAAATATTAAATCAGGTCTTAAACCATCTTTTGTATATGGTAATTCTGATTCATCTAAAATATCTGCAACAGTAACTTTTTGTACTGATTTTGCTAATTTATCACCAATTGCTAATCGTCTATAAGATGATAATAAAATCTCAACTTTTATAATATCAGTACCTTGTTTTCTAGTACGTTCAACTACAGCAGGATAATTTGAAACATATGGTTCAGATTTATCAAATAATCTAGTATTATCATCAGTTTCTTTATATTTTGGTTTAAGACATCTATATAATGCATCATTTTTAACCATTACAGTTCCAACATCAGGCAAACCCATAACGTTAATTTTTGAGTAATTATTATTTGCATTATCAGGTGATGGATTATTATTATTTATTTGAATATCAGAAACTTCAGCTACAATTGCATTTAATGTTATTACAGATAACATTCCATTTTCAACTGATCTTTTATTTACAATAACACCATCTTCAATATTTTTATTATAACTAAAAAATCCTACTAAAATATGTTGTCCCATACCATTTTTTGATATTCCAGATATATCTTTTGGTATATTTGTTACACAAGATTTTTGTAATGGAAATGATAAATATGTACAAGATTCAAATTTATTTAAAATATTATCTTGTGGACCAGTAATTATATGTTTATATTGTGCTGCACCAAATGTTCCTCTAACACCAGCCATTTTTCCAACATCATGCATGCATGATACTAATTGACTGAAATATATATAATTTGGTAATCTAACATATTGTATAGTTTTTCTAAATTCTAAACTATATTGTTTAAATTCTTTTATTGAATTACATATTCTTGAATATAATGCTTGACCAACATCAACAAATTCAATTATATCATTATATTTTAACATTATATCACTAAATGACATTATTTCATTTTTATCAATTTTATATTTATCTAAATTTAATATTCCATTTTCAACAATAAACATTGGCTGTAATGCTCTTCTATTACCAACATTTATTCTTATTTGAAAATATCTATTTGTTGGAACATTAATTTTTTTAATTTTATCCATTTCATGAATTGGAATAACTTCAATACCAATGTCATTAGTACAAAATATATTTGATATTTTTGCTAATTTAATATCTTTCACAAATTGATCAACTTTTGATTGATCAATACTAGTTACATAAAATTCAGATGATTCTTCAATTATAGATATTATCACACCATTAATTTTATTAATTATATTATTAGTTTTTGCATATGTTAAAATATATTCATTAACTTCATTAAAAATACGTTCTCTAATTTTTAGTGTATGATGTGAAATAATTGTACCAATAGTTAATCTTTTTATCAATCCTGCATTTGAACCATGATCTGGTGTATCATAAATATCTAAAACACCAATTGTTGATTCATGCAAATTTCTTGCTTCTAATGATTTTGTTAATTCAATACTTGAACCCCTCATAACAGCATTTGATACAATAATTGGTTCTTGCCAATTTGATTTAGTACTAATTTTAACAACATCACTATTTTTTGTATCTTGCATATTGAAAAAATTATTAAATGCTGGAGTTATTTGTGGAATTAGTTTAATTTGAGATAATGCATTATTTATATTTTGATTTATTTTAGATTCAATTTTAAATTCGTTTGATTTTTCTTTTATTTGATATAATAATGTATCTATACTTGATTTTATTATTGATTCGAATATATCAGCAGCAGTAGAAATTCTTCTAGTTGCTAGATTATCTTTATCTGGATATATATCAGGCTGAAACATTCCAACAATAAATTGTCTAAAAATACTAATTAAATACATTCCTTTATTAATTCTGCCATTAGTTATATGAGGCAAAAAATTAGATAATAATGAATTTGTATATGCTTGTAATGTAATATTTTTATCATTTTTAAATTTATTAATATATGCTTCTTTAATAACATTTGATACATAAGTATGTATATTATTTTCATTATTAGCTAATATCATTTGTGAATTTTTTATTAATATTTGTATTTTACGAACAATACTATTATTAAATCCTCTTTTAATTATAGATTCGATATCTTCAAATGACATTTCAGAATAGAAATGTATTAATAATATTAAATCTATTTGAATAAATGCTTTTTTAGAATCAATAACACATTTAATTTTTCCAGGTGTATAATCAATATCAATTGTTAAAAACTGTGGTGGATAAATTTTTTCATTTATCATTCTAAATGAAGGATGTTTACTTATAAACGAACAATGAAATATAAAGGGTTTATTCATTTTTTTTAATTTTGGGTATACGTACATTTGTTCTATTCTACATGTAACAAATTTTGTAATTCCTTTAGATAAAATAAATGAACCACCTGGATTATTAGTTTCAGTTAATGAATTATCAATCATTGGTGTATTTCCTCCATAAGATATATATTGCGGAATTCTAATTTCATTTGGTGTACAATTATAAGTATATATTAATTGTAATTTAGATTCACCATCTTGATTAATAATCTTTTTAAATATACTAACACATATACCTATGTTTAAATCAAAACTTTTATTATCAAATGATGAATATATATAACTTTTTTTATTTTCTTGTTTTCCAGAAAATTCTATTTTTAATATTATTTCTTCTTTAGATGATTTGCTAGATTTAACATTAATGACTTCTTCTCTAGTAAAAAATGCAGATAAGTCATGATTAAAATTACGAAAAGGAATTTCAATATTTATTAATGATTTAGATTTAATATTTAATTTATTATCACTACTCAAATATAATTTTGCAATATATTCCTCTATATTATTTGGTATCATTTATTAATTTTTATTTTTTTTCATTAATTTTTGAAATAATACTACAATTAATAAAAAAAAAAACAAATAAATGTGTTTATTACATTAGTTGTCCAGAATTTAAAAATCATACAGTAAAAGTAAATGAGAATTATATTAATGAAAATTACTATGGACGTTTTACGTTGGAATTATTAAATAAAGATGAATCATTTCATATTTGTCTTCATCTTGATGACATGCATGTTTATTGTACAAAAAAAACTAATAAATCTGACTTAGTTAAATATGTGGATTTAGTTAAAAATTCATATAATTTTAATATTTCAGATTGTTACACCTGTCCAAAATGAAATGTTGCACCTGTTTATAAAATGATTTTGTTGTATAAATAAATGAAATGTTATTTTTTTTATAAATGAATAAATATTATAGATATCCTGTGTATAATATTTATGAATGTTTAATTTTATTAGCTATTAAATATGAAAATAATAAAGTTAGTCTAGATATAATAAATTCATTATATGAAATATTAAATAATATTAAATTTAGTGATAAAATAACTAATGAAATTATAAAAAATTATAATAAAATAGTTGAAAAAATTTTTTATATGCATAATCAATTTAAAATAAATGATTATAATATTATATTACAGTATTTAATAGAATATAATAATGAAATAAATAAATGTATTAAAGAAAATAAATTTCCATGTAAAAATCCATTATATAATATTACATATAAAAAAAAATTATATATTTATGATTTAGATTATGAAGAAAAAAAAGATAAAGAATTAGTTATTAATATAGAACAAAAAAATGCAGTTGATAAAATAAATGATATTAAAAATAATGTTAATAATATACATTCAGATAATGAAACAATTATTACTGGTAAAGAAACATTAATAGATATATTAAATAAATTATTAAAATTAGTATCATCTGATGAAAAACAATTAATAGAACAAATATATAAAAATATTAATAATAAAGAAATAGAATTTAAAAATATTGATAACGTACAAAAAGAAATAAATAAAAAACAAGATGAACTAAATAAATTATTAGATGAGAGTAAAAAAGAATTTATTAAAAAACAAGAAGAACTAAATAAGACAATTGATAAAAAACAAGAAGAATTAATAAAGAAATTAAATGATAAAGAAATCAATTTTAATATTGATGAAAAACAAAAATTATTAGATCAAATAAATTCAAAAATAAATACTTTAAATGAAAATATTAAAGGTGTTATGAATTTGTATACCGAAACTAAAAATAAAATATCAAATTTACAAAATGAAATTTTAAATAAAGATTCAACAATAAAATCTTTAGATGAAAAACAAAAATTATTAGATGAGTTAGATAAAAATATTAATAATATTACATCTTTATATAATAAATCTAATACTAAAATAACAAATATTCAACAACTTTTAGAATCTTCATTAACCGATTTTAATAATGCTAATATTAATATAAATGAATTAAAATCTAAAATTAAATTATTTGATAATGATATACAAAAACTAAATAATGATATAACAGAACAAAATAATAAAATAACTGATTTTTTTAATAATAGTACTAGAATATTTAAAGAAAAATTAGATACAGAATATAAAAAAATAGATGATATAAAAAATAATAATTTACAAAAACTTGAAGAATCGTATAAAAAAATAGATGAACAAACCGAATATTACAAGAATAAAATAAATAAAGAATATAATGATATTATCGAATTAAAAAATAATAATTTACAAAAACTTGAAGAAGAAAATAAAAAAATAGATGAACAAACCGAATATTACAAGAATAAAATAAATAAAGAATATAATGATATTATCGAATTAAAAAATAATAATTTACAAAAACTTGAAGAAGAAAATAAAAATATAAATGATAAATTAACTAAATTAAAAAATGATATTGAGTCAAATACAGAATTATTTAACAAATTAAATATATCAGATTTTAAAGACAAGTCTAGAGAAATTGCAAAATTAAATACTGAATATGAACAATTAAGAAAAGATCTTTTAGAAAATATTAATAAAACTAATGAATTAATGAAATTATCTGATAATAAATTATCATCACTTGAACAATTATATGATAGTAAAAAAAATATATTAGATGGAATTGATAAAATATATAATTCATTAAAAGAAAAAAATGATAAAATTGATGAATATTTTTCTAATATTGAAAAGTTTGATATATATAATGTAATTGAAAATAAATTTATTGGTAATTTAGATAGTATAATAAATAAAATTATAAATAATGATCAATTTAAAGAATATATAAATTCTAAAATAGATAGTAAATCTAATGAACTTTCCACAATGTTTGATGATATATTTAATGCTAAAAATCAAATTGCTAGTATAACAAATAATATAGAAAATATATCAAATAAAATAAAAGATTTAAATGAATTTATAATAAGTAATGAAGATTCAAGTAAGGAATTATTAGATGAAATAAGGAAATATAAACAACAATTTGATAAAATTAAAGATGCTATGAACACAGAAGTTAAAAGTTTTGAAAATACATTGCAAAAAGATATTGATAGTATTAAAAGTAATATAAATGAATTAACTAATGCATATGATATTATAAATACTAAAGCTAATGATTTGGATGATAAATTAAATAACTATGGTTCAGAATTTAAAAATTTATATAATAATGCATCTGATCTTTTAGATACAATACAAAAAAATAATGATGAAAAAGTTAAGCAATTAAATGAATATTTAGAAAAAAATAAAAATCAATCAATTGAAATAAATGATATAGTAAACAATTTTATAAAAGAATTGATTAAATTTAATAATACAGAAACAAATAAATCATTAAATGAATTACTTACAAATGATGATATTAATGATAAAATATTTAAATTATATAAAGAACTAAATAAAATTTCAACTAATAATTTATTAAAAATATATAAAAATGAAATTGATAATGTTAATGAAAAATTATCTATTGTTATTGAAAATTTACAATTTATAAATTCTTTTTTATCAATTGAATTTAACCAAGGATCTATTACAAGCCATATTAATTTTTTATTAAATACATTAGCAGGAATAAATGATGTATTAAATAAATTAAATCTTAAAATTATGGCTGATACGACTAGACGTGGTGATACGAATATACGTGATGAAATTAAAAATCAAATTAGTTCCGAAAATATAAAAAGTCAAAAATTTAATGAAAAAAATGAAAAGGATTTAAAAAAGCTTATTTCATTTAATGATAAATTAAATAAATATAATATTTCTGCTGGATATACTGAATACAATAATATTGAACATGAATGTTTAAAATATTTATATATTGCTGTATCAGATCAAGAATATAGATATTATAAATTTATAATACATAATATTAAACAAATTGATAAAAATAAAAAAAATTCAATGCTTCAATTTTTAAAATTATTTTTAAAACGATATATAATTATATATGATTTAAAAATTTTATCTGATACTATTGATAATATACAAATAAAACAATATTATTTAAATAAACTATATAAAAATGAATATAAACTAAATACTTTTGAACAGTTTATTAATCAAACATATGGATTTACAATGCCAATATTCAATATATTAAATATTTCAACAAATATGGTATTTGATTATATTTTTAAAAATAATAATATATATTGTCCATTGTATAATTTTGATTACACATCATTTGATACATATTCTAGACAAGAATTTTTAAATTCTTTAATATATAAACTTGATTATATTTGAAAATAAAGATTTATTTGTAAAATATGTATAATAAATACATATTAGAAAAACTTATTAGAATTAAATTGTTAAAGCCAAAAATTTATATTGTTACGTCAAATAAATCTTTAAACGATATAAAAAAAATAGTTAATGTGTATAATTCATTAGTAAAATCTATAAATAAAGCATTAAATTTACCATCTAGATTGTCAATAGATGGAATAGTTTTAAAAGATTTAATATGGGATAATAGTAAAATTATTATTAAAAATTATCCTTATGTGTATTATGAAATTGGTATAACAAATAATTTTATAAGTAGTGAAAAAAATTATATATATACAGATGGTGTTGATTGTCTTATATTTAAAAAAACATTAAAAAAAAGTATAATTAGTGTATATATTCAACATGCATCTTTTAAAGGAAATAAAAAAACGTCGGGTTTTAATATATGGGATATATTACCTAAAATTGATTATTATTTATACTGCAATATTAATAATTGTATTTCTATGATTGATAATATTTCTATTAGATGTTTAATTATATCAAAAGATACAAATATTTCAATGGAAGAGTTATATATATCAATAATGAATGGTAAATCTATGCATGATGAGTTAGATATAAAAATTATATATTATGATATAAATAAACAAAGACATTTTAACCATTTTAATAATTTTAAAGTATTGCCTGAATATGATAAAAAAAATGATATTGCTAATGTGATATTAACATATAAAAATAAAAAACTATTCTTGTATATAAAAAAATTATATAATAGTAAAATACAAAACACTGTATTAAACAAAAATAATCTAACATATGATTTAATTGTTGAAGATAAAATTATTCCTTTAAAAAAAACTTATTTTTTACATTATTATAAAATAAATAAAGATATATTTTATTATAATGATAATAATAATAATATAAAAATATTTTCTAATGAAATAAATTTTGATGGATTGATAGATATAGATCATTACGAATTTAATTATAAATTATATAATAAAAACTCATTATTTATAAAATTATGTATTGCATCGCAAATTATTGATAAATACGAAAATGAAATTTTGAACATTAATGATGAAAATATAGAAACTGTTATAAAAAATATAAAAAAAATAAATAATAAAATATTAATTAATAATTTATCAAAATTATTGAATAAATCAATTAAAGATCATATGAATGAAATAAATATAAATATTAATGATATAAAATATGATTATAATTTACAAACATTTGTTGGTAAAAATAGTGATATTTATAACTCTATATATAAATTAATAAAAGAAATATATTTATTGAGTAATGCCTAATGGTGTAATATTTAATTCTTTTACTATTGTATTTAAATCTTCAATTAATATAGGATTATAATCTTCATTAATAGTAATTTCTTTATCTTTATTAACATTAACCAATTTAATTTTATTTTTAGAATTATCAATATATTTAATAGAATCGATTATAACACTACTTGGACTAACTGATACTACATATGTTCCAATTTGTTTATAAGCATATACTGTATCTTCTGATATTTGCTTAGCTTCATTTAACATTTGTTCAGGATTTTCAACTACATATTTTAATTTTGGATTCATTTTAAATGTAATTAATATAGGATATGAAGTTTGAGAAAATATTTCTTTTCTATTTCCAGGTCTTAGAATAGAATCACCTACTAATAATGAAAATCTATCTTTCATCAATAAATCAATAAAATCATTAATAGTTTTTTTACCATTTGCAATAAAATCTCTCATATCATAAATATTATAAAATGTAGCATTATCTATTTTTAATTTATTACTATCATATTTTGTTTTCTTTTTGGTAAATGACCGTTTATGCAAAATTCTTATTATAGATTTATTATCAGGAATAAATATTTTATTAGCACCACCAATAATATTATCACCTATATAAATACTTTTAGATGCATTAATAATTGTATACAAAGGATTATAATACATTTATTTTAAAATAAAATAGCTTATAATATAATTATATTTTTAACACACATTAGTATTATTTTTTGGTATTAATTTTTGTTTTATAATATTACTAATATTTATTAAATTTCGTTTAATGGTACATAAATTATTACCACCATAACAATTATTTTTATCAATGTTATCTTGTAAATATATCTCATCTTCTCTAGATGGAATATATAATATAGTTTTTTTAATTTTGGAAAAAATTAAATTTTGTACAACATTACACATGTTACCAGTAATATAATATATATATAATTTATTTAAAACAAAATTATAATTATCTTTTAAAAAATTTTCAATTATTCTACTAGTATTTAATTTATCATCTTTTGATTTTATTATACCATAATATGATAATTCATATATATCTGTATTTTTATTATCTAATTTATTTCTTTTTTGAAATAAATCAGATTTAATGCCAAGATTTTGTAATTCAAATATAGCATCAGATGACTCCTGAATATTATCTGTTATTACATAAAAACCATAGCATTTATTATCATTAAGTACTCTATTATAATCATCAGCTGTTTTAATATTACCATTTCTAAAAACATATTTATCTTCATATTTATCCCATATTGTATTAGTCCAATCAATGAAAATAATATAATTTTCAAAACAAATTTCCTTAAATAATGAATTTATTATTGAACATGAATCAAATACTAATAAATTATCATACATTTATTTATATATTAATATAACTTTATTATTCTTTGTTATATTCATCAATTGTATATTTATGATTTTTATTCTTATCGCATATTATATTAAATTCATTATCAATAGTTACTTTATTATTACAATTTTTACATTCATACGGAAAACAATCAATTAATAAATTATTATCATTTGATTCATGATTTTCATAATTAAAGTTTGACAATTGTAGTTGTATATTTATAAATATTCTCATTTTTTCATTTTCAGACAATGATTTTATTTTATCATTATCAAGTAATTTTAATATTTTTTTTTTATTTTCATCTAAATATTGTGATGGAATATTAATTTTTTCAACTTGCATTTTTTTTTTATCAGATGTATATATTATTAAACTTCCAATATCATTACTATCAAATGAATAATCACTTATATCATAATCAATTTCTTCAAATATTTTATTAAAATATGAAATATTAATTTCTGAAAAATGATCTAAAACAATATTTGATATATCCATTTATACTTTTATTAAAATTTCAAAGACTTTTATATCCAATTTTTTCAATTTGATTTTGATAAATTAAATTTATATGAATTAAAAAGCATATAACAATTAATATAATATCTATATACGTTAATGCTAATAACCAACCGCTATTTAAGTCATCTGTATAATTTTGAATTATTATAAATAAAATTGACAATATAAAGGTTATAAAAAGCAATAAAATAATTATATTTCTAGAATTAGTTGGGTTTGGAAATAGTCTAGTTAAATTTTTAATAATACTATTTGTTGATCTTTTTTGATCTTCCATTTATTCAATAAAAAGAATGGATAATATTAAAAAAATAAAACAAACTTCCGACGTTAATAAAGTTTTAAATAAAATTTCTTTAGAAGATATATCAGAAATTATAAAAATATTAAATGAAAAATATTATGAAGGTGAAACTTTAATAAGTGATGAAATTTATGATAAAATTATTGAATATGTTAATAAAAAATATCCAGATAATGATATAACTAAAAAAATTGGTTATGAACCAAAAAATAAAGTTAAATTACCTTATTATATGGGTAGTGAAAATAAAATATATGATGAAGATGAAAAAAAATTTAATAATTGGATTGAAAAATATGGTACATCAAGTATAATTGTTTCAGTTAAAGCTGATGGAATTTCTGTATTATGGGATATTGGTAAAAATAAATTATATACTAGAGGTGATGGAAATTATGGAAAAGATATTAGTTGGTTTTTGAAATATATGAATTATGATTTACCAGAATTATCTGATTATGTAATTAGAGGTGAATTAGTCATTAATAAAGATAAAACTAGAAATGATGTTGCTGGTGCCATTAATAGTTTAGAAGCAAATAGAAATGAAGATATATTAAAAGAAATATATTTTGTTGGATATGAAATATTAAATCCACGATTTAATCAAGAAAATCAATTTAAAAAATTAAAACAACATAAAATAAGACATATTAAAGCGATGAAATATGATATAGAAGATGTTTCATTAGAATGTTTAAGTGAATTATATCAAGAATTAAAACCAAAAATGAAATATGATATAGATGGTTTGGTTATAAGAAATAATAATGTAAATGATCCAATAACTGATGGAAATCCACCATGGTCATTTGCATATAAACCACCTAATACTATTTATACAACTAAAGTTTTAAATGTTATATGGCAAATTTCTAAACAAAATAAATATATTCCTATTGCTGAATTAGAACCTATAAAACTTGAAAATAAGACTATAAAAAGAGTTTCATGTTATAATGCAAAATTTGTAACAGAAAATGGTATTGGTACAGATGCAATAGTTGAAATAGAATATAGAGGTGGTGCTATTCCAAAATTAGTAAATGTAATTAAACCAGTAACTGTAGATGAATCTGATTTACCAGATGGTAAAATTATTGATAATCATTTATATGCACCAATTGATTCAAAAGAATCAAATATTAAAATTATTTCACAATTTTTTAAAATTTTAAGTATACAAGCACCAAATAAAAAAGTTATTGAACATTTATATGATAATGGTATAACTAATATAGTTGAATTATTAAAATCTGATTTGACAGAATTATTAGATACAACAAAAAAAATAAATAAAAATGCATTACATTCAATAAATATAGCAAAATCTATAGAAATTTCATTACCATTAGCAATTGCAGCATTAAGTATTCCTAATCTTACAGAAAAAGTATTAGAAAAAATATATAATACACATAAAGATTTCTTAACAACAAAACAAGATTTTGAAAAAATAAAAGGTATTAATAAACTTAGTGCTGAAAAAATAAAAAGTCAGATATTGAAAAATAAAAATATGATAGATGAATATTTAAAATTAATTAAAATAAAGTAATTTTATTTTTTTTCGCTCAACCATTCATAAATTTCATCAATTTTAGTTTTTAGTGGTTCAATAACTTCTTCAATTGATGATTGCCATAATTGCATCTGATTTTCTTTTTCTTGTTCTACGTATTTATCATATCTGTCACATAGATATGAAACATAATCAATTATAGTATATCCAATAATAAAGAATACTATATATATCAATAATATGTTTAATAAATACATTTATTACTAAATAAAAAATTTAATATTATTTATTTTAATAAATGACTACAGATACAATATCTTATCATAAATTTCCAATTTCATTAGAAGATATTTGTAAATGTTACAATAATGATAATAACGAATATATGACTTTTGAATATGATCCAATTTCTGGTGAAAATCATATTTGTTCTATAGCAGGTAATTGTATAATATCAGATTTTTTTAATAAATTAACATCTGAATTTACAAAAACACAATTAATAGCTGGTGCTAGAAAATCTGACAAGAATAATAAAAGTAATAATATTAGCACTAATATAGATAAAAAACAAGATATATTAAAAAGATTAGCTGAATATATTGCAAAATCATTTTCTAAATCACCAAATTTATACACAGAACAAGATATAAGAAATATAATTGCATTATCTAATATTGATGGAATTAGAAATATTAACTTGTCTAACGAAGATATTAATAATATAATTAATTTAGCAACTGTATATTATAAATCAAAAATAGTCGATCATCCATTATTTTCAGTAAAATCAGAAAATGTAACTGATTTAATGCAACAATTAAAACAAGTTGATAGTGTTGCAAATATTAGTGATTATGAAGGATTTTTAAATAATCTTAAATTAAGATCATATAATTATATAGATGTTACTAGTTGTAATTTGACAAACACATTATATTATCATCCAAATGAACCATCCATCCCATCAATTATATTTGCACTATTTGCTAATAGATTGCCTATACTTTTTGATTTAATAACATCTCAAGATTTATATATGTTACAAAAAGAATTACAATCTGATGATTATTCTAAATACAATAATCTTTTTTTGTTGATATTTAGATTATCTGATAAAGACTATTTCTATAATTTAAAAGGTCATAGTGGTTCAAAAAATAGTTTTTATAATGAATTAAGTAGAATAATTTTATCAATGGCAGTAAAACAAATGGTTTATAATATAATTGCTGGTACAGTTACATCAAATCTTACTAATAGTTTTGTAAATATTATTAATAGATATAGAGTTGATAATATTAGAAGTCCACAAGAAGCAATGCTTACTATTTTATTAAAAATGTGGTCATATAAACCAACAATTGTTTTGAAATCATCAATTGGTCCATATAATGATTTAAAACCAGAATCAGTATTTTATGTTGAATATGATATAAATGATATATCTAGAATTGATGCAAGTACTAATATAAGATTTGGTCAAGAAATGTTAAAATATATTTATTATGATAGATTAAGTAATAAAGTTGTATTATTACCAACAGTTTTAAATACTGTACCTACAATTAATGCTAACTTAAATCAATTTCCATTTTTAGCAAATCAATATTCACAAATGTCTTATGGTGCTAATAATATAACATTAAGATCATTGGGAATTTTTGTACTAAGTATTCCTAGAATAATTAGTAGTTTGTATTATAATGGATATGCTAATGAATATGGTGGTAGGTTAAATACTAGATATATTAATATTGATCAAACAATTACAATTTCAGATAGAATATTTATATTATCATCGGCAGTATGTTATAAATCAGCAACAACAATTAATGCTGATCCATGTTTTGGAACACAAATTGCTATGGGAACTATTGCAATTGTTAGAACTCAAAAAGGATGGTTAAGATATGATCCAGATTTAAAAGTTTCATGTAATTCACAACAAGAAATATTAGATAAAATGATTAGAAGTGAATATAATAAATATACAGCATCTGATCAATATGGTATGAATGAAGGTTTTGATGATGAATTTGAACATTGGAAAAAAGATATTAAAAATGTAGAAAAAATAATAGATAGATTTGATAAAGGATATGTTAATATAGATGCATTAATTATTAATGATTCAGAAGCAATTGATATAATATCTAGATATGGTACAATTCTTATATATTCTGATCAATCTGGTTCATCATCATTATGTGATGTTAGTATTAAAAATTGTTATACATATTAAGGTATATAAATTCTATAATAATAATAAAATATTAATAAACAAATAACGTAACATATTATAAAAAATAAAAATAGTATTACTGGTACTAATAACATTTATATAATTATTTATTATATAAATGCTTAATTGTGTAATATATATAGTTATCATTCTATTTGTATTTGTTATATTATTCTTTTATATCACTTCGATTAAAAGAGATAATTTTGAATCAACAACACATGAAACAGATGAATTAGCTAATTCAACTAAATCTGAATTAGAAACACTTGATCAAAAAGTAATAAATAAATTTATTCAAGATTCTATTATTAATACTAGATTATCAAATATTGAAGAATCATTAAATAATATAATTAGTAAATTACAAGATAATGAAGTTGAAAAACAAGTTATTGAAGTTAATCAACCAAAAGAAAAAAAACAGGAAATTGTACGTAAAAGAAATATTACAGTTAAAAAAGAAATAGAAAATGATGAAGATGAAATTGTAGAATAGATTTTAAAATATAATAAATGACAGATGCAGAATTATATTTTTTAATTATTGTTATAATTGTATATATAATATTAATTTTATCAACTATTGGTTTAATTTGGGGTTATTTGTTATCAATTAGAAAAATAAGATCATCTATTGATCAAAATATGCGTTCTAGACGTAAAGGCTGGTATTGGTTTTTAAATTTCTTATTTTGGCTATTACCATTATCTTTAGCTGCAGCATTTTATTTTTTCACTGTTTGGTATGTAATGAATCCACAAGCACAACAATATTGGTTCCCACCACCATCTTCTAGTACATAATTGAAATAATATATATAAATTAAAAATGAATATAAATAATCCAATATATATAAATTTAATAGATATATTAAGAACTAGAACATTTGTACTTGATCAATATGAAAGAAACCAGCCTATTGTATATTATGATTATGATAGCTACACAAAAGTTAATTATAAATGTGAATATGAAAAAAATCATATTAAATTAATTACAGAATATAATGATTCTATAATTGAATATAATTTAATGAATAATGTAAGACATATTGATACATCACAAAATAATATTATTATTTCTAATCAAAAATCTAAACATAATGAATTTGATATGAATATATTAAGTTATCATCATCCTACATATATGAAACAAAATAGAATGAAAGTTGAATTTATTCCAAATGTTAATGATATATTAACAAATTATAAACCTTCAATTGATTCATTATGTATTGATTATAAAATATTATATAATAGTGAAATATTTAAAGAATACAGTGATAGATTATATATAGCATATACATCAGTAAATATGAGTAATGTATATGAAACGGATTATAGAAAAATATTATATACTGCTTAACATATTTTTATATTCGATTTAATAATTTAATTTTAACTTCTTCATCTAAAATAAGATCTATATTAGGTTCATGTGTTTTTAGAATATCTAATATTTTATTTATACATCTATCGTTTAACGACTTAAGATAGTTTTCATTCAATAAAATATCATTTATTGTTTTTTCGCATTCAGAACATGAATTTATACTATTTGCAGCAGTTATATTGTACATATAATTTGACATTTTATATTTAATAATTATATTTTTTTAAACAATTATAAATACAATGGAATACATATTTTTAAATAACAATAATACTTATACTGCGGGTTATTCTTATGGAATTAAACCCCAATTTGTTACTCCACTAACTTCAACAACTAATGTTCAAAATGAAGATGATCATAATATTAATACTATAAAACCTGATAAATCTTCAACTATTGAAAATAATGAAAATAATGCCACTAGAACAACTGAAAATGTTTCACCACAATCTGTAGATATGTCAATATTTAATGATGGTGATTCATATATTCCAGACTTCTTTTTGTCAAATATATCAGATACAATATTTTTAATTTTTATATCAACAGCTGCAATTATTGCAGCATCTAAAATTGATAATATTAATGTTAGTTATCTAATTATTGCAGCAATCTCATTACTAATTTCAACTGAATATGGTATTAGTATTTCTATTGTATTATTTGCAATTATTATGGCAAATAATGCTAATGCTTTTATACTAGTTTTAGTTGTTATTTCATTAGTTCATATATTTGTTCCAATTCCATGGCTTATAACTGATAGTTTTAATTATAATTATTTATTGCAAGGAATACTTGGATTATTGACACTATTGGCTATTAATTACAAAAAACTTGTTATATATTATGCTATACCTAAAGAAACAACAACAGTATTTAAAAATGCTACTGCAGCAATGAGTAATGAATCAACAATTATATCATATTAAATAATGAAAAATTACATCAAAATATAAATTAATAAAAATGGAAGATATAGATAAAATATTACATATTACAGTTATTAATGATGATGAAATTAATACTGAAAATGATACTGAAGTTGAAAATATAAAAAATACAGATTTTGATGGATTAAAAATATTTACTGAATGTGGATATATATTTAAAAATGTAACTAATAAAAAAATACAATGTATTATATGTAATGAATCATGTAATATTCATTGTATTTGGTGTAGTGATGAAAATTGTGTATTGCATTCAATAAACAAGTTATCTTTAGTACAATTTAATAACGAACATAAAATGAGAAATTTTGTTAGAATAAATACTATATTTCCAAAAAATGTAACCTTTTATTTAACAGGAAAATTTAATATTGTTAAACATAAAAAAAAAGATTCATTTTCAGATTATTATTCATATATAGAAATATATACTTATACTATGATACCAGATATGTTAAAAATAATAGAAAATAAAATATTTGAAACTGAAAAATTAATAGTAGATAAAAAAATACCATATTCGTATAATGATTATCTTAAAGTATTAAGAGTTGATAAATTAAATGATTATTCATTTGTTAGATCTGCTGAAAATACATATCCAATAGTATATATTGATACTAATAAAGATTATAATAAAATATCAATTAAATATAATGATAAAAAATATGAATTTAAATTAAAGGCTTTATGTAATATATATCCTGATTTAGATAATTCAATAAAATCATATTTCAAAGAATCTTTATTAACTATATGTATAAATCCTGTTTGCTTTTTAATACCTAAAATTGATCCTAAATTTACTTTAAAATTTAAATTTAATGTATTGATAAATATGAAAGAACAATCAATAAATATAAATAGACCTGATATTGATTTTAATAATCAATCATTAACTAAAGAAATTATTGAAGAATTTATAGATAATTTAACAGCTCAAGAAAAAATATTAAATGATGAAGAAAAAAAAAAGAAAACTACTTTTTAATTTTTTCTAATATTATTTGTTTCATACTAGACTCAGTTGAAAGTAAAAAATAATTATTATCTAAATTTTTCATTTCATCTTCTGAAATATATATATAAAATAATTCTGCATGGACATTATCTATAACTATATATAATCCAAATTTTTTTTCATATTGTAATAATAATGGAACTATATCTTTTGATATTTCTTTTCTAATACTGGTATTTGGTATAATATATTTTAAATCTATAGTTTTTTTATTTATTACAAAAAATTTCATACTATCTCTAGTATCAGGATCTAAATGTATTTCTTTATGAACTAAAAAAATTGTTGATATAAAAGCATGTCTACATTCATTTGTAAAATTTTTTAATTTATTTCTAAAATTATTTCCAACATCATCAAATATAATGAGTGTATTAAATTTTTCACCATAGGATTTATCATTTAATGTTTTATTTGTAAATTTTTTAATTTCACATATTTTACTTACAATATATTCAGGTTTTTCATATTTTGTTAAATAAAATACATGATTAGGATATACATATTTATAATATTTATTATTTCTATATCCTTGATCATCATTGGTAATTAGATATATAAATTTAAAATGAAATTTTAAATTATTTAAAATATATTTTAATAAAGTTGTTTTTCCTTGGCCTGTACTTGCAACTATAGACATATTGAATGGACGTTCTTTTAAAGTATCAAAATTAAATTTTTTTATTTTCATATTTATTTCATTTTTTTATTATTATAAATGAGTAATCCAAATAATTATTCTGATAAAGATTTATTAATAGTAAAAACTGTTAGATCTAATGCTTTACCAGATAATGTTATTTTTGCGTTTGATATGAATAATGGTTTATTTAAGAATATATTTAATAGTGTATTTAATAATGCTCTTCTTGGTGGAATGCATGATGCATTGCGTGAATCAATGAATAAAAATTATTACGATAATGAATTAGGTGGTGCTAGTAATACAAATCAAGGAAGGTATGGACAATCAAATAATAGAGGTCAACAAAATGATTCTGGATGTAGAATTGCAAAAACAACTGGTGAATGTGATAGACGTGAACATCCTTATCGTGAAGGAAATCCTAGAAATATGTCATCAGTAAGATATGATGATGATTATGATAGATATAATAATATGTATGACAGAAATAGAAATAATGATATGTATGACAGAAATAGAAATAATAATAATAATAATAATAACGATCTATATTCTAGATCTAATGTAGCTAGTGATGATATTGTAGTTGATAAAGCATTATTGAGTACTGTATTTAAAAATACTTAGTTTAATAAATGAAATATACTTAATAAATGAAATCAACTAATTGTGAAGGTAATCTTACTATTATATATCTATTGTCTAAAAGAATAAATGAATTTAGAAATGGATCAAATGGCATAATTAATACAATTAGAAATATTGTAAAAGAATTCAGTGTTAAAGAAAAATCATCTTTTATTAAAATGAAAAAACAAATGAATATTATAAAAAATGAAATATCTAATATGAATGAAGAAATATTTTTGCCATATTTTATGATGAATACATATGCATTAGATGATTATATATATCATATTTCGACTGGTGCATTTGGAATGACATTTAGAGCAACTGATAATTTTATATTGAAATTTATAATAAATCCTATAAATAATCAATATCATGAATTTATTATTCCTCATAAATTATATAATATACTAAAAGGAACTGGATGTGAAAATTTTATATTAGTACCTTGTGCATTAATTAAACAAATTGATATTAAACATCTAATGAATATTATTATTGCACATAATATCATTTTTATTTTTATTAAACATATTATTAATCCAACGAATGATATAAATATATTTGACACTTATTTAAATTTTGATAAAATGATTAAAATATATAAAGAAATAATTAGTTATGAAGATTTTTATAAATATTTTACATATTTTTATAAAAAATATTTTAAGGATTTATTTAATATTATTTTAATAAACAATTATTACATGATTTTGAGTCATGTTAAACATATATTAACAAAAATGCTAGATAATAGTTTTAGCTATAATAGTAGTTTAATAATTTCAAATTTAGCAATATGTGCATCAAATGAGTTAAAATTAATAAAAATATCTGAAAATGGTTTTATTCCAGATATGATAAATGGTATACCAGCTCAAAATATTAATCCAAATTATTTAAGGCATATTGTATTACAAGTTTTGTTGATAATATATTATGCAAATAAAGATGAAACAATATTTATACATAATGATATAAAACCAAATAATATATTAGTTTTTCCAAAAATAAATGATATAGTTGTAAAATTTGGTAATTGTAATATAATATTTAAGGAAAAATATTATTTTAAATTAACAGATTTTGATTTATCATATATTAAAGATTTTAAAAATGAAAGAATAAAAGGTATTATTAATGAAAAATATGATAATTTCATAACAGATATTTTTTATTTTTTATATAGATTTAAACATGATTTTTTTAAAAATTTAGAGGAAATAGATCCTGCATTAAACAAAGCCATAATTGAATATTTTATGAAATATATACATAAGAAAGATATTGTTGATAAATATCATTATGTTGGAAGTAAAAAATTTTATTCTGATGATGTATATAATTTCATAATGGAATCTGGCTTATTTAAAAATTGGATTCACAAATTAGCATAAGTGTAACCCTTTTTGTATTTTTATAATCCACAAATAACAACGATTTTTACCAATATAAATATATTTATCTTTAACACTGTTATAACACCATTTTTTAGATAAGATGTGTTGATTTAATTTAAATTTCTTGCATAATTTTCTCATATTTTTCACACTTAACATTTTTTGCAACATGTATGGATCATATCGTTTTTTTATTTTTTGATATATAAATTTTTTATACATCACATCATTTTTGTCATTTAAATCTTTTAATCCTAAAAAATGTCCAATTTGATGTGTAAACAACCCAACATACAAATATCTGTTTTTTTTGATTGTACGAAAATGCTTTACAAATTTTATATTAATTTGAATAGCATTTTTAGATACACGAGCTAATTTATATAATCTATTAAATGAAATTTCAAGATTACAATTTGTTGAGTTGCTTGTTGTTATATTATATGGATAAAACGGATCATATATATCAAATACTTTGTCCAATATATCAGTAATGAAAATGTTGTCAGCAAACCAAATGTTAGCATTTGTTACATCATGAAATTTGTTGTTGATAGGTTTGAAACACCAAATAATATCATGATAGTTTTTTTTGTATGCATCTTGTGGACATGTAAAAAATGCAAAAATCAAAAATACAAATATGTATTTCATATTAGCAAATGGTATATATATAGATATAACCAGTTAATAATTGATGTATTAATTCAAAATGCTGTATGAAATAATATAGTAAATAAAAAAATAATACTGCAAACCCAAAACCATATATAATACTGAATTCATATATTTTAAAAATACTGTATGAAAAATAACATTAACAATAGAATGTTAACATAGCACAATCCAATTTTGTAAACTTGGTAAATACATTACACATTTTGTTTCTTTTGTTCCAAAGTATATCCATTGACCATTTAATTTATTAATAGCCCATTCATCATTTACTTTTTCAAATTTGTTAGAATACAATGATATAAGTTCAAGCAAATTTTTACGACTTAATATTTTATCAAACAATACAACATTCTTGTAAAGTTCAAATAAATAAGATTCTTTGCGTTTAAATGAATACATAACATCAGTAGGATCATAACTATTATGTGATAATCCTATTATATGACCAAATTCATGAATAAATACATCAATGTAAATATAATCATTTTCATCAATTTGTGGATGAACTTTTAATAAATCATCATGTATGTGAATATATGATTTTGAATAATGTGTATGTCCAGCATGTGCTAAAGCACCATCTTTAAACTTAAAACATGCTTTGTTTGTTATTTTATTAAAATGAAATTTTCTTTCAACTGAAATTCTAAGATTGCACAAATTTGAATCTGCGTTTATTTCTGAAATATTGAATGGAAAAACAAATTTGTATGGATAAATTGCTGTTCTCAAATGTCCATGTATATATTCATGATTAACATGTACATCAACATCATCGTTTCTTTCATAACACCAAAAAATATCTGTTTTCCAAACATGATTTGATGATACAATTTTGATCAAAATGAAAATTAAAATCATAAACTTCATTTTGAATTTTTTTGTTATCACCTGTATAGCAGTAACACCACGTTAATAGTTATCACTATTAATTCAATATTACAGCGGTTAAAAAAACAATAATAATCAACCAAATAATTATTTAAAAAAATAAATCAATATTTATCCCAAACCAATGTAAAATAACATATCAAAATTGCATTTTAACCAACAGCTTGCATACTAGGTGGGTAATGCATATTTCCAACTCTAGATGCCCATATATTTGGTGGATAATTAATTGGACAATTTTGCAACAATTGTTGTATATTCATTGGTACTCCTTGCATTTGACTATTTTGTGGAATAAATTGCTGAGTTGGAAAAGGTGGTGGTATACCATTATTTGCAATTGGAATTTTTATTAATGGTACAAATTGTGATTGTGGTAATTGTTGATTTGGCGGAGGTATAAATTGTACATTTGGTGGATGTAAAATTTGTGGATTTTGATTTATTGATTCATAATTTACTTGTGGTAAATTATTATTTTTTGATGTTGATTGTTGCTGATTTATCATATTTCTTAAATCATCAATATGTTGAATTATTTCTTTTTCAGCATTTTCATTTTTTTCAAATTCATCTAAAAAGTTTTCTTCATTTTCATTTATTTTATTAGTAAATCCATTCATAATTTCACTAAATTTTTCAATATATCCATTTTGATCTTTTGACAATTCATTACCATGTTTCTGACTTAAAATTATTGACAATGCAACAATAGAACATATTAAAGCTGTAATAAATACACTGATCAATGCAAGACGAATTTTTTTGCATTCACTGTTAGTCATTTTTTTGTATTATGTATATACACAGAGTGTAATATTATTATTATACACTTACTTTTCATTTTTTAATTTGAATAATAAAAAATTTAACAATTTCTGAATCAAAATCCCTTTTCATAAGTATATATATGCACAGGTTCATTTATGTTGTAATAACTCCGAATTTGTCTGATAATATCAGATTTGACTGGTTTGATTTTTTTGGGGATGCGATTATATATCTTTATAATATTACATATGTCGTGAAAAGATATTATATTGTTAAAATCATAATGAGGGTCATTAATCATATCAAGTCTTTTGTAAACTGAATTAGCTGTCATAACTGATCCACGTACATTCGATTCTGCAAGTCCAAAAATATGTCCAAATTCGTGTGTAATAATAAATAATAATTCAAGTGGATAATCATATGATTGATACATTATTGTATTAATTTTATCAACTGGAAAATGCATTTGTTTATCAAAAATAGTATGTGCAGCTTCACCTGCAAAATCCCAACAAAATCCACCATCAAAACTAGAATGTTGCCGATTTTCAATACTTATTTTTATGTCACAATTATGTAATGTGTTTGTTTCATACATTTGAAATGGAACAAAATTATTCCAAACTTTTACTGAAATTCTAATCAATTCTTTAAATAATTCATTATCAATCATTGAATTGTAAGCATTGTTTAAAAAACACCAATTCATTTTTTTCTTCGGTTTACCAACATAACCATAAATATTGCGTTTATCTGGTTTACATCTGTGCAATGGTATTCTAAGATGTATATAATCATCATTTTCATTTGGAACTGGATTTTCATTTGCAATTACTGGATTTTCATTTGGAATTACTGGAATTTCATTTGGAATTACTGAATTTTCATTTGGAATTACTGGAATTTCATTTGGAATTACTGAATTTAAATCTATGATCACTGAAGTTTTCACATTATTTGTGTTATAATTGTTAAATACTTCTTTATCATTGTAAATTACTTGTGCATGTCCATCTGTTTTAATAAATAATTCATTTTTGTATGTGAAAAGTTTGTTTTCAGTATCATCAAATACAATATCATCTTGATCTTCAGTTTTTAATTTAATATGTTGCACTTCTTTAACATTTTGTTTTTCAGTTGTAATATATTCATCTTTTTCTTCAAATTCACCATCTTCTTCAAATTCACCATCTTCTTCAAATTCATCATCTTCTTCAATGTTATCAGTTTTTGTTGGTAAAATTATAGTATTTGCATTTTCTACAGTTTCTGTTGTTGCAAATTCTGATGAATTTGTATAATTGAACTTTGATAAATCAAGAAGTTTTGAAAGTAAGGTATAATTTTCAGAATTTTTCAATTTGTTTTCAAAACTAGAAATTGCAAATTCTTCATTGGTCATTTGATTTTTCATAATTATTAAACCAACACTTGTAATCAAAATGAGTGCAATTATCACACTCAAAGAAATGAATTGCCATTTTGATGAAATTTTAGTACACATTTTGGAAAAGATATACACGTAATACGTAATCTTAATTAATATTACTTATTTTTCATTTTTAACAAACTTTTCCAATTATATATCCTTTAATTATTGGTATTAAATCTTCTGCAATAAATATATCTTCTCTTGATGAAACAATATGTTGTAAAAACTCATTTTTTTTAGGTTTACTTTCAGTTATATAATATATAATATATGTACAATTGAAATAATCTGCTAATATACCATAATTAAATTTTTTATTTTGTAAAAACTTAACTAATATACCTTTTGGTGGTGTTGAAGAAATATTGATTGTATCAGTAGATAAAATTGTACTATATATTGGAATACAGTTCAAATCTAATAAATTTATAAAATTTAATAAAAAATATTCTATGAAATTATATTCAGTGGATTCTTTAAAATATGCTAATGCGTCATTTATATATTTAGATTCAATTATTGAATTTGATGTGTCTGCATAATATAATGATGTTTTACATGATAATATTACAAATACATTTAATTTAATATTAAAATACATACTTTGTATTTTAAATGTTATTATTGTTTCTGGAATTGTGAATTCATCAAATATTAATGTATCATACATTATATTACTTTTGAATAATGTATATGATATTAATAATTTTTGGAATTTTAATTGATCAATAACATTTCTACTACCAAATGTTAAATTGTATACAGAATTAAATGTTGATATTTTTCCTGTTTCAAATAAAATATTAATACCTGTTTTTCCTCGTTCATGTTTATATATTAATGGAAATCCTATTGATTCACGTTTAATTACTTTATCTGATAAGTTTAACCAACAAAATAATTCATGTGAATATATTGATACAGTTTTATTAACTAACATTTTATTAAGTTTGTCTCTAAATAATGCTGTACAGTCTGAATATATTGATGTATATAATGCATGTGTTCTAATTCTATCTTCATTAAAATTATTGCCATCTGTTAATTTACTTAATATAGCTTTATCATTTTCTGTTTTTACAAATGTATTTTTTAATAATGTATTAAGTAATGGTAAATCTTTTTGAATTGATATATTATTTAAATATTCATTGTCAGACATTATTATAATTAATATTTATATAAATACTAAAATGATTAATATCAAAGATAATAAAAAATTAATGTGCACTATAATTTTTTCATCACTAGCAGTAATATCAATTTCATTATCACCTATTGCTTTATATAATACAAATTTAGATAATAATATTACAGAAAAAATAGATAAAAATATAGAAATGATAAATAAAAATAAAAATTTATTAACTAAAAATACACAAATATTAAACCAAAATAACAAAATGATAAATTCATTAACAGAAATATTATATAATTCTACAGGAAAAACACAAAATAAAATATTAACAAAAATATTAAATAACTTTACAAAAATACTTAATAGTAATTCAGAAATATTAAATAAATCTACAAAAAATCAAAATAAATTATTACAAATTGAAGATAGATTAATTGAAATGCAAAATGATTTAATAGAAATAAAACATTCTAATAGTGAATTACAAAATATAAATAATCAATTACAAAATAGTTATACTGAATTATTAAATACTAATAAAGAAATACAAAATAAAATTACAAAATTAATAAATAGATTAATGAAAAATAATAATACAGATACAAAAAATTTAGAAAAGGTTACAGAAATACAAAATAAATTAACAGAAATATCATATAAATATACAGAAATACTAAACAATAATAAACATTTACAAAAAAAAATAATAGAAATTGAAAATAGTAAAAGAAAAAATGAAATTGAAAATTTAAAAGAAGTATTTTTTAAACATAGTTATATGAATAAAAATGTTTCAAGTTGGAAAATATTTTTCGAAGTATATGGTATTTCTAATGATACTATAATAAATATATATAATAATAATATAAATGATGATAAAACATTAAAAATATTTAACATATTAAAAAAAATTGCATGTTTACTAGAACAAAAAATAAATAAAAAATTTTCTTTGAATGACTTTATTTTATTTAATATAATATCAACTAGTGAAATAAATAATTATCTTAAACAACAAATTCAAATAAGTTTAAATTATTGGAAAAACGTTCATTTAAGATTTACACTATTTAATCACACAAATAGAAATACTATATTTATAACAAACTTCAATAAATCATATAATGAATGTGATATACAAATAAATGATACATTAATAAAAATTGATAATAATTATATATTTAATAACCAAATTAAAGAAATATTACAATTAAGTATATCTTATATAATAGGAAAATTTGTTAATAAACGTACTATTTTAGATGAAAGAAATGTTATGAATCCATTTAGTTTATTATATAATAAACATGACATAAATTGTATGTTAGTTAAAAATTGTGAGTTAAATATAAATTATTGAATATTTAATAAATTATCAATAAGTTTTGCGGTTTCGCTTTTTTTTTTTAATATTGTTAATAAAGTTTTATCTTTTATTTTAAATATATACACACCAAATTTATAATCTCCAATATATTTAGAAGCATAGCTATTATATTCTAAAAAGTTATTTAAAATAGTATAGTCATCAGATTTATAATCTATATTGATATATTTATTATTAATAATAAAATTATAATTTATTGTATTTGATGGATAATATTTAACAATATCGTTTATTTTATTATAATTTACATTATCATTACCACAAAATGTTAAATATGTTTTATGAATAATAAAATGTTTACTCGATATATTGAACATATATCTACTATTATCATCAATAAACTTTGATAAGTATATACTATTATAATCTAATTTTTTTAATTTTATAGTCTTATCATTGATTATATATGTTTTATATACATTTTCATTATCTTTTATAAATTGCTTACATTGGCATTTACAAAATTGTAATTCTTTTTCACATCCATAACAATAATTTTTTTGACAACATCTCAAATAACATTTTTTAGGATATTTAACGCAGTTATCATCACAACAATATGATTCCATTTTTGATATTAATATATTATTGCTATCATTACTTTCATTATATTTTTTCATTTTTTATGTATTCTATTTAAATATTTGAATATATAAATATGGGTGCATCTGCTAGTGTTAATACAATTGTTAGCAATATTAATAATAGAGTTGAAAATAGTCTTACACAAGAAGCTTCAGCTTCCGCAACTGCAAATTGCAATGTTGAAATTGGAAGTATTACATTTAAATCAACTAAAGGATGTGTAGTTGAAGTTTCAAATTTATGTAGTGCACAAGCTGAAGCATCAGTTGATGCAGTTGTTAATGCAACTATAGATTTTTATAATGATTTAAGTTTTGAACAAAAACAAGAAGCACCTGCATGGTTTACAGCAGCATTTGGTGTAAATACAACAACTACTAATATTACAAATGATTTTAAAAATATAGTTGAACAAAGATGTAAAGCTGATGCTGTATTAAATAGTTCAATAACAGTAAATAATATTACAGTTGCGGATTGTGTTGCACCTGAAAGTGAAGGTGTTATTAAATTTACATTTACTAATTCAGGAACAGCAGCAGGACAATGTGCAATTAGTGCATTATTAGATTTACAAGTTGCTGGAAGTAATACAGTTAGTGCAAAACAAACTACAGGAACAGATTGGACTGTTATTTTTGCATATGTTGCATTAGTTGCTGGAATTGCAATAATTGCAGGTATATTTTATTATATTTATAAACTTAGATTAAGTCCAAAAGACAAAGTAAACATTGAATTAGCTAAATTAGGTGCTACTTCTAGTAAAATAATTCAATTATCACAATATCTGAGAGGTTAAAAATAATTATTATATATAAATGAAAATTTTAAATACTTTGTTGGATTACATAAATCAAATTATTAATATGTTATTTCCAAATTCTGAAGATGAATTCAATAAATTGAAAATTTTTGAAAATATTAATATAGAAAATAAAAAAACTGATGAAATTATTAAGATATTTAAAGAAATTGAACATAAAATAGCTAATTATGTTAAAACTGAATTGTATAAAATGAATCAACAAGATTATATTATTTTATATAATAAAATTGAATCATATATTAGATCAAATAATAAACCATTTGAATTGACACCTGATGAAAGACAGCAAATATATGAAGGATTGTTTACTATTAAATGTTATTTTGATAATGAATGGATGGATAAATCAATTACATGGATAAGAAATATATTTTTACATATAATTATGATAATTATTGTTTCTATAATAAAACATGCAATAAAAACATATATGCTTACAATAAAGTATATTCAAGATGTTAGAAAAGATACAAATTTAAAAACATTAATTATGTTGAGAAATGGAATTTTAAATATAATAGTTTATAAAATAATTCCAATAATGCTTTATATATACAAACATGATACTTCAAATTTACCTAATGCTTTTAAATATCCACCAACAGATATTAATGAATTAGATACAAATAAAATAAATAATATAATTGAATATTTAAAAGAAGAAATAGAAAAAAATATGTTTAATTATATATCTGGATTTAAAAAATATAATATGGAATCAATTAATAATATGATAAATGTATTAAAAGGTGATAATTGTGATAAATTATGCAATCCTGATGAAGCTAAAGAATTGTTAAATTTTTTACAAGATCCACATGTACAAAATATGTTACTTGATGGTGAAATTGATTTACCACAAAAAAATGTCATTAAAGATTTAAATTCAAAAATATTAAATAATAGTGAATATGTAACTTTAAATATAATGAATGAATTATTAGATACTAATATTGGTAAGAAATTAATGCAAATATTTACTGGATCATCATCAGAATCATTATCAAATACTATATTAGGTGCAGAAAATAAAATTAACAATGGTATAAATTTAAATAATAATAGTTTTGGATTTAAAGATAGTGATATAGTATTAATAACTGTTATGGAATGTTTAGATGCAATTAGAGCATGTGCAAATAATAGTAAAAATTGTTGTGTTAAAACACCATCTTTAACTGTTAATGTAAATACACCAATTACTAAATTATCTGTTGATGGTACTGAATTTAAATTATAATGAAGTACACATTAATAATAATTACAATTTTATTCATTTATGGTACATATGAATTAAAATTATGCGATGTTTGTAAATGTATAGATTATGGTGCAAATTGTAGAAATAAATTTTTAGATGAATATATTAATAGAAATAATGAATCAATATTATTGGATTTACATAATATATCTTGGATTGATTTAAGTTATACATTATATACTTATAATGCTCAGAATATTATAAAATATATGAAAACTTTAAGTTTTTTAAATATATCACATAATCATTTACATAATGCAGATGTTGAAAATTTATATTTAAATAGAAGATTGTTTAAATTAGATTTGTCGTATAATTTTATATCTTATTTATATATTATTGATCATTGGATATGGTTATCTGTATCACATAATACAAATATTTCATTCTATGTTGTATATTCAAATTTAGAATATTTAGATGCATCATATTGTGGTTTGACTTCATTCAATTATACAAATGTATTTCCAAATCTTAAATATCTAAACTTATCATACAATTTTTTAACTCATATAGATATTAAATTTATCAATGGATACAAATTAATTCTTAACAATAATGCAATACAATATATATTAAATATTAATAATGTAAGATATGTAGATCTTTATAATAATAATATTTCTACAATTGATTCTATTTCTATTTACAACATATCATATTTAAATGTATTAAAAAATAATATTATATGTAATAGAACAACTTTATATACTTATTTAAAATATACATATATTATTCCTATAAACATTAAAATAGCATGTAAAATGGGAAAAGATGAATATGATATTGAAAATATAATTTGTAAAAAAATTAAAGATGTGTATTTAAATAAATATAAACATGAAATGTATTATATTGAAATTACTGCATATATATTAACTTTCACTGTAGTATTAATTATTGTTGTACTATATATAATATATATTATAATTAATAAATATTATGAAAATGAATATGATAATAATAATAATAATATAATAATGAATAATTTAACTTTATAAAAATAATATATAGTAAAATGAACGAATACAAAACTGATTTTACAAAACAGGAGATATCAGAGGCTGCATTAAATCTTATTAAAGATCTTAAATCAATGTTTTATGAAATTCATTATATAGCAAATCAAGCAATAATAAATGACTCCATTAAATGTATATATTGTAATGACGAATGTTATAATGGTAATGTGTTCAATATAAAAGAAAATTCAATAAATATAGGATACTTTTGTTCAAATATATGTAGAGATATATTTTATTCAATTATACAATTTATATTTAATATTCCGCCAAATAAAGTTAATTTTATACCATTCCAATTACTAAATGATAATTCTAAAGAAGATTATAATGTAATTAAAAAGATATTTAAAAATATAGATTATAAAAATTTAATATTATTTTCGAAATATAACAATGAACAAATTATATCTAATTTTAAAATTATATTAAAAAATAATAAAATATGGCATTTTACATATAAATTTAATTTTGAAACAAAAATAAATAAATGTTTAAATTGTGGAAGTGAAGAAGTAGATAAAGATATAATTTTATTAACAAAATATAAAACATTACAAGGATTTTGTTCAGTAATATGTAAGGATAATATATGTAAACAAGTATACTATACTCTTATTCCAAAATATAAATATTTAACTTATTCTGTACCTACTCAATTATTAAAAAATGTAGATGTTAAAACTATGATAAATAAACTAAAAAATAAATCTAATGTATATGGTGGATATACTACATATGATTCTAAAAATATTAAACTTGAATATTTTACTCCTAATTAGAAAATGAAAATATATATAAAATATTAATAAAATGATTATTTCATTATTTGCATTGGTAATACTTATTGTAATTTTATTTAAATTATCAGTATTAGGACTAATAACCAATACTAATGATAATTATAGTAGTGATGAATCCGATTAAAAAATAATGAAAATTAATAGTTAGCATAAATGATATTTGATAATTTACATTGTCAAGGTGTTGATATGACTTATTATTTATATTTAAAATTTATTAAAAAAGAAAATAGTAAAAAATTAAGAGAAATTATAGAACCAATTAAAAATAATATGGTTACAATATATTTAGAAACAGTTATAGTTAAAAATACACTTCGTAATAAAGATAAACCTATAGAATATATTTCACCTATTTAAATTTTTAAATTCATTATATTTTTCATTTAGTTTATCTACTGCTTTATTTATTCTGTTCATATTTTTACAATACATATCAATACTTTGTTCATATTTTTTATTTTTCATCTTTATAATATTTAATGTATTATATTCATCAAATTTTTTAACATCATATTTTGATATAAAAAAAATTCCTCTATATGAACTAGCTATAAGATCACCTACAAATGTCATATATAAATATGCTTTTTTAAAATCCATTTCACATTTAAGATTATTTAAAATAATATTATACAAAAATAAAATTGTAAACATACCACAATCAGGACTATCATATTGTATTTCAAATGAATTCATTATAAATATATTAATAGTATCACCAAATATATGTCTTAAAATATCAATATTATGATATAAATATGAAGTTTTTTCGTTTTGTATATTATATCTTTTAATATTCATATCAGTATCTATAAACATATATTTTTTATTGTGTTTAATTTGTTCAGGACTATAACCACTACTATTAAATAAATAACATATTTTTCTTTTTTTATCAATTACAGCAGATGTAAAATGATCATTATATATCATAGGAAATATAAAAAATTGTTTATTATTATTTTTTAAAAATTGAGAATAATGGTGCATAAATTGATTTTTAGAAAATTTACATCCTGAATATACCATAGCTCTAGATGAATCAGTTACAGGAAAATGTAATAATTTGTAATATTCATAATCATTATTTATAAATGTTAAAGGATATACAACATTATAAATATCAAATACATGTAACCAAGTATCCTTTCCATGATTTGCTTTTGGATATATTTTATGAATATTATTAAATCCTATATGTACATTATTTTCTCTAGAATAATCATCTTGAATAGATGCATACATTGAAAAGTCTTTTGTTTTAGAAAATTCACATTTAATAAATGGTTTTCTAAAATATATAAGTGGTATATTTTTATATTTTGATGATTTTAAAAAATCATTAATTTTAATATCTTTTTCTGATAAATAAATATATAACATATTTATTAAATATTCTTTCATTTCAAATTCAGATTTAAAATTAATAGACAAATCACCATATTGAGATTTATAAAAATCTAATAAAAATTCTAATGGAATATAAGATATTTTTCCTTTGGTTTCTGATTTATCAAAATGATTAATTAATGGTGTATTAGCATTTGTAGAATAATCAATAGGATTTATAAAATGAATAATTTTAAATTTATCAAGTAACATCATAAGTATATAATTAATACCTGATTCAGGCATCTTTAAATTTTTATTAAAAAATCTTCTAATAGTTGTTTGCATATTTATTATTAAATATAAATGACAGTTTTTAGTACAACATATTATATAGTGAATACTATTATAGTTTTAATATTATTAGCTGCAGTTATTGTAATATACGTATTTTATTTTTTAAATTCACCAATAGTGTATAAATCTGTTACAAAAATAATAGCTTTAAATGCAAATGGCATTGCATTAAATAATTTAAATTTACTTTATACAACAGATATGATATTAATTAATGATTCAACTATAAAAGGAATTGAAGTAAGTTCTGAAAATAATTTAAAAGATTTAGAAGTATATACAGGTGATGATGTCTCAAAATATACTAATTATTTAAATTTTTATTCTATATATTCTGGTGATCAAACTGTATTAGTTGGTATTTCTAATGCAATTCAAGATATTAGACCATTTATTTATTTTACACCATCTATAATAGCTATAGTATTAGTTGTAAATGAAATATGTTATTGTTTTATGGGATCTAATAATTCCGTAGCAGATGATATTATTGCAACAATATATTATATTACTGAAAATTATTCATCATTTGTTATAGTTGGTCCTTTAACAATAGAATATACTAGTCAATTTTTAAATATTCCTATAAATACTGATTATAGAGTAATAACAAATAAAAAAATATTGAGTTTAGATACACAAATATTTTCATATGAAATTGATCCTGGTATTTTATTTACAATTGGGTCATAGAATATTCTTGAATTATTTTTTCTACTGCTTCATAAGGTTTTGATAATATGTCTATATTTAATTTATTAATCAATAGTTTAAATTGATCAATATGTACAATAAGACGAAATGAATCATTGTATTCACTTTTACTATATGTAATATTTTTTTCTATCAAAACTTTTTCAAGATTTTTTGTTAATAGTTCATTATTATATGGAATTTCCATAGCTCTTAAAATAATATCAAAATCACATTTAAATAATTCTCCACTATCACCATATTTATATTCAGACAATTTATAACATAAATAGTTTTTTACTAAAACCATATCATCAACATTTATTTTTATTTTACAAGGAAATTCAATATTATCTTTTGAATAATAAATTGCATATATTTCATTTTTTTTGTATTCATCAACATAAATATACCCAGGACTATCATTTATAGGTATTTTTGGTCCAAAATATAGAAATTTTAATATAGAACTAGTAATTAACACATTTGATTTATTATACATAGGCAAACAAATATCTTTTATCCATGGATTCATAATAATATTTTCATTTTGTTTATTCTCAATATATTCATATATATGTTCCATCATTGTCATTGTCAATAATTACATTATTTTTTCAAAGATATTAAATTTTAAATGGAAAAAATAAAAATATTTAATAAAAATGAGTTTAATGATATAAAAAAATTTCAAAAAGAAAATAAATTAACTAATAATGCATTGTTTAATGCTTGGTATGAAGATAAAAATCCATTTTGTTATTGTGTAATTAAAAATGATAAAATAATATGTATAGTATTATTATCACATTGTGATTTTAGTGATAAAAAGTATATTTTAAATTATATATACACATTAAAAAATTATAGAAGACAAGGATATGCATTTAAATTAGTTAATTATATAAAACACAAAATTAATTTTTCTGTATTTTGTATGAATTATGAATCAAAAAAATTGTTTGAAAAATGTGGATTATTTAAAATGTAAACTACAATTATTAGGACAATTGCTTTTCATATCATTCCAAAAACTTAATTTTTTATCAACTTTACAGTCAAATGTTTCTGTAAAATATTCTTCAAATTCTTTACGTTTAATTGATGTTTTATTATATTTCTCAAATGCTTCTTTTAATAATTCTTCTTTTTCATTAGAAGATAAACTATCAAATAATTTTATATTTTTAATAACTACATTATTTGCAGTAATTTGTCTATTAATAGTTATATTATCTTCGAATATTATTGGATAAACTACACTTTGTTTATTTATTGAATTTATATAAAATTCTTCATGCTTTTCTTTAATTATATTTATTAATGTATCATTAGAATCAATAACAGCATTTAATACATATTCTAAATCTAAGTAATATAATTTATATAATTCATTATTTAATTTAGTTTTATTCGGTGATGTAACATTAATATTATATCTATTCATTAAAGTATTAAAATCTTTTTCAATTTTAGTAGCATCATAAACTTCTTTATAAAATACATAATAATATGGATCACTAGCACCTGTATTATAAGTCGATAATCTATTTTTTATAGAATTAATATTAGTTTTACCAATTTTAAATATATTTTTTGACAAATCAGTGTTATTAGTTAAAACATAAATTATTTCATTTTTTTCTAATTTTTGTAATCTATTACAATATTCTTTGTATTGTTCATTTAACTTTTTTTGTTTTTCTAATTCCTCTTTTATTTTATTTTCTTGATCTAATTGTTGTTGTAATTGTTCTTTTTCTTGATTTAATTGTTGTTGTAATTGTTCTTTTTCTTGTTCTTTTAAAGTTAGTAAATTTTGAAAATTAGTAGTTAATGTTTCTAATTCTTTTTTTATTTTATATTCACCATGTTTTCTAATATTTGGTAAAACTTCATTAGTTATCCATTTTTTAAATATTTTAGCTTCTGATTTTTTAGATGATAAAATTAATGAATATAATCCAGATTCTGATATATAAATAGTATTTTTTTCATTATATGTTAGACTCGGCAAAATACCGGGTCTATTAATAAGGTCTTCATATTTAGATTTATCATCATCATCAACATGTTTTTTAATAGCATCATTAGTATCTTTATATTCTAAAATTTCAGCTATATCTTTTCCTTTAAAATATGGTTTATTTTCATATATAGCAATATGAATTTTTTTATTATTAAATATTAAATTATCTAAATCCATTTTATTTTATATTTTAATATTAATTTTTCATAGACTGTTATAAAAATTTATTTTGAAATTAATGAATAAAAATCAGATTCAGTAATAAATATTGTGTCTGGATGTATATTATTTAATATGAACGAATCGTTCATATTAATATTTTTAAATGAAATTTGATGTTTTTGTCTAACATGATCTCGAATTGCTTTTAAAGGGTTTGTATATTTCAAAATTTCAGCACAATTTTTAGCTTTAAATAAAACTTTATTATTATTATCAATAACAATATGAATTTTTTTATTATTAAATATTAAATTATCTAAATTCATTTGTTTTATTTTTTAATATAAAAACATGTATTTTATTTATCAGATTATATATATTAAAATCTGTATCATAAGGATTAAATCTAATAAATTTACAATTTAATTCATTTTGTATTAATATTTGTCTATACTTATCATAAGATGTATAATGACCATTATAATTATATTTATCACATTCTATAGCAATTTTTAAATCTGTAAAATACAAATCTATATAAAATTCAAATACTTTATATTGTGTTTTGTATCTATGATTAATAAAACAAGAAATAATTACATCAATATATTTTTGTTCTTTAGGTGTAATATTTAAATCTACATTTAAATCAAATTTACATATTAATTTATCAATTATATTATGATGTACTATTGATTTATGTTTTAATATTAATTCAATTAAACCAAAATTATTAATGAAAACTGTATGTGGATGTATATATTTTTTAGATCGTATGTTAATATTTTTAAATTTTATTTTATTGCCATTTGATACATAATGTCTAATAGCATCTTTAGTATGTTTAAATTCTAAAATACTTGCACAATCTTTTGCTCTAAAATATGATTTATTATTAAATATAGCAACATAAATATTCATTTTATTTTTTATTTATTATTTCAATCAATGAAATAATACTATTAAAAATTTATATAGGCATGTATTATAAAAATAATAGAAATTATGGAATAATCTAACAAGTGCTACAAGTATAACCGTATAGACTATAAATTTATACTGATATTTCATTGATCATTTTAAAAATATATTTATTTTTTATTTCAGTTTTACATAATGGACAATTATAATTATTTAACAGCCAATTATCTATACATTTTTTATGAAATACATGTTTACATATAGTTTTACTAAATAAACATTTTTCATCAGATAAACATATAGGACATTCATTATAATTTTCAAAAATTATATCATATGGAAAAAATATTTCTATTAATTCAGATTTTGATAAATTTCTAAATTTATCTAAAATATGAATCCAATATGGTAATAATTTATCCCTAAATTCAATAACTATATCTTTTGTTAATATTGTATGATTTTGTATTATTACAATACACCAATTAATTTCATTTTTATATTCTCTCATAATATCTAATGTTAGTAAATTATTACAAGATATATTACACCAATGCATTTTATCTTTATATTTTTTAATAATATCAATTGATAATTTATTAAATTCACATAAATATCTCCAATTAATTTTATCTTTAAATTCTATTATATTATCATCTGTTAATTCTATAAATGCTGATACTTTTTTCCAATTAAGTTTATCCTGATATTTTCTAATGAAATTAATAGAAAAATTTTTATTATAAAGTAAATCCCAATTAACTTTATCTTTATGTTTTATAATAAATTTTTCAGATAATATTTGATATTTTGATATTTCTTCCCAATTAACATTATCTTGAAATTCTATAATAAATTTTTCAGATAATTTTTGATGTTTTGATATTTCTTTCCAATTAACCTTATCTTTAAATTTTCTAATAAAACTTTCTGATAATTTTTGAGATATTGATATATGATCCCAATCAAATATATCTTGCATATCTATAATAAAATCTTCATTTAAATTATTATATTTTGATAATATATATATCAATGATACATTATTATATTTTTTAATATAATCAATTATAACTGTTCTATTTTCTTTATTTGTTGATAAATAAACCTTATATAATTTATAAAATTCATAATAATATTGCATTATGATTTAAAGTAATATATAAAAATTCAATATCTGATAATTATTTGAGTATTTTTATAATTAATTGGTTTATTACTTTTTTCCCAATTTAATATTTTAGAAATATGTTTCCATAATGTTAATTTGTTACAAGAACAAATATCTAATTTTCTAAGTAATTCACTTCTAGTTATATTTAAATTATTAGATTCTATATATTCATCTAATAATGCAAATATTTTATCTTTTAGTTCATTTAATAAAATAGATTCAGAAGTAATAATTAATTCTTCAGGAATAAAAGGTTTTAAATCATACATTTTAATTAATTCATTTTTAATTATATCATTAATATTATCATATGGTTCATTAATATTTTTAATAATTAATTTTACAATATTTAATAAATATTTATAATGTAAAATAAAGAATTCATTATTTGAAGAATCTCTAAATGATTCCAATACATCATGAATTATTTGTTCAACTTTATTAGGATTATATACAGCCTCATAATAACAAATATAAATTTTATCAAATGACGTATGTGAATTATTTAATTGCGATTGTCTTTTAGAAATTAAATTATCAGTTTTACCAATTTTAAATGTATTTAATTTAGCATAATTTTTAGACGTAGCTATATAAATATATCCTTTTTTATTTTTTTGTTTTATATTATTTACAAAATTATTTAGTACATTATTTGATGATTGCAATATTTTTAATTGCTCATCTTTTTGTTTTATTTGTTTAATTGATTCTTCAATTAAATATTTATTAGTATAATTAGAATATTTAAATAATATTTTTTCTAATAAAATAAAATATTCTCTAACTTCAATAGCAACATTTGTAGATAGCCTCATAATTAACATTTTAAATTCATCAACTGATAAAATAAACCATGTTGATTTTTCTAAATTACAAGGTCTAATATTTTCAATTTCTTCTTTAACTTTATTATAATAATCTTCATTATTGATTATATCATTATATTTAATTTTTTTATAATTAATTTTATTATTATTTAAAATTTTTTCAAAATCACGTTTTAAATTAGTATTATTTCGCATTGGATGGTAATCCAACACGACATTTGATGTTCCATAATGTATAAAATTTAAAATATTTAAAGTAATTAATAATTCTGTTTCATTAAATAATGGTATCCAAATTTCATTAAACCAAGGTCCTAATTTAATATCAAAATTATTTTGTTCAATGAATTCGAATATATTTAGCATTTTAATTTACTTTTTAAATATTAATTTTTCATAGACTATTTACTATATGAAATTTTATCAATAAAAATAATTATGCAATTTATATTTATGTAATATATTTTCTAATGTAACATAATATTCACAAATTTCTTTAGCAACATTAGTAGACAATCTCATAATTAACATTTTAAATTGTAAAACGTCTAAAATAAACCAAGTTGATTTATTTAAATTATTGGGTGTTATATTTTTAATTTCATTTTTAACTAATTCATAATAATTTTTATTATTTACAATTTCTTCATATTTTATTTTTTTATATTTTATTTTATTATTGTTTAAAATTTTTTCAAAATCACGTTTCAATTCACGATAATTTAGTGTAGTATTCCCATCCAACACTGATTTCGATGTTCCATAATGAATAAAATGTAAAATATTTAATGTAATTAATAACTCTGTTTTATTAAATAAAGGCAACCAAATTTCATTGAACCATGAGCCTAAATTAATTTCAAAATTATTTTGTTCAATGAATTCGAATATATTTAGCATTTTAATTTATTTTTTAAATATTAATTTTTCATAGACTATTTACTATATGAAATTTTATAAATAAAAATAATTATGTAATTTATTTCTAATGTGATATAATAATCACGTATTTCATTAGCGGTATTTGTTCTTAATTTTTAAAATTTTTAACTGTCATTAATATCCATGTTTTTTGAACTAAATTATTATGTTTTATAGATTTAATATCATTTTGTATATATTCATATTCTAATACTAATGGATTATCATATTTAATTTCTATATATTCTAAATTATAATTTTTACATGAATCAATAAAATGACCTTTTTCACAGTCCACAAAGATGGACTCTGAAATTAAGCATAAAATATATTTAGTAATTAATACATATTTTTATTAAATAATGGTAACCAAATGTCATTAAACCAAGGTCCTAAATTAAATTCAAATATATTTAGCATTTTAAATATTAATTTTTCATATACTGTTAATAAAAATAATTATGTAGAAGTAATACAAATCCCATTAAACCAATGTCCTATATATTTATTTTTCATAGACTGTTTCATTAAAAATGTCTCAAATATACCTATTAAAACCCAATAATCATTTTTTTTATTTTACAGTTACAATCATCATCATCAAAATTTTCTGATAATTTGCGTTTGAGATTAGATTCAACATTTTCAATTTTTTTCATTTTATAGTTACAAACATCATCATCAAAATTTTCTGGTAATTTGCGTTTGTGACAATTACCATTATTTACAAATTTATATTCAATATCAATATACGATTCTTGATTTTCAGGAAGAGATATACAAAATTTATAATATTTTTTTAAAGAATTTTCAATTTTATGAATTATATTTAGTATATTTGATTCTTGGTCCATAATGATTTCTACTAATTTCATAATATTAATAGGAATACCATTACTATGTTCAAAATTATAATATTCATGGAATATATTATCAATTTTATTAATCATATCATAATTAAGTAATTTTTCTTTATCTAGAAGTAAATTCAATTTATATTTAGCAATACAAATTCTATTTGAAATTATCATATTATTAAACATCATCAGATTTTTTGGTATATGACATTTAGGAATATTTGTCATTTTAGTAGTTGTAGGATGATATAATCCAATTTTAATTATATATACTTATTTTTCATAAAAATAGGCTAAGAAATCATATTCATCATTCTTTCTTTAATAATATTATGTATTTCAGGTATACATCTTTTATAATATTTTTTATATAAATTATATATTAAATGTATATCTAAAGAATCAAATATTAATTTTATTGTACTATCCTTTAATTTGTGAGTTAACATTAATTTTATAATTTTATTATTAATTATATTTTTATTATTTTCTAACCATTTATTTATACAAGGCATTAATATGTAATTATCAAATAATTCAATATTAAGATATTCACAAATAATTTCTTCTTTATGATCAATTATTTCAGGAATATTCCATTTTCCATTATTAGCAATAAATATCATAAATCTAGTATATTTATCAATAGATAACATTTGCAATTCATTATTATATGGCAGTAAATATTTATATTTATGTTTCCTTATTTTTATTATACCATTATCATTATAAATAAATGGACATATATAAATTAAAATATTTTTAAGTGTTTCATCTTTTATATATTTATAAGCATTATTTGTAAATATATCATACGTAAAATTATATAAATATATTAATAAATCATTAATATCATAAAATCCCATTTTTTCAACTAAACCAATTTTATTTATATAATATATTGGGTCTATCCATGCTAAATAATTACAAATATTATCAAATTTATTTGCATTTTCTATTTTATATTTATGAAATAAATATTTTATTTTTATATTATCAGTACAATATATAAAAGTATCAAACATATTAATAGGAAGTAAAAATAAATAATCATCTTTAATGTTATGATATTTTATACCTATTGTAATTAAATATTTTAATAAAGCATAGTTTTGTTTATCATTATATATTTTAGATAGTAAATTATCATATTGTATTTCATCAAAATCTTCTAATTTATGATATTTTAATTTAGCATTATATGGAATATTTAAAAAATTGTTTAAATTATCTTTAATATATTTAATTGATAACATTGAACTATTATTAATATATTCCATTGCAATCAATCAATTATTATTCATTTTTCATTTTTAATAAAAATATTTTATTTAATAATTTCAATTTTAATAAAATCGTAAATGATAAATATTAAAGTTAAAATTGGATCTTGACAAAATTTTTGCCCGCAAATCATACAATTACCATAATAATCTTCATCTGACATGACATTACATGTTGCACATTTCTCAACTGGAACAAATCCCCTTAAGTCCATTCTTACACGTTATGTAACTATACATTACATATATACTATTTATTCATTATTCATCATTAAATCATGTATTACATTTATTATATCAAATATATTAGATTTTTCATCAAAAATAACAAATTTACAATTTAATTGATTTTCAATTTCAATTTGTCTATTTTTATTATAATTATTGTTTTTATACTCAACTGCAATTTTATAAACTGGAAAATATAAATCTATATAATATTCTCCAATATGGTATTCAATTTTATATTTATCATTTTTAAAACATTTAATTATATTTGTTAGAATATTATCTTTTGTATTATGTGTACTAGTACTGAGGTTATGTTTATTAATATTATATTTTTCAATAATATTATTAGAATTACTAGATTTTTTAATATTATGAGAATTTAAAAATTCAATTAAATCATTAATTTCTTTATTTGATAATCGTTTGACTGGCATATCAAATAAATTTTTTAATCCTTTAGTGTTTATAAATATTGTGTGATGCGGTGTTTTATGTAATTGTCCATTAATAGATACATTTTTAATAAGTGTTGAGTAATTTACTTTATTAGTAGAAAGCACATTATTTCTAATTACTTTTTTAGTATCGATATATCGTAATATTTTAGCTATATCTTTTCCTTTATAATATACTTCACCAATAGTAGTATATAAAAGGTGAATTTGATTGTTATTATAATTTATTATTTCCATTTGTAATACTTTTTATATATCATTTTTCATATATTTTTCCGTTGTATTATTATTTGACGTCGACACATTGGACAAGTATTGTTATTATTTAACCATATATCAATACATTTTTTATGAAAAATATGATTACACATGGTTTTAGTAAAATTATTTTGTTCATTAGATAAACATATTATACAATCTTCATTATTTATATTATCAAATATTTCATATGCTTTACATAACTCTATATACAATTTATTTGATATATTTTGATAAGTACAGATATTATATTTATTAATTTTATTTATATGTTTTTTAATAAAATATTCAGATAATGTTTGATATTTAGATATATCATCCCAATTTAATTTAATTTCAAATTTTTCAATTAAGTATTCTGATAAAATTTGATGTTTAGCTATATATTCCCAATGTAATTTATCATGATATTGTAAAATTATATCTTCTGATAATTCTTGATATTGTGATATATATTCCCAATGTAATTTATCATGATACTGTAAAATTATATCTTCTGATAATTTTTGATGTTTAGATACAATATTCCAATTGATTTTATTTTCATTTTTTCTAATAAAATTATCTGATAATATTTGATATTGACAGATATATTCAAATGGAACTTTATAATAAAATTTTTCAATTATATTTTCTGATAATTTTTGATATTTATACAAAACATCCCAATCAATTTTATTTTTAAATTTCATAATAACATCTTCTGATAATTTTTGATATTGACATATATATTTCCAATTTAATCTATTTTTATATTTTATTAAAAACGATTTTGATATTTTTTTATTAATTGATATACTATCCCAATTTAAATAATCTTTATACTCGTCAATAAAGTGATTATATAATTTTTTATTTGATATTATATTCCAATTTAAATAATCTTTAAATTCCTTAATAAAATCAATACTTAATTTTTTGTCTGATAATATAGTCCAATTTAATTTATCTTTAAAAACAATAATAAACTCTGAAATAATAGCATTTAGTCTACTTGAAATTAAATTCCAATTTAATTTATCTGCAAAATCTCTAAAAAATTCAATAGACCTATGATGTGGAATATTATCACTATCAAAATATATATATTCTGATATTGATGTCCAATCTAATATATCGTTGTAACGTCTAATTAGACTTTCTGGCAAATACCGAATTGGTATTTCTCGTAAATATAATCTATGTTCGAATTTTATAATAAAATCAACAGATAAATATTTTTCAGTTGATATTATAAACCAATCTAATTTATCTTCAAATTCTAAAGCAAATTGTATATTTATGTTAGAATGTTTTGATACAAGTGCCCAATTTACTGTATTTGGATTTTTTTTAATATAATTTATATCTAAATTATTATAATAATATATTATAAAACTATCTATATGTCTATTACTAATATTATTAGATATTATATATTGAATTATTTTAAATTTGTATTTAGTATCCGAATTATAAAATATTTTATATAATTTATCATTGGGTATATTATCAAATTTATATTCTAATAAATTTAAAAGTTGTTGTTTTTTAAACCCAGAAACATATGATAATCCATTTTCTTTAAGTTTATTAATTATTTCACTGCAAGTGGGCATTTGTATTTATATATATATTTATCCGCTAATATATATTAATATCATTTCATAAATTATTAAAAAAAATAAAATAATCGAAAATACTGTAAGTGAATTATATAATAATAAAATTAATAAAATTATAAGAATTGCTACTGTATATGCATCAAATTCTAATTCTTTTATTCTAAAAAATGGTGTAGTTAATAATCTATACATAGTTGTATTATTAATACTATACAAAAATAAACTATTATGTTTAAGACCCATAGATGAATTATATCCACTTGGTTGAACAATCATCTTATTTACACATAATATATATGATGATATATTCATATAGTTTACTATATCTAAACTTAATTGAACATCAATATGAAACCATACTTTATATTCAATATAATAATCTGATATTATTTTTGCTATATTACTAGTTAATGCATATGCACCTAATGACATATTAATCATTGGATTTTTTATTATTGTACATTCTTTATCTATAATAATTTTACTATCCCATCCTAAACAATAATCAGAATATAAAAATGTAAATCCGGTTTTTGTCAAATTATATATATAATCGATATATTTATTTAATTTATCAATATTAATTATTGTATCATCTTCTAATACAATTACAAAATCATATTTAGATTCTAATGAAGCTATAAATTTCCATAAAAGTATATGTGACGCAGCACATGCCATAACACCATATGGACTAATTTGTTTAAAAATATGTCTAGCTACATATTTTACATTATCCTTGTTTTGTTTGTAATCAATACCATAAAAAAAACTATAATTATTATATTTTTGAGCATTCATATAATTTATTATATCCTTTTGTCTTTGTTTATTTCTTTTAATAGTTAAAACTATTATATGATATCTAATATTCATTTATATATTTAAACTATTTTTATATACCATAGATATATCATATATTCGTTTTAAAATGTTACATTGTAGTAATGCATAGTCGAAAGATTGGTTATTTATTTCTTGTATGATTCTTTCTAATTCATTTATACGTTTCTTTAATGATTGTATTTCAGATATATGTTGCATATTATATTGATTTAATAAATTATATGATTTAATTAATTTTTGATATTTTATTTGTAATTGATCGATCATGATAGTGATATTTATATTAATTAAATTATATTAAACAACTTATCCAATCAATTTCAATATTTTTATGTATTTTTAAATATTCATTAGCTTTTATAAAACACTTTGAATTAATAAATGGTATTACATTATATTTACTGTTTTCACTATATAATGTTTGATATGATGGATAACTTGTTTTAATAATAAAATGATTATCTATATTATGAATTATATTACATTTATCATGCATTTTACTTCCAATTAATATAAATACAATATTATCATTATTAATTGATATTTTTTTAATTATATCATTAGTTAAATATTCCCATCCAATATCAGAATGATCATTTATATTTGAGCCTATAGTTAAATTAACATTTAATAATAAAACTCCTTGTTTAGCTAAACATTCAAGACTACTTTTATGCATTTTATCTGATATTTTATCTAATCTATTATAATTAGAAAATATTTCATTAATAAATAATTTATTTTCTATAGGTTTATTTTTATATTCATTTGGACAAGAAAATGCTAATCCATCTTGAATTAATGAAAATGGTCTATAACCTAATATTACAACATTAGTATGTTCTGGATTAAAATATTTAAAACATTTAAATATATTTTCTTTTGATGGTTTAATAATATGTTTATCATTTAATCTATTTTCTATATCAATAATCAATTTTTTATCTATATAACATTTCCAATTATCTGGAATAAAATCATAAAATGTCATTTTATAATTGTATCTTTAATTTCTGATATTATTTCATTAATGTATGATTTAAAAGAATTTTTAGTCATCATGTATTTGGATTGTAGATCTAATAACATAGATATCAATCTTTCTTTATCTTTAACTTCGATTTTTAATTCTTTTATTTCTTTAATAATATTATCTACATCCATTTATTGTATATATAAATAATAATGGTATTTTTGTTTTTTATGATATATTTTTTTATATTATCAATAAATATTATTTTAAATAAAGAATTGTATAAATTAGAATTAGATAAAAAATTATATCAAGTTGCAGAAGATGATTTAAAAACTACTATTAGTTGTATTAATGATTATTGGTTTATTGTTAAAAGAAATTCTAGATATTTAGATTTACAATATCTTAGACGAAATAATAATTATGTACCATGTACAACAACGCCATTAGCAAGTGATTTTTTAGATTCTTGTGGTTTAAATGCTAAATATAATAATAAAAAAGAACCATGTTATGCTGCATTATTAAATCTTTTATTTTTATTGCGATAAATAATAATGAATGAAAAAATACAATTATATTATAACACTATCAAATATGGCATTTTTTGAATTAGAAGTAAATATGGTTAAAGATTTAATGATTAAATATGAACATGGAATTGTTACCAAAAATCACTATTTTGATATGTTAAATATTATTTTAAATACTGTAAATAATAAAATAATTAATACATTATACCATACATATGTTAATGCTAATAATGATGATGATAAAATAATTGATATAATGAATAAATTATATAATGATATGAATGAATTAATATTTCTTATTCAAAATATTTTTACAAATCATTTAGTTGAACATCAATATGTTTTAAAAAATCTGGAAATATAATTGTATTTATGACTGGTATTTCATATGCAATAACATTTTTTATCATGATTGTTATATTCATAATAATCAATTACTATTATATATTTTGATTTAAATATTCTAAATTTATAATTATTAAATAATAAAAAAATATTATTAATATTTATATTTTTTATATCATTCTTATTTAAATAATATATTTCATTACCTATATTATAGTAGTCATTATAATCATATATAAAAATTTCCATATCATCTATAATAATTTTATTTTCCATATTTACCATTGACTGATAAGATTAAGAATATTTATAGAAATATCTTTGCATGTTATTATTACATCATTACCTTTATTAAGTAATATAATGCTTAATACTGATTCTAAGAATCTATTATAATTTGAAATATCATATTTTATATGTGATGATTCTAATATACTCATACCATTATCAAAAGATAATTTTATTTTTTTTTCTATACTATTTGGAATAATAAACGATTTAATTAAATTACTATATATATATTTACAACTATCCTTTGAAGTATATAATTCAATATTTTGTATATTATTTATTACTGGTATTATATCAATTATAGTTACGTCTTTTTTAAAAATATATGTATAATAAGGTGTTATTAAGTTATATATTCCATCCTTATTGACAAGTTTCACTGACAGCATTTATCTTATAATAATTATTTTTAACATAAATGTTTATACAATTTTATGTAAATGTTCTACGAGATAGATTAAAAATACTAAGTATATTTAATCCAAATGGTACTTTATGGTGTGATGGTACTAAATGTGAAATTGTTTTTACATCAAATTTCAAATGTTGTATATCAATTCCTTTTATAAAAACAAATATTACAGAACTTAGAGGATTTGATATATGTTATGATAAAATAAGCGAATTATCATTAAAAAATTCTATAGCAGATAAAATAACACTTACATTTAAAGATAATGGAATATATGTAGAAGAATTAATATTCGAAAATAATATAAATATAATTGATCCAAAATATATTTCTATGCAATCAATATCTCAAATTAATACTCCTTCAAATAATAATAATAATTTTGCTTCTGCTGAAAGAATAGATGATATTTCTGATATTAATGAAACTGATAATATTATATCAGAAAAACTTGAATTAAAAAAGCATGATAGTGGTGATTTAACAATTGGATACACAATTCATGATAAATTTACATTAAATACAAACAATACATATAAATATAGGATTAATCCTAATATGTATAATAAAGTAGGTGCAGTATTTAAAATTAAATTAGATGTATTAACAGAATTTATTAAAAAATTAATGACAACAAAAGGTGCCTCAATTGAAATGCAAGTAATTAAAAATACAATTAAATTTAAAGCTTATAGAACTGATAATATTAAAAATAATACTATAGATGAATCATGTTTATATTGTTCATTGATTAATTTATATTATCCAATTTTAAGAAAATATAAAATTGCTTTAAATAATTTTGCATTATTAAAAAAATTAAATATTAGTATATCTGATTTTAAAGCTAAAGATAAAAAAATATATAAATATATACAATTTAATATTATAATGCAAGAAGATTTAGTTATTGGATTATGTATATATCCAGGATCAGCCAATATTACTAATCCTGAAGAATTACAAAATTATTTTATATTTATGCCTGTTGAAAATTATTAGAATTAAGTAGTTGTTCAGATATACTATCTATTTTATCATTTAATAATTTTATATTATAATTAATATTATTTAATATTGTATCTAACTTTTCTCTAGTATAACTTGTTGGATCATCAACCATATTTATAGAATCATTAGTAAAATTATTATTTAAATTTGATATGTCTATATTTTCCCAATTTACAAATTTATCATTGTAATTAATTTGTGATTTAATGCTGTTAATAATATTTATACTAATATCATCATTATAATATTCTACTTTTTTTGTTCTATTATTACTATTAAATACAGTCGCATATATTATTAAATTATTAAGAGATATTTCATTTTCTACATATCTTAATCCAAATTTAATTCCATAAGGGCATAATCTTTTATCTATTAATATAAATGATGTTTGTGAATATATATTATCTGATACATAATTAAAAATACCATCATAGCATGATGATATTGTAGTATTTTTTTTAAATATATTATTTATAATAGATTGTATATATTTTCCATTAAGACCTGTTTCACCACACATTATAAATAATTTGTCATTAATAAAGTTATTTTTGATGTATAATATTATATTACCTAAAATATTATAATATTCAGCATCATCATTTGTTGATGCTATTTTATTAATTGAAATTAAAACAATTTCATTAAAATTGTATAAAATATTTGTAATAATAATATGGTCATTAATATCACTAGAATTACTAGTTAAATATTTTAATATATTTTTATCATAATTAAGTCTTCTAATATTTTTATTATTAGAATTTGCACAAATATAATCACCACGCCCATTAACAACAGCAAACCATCCAGGATAAAGCCAATTCAATGATCCATTAATTATATTATTTGTTGGAAATGTTAATGAATTATTATAAAAACCACCATAGGCAATTAATTCATTTTTTATAAAATTAGTAAAAAACATAAATGAAGGTTTTAAATTTAAATCTATCAAATTATCAAATGTTCTAGAATTAATAATACTTTCTCTAAAAGATCCTTTAATTATTATAAATTCTGTTGTATAATTATAATTATAATTATAATTATTAATACATTTTATAATAAAAAATATAAAAAAAATAATTCCAACTATAACATAAAATATAATATTATTATTCATTTAATGCATAAATATCTTTTTTATTCATCGTATGTTAATATTTCTTTAGTATATGATGATGTATCATTTTTAAGATAATCTTTTTTATATTCAAAATTTGTATTTAATGTACTTGTATCTATTTTATCCCAATTTACATAATCATCTATGTAATCACTTCTACTTTTAATTGATTCAAAAATATTTATACTTAACGCATCTGTAAAATATTCTATTTTATTTCCAGTATAATTTTCATTATATATATAAGCATATAATAATAAATTATATTTGAGTATTTCATTTTCTAAATATTTAACCCCAAATCTAACACCATATGAACATAAATTTTTATCTAAAATAATAAATGTTGTTTGTGCATATAAACCATTATTATTAAAATATGTAATACTACCATTATAACATGAAGATATAACAGTATCTAAAAAAATTGTTTCTATTGCTAAATTTATATATTTACTATTCAATCCAACCGATCCACAAATAATAAATTTTTTATTATTAAGATAATTATTTTTAATATATAATAAAATATTACCTAGATATTCATAATATTCAGAATTATTAAAATCGGATGATAATTCATTTATATTTATTAATAAAAGTTCTTCAGATTTATATATTATATTAAGAACTATAATATTATCATTTGTTTTACCAGGATTTATACTTAATTTATCAACTGTATAATTTTTGTCATATCTTTTAATATTACTATTATTAGAATCTACACAAATAAAATCACCATTTCCATTACCTAAAATAAAATATCCATTATATATCCATCCATTTCTGTTTATTATATTATTAATTGGATAATTTAATAATTTATTAAATCCACCATATGCAAGTATATCGTCAGTTTTTAAATTAGATAAAAATACCAATGTTGGTTTAATTTTTGAATATTGTAAACCATCTAAACATCTATCTAATATTACGTTATCCATCCAACCAACAATTATGTTAAATTCCACAATTTCTTCTTCATTAACTGGTAATTTTGACATTATAAGATTACTGTAATCATTATTAATATAATTTTTTATTTTACTTATAAAATCATTTATATCCCATATTATATATATAATTAGATATATAGCTAATACTACTAACAAAACAAAATATATCATTTATTTAATAATGATTCTATATTTTTTTTAGAAATATATTTTTCTTCTTTAAATACATAAATATTTTCAAAATTTGTATCCAATGTACTTGTATCAATTAAATTCCATTCAACATATTTATTATCATAATTAGAACTTGATTTTATAGATTCTAATATAGTAATAGTTAAGGGATCATTAAAATATTCATTTTCATTAGGTTCATTATATATAATAGCATATAATAATATATTAGTAAATGGTGTAGGATCACTAATAGGATATTTTAAACCAAATTTAACACCATTTTCACATAATGATTTTTTAATACAAAAAAAAATAGATTGTGTAAATGTATTATCTCTAGCATATGTTATTACACCATCATAACAAGAAGTTATTACATCATCTCCAAATACAGTATCTATTATTAATTTATTATACTTTCCATTTAATCCATTATCACAAAACAATATAAATAAATTATCTTTTATTATTTCTTTTTTAATATAAGTTAAAATTTTACCAGTATATTGAAAATAATCATTACTAATAATATTACCTTGAGATATTTTTGTTACATTTATTAATAAAATATCAATTTGATTTTTATATAGTATTTTACTTACAATTATATGATCATTATCATCTGATGGATCATATTGAATATAACTTTCATAAAATTGTCCATAAAATCTATTAAAATTATTAAGATTGTTACTCCTAACACAAATAGCATCTAAATTAGCATTAGCATTTATAAACCAACCACCATATATCCATTGGCTTGATTTATTAAGATTATTATTAGGAAAGTTTAAATATTTATTTTCATTATTAACATACTCATTTCTTAAAAAATTATTAAAAAATACAATAGATGGTATATTTTTTTCATATTGAATACCATCTAAACTTCTATAAATACTATTATTTCTTGATGACAAACCATATAATATAATATTATTTGAATAATCTTTTGTATTTATTTTTGATAATATATTATTACTAATTTCTGTTAATGTATTATTTAATACATTGTATACATTAGTATTTGTATAATAATTAGTAAATATAAATAAATAAATAATAAATACTATTCCCACTATAACAAAATATATATATTTCATTTATTTATTATATTTTCCAATAAAGTTCTACTATATTTTACATTATTATTATCAATTAATGTATCTTCATTAATTTCATATTCTTTTGTTAAATTATCAATATTTATTTTATCCCAATTAATATAATCGTCTATAAAATTATCACTAGATTGATAATATTTAAAGATATCTAATGTCAATTTATCATCAAAATAATTAACAGTGTATTCACCTATATTTTTATTATAAACTGTAGCATATAATATAAAATTAAAATTAGAAGATGATATTTCTAAATATCTAATTCCAAATCTAACACCATATGGACATAAATCTTTATGAATTATAATAAATGACGATTGTACAAGAATGTCATTTTCAACATTAGTAAATGAATTATTATAACATGATGATATTGTATTATCTAAAAATACAGTTTTTATTGCTAAATCCATAAATTTACTATTTATACCAGTTATACCACTAATTATAAAATTTTTATCCTTTATAACATTTATATTAAGATATACCAATATATTTAAAAAAATTGAATAATAATTTTCATTTAAAGCATTATCAGGTTTTGACATTCTAATATTAATTAATATTACTTCTTTCAAATTATATATTATATTTGTATACATAATATTTGATGTTAAGCTATTATCATTATATTTTAAATTATTTATTATATTATCAGATTTATTAAATCTTCTAATTTTTTCATTATTGGCTTTCACTGAAATAAAATCACCATTATTTGCAACAATAAAATATCCACCATATATCCAATTATCAGATTCATTAGTAATATTATTAGCAGGAAAATCTAATGTAGCATTAAAACCTCCATACATTATAACATCACTAGTTTTAAGATTGTTTAAAAATATAAAAGTAGGAATATTTTTAATACTTTGCATACCATTCATAACATTATCTATAATAGAATTTTCAAAAGATCCTTGTGTAATCATAAAATCTATACCTATTTCATTAACTATACTATCACTAAATGTATTACTTAATTGCTTATAATATTCAGATAAAATATTAGTGTTAGTATCTTTTAAAAAATTTATATATTTATTTTTTTCATATTTTAATAAAAATATTAATAAAAATATTAAAAATATAATACCAACTATAACATATTCAATCATTTATTATTAATTTGTATTACCATTTCCATTAGTTTGTTCAGGAGGTTTATAACTATATACTAAAATTATTATTAAAATAATTAATAATACCAATAATATCAAATAATAAATCGTATCAGATTCCATTTAAATGATAAATGATGCATGAAAAATAACTTTTAAAATATAATATACAGCCATGGATAAGAACGATAACAATAAACCAACAAAACCTGTAAAAACAGAAACTATATATATTGTTACTAATTCCGGTGGAACAAATGCTGATTCAACTAATACTTTAAAATAAATTTACATGATGCGCGTATATATTTTATTTTTATGATTTACCTCAATATTTAGATAATTAAGAATGTCAAAAGATTTATAATTTAATTTTAAATATATTAACAAATTATATTTATTTAAAGTTTTAATTGCATTATATATATCAAAGTTATGAAAATCATAATATTCGTTAGAATTATATATTATATCATTTTTAAAATAGTATTCATCATATGTATTTGGGAATAATATTTTTAATAATTTATATTTATTATATTTTAATATTTTTTTTGATTTATACATAATATATAAGGCATTACATATATTTTTATAATTTATTTTTTTTCCATAAAGTATACTGGCTAATTCTATAGATATTTCTTTAAATTTTATAATATTATTTAGATTAGAACAACAATTATTTTTTTCTGGATTATAAAATATTATTCCACACGAATATAATAAATATATATTATTAGGTTTCTTATTATATGTTATATTTTTTATAAATAATATACCACTTTTATTATGATCATTTTTTGGTATATTTAAATCTAATATTTTTAATGGATTAAATAATTGTAATTTTATATTATTAAAATCTGTATTAAAATTATATTCACTATATGTACTTTTTAAATAATTAATCCATAAATTATGATTTTCATCTAATTCATTACTATTTAAAAATAATTTAGTATAATATTCTCTATATAACACCTCTATATGATTTATATATTTTGAAAGTTCATTATTATAAATATATATTATAGATTCTAATGATAATTTTGGAAATATATTTTTTAAAATATAATCAAAATATTTTTTTATATTTCTAGATTTATTAAATAAATGATAATTTTCACATAATATTTTTTTGTAATAATTTTTATGTATTATGCAAACTTTTTTGGAGTCTTTAATATTGTATAATGGATTATTTATAACTTGACTACATGTACATATATTACTTTTCCACAAATACATTTTTTTATTATTGAAAAATGATATAAAATTTTAAATTTATAATGAATATTTTGTATAATAATTATACTGAGGGATTAATATTATACAATCCAATTAAAATATATGAAATAAATGATCAAGAAAAAATTAAACTAAATCTTCATTTATTTATGGATAAAAAAAAATTTAAAATTAATATGCATACATTATCCTTTAATGAATTTATGTCAAAATTATATCTTATTATTGTATCAAAAATAAAAGATAATAATTTAAAAGAAAATATACATACATATTTAAAATATAATATAAATATTAATGAATATAAAAACATAAACACAGAAATAAATGATATTAATAAAGATATAGATATTTTAAATAATAAAATTTCTAATAACGATTATAATATATTAAAAGATATATGTTATATTATTTGTAAAATAGATAATATAAAAAATATAAAAAATACAAAAATAAAAAATGTATTATATATTAAGAATTCACTATATAGTAATATTGATAAAAATATAATAATTGTAAATAATAAAATATAAAAATTAAATTCTACAATTGATAGGGAAGATAAATTATATAAACTTATTATTACATTTCCATTTAATAAATATCCTGAAATATATAATGATGATATGATTATTTTATTATTATTACATAATTATATTGATATAAAATCCATTTCAGAATATTATAAAAGATATCCAAAAAATAATTTTTTGCATGAATTAAAAAAATATAAAAATTCATATGAATTAATAATAAATGAATATTTTATAATGCATTATAATATATATATTAATTCTAATTATAAAGAATTATTTAAAAAAATATATAAATATAGAAACTACGAACATTTAATTAATCATTATTCAGAAATAATTAAAAATTATATATTACATAATTATAGTTTATTTGATAAAGAAAAATGTGATAAAATATTAAATAACAATAATTCAAAAGAAGTTATACAGCAATGTTATGAATTTTTTTTATGAAATAATATTATTTATTATTAGTATAATAATAAAAATGAATTTAACTAATGCGTGTAATGATATAATAAATTATTTAAATAATATAGATAGCAGATTACTTAAAATATTTATAAAAAATAAAACTTTTATTTCTGGTAGTTTTGTATCATATATGATTGCCATTAATAAGTTAAAAAAAAATGATGACATAGATTTATATTGTTCTGATCCGGATCAATTAATTAAAGATTTTGATGATTTAAATATTCATAGTTTAGTAAATAGATTCAATAATACAATAAATTATTTTATAAAATATAATACCGAATTAATTAAATTTCAAATAATATATGCTAAAATTAGTTCATTAAAATTTATAGATAACTATGATATATCTTTAACTAAAGTAGCATATGTTACTCATGAAAATTATATTTATTTATCAGAAGAATTTAAAAATGATTATAATAAAAAAGAATTTCATGCATCTGATATAATATCAAATTATAGATATAATAAATATGAATCTTTTGCAAGATTAAATTATAATTCACAGATAAAAAAAATAAAATTTGATTATGATTATAAAATTGATTATTATAATTATATAAATAAATGTAATACTATAGTTGGTATTACAGGAATTCCATTTACTTATTCTATGGAATTATTAGATGATAGTATAAAATGCAATGCAATGAAAGGATGTATTTTATCTGATTGTAAAAATAAAAGTATTAAATATATATGTAAAAATTGTATAGAAAAATTAAAATTTAATATAGTTTTAGATAATGAATTTTATAATAAACATTTTATAGTATTTGGAGCAGCTACTAGATTTGGTAACTTAATATTTGAATATTTATCAAGTAATGTTAATAATTGTATAGGTACATCTTATTGGTATGAAAGTGAATCTAAAAATATAATAAAATATAATTTAGAACATGAGCCATCATATGATATATTAGAAAAAATATTAGCTTCTGATATTGTTATATTATCTGCAACAAAATTAGGAAATACAAATGAAATATATTATTATAAAAATATTGTTGATCATGGGATAGATAAAAATTTATTAATGGATAGATTTAATTGTAATGTAATTGGATATTTAAATTTATTATATAGTTACATGAAATTTAAAATAGATAAAAAAAGTAATAAAAAACAAATATTTGTATATATTGATAATTATATGAGTGAATTTAATGATAACACATCACATCCTGAATTTAATATAGTTAAAGTTGCTCAAAAACGTGTAATATATCAATTTGAAAAACCGTTTAATAAATTAAATATAAATATTTTAATTTATAATATAGGTAACAAATATATGCCTAAAAAATTAAATGTTTATATATTAATGAAAATATTAAATGATATTATAAAAAAAAATGAAAAAATAGATAATATTTTAGATACTAGTGCAATTCAATACATAATAAAAAATGGAATTAAAAAATAAAAATATATCTATTGAAAATTTTCGCATATTAGATGGTATATTGCATTCAACTATATTAGATATAGTTGTTTCAATATTTGGAATTATATTTATATCCAATTATCCAAATATTATTAATTTTAGATATGATTATTCCATATTATATGGAATGTGTTTTTTAAATGCTTTTATATCTACATATTATATGTATGCTCTATATAGAAAAAATATTTTTGGAATTATTATGTATATATTTTGGCATTTTATAGTAATATTTATATTATTATGTATTTTGATTATTAATGCTAGTTTTCTTATAAATAATCCTACTATATTAGATTTGATAAAAATTATATTATTTTGGTTTATAACAAAACAAAAACTTGATTATACATTTTTAATAATAACACATTATAATAAAATGACTGATAATGACTTGCCACCACCATATACTGAAGTAGAAAATAATAAATATTGATATTTTTTTTGAAAAAATACACTAGTTATAAAAGCTTGTATTTTCACTATAACAATGGAAACACTAAACATTTTCAGAAATGGAATTTCACGTTTATTCAAAAATATTATTCCATCTCTTACATTTGTACAAACAATTTTTAATTTTATAACTTATACATTTGCTTATTGTATAAGTTATAAATTTGATCCTATCAAAGATTATGAATATACAATATATTATATCATATTTTATACAATTAGTGGATTGTCATTAATATATTTATTTTGTCTTATAAATGGAATTGACCATGGTAGTATAGTATATATAATATTAGTTTACTGTTTTATTTCTATATTAGCAGTCAATATAATTGTATATTTAACAGAAAATGAAATTGATAATGATCTATTATTGAGAGTTTTAATAAATTGTTTTATATTAAATCAAATGATTAATTACTCATCATTACTAGTATCATGTCATAAATATATGATTGATTACAGTACATTGAAACATGATTCATATTATAGTAATCCACCAACATATGATGAAATATTTAATAGTCAACAAAATGAAAGGACAACATAAAATTAAATTTTATAATTAAATAAATGGAATGTGAATTGTGCTTAGAAAAAAATAAAAGTACTATTCAGTGTGATGCATGTAAATATATTACATGTATACCTTGTATTATAAAATTTAATAAAACAATATGCCCAAAATGTTATAAAATTTATAGTGATATATTAATTATGCCATTTATTGAAAATAAAATTTTTTTTAATATATATAAATCTACTTATGTAAAATCTAAAATAACAATTAAAGATGCTAGATTATATGATTATATTTTAAAAAATAAAAAGTTATTAAGATTTGGAAAAAGTTTAAATTATAAATCATGTATTGATATAAATTCATTTTTATGTTTATGTAATACACCATCTTGTAAAGGTATAATATCTAAAAATAATCCTATATGTTTATTTTGTGATAGTGTGTTTTGTACAAAATGTAAAGAAAAAATATTAGAATATAATCATACATGTAACGAAAAAATATTAGAAACTATTAAATTATTAAAAGAATCTACTATGTTATGTCCAAATTGTTTAACATATATTACTAAATCATATGGATGTAATGATATGTTTTGTACTAATTGTGGAACTAGATTTTGTTGGCGTACAGGTCAAAGACAAAAATATAATTCTAACACACATTATAAAGTAAATAATACTAATGTATATGAATATATTAATGATTTATCACAAACAGGTAAATTTATAAATCATGCTGTTAAATATTTGCGTAATTTTAATAATAAAATAATGATGATAGAATGTAAACATTATAATAATGATAAAATAGTTAGTAACGCTTATATGAATTATAAAAAATTTGATTTTTTTAAATATATATATGATAATAAGAAAAAATGTGACAATATATATAATTTAAAAGAATTAATTTATGATTATTATAGTAAAAATATAGTTTCAAATAATTGTTTATATACAATTAATAATAACAATATAATAATATCAAAAACTAAAAATAAAAATATTAAAATTATGAATGATAAAGATGAAAACAATGATTCAGGTATTGAAATGATTGATTATATACAAGAAATTCATGCATATAATATAAAAAAAATTTTATTAAAATATAAAAAAGCTTATGATTTATCTATTCCAGGTAGTGGAAAATCGTATGTTGCTTTATATGTTGCTAAACAGATGAATCTTAAAAATATTTTTATAATATGTCCAGCATGTCTTGTTGATAAATGGAATTTTATTATTAAAAAATATAATAAATATAATAATTTTAATTATATAATATTATCTAATAATAATATATGTATAAATAGATTTGAAGATGGTAATATATTGTTGTCTAAATTATTAAATGTTAATAATAAAATAATATATGAACCAACAGAATTTTTGAAAAACTTTTTATCTTCAGAATCTATGATTATAATAGATGAAAGTCATACAATAAGAAATACTAATAGTTATACATTAAAGGCTATATATAAAATAGTTAATACATCTATAGGATATATATTAAATATATCAGCAACACCAATTGAAAACAAAAATCAATTACAACATGTTGTTAAAAAATTAGGTATTAATGATAATTCAGAAGATTCTGATATAATGAAACTTTTTATAGAATATATTTTAAGAATATGTGAAATACAAGATATAATAAAAGTTTATAAAAATAGATATATTTATCAAAATGTAATATTATCTAAAAATTTCAATACATTTATAGGAATGTGTAAATTAGCTGATTATGAAAATACACGCAAATTAATATATTTAGATTATATTAATAAATCTTATATTTCCTTAAATAAAATATTATTTAATAAGATTGCATATACTGCACCAATATATAATGTAATACAACCTTATTTGGCTAAATATAAAATGAATAATAGAAATGAAGAAACGATTGATTTAGCATTTACAAATATAAATGTTGAAGATAAAACATCTACATTAGAATTTGGTAATAAAATTGTAAAAGGATTAATGCAAATAGAAACTGCAATACTTGAATCTATTGAAAATATGGTATATACAGTATTAGAAAATACAAATAATGTTAAAGTAGTTGTTGCATTAAATTATACAGATAGTATTAATGATATATATAAGGAATTGAGTAAATTTTATGATAATATTCTTGTAATTACTGGAAAAACTAATAATAAAACTAAAATAATTGAAAAATTTCAAGAACCTAATAATAATTATAGATTACTTATAGTAAATCCCTTGTGTGTAAATAACGGATTAGATTTTGATGATAAATATGGAAATTATAAAAGATTTGTTATATTCAATCCAAACTTAATATCAATAAATATGTATCAATTTATATACAGATTTGAAAGAAAAGATTCAAAATCTAAACCTATTATTCACATACTTGATACACATTATGAAGTTGTAGATAATTTGATAAAAAAGGTAAAAATACAAAATGATATATTTAAGGCAATAAAAAAAATTAGAGAATATCCAGAATGGATTGAAACAGAAACATCAGTATTACAATTACTTAATGAATTAAATAAACATTAACATTTATATTAGAATTACATAATTTTTCTTTAATAATATTTGATACATCATCCCAATTTAAACCATCCAATCCACTACCAATAGCTGGCATATTAAGTGTAGTTATATTATTTTTTATACAATATTCTCGTAATAATTCTATAGCATCTTCATACTGTTTTAATGTTGGTTTTTTATAAGATGATGGTTTAGTTACAAGGTTTATTATAATTTTATTATCATTATTTATATATTCATATACACCAGGTATTTCTAATGGCGTTTTAGATTGTAAATATTTAACCATTTTAAAATATTTTTTTTTAATTGTATATGCAATACCTTTACCAAATGCAGCATCTGCACCTATTGTATGAACAATAATATTTGTTTTAAGTACATCACCAAAAATTTCTTTATAATTCATTTTATTAATGTATTATATTTTCAATTTTATGATTTTATATATAATAAATGAGTAATCAGACGACTATGATGGTAAATATGGATACAGATGAACTATTAAAACTTCAAGGATTAATAAAAAAGGATGAAAAAAATAAAACTAATATTTTTACTATTAATACAACACATAATAATAATGATAATAATGATTATAATAATAATAATGATGATGATGATGATAGTGAATGAAATAATATTACATTAAACAATAAATAATCTTAAAATGGAAAAAGTACCATTTGTAATTAAAAAAGATAATGAAACTTGGTATAATATGTTAGACATAATAAAAATATTAGGATATAAAAAAAAATTACATTTACATGCATCATTATTAAATAAAAATAATAAAAAAAAATTTTATCAATTACTTACTAAAAATACTTTAAAAAATAAATACTTTAAATATACAAATGTACAAAAAAATAGAATATTTATTAATGAAGTAGCTTTGTTTTATATTTTATTATCATCAAAAAAAGAAAATGCAATAATATGTAAAAATTATGTATTTGGTAATTTATTTAAACTTGAGAATTTAAATTTATGTTGATTTACAATTTTTGTATTACAATTTTTTATTATTATATATTTATCAGATTGCTTATCAATATATAAATATTTTACATTTTTAATTTTTGAAATTAATTTTTGATCTGAGTAATATTTACGGTTTAAATCAGCATATACATTAACTAATCCAATTAGATATAATGTATTTGGTATTTTAACTACTACTAAATTTGTAATAGTTGATCTATTTAATATTAATATTTCTAAATTTGATAATTTATTTAAAAAATTATAATTATAAACTATTGCATTAATTATAAATAATTTCTTTATACATGATGGTAATATTAATTCATGTATATTGTTTTTTGATCTATTCAATTTATCATAAATTATAGACAATATTTTAAGGTTTTCTAAATTTTTAAATATATCTTTTTTAATATAAACAGCGTCTGTATTAAATATTTCTAAATTTTTAGGTAATAATATATTTTTTAATTGTAACTTATCTATAATACTATTTATATGTAATTCTTTTAAATTTACTAATATCTTTAAAGATGTAAAATCGTTTAGTTCATTATTAACTATAACATTAAATTCTAATTTATTTAAAGATAATGGTAAAGATACATCTTTTAAAAAATTCTTTTGTATATTTACAAAATTAATTTCTTCAATACCATATATACTATCAATTTTTTCATTTGTCATTTCATTTCTAATAATTAATCTTTTTATATATACATTTTTTTGATTATTCCATTTAATATATCCTTTGTACTTACTTAAATATCCTAAATATAAAGTTTTTGAACATGTAGAAACAAAGGCCATTTGATCTTTTTCATTTAAATATTTCATAATACATTCAAATGAATTAATTTCTAATTTATCCATATTATGCATAAAATATTATATATAATATTTCATATATTTAATAAATGAGTGTAATGTTAGAAGGTATTAATATTGATTATAAGTCGTTGATGAATATTGAATCATTATTTATAAAAGATCTAAATATAAGTACTAATATTTCGAAATATACAAATTTATATAAATTAACAAATTTAAAATTTTTAATATTTGAAACTAATGAATATATTCTAGATAAAATTAAATTACCAAAATCATTAATTTCATTAGATATTATATTTAATATTTGTGATGAATATGTAAACCTATCTTTTATTAATCATTTTGATAAATTGGAATACTTAAGTATTAATAGTGGATGCATATACGAAATATATATAAATGAAATACCTAAATCATTAAAAGTATTAAAAACTAATATTACATTTATTAATAAATCTATTTTATATAATTCTAATTTATTATCAATAAAATTTATAAATTGTGATACAACATCATTAATATTACCCCAATCCACTATATCATTAGAATTTAATAATACATTTACGTATGATTATACTTGTTTAGAATCATTAATAAATTTAAAAGAATTAATTTTAAAAAAATGTTATATTGGTAATTTAAATACTGTTAAAATATCAAATAATATAGAAAAATTAAATATAATAAATATTAGTAATAAACCTTATAATAATGATATTATAGATATAGTGGAATTTATAGTTAAATTAGATAATATAAAAATATTTGAGTGTGTTATGGATGATAATGAATGCATTAATTGTATTATTAAAAATAATCATGATAGATGTAATCATAATATTTTATTATACATTTTAGCATTATTAAATGGAAATAATATTTTATCTACCAATGAAAAAAATAAAAAAATATATTTGATATAAATGAACATTTATAAATTTTTATTAAATTTATTTAATTGTTATGATGATGAAGAATACTGTGATGAAGAAGATGAAATTATTATATATAGTGAAAACGAAGAATGAATTTTTATATTGAATTTCAAATATGTCAGTTATATCAATAGATAATGAAATTTGGTTTAAGGATAGATATATTTTATCAATACTTGATACATATGATTTAAAATCAATATTATCTAAAGTACATAAAGATAATAGAATAAAATTAAAAATTATAAAAAGAAGTAACAGTGTTGATGATATAAATATTTATATTAATAAAACAGGATTAATATCATTATCTGAAAAATTAAATACTAATGAATTAAACTATATTATAAATAAATATAAATCAAATAAAATATGTTCTTATAATGAATATATAGGAACTATAATTCATTGTTTTAATCATTGTAGATATCAAGTTAATTATAAAATATATAAATATAAAATTGATTTATTCTTTATTGATTATAAATTAGCTATAGAATGTGATATTGGTGATATAGATATAAATTATGAAATTGATAAACAACAATACATTGAACAACAAATTAAAGGATGTAAATTTATTAGATTTAATCCATTCGTTCCAGATTTTAATTTATGTAAAGTAGTTAATACTATTATGATTTTTATGTATGATAATAAATAATGTTTTTATTTTGAAAAAATAAGTATACTAATAAGATTGCTGTTTGCTATTACCACAATGGCTATTAATAACAATTTCCATATTTTGTTAGATAAGGTAATTAATATGAAAATTGAAAAATTTATAAAATTATTAAAATATAAATATGATAATGTTAATTTTGAAGAAAAAAAACAAATTATATCAACATTATTAAAATTTAATAATTTTGATAAAACTGAAATGTGTGGTGTTAGCGTTGAGAAATTTGTTCAATTGATTAATAATAAATCAGCATCAGAAAAATATTCTGATGTTGATTCTAGTATTGATGAATCACAAAATTCTGATTCTGATTCTGATTCTGATTCTGGAGTTAATATTGATGAATCACAAAATTCTGATTCTAAAGTTAATATTAATAAACTAGAAAATGAATCACAAAATTCTGATTCTAAAGTTAATATTGATGAATCACAAAATTCTGATTCTAAAGTTAATATTAATAAACTAGAAAATGAATCACAAAATTCTGATTCTAAAGTTAATATTGATGAATCACAAAATTCTGATTCTAAAGTTAATATTGATGAATCACAAAATTCTGATTCTAAAGTTAATATTGATGAATCACAAAATTCTGATTCTAAAGTTAATATTGATGAATCACAAAATTCTGATTCTAAAGTTAATATTAATAAACCAGAAAATTCTGAACTAGAAAATGAATCACAAAATTCTGATTCTAAAGTTAATATTGATGAATCACAAAATTCTGATTCTAAAGTTAATATTGATGAATCACAAAATTCTGATTCTAAAGTTAATATTGATGAATCACAAAATTCTGATTCTAAAGTTAATATTGATGAATCACAAAATTCTGAACCGGAAAAAGAATCACAAAATTCTGATTCTGGGGTTAATAGAGAATCACAAAAAAATTCAAATACATTTTATTGTTCCTCATGTAACAATGGAATATGCAAGATATTTACAAAAAATTTAGATGAAATTAAACCTAAGTTTTCATTTTATCTTCAAATATATTATTTAAGACAGCTCATTGAAAACAAACAAATAAAAAATTTTAATATTATGGAATTTATTAAATATTATGAATCTTTAAATGAAGATAAAATTAAACAACAAAATTTATGTGAAGAAATTGAACAATATATTTTATTTTTGAAAGAAGATAAAGATCAAAGTAAACATGAAAATGATGATGATGAAAATGAAAGTATGAATGAAAATGAAAGTAAACATGAAAATGATGGTGATGAAAATGAAAGTATGAATGAAGATGAAAGTAAACATGAAAATGATGATGATGATGAAGATGAAAGTAAACATGAAAATGATGATGATGATGAAAATGAAAGTAAACATGAAAATGATGATGAAAATGAAAGTATGAATGAAGATGAAAGTGAAAATAAAAATGAAATGAAAAAACATCAAAGTGTGGATAAAGATAAAATTGATATTTCATTATTGAATAATTTAATTGTTGATATAAGTAGTAAAGATAATAATGATGAAGAAATGGAAAAAATACTTGGTGAATTATTATTATTTAGGGAATCAATTGAAAATGAAAGTGTAAATAAAAATGATGAAGAAATTGAAAGTATGAATGAAAATGAAAATTTATCTGTGATTGCTGAAAATAAAAGTGTGTGTAAAGATGAAAGTTTATCTGTGATTGTTGAAAATGAAAGTTTAAATAAAAATGATGAAGAAAATGAAAGTAAACATGAAAGTGTGAATGAACTTCAAAGTTTATGTGTGATTGAAAATAAACAAAAAAATGATATTATATATGATACTGAATATTTTAAAAAATATGGTAAGCTTTCAAATAAATATCATAATGTATGCATTGTAAATAAAGATATATATTGTCTTACATGTAATCAATCAATTGGTAGAACATATATAAAAAAAAATAGTCATAATTTTGATAAGCCTATCAAGTTGTATGTTAATGAAAACATTTATACTTTATTATTTAATCAACCTGAAAAAATTGTTCATATTAAAAAATACATTAAATACAATGAAGAAGAAATATATGTATATGATTAAAACATTCTATCTGAAATTATTATTCAATATGTTAGTGTAAAATAAATGTATATGTATATAATATATAAATATGACTGAAATTATTATTCAATATGTTAGTGTAAAATAAATGTATATGTATATAATATATAAATATGACTGAAATTATTATTCAATATGTTAGTGTAAAATAAATGTATATGTATATAATATATAAATATGACTGATATGTAAATAAATTTTGTTATATGTAAATATGACTGATTTATTATTTTTTTAATGTAAAATAACTGTATGTTATAATAAATATAAGTCTAATTGTTATTTTTATAATATTTTTTAATAAATAAATCAACATCAAATTTACGTCTACATCCTTCATAACTCATATATCTAATTTTACCAAATATTGGTCTTTCTTTCCATGCTCTATCATGAATACCACAAATTGACCACATACATCCAACATATCCATTTGGATCACGTCCATCTATAAAATATTTATCATTTAAATATATAGATATATATAATGCTTCTTCTGGTGATTTTGTCCATTCTAATATTTTTTTAGCCCAATACATTCTTAAATATCCATGCATTTTACCATAGATAATCATTTGTTTTTGTGATGCATTCCATAAATTGTCATGAGTTAATGCATTTTCAAGTTGATATAAACTATATATATGTTTTCTAGTATCATTTTTATGTTCATTTAGTGTTTTTATTGCCCAATTATTAGCACCATTTATATTATCGTAATTTTCATTATAATAACAAAAATTATCACATAGTTCTTTACGAATAATAGCTTCTTCACAAAAAACTTCTACCGATTTAGGATATAATTTTTTATATTTGTTAATTTCTAATATTATTCTTTGAGTTGAAATTTGACCAAAATGTATCCATGGTGATAAATTACTTATTGCATTAGCATTTGGATCATTTCTTTTTTTAGCATAATCTTTTAATCTATTTTGTATAAATATATCTAATATTTTAAATGCATATTTTGTACCAGATTTTGCCCAAGAAACAGGTTTAACATTTCTATCAATATTTAATGATTGTTCTGCTTTTTTCCAATTATTATTTATTTTAATATATGTATTATAAGTATGTTTAATAATAGGTATAAATTCAGTTAAATATTCTGATAATTTATAATTTATTTTATTTCTAATGGTTTTTGCAGAATATTCTAATTTATTACTAGCAATCCAACATGGTACAATATTATGTGAATCAACTTGATAAACATCAATATTTATTTTACTAATAAGTTGATTTACCCAATTATTAAATATTTTAATAGGATAAAAATCAACAATCAATACACCAATATTATATTTTTTTATAAATTTTGGTAATACATCTACTGATATTCCTATCAATAGATGAAAATGTATATTTAAATTTTTACATTCTTCTTCCATTTGTTTAACACCATTCAACATAAAATCAAATTGTCTAATTGTAGCATTAAGAAATTCTGGTACTAAACATATACACATATGTAATGACGATTTTGATTTTAATGCTAATTCTTGTGCATAAATTAAACCCCAATTATCTTGAATTCTTTGATCTCTAACACACCAATATAATACATTATTATAAATTTTATTTTCCAACTTCAATAATATTTTACATCTATTAACATTCATTTTATAAAATAATGAAATTTTAATATATAATATTAATAATCTCATTAATTTATAAAATGGATAAAATTAATCCTTCAATGTCAAAGAATGAAGTGTTTAATATAATGAAAGAAAGAGTAAAAAATGACAATTTTAAACAAAAATTAACTTCTAATAAAGAAATAATTAAAAATATAGAAAATGGATCATATGTACCAAAAAATGCTAATTATGTAGAAAAAAATTATGATGTAATTACACAAGATGAATATGTTAAATCATATCAATTTGTAAATGGTGATTATATACCAAATATAATAACTGAAAAATTAGGAATAACAAAAAATAATATAAAAGAATTTACATTTAAACTTAATGATCCAGATGTTAGACATATAACTGTATTTAAAGAAAATAATAAAATTGGACAGATATTTATGAAATCATCAGATATGATTAATGTTTTATCTTTTAAATGAAAAATTATAAAATAAATTTAAATAATGTTTATATCACATCATTTAGGAGGTTATAATGAATCATTACATGCATTTCCTGATTTATCTACAGATAAAGTTATAGATGTAACTAAATATTCTAAAATATATGTCGATGATAATATGTATATTATTTCTGGATTAATGTGGATATTTAGTAAAATAGAAAATAGATATATTGGTGGATTAGTACCATATTTTGTATGTAATGATATACTTGAAGGTGGGTCTTTAATTACTGATGAAAATAATACTGCTATATCTTGTGTAACAATGAAAAAAGATAATATGTATGCATTAAGTGGTTTAGCATATGAAACATTTGATCAAAATATTAATGTACCTATATATCATCATGAATTAGAAAATGGACATTCAGTTTATGGTTCAATACAAGGTAAATATGAAATTATTAAAGAATATGCTAAATCATTTAAACAATCATCACATAATTCTATTTCTGAATATCATATTTGGGTTGGTGAAAAACTAATACAAATAACATCAATTAATAATGATAAAAAAGAAATTTTTAGATTTAGAATTAAAAAAGGTGGAATATTAGCAGATGAATATGTTATATAATAAATTTATATTCTATAAAAAATTATATAAGCTGAAATAATATATAGTTTTTTTTTTTAATAATTAGAAAAAAAAATATATTATTTATTAAACAACCATATCTAATTTTATTTTTCCCAAATGGTTATAATCAATTAATTCAAAATCATCAAATTTAAAATCATCTATATTATCTACTTGTCTTTTTATTTTTAATTTTGGAAATGGGTTTGGTGTACGTTCTAATTGTTTTTTTAATCCATTAATATGATTAACATATATATGTGCATTACCAATATTATGAATAAATTCATATGGTTTTAAATTAGTTAAATGTGCAATCATATAAGTCAATAAACTATAACTAGCAACATTAAATGGTACACCTAAACCCATATCAGCTGATCTTTGATACATTTGACATGTAAGATATTTATTATTAATTACATGAAATTGTACAAAACAATGACAAGGTGGTATAACCATATTTTCAACATCTATAGGATTCCAGGCTGTTAATATTATATTTCTAGATTCAGGTTTATTTTTTATTTTATTTATAATATGTGTTAATTGATCAAATCCTTGATTTGTATAATTTGTATCCATATCAATATATTTAGCACCAAAATGACGCCATTGAAAACCATAAACTGGACCTAAATCACCTTCTTTTCTATCATTAAAACCACGTTTTTTTATATATTTTAATGATCCATTTTCATCCCAAATATGGATTCCTTTATTTTTTAGAATATTTGTATTAGTTGATCCAGATATAAACCATAATAATTCTTCAACAATTCCTCTCCAAAACATTGATTTTGTTGTAAATAATGGAAATGAATCATCTAATTTATATTTCATAGTTAAACCATATACAGTTTTTGTATCTACACCTGTTCTATTTTTGGTTATTCTTCCATTAGATAATATTTCTGATATACCTTTTAAATATTGATATTCATCTGATGATGTGATTTCCATTATAATATAATTTTAATTTTATATATTTAATAATTTTTCAATATTATATAAATATACATTAAAAATATTATATATAACAAAAATGTGAAATTATATATATTTTTTAAATGGATATTCAATTATTAGATTTTTATTCATACAAAAATATAATAAAATATTTAGATAATGAGGATATTAATAAATTAAGTATAATAAAAAAATGTAGAAACTTTAATTTAGAATTAAATATTACAATATTGCATAAATATATAAGATTTTATGATCCTTTAGAAATTAAAAAATTAGATTGCCATAAATGTAATATAAAAGATTGTAAATTTTTAAAATCATTAAAAAATTTAGAAGAATTAGATATATCTTATAATAATAATTTAAATAATTTACTATTACCTAAATCTATTAAAAAATTAAATTGTAATAATTGTAATATAAAAGATTTTAAATTTTTAAAACAATTAGATAATTTAAAAGAACTAGATATATCCTATAATAATAATTTAGATAATTCATCATTATGTTATATACCTAAATCTATTAAAAGATTAAATTGTGGTTATTGTAAAATAAATGATTTTAATTTTTTAGCACCATTAGATAATTTAATATACTTAAACATATGTGGAAATAGAAATTTAAATAATTCATCATTATATTATATTTCTAAATCTATTAAAAAATTAAATTGTAATAATTGTAACATAATAGATTTTAAATTTTTAGAGCCATTAGATAATTTAATATACTTAAATATATCAAATAATACTAATTTAAATAATTTTACATTATTTTATATACCTAAATCTATTAAAATATTAAATTGTAATAATTGTAACATAATAAATTTTAAATTTTTAGAGCCATTAGAAAATTTAATAGAATTAGATATATCTGAAAATAATAATTTAAATAATTTATCATTATATTATATTCCTAAATCTGTTAAAATATTAAGATGTTGTAGATGTAATTTAAAAAATTGTAAATTTTTAGAATCATTAATTAATTTAGAAGAATTAAATTTGTCTTTTAATAAATATTCAAATATTTCATCATTATATTATATACCTAAATCTGTTAAAATATTATTTTGTAGAGGATGTAATATTACGGATTTTAAATTTTTAGAATCATTAGAAAATTTAATAGAATTGGATATATCAAGAAATACTAATTTAAATAATTTGACATTATATAATATATCTAAATCTATTAAAATATTAGAATGTGAAGGATGTAATATAAAAGATTTTAAATTTTTAAAACAATTAGATAATTTAAAAGTATTAAATATATCATATAATAGAAATATAAATAAAAAATCATTATATTATATACCTAAAAATATTAAAACATTATATTGCAATAATTGTAATATAAAGTATTTTAAAAATTTATAAAACCATTATTAAAATTAGAAAAATTAATTATATCAGGTTATGAAAATTTTAATATTTCTTCATTACAGTATATACCTAAATCTATTAAAATATTAGATTGTAGTGATACTAATATAGAAGATTTTAAATTTTTAGAACAATATGATAATTTAAAAGAATTAAATATATCACATAATTTTAATTTAAATAATACATCATTATATTATATACCTAAATCTATTAAAATATTAATCTGTTGTAAATGTAATTTAACAGATTGTAAATTTTTAGAATCATTAATTAATTTAGAAGAATTGAATATATCATGGAATGAAAATTTAAATAATACATCATTATATTATATACCTAAATCTGTTAAAATATTAAATTTTGCTTATTGTAATTTAACAGATTCTAAATTTTTAGAAAGATTGGAAAATTTAAAAATATTATTTATGATTTATAATGATAAGTTAAACATAAATGAAATTAACTTAAAAAATATATTTGTTATAAGATAAATGTTTTATGAAAATTTAATTAAAAAAATAAAATATAAAGATATTTTAAATTTAATAATTTTTATCTAATATGGCTATTCAATTATTAGACTTCTATTCATACAAAACTCTTATAGAATATTTAGATATTAACAATATTAATAAATTAAGTATAATAGAAGAATGTAGAAATTATAATTTAGAATTAAATATTATAACAATATATAAATATATAGACTTTTATAATCCATTAGAAATTACAAATTTAGATTGCCATAAATGTAATATAATAGATTGTAATTTTTTAAAACCATTAGAAAATTTAGAAGAATTAAATATATCTGAAAATAATAATTTAAATAAATTACTATTACCTAAATCTATTAAAAAATTAAATTGTAATAATTGTAATATAAAAGATTTTAAATTTTTAGAACCATTAGATAATTTAGAAGAATTAAATATATCATGTAATTATGATTCAAATAATTCATCATTATATTGTATTCCTAAATCTATTAAAAAATTAAATTGTAATAATTGTAATATAAAAGATTTTAAATTTTTAGAGTTATTAGATAATTTAGAAGAATTAAATATATCATGTAATTATGATTCAAATATATCATTATGTAATTTACCTAAATCTATTAAAAAATTAGAGTGTTATAACTGTAATATAATAAATTGTAATTTTTTAAAACCATTAGAAAATTTAATAGAATTATATATATCTGATACATGTGATTCAAATACATATTATTTACAATTATATTATTATATTCCTAAATCGGTTAAAATATTAAAATACTATAATATTAATATAACAAATTTTAAATTTTTAGAAAGCTTAGAAAATTTAATAGAATTAGATATATCTGAAAATAATAATTTAAATAATTTATCATTATATTATATTCCTAAATCTGTTAAAATATTAAAATGCCATATATGTAATATAACAGATTTTAAATTTTTAGAAAGATTAGAAAATTTAATAGAATTAAATATAACAGCTAATAAAAATTTAAATATTTCATCACTATATTATATACCTAAATCTGTTAAAATATTATTTTGTCGAGGATGTAATATTACGGATTTTAAATTTTTAGAAAGATTGAAAAATTTAGAAATATTAGATATATCATGTAATAGAAATATAAATATTTCATCACTATATTATATACCTAAATCTGTTAAAAAATTACAATATGAATGTTGCCATACAGATTTTAAATTTTTAGAGACATTAGATAATTTAATTGAATTAAGCATACTTGGAAATAGAAATGTAAATATTTCATCACTATATTATATACCTAAATCTGTTAAAAAATTAAATTGTCTAAACTGTGATATTACAGATTTTAAATTTTTAGAGCTATTAATAAATTTAATAGAATTAAATATATCAAGTAATACAGATTCTAATATATCATTATGTAATTTACCTAAATCTATTAAAAAATTAGATTGTGGACATTGTAATTTAACAGATTGTAAATTCTTAGAGGCATTGAATAATTTAGAAGAATTGAATATAAGTGGAAATAAAAATTTAAATAATTTATCATTATATTATCTACCAAAATGCATTAAAACAATAAATTATACTCATTGTAATTTAACAGATTTTAAATTTTTGGATAATTTAATAGAATTAAATGTATAAGGTGATAATATTCAAATATAAATAAAATTAAATATTAATGAATGTGAAAAAATAAAATTATAATTTTAATTTTAAACGATGAATAAAATTAATCAGTATTGTTATAATGAAATTATTAAATACTTAGATATTAAAGATATAAATAATTTGGCATTAATAAATTTTAATTTTAAAAAATTTAATATATATAATAAAGCACAAATACTTTATTCTCATCATGAAATATATAATTTTAATGATATTGTTAATTTAAATTGTTCGGGATGTAATATTACAAATTTTGATTTTTTAAAAAAATTAATAAATTTAAAAATATTAGACATATCTAAAAATGAAAATTCAAATATTTCAGAAGAAAATATTCCATCATCATTAATAGAATTATATTGCAGTAATTGTAATATTACAAATTTTGATTTTTTAAAAAAATTAATAAATTTAAAAATATTAGATGTATCTTATAATCTACTATCAAATATTAATAAATGTGAGATACCTTCTTCATTAATTAAATTATTTATTAAATTTAATAATCAAGACAATTACAAGTTTTTAGAAAAATTACATAATTTACAAATATTAGATATATCTGATAATTGGGATATAGATGTTGATATTTATAAATTACCATCGTCAATAATTAAATTATATTGTAGAGATTCTAATATAAATGATTTTAGTTTTATAGAAAATTTGTATAATTTAAAAGAATTATATTTAACTCAAAATCCACAATCTTTTATATCTGATTATAAATTATCTATCACAATATTAAAACTTATATGTAATGAATGTAAGATAAAAGATTTTAAATTTTTAGAAAATTTATACAATTTAAAAGAATTAGATATAAGTGAAAATATAAATTCTAATATTAGTGAATGTAAATTATCTAATTCGATATTAAAATTTACATGTTATAAATGCAATATAAAAGATTTTAAGTTTTTAGAAAATTTATACAATTTAAAAGAATTAAATATAAGTGAAAATATAAATTCTAATATTAGTGAATGTAAATTACCTAATTCGATATTAAAATTTACATGTTATAAATGTAATATTAAAAATTTTAAGTTTTTAGAAAGATTATGTAACTTAAAATATTTAAATATATCCCATAATACTAATTCAAATATTTTAAAATGTAAATTATCAAATTCAATAATAAAAGTATTTTGTGAACCTTATGATGTTTTAACAGAAGTTAAAATTAATGGAATTTGTTATTCATTTGTATAATTAATAAAATTAACTTAAAACAAATTATTTATAAAATTTGAAAAGAATGTAGAAACTATAACTTAGAATTAAATATTACAATATTATATAAATATATAGATTTTTATGATCCTTTATAGTATAATTTTGTAAATAATTTATTATTATATTATATGCCTTTAAAAAAAAGATATTAATTTTTTCATTGAATAATTTAGAAGTATTAGATGTACCATAATAGTTCATCATTGTATTATATACCTAAATCTATTAAAATATTATATATAATTGATAGTAATAAGTTAAATAAAAATATAAATGTTATATGTTAAAATGTGAAATTATATATCATTTGTTTAATAATTACAAAAAAATGAGTTATAATATTAATGAATATGCATTTAAAGAAATTATAAAATATTTAGATGATGAAAGTATAAATAATTTAAGTCAAGAAATATTGCATAGAATTAAAAATAACTATATTATATAGATTTATTGATGAATATAAATATCATCAAATAATTAAATTAAATTGTTCAGAAGAATAAATGATTTTAAGTTTTTAAAAAATTTAGAGACATTAAATATATCTTTAAATTTATACTCAAATATATCTAAATGTAAATTACCAATATCATTAATAGAATTAAAATGTATTTCTTGTAATATTATAAATTTTAAATTCTTAGAAACATTACATAATTTAAAAATATTATATGTATCCTCAAATGAATATTCAAATATATCAGATTGTAAATTACCAGTATCAATAATTGAATTATGGTGTAGAGATTGCAATATCGTAAATTTTAAATTTTTAGAACCATTAATTAATTTACAAATATTAGATATTTCTAAAAATATTTATTTTTCAGAATGTAAATTACCAATATCATTAATTGAATTATGGTGTGATAACTGTAATATCGTGAATTTTGATTTTTTAAAACCATTAACTAATTTAAAAAGTTTAATTATTCCAAATAATGAAAACTTAGAAATTAATTTTTTAAATAATTTTAAAAATCAGATTATCTAAATATATCATATATTAATTTATTGCCTGATACAATTACATATCTTGAATGTGATCCATTATATATTGAGTCATTAGAGCCATTAAAAAATTTAAAATATTTAATTTTAAATAATATTGTAAATAATGACATTAAATTGCCAAAATCGATTATATATATTAAATGTAATAATTGTAAAATAAAAGATTTTTCATTTTTAGAACAATTAGAAAATTTAAATGAAATAGAATTTTTAAATCTATCTATAAGAAAATGTATTTTATCATCTTCTGTTACAATTATAAACTTTCTCGAATGTAATATTTTAAATTCTAGTTTTTTAAAACCATTAAATAAATTAAAAAAATTGGAAATATTGGAATGTAATCATTTTAATATAGAAAAACATACATTACCAAATTCAATTACTAGTTTATCATTGGATATATATCAAAATATTGATTTAACTTTTCTAGATGAATTAACCAATTTACAAACATTAAGTGTATCTTGTAATTTTAAATCAAATATACAAAAATGTAAATTATCAAAAACTATTACTGCATTAACATGTTATAATTGTAAGATAACAGATTTTACATTTATAGAACATTTAGATAATTTAAAAGAATTAAAGATATTTAATTATTATTATAGAAGTGTTAAATCAAATATACATAAAATAAATTTACCAAGTTCTATTACAATATTAGAATGTAGCAATTGTTTTATAAAAAAATTTAATTTCTTACAAAAATTAAAAAATCTTAGAATATTAGATATATCAAAGAATAAAAACTCAAATATATCAAAATGTCATTTACCAAAGTCTATTGGTGAATTAAATTGTAGTAAATGTTTTATAAAAAATTATACATTTATAGAACAATTAAAATACTTACGCATATTAAAAATAGAAATAAACATTAAATTACCAAAAAGATGTATTGTTTAAAAATGAATAAATAGTCATTATAAATAATACGTGCATCATCATGGATGGTTTCAATCAACAAATGCCAATTGATGAAATGGTAGAGAAAACTTATGATAAATGGGATAATTCAATTGAGATTTATAGAATGATGAATGCTGGATTTACATGCAAAGGTCCATCAATAGTAGAATGTATGGAATGTCGCAAGGTGTTAACTGATTGGAAAAAAGGTGATAATCCTTTTTTTGAACATATATATTACTCAAAAGATTGTCCTTTGATTAACTTAATATTATTGAGGTTATTAAGTATACAAATATTAGGCATTGAAACAAAATTGAAAGACCTTGGATTAATAATTCCAATTTGGAAAACATGTAACGATGAATTACGTGTAATGGATGTTGTTGATGATGGATCAACATTTAAAAATGTTAAAAATGATGATTTTGATTTGTATAAAAATCATAATCTTAAAAAGAAATCTAAAATAAGTTATTATTGTCCTACATGCAAAGTTGATATTCAATTATTGGAAGATGAAATTAATTCAGATCATTATATATTTAAAAAACATATTCGTTTTTCAGAAAATTCATGTGATTTTATGAAATTAAAGTTAGGATCTGACATATGTGATAAAATATACAATGTGGATCTTAAATTAAAGTCTAGTGCTGAAGAATTGAAAAAACTATTTACTCAATATGAGAATGAAAATAAAAATGAAAATAAAAATTTAAAGTGTAAAATCTGTAATAATAATAATCGCAATATCATAGCATTTCCTTGTTTGCATATTTATGCATGCATTTCATGTTACAAAAAAAACAAAAAATGTAATTCCTGCAATGAAGACATTTTGCAGTATGCTAGAGTTATTATTAACGAAAATGAACTTTGCAGTACATGCAATTCAGAAAAATGTGATATGTTATTTTTACCATGTGGACACATTTCATCTTGCAAAAATTGCTTTTATAAAGGAAAAATGAAATGCAATAAATGTGATAAAGATGTTATGGGTACATCTGATATAACTCTTTAATAAATGTACATCTTTCAAAAATATTTGGTGATGGAAATTTCATGGTTCTAAGGTTTAAATATTTGTTATTTTTAAATTATGTTTTTATATATTATTGGTTTGCTTGTATCATTTGATTATATATTATTTGCAATAAAAAGAATAATTGATAATAAAAGATTCATTGAAGCAAAAAGGACAAATATTAATTAATTTATATTTATTAGTATATATATCGTTACATAACATTTTAGTTTTTTTCCAAAAAGTTGCTGTTTTTTTATTTATTTTATGACCACATTTATAGAACATATATTCATATTTTGTACTTGTACACATAGAATAGTTACATATTTTATTATTAAGTTTAACATCAATAGATCTCCAAATATATATATTACCACTTATATCAATAAGAGTAGTATCAATTAATTCGTTTATTAAATTTAATTTTATATTTGAGCGTAAAATATATATATTTCCATTTATTGATAAATCCATCCATTCTAAGTTTGGAAATTTTATAAATATTCCATTTTGAAGCAAGCCATCATTATTGTCAAAATATAAATATTTTTTTGAATTTGAACATCCACCATATATAAAACATTTTTTTTTTTCATAATCACATTTAATAATACATGCAATATTACTAATTTTTTTATCATTAATAAATATATCACATTTAGAATTTCGTCCAATTGTAAATGTATAATTTTTATTATATATTAAATTATAAATATTTCCAGAATTGAGATTAGTTAATGAACCAAATTTATATACCTTATCCATTTTTATTAATATATGTTTTCCTCCTCAATTATAATGCCTTCTGCTATAATTTTATTCACTCCAGTAGAATCTCTTAAATTTTCAATTTTAACAATGCATTCATCGTAATTAGAATATGACTTATTATTTATAGTAATATTTTTATCGGAAATATTGACTTGCATATTTGGTGTTTTATTTATATTGCATCTTATATAATTGTTATAAACAATAATTTCAGGAATTTCACCGTGCTCAATTGATATATTGCCTTTGATTTCCTGATTTATATTGAAATATATGCATTCACATTCTAATGTAATTTTGTAAGGATAAATTGGATTTGTTGGACTTATATTTTCCAATGGTAATAATGGTAATTCATTTTTAAATATTGGATCATAATTTATTTGTAATATATATTTTAGTCCCAATCCTTTATTCAAATAAACTCTGTCAATGTATTTTTTTATATTCATTCTAACGTCATTGGTTATGTCTCGTGCTTCTAGAATTATATCGAATTCAATTGCTGTATTTATTTTATTAGGTCCAACAATTTTTGGTATTTTAGATATACTTGACATTTTATAGTATTATTTATTTTTCATTATTATGATAATTATTCCATCTTATAACAAATATAGCTAATTCCATTGAACATATTGATGCACATAATAATAAATATATAATAGCACATATTGTATCAAAATTTATACACATTAAAATAAATATACATACAAATATTGTTATGTATATTAAAATTGATATAAATTGTAACAAAATAATTGAATATATCGCAATCATATTTGTGTATAATATATGTATAAAATTATGCACTATTGTAAATACTGTTGCTATTAAAAATAATATTAATGTGTTATCAGGTAACTCATATATGTATTCATATTCTTTTTCTTTATATATTATTAACATAATAAAATATATAAAATTATAAAAGTGTATTAATAAGGATATTGATGAAATAATTCTATTTTCTGTTGTATATGTGAAATTATAACAAAATAGCATAATGATATATATGTATATAAAATACTATTATTTCATCTAGAGTTAAAAGTTAATAATAATTGTAAATAATTTTTTTTTAATGTATAAATTAAGATTTTAAAAATAATTCAATGAAATAATATATAAAATATTTATATTTAAAATGGTTGATAATTTTTGTACACCATTATATCCTTATTATATTACACTACAATCTAGAATTAATTCTTATGAAAATTGGCCTATATCATTATTTTTTAAAATTAATAGATTATGTGAAGCTGGTTTCTTTTATACAAACATTGGTGATATAACAGTATGTTTTAATTGTGGCCTAAAGATAAAAAATTGGTTATATTATAATGATCCATGGATAGAACATTCAAAATGGTCACCAAATTGTAATTATATAATTTTTAATAAAGGCAAAAAATTTATAAATTTTGCTAAAAATTTTAAACATCAATTATTATATAATTGTATTATATGTAATGAAAATAATATATCATATATTTTAAAACCATGTGGTCATGCAAGTACTTGTTATGAATGCTCATATAAAATATATAAATGTCCTGTATGTTACAATACTATATCAACTATTATAAGATATTAATTTTTTTTATTTTATATTTAATATATGTATACATATTATATGTTAAAAATTCATTTTTTTTTGAAAAAATAATATATCTTATAATACTAACATCATGCATGCTGTACTGTGTACTAAATGTAATATTATATGTAATGATAAAATAAAAATACAAAAACATAAAGAAATTGAAAATATTATTTCATTTAACGTTGAAACTAACATTTGTGAATGCAAAATTCCAAATTTACAATTTTGTTTTTTCAATGTAAATAAAATAATTGTAAACGAAATACCGTATTACACATCACTCATTAAATTAGTTATATTTAATATAGCTATATTATCAACTGCAAGTTTTGAAATTTGGATTAACAATGATATAGATGAAAAAATCAATTATGAAATAAATGATCAAATAGTTCCTATAAATGAAAATATATTATCTTACATTCCAAAAGAGGATTATGATAAAATAAAAATAATCAATCATTATGAATTTTGTCATGAAGACTTTTATTTTGATGATTATGCATTTTGTGAGGAACATAAATTTTGTCAAAATCATATGAATTATGAAAATGGTATATGGAAAGAAAATTATGAATATTGTTATAATATATGTAATGAATGTGAAGAATCTAAAATTTTTAAATTTGAAAACAAATTGGAAAATTATACCTTACTTTCAAAACTTCTTTCATCAGAAATTACAACAACAGAAACTGTAGAAAATGCAAATACTATAATTTTACCAACAAAAACTGATAACATTGATGATGATAGTGAATACTTTTATGATAGAGAAATTTATTATTACGGTTACTTTACAATGCATGAAAATAAAGATTATGATTTTATAAATAAAGTTGTTGATGATTATGTTGATAATTATGTAAATAAATTTGTTGATGATTTTGTAAATAAAGTTGTAAATAAAAATGTTGATAATGTTGTTGATGAAGTTGTAAATAAAAATGTTGATAAAGTTGTTAATGAAGTTGTAAATAAAAATGTTGATAAAGTTGTTGATGAAGTTGTAAATAAAAATGTTGATGATTTTGTAAATAAAATTGATGATGATTTTGTAAATAAAATTGATGATGATTTTGTAAATAAAATTGATGATGATTTTGTAAATAAAAATGTTGATGAAGTTGTAAATAAAATTGATGATGAATTTGTAAATAAAAATGTTGATGAAGTTGTAAATAAAATTGATGATGTTTTAAATAAAAATGTTAATGAAGTTGTAAATAAAGATGTTAATGATTTTGTAAATAAAATTGATGATGAAGTTGTAAATAAAAATGTTAATGACTTTGTAAATAAAAATGTTAATGACTTTGTAAATAAAAATGTTAATGATTTTATAACTATTATAATAATGAATTTTAAATCTGTAAGAAAAAAAGAAATATATGTATATACATTTATATAGTATTTATATGTCAGTCATATTTACATATAACAAAATTTATTTACATATCAGTCATATTTATATATTATATACACATAACAATTATATATACATATAACAAAATTTATTTACATATCAGTCATATTTATATATTATATACACATAACAATTATATACACATATCAGTCATATTTATATATTATATATTGTTTTTAATAAAAACAAATTTGTTGATCAATTTAAATCACATTTATATTTTTTATGAAACTTTATTAAACGTTCTGTTGAAAATAATCTTTTACATTTTTCACATATATACACAGGATTTGTTGAAACATATTTTCTAAAATCAGGTTTTAATGAAAAATATGTCCTCATAATTTATTTTTTTTATGTTTTTTCATACAATGAAAATATTTTTTATAAATATGATAAAGTATAGATTAATTAACGAAAATAATTATAGATATTATAATATTGATAAAAATATAACTAAAATAGATATTTGTTGTGATAAATATATTAATTATTTAGATATATCAAAATGTTATAATATACAATCATTAATATGTAAAAATAATAAAATAGAAAAATTAATTATTCATGATCAATTATTATATTTATACTGTGAAAATAATAATATTGATTATATAAATATTAATAAACATTCAAGATTATTAATATTAGATTGTTCTAATAATGATATAACTTCTTTATTAATAAATGATAGATTATATTATTTAAATTGTTCTAACAATAATATAAATTATATTAGATGTAATAATAATTTAAAAATATTAAAATGTTATAATTGTAATTTATCAAATATTTTTTTGAATAATGGTTTAATATATTTAGATTGTAGTTATAATAAATTAGAAAACATAAATATTAATACTAGTTTATTACATTTGAATTGTTCAAATAATGAATTAAGTAATATAAATTGTGTAGATTCATTAAAATATATTGATTGTGAAAATAATTATATAATTGAAATAATAACAAATAATGAATTATTTGAATTAAATTGTATTAACAATCCTTTGAAAATAATATCTATATATAATAATTTAAAATCATTAAAATTTGATACTAATTTAGAATATATATATTTTAATGAACATAACGAGATTATAATAAATGGTATTAAAAATTATATAGATAGATTTAATTTAAAAAAAATAGAAGTATTTGATAATGATGATATTTGTTCCATATGTTTAGATAAAGGAATTTTATATAAAACAATATGTAATCATACATTTCATAAAGAATGTTTGAATAATATAAATAATAATTTATGTCCATATTGTAAACAAAATATACTTTGCATTCCATTACATACGCCAATAAAATTAGATAATAATGAAAAAATATAAAAATGTAAAAAATGGAAAGAATATTTAATGATTATTTTTTGCTTAAAAAAATTTTTGTTAATATGCAAATAATAGATATAATTAATCTTTATGAATCTGATATAATAGAAAAATCAAGTATTTTATCATATATATCAACTATTAAAGATTCTACGCATAATGTTATTTTAAATAATGAAAATGTGTCTGATAATTTTATATATAATTTTTTAGATATTTGTTGTATAAATATTAATATGTTAATTGATAATAGATTAAAATTTAATAAAAATTTGTCATGTAATATAATTGATAAATATATAAATATATATAATAATATAGAATATATAAATTGGAATAATATAAGTATGTTAAAATTAACATATGAATTTATAAAAAAATATAAAAATGAATTAAATTGGAATATTATATGTAAATATAAAATAAATTTAAATGATCAAATTATAAATGATAATAATGATTTTATTAATTGGTATTATATTAAAAACACTTTTTGAAAAATTATATACATAGTATAAAAATGTATAAAATATATTTTCGAGATATTGATAAATATAAAAAAGAAGACATTATATTTTTAGATTGTTCAAAATATTTTATAAAAAATTTTAAATTTTTAGAATCTTTACCAAATTTACAAATATTATATATATCATGTAATAAAAATTCAAATATAGAAAAAATTAAATTACCAAAAACTATTACAGAATTTGTATGTGATAATTGTGATATTAGGAGTTTTAAATTTATTACAAACTTACCAAATTTGAAAAAATTAAATATATCAGTAAATTTTAATTCTGATATAGAAAAATGTAAATTACCAGAATCTATTATAGAATTAATTTGTGAATATTGTTTTATAAAAGATTATAGTTTTATTAATAATTTACCAAATTTACAAATACTAAATATATCAAATAATTTCGAACCAATAGAATATATTAATATACAAAATTTAATTGATTTTAATGCATCAAATTGTATTATTAATAATTTTTCATTTTTAGAAAATTCTAAATTACAAAAATTAAATTTATGTGGTGTATGTATCACTAACAAATTATCAAAACATAAATTACCAAATACTATTATTAAATTAAACTGTAATAGATGTGATGTAATTGATTTTAGTTTTATTGAATCGTTAATTAATTTAGAAACTTTATTTATAAAATATAATGTAAATTCAAATATATCAAGTTGTAAATTACCAAATTCTATTAAATATATAGATTGTGAAGAATGTTTAATAACAGATTTTACATTTTTAGAACCTTTACATAATTTAATAAAATTAAGTATATCATACAATATGAATTCAAATATAAATATTATAAATTTACCTAAATTTATTCAAGAATTTACTTGTAAAAAATGTAATATTAACGATTTTAGTTTTTTACTTTCATTATCAAATCTTTTAATATTAAATATATCATGTAATGATGTATTAAAATGTATTTTACCAAATTCTATAAAATCATTAAAATGTTATTGTTGCAATATAAAAGATTTTAGTTTTTTAAGTCCATTAAAAAAATTGAAATATTTAGATATTTGCAATAATCCAAATTCTAATATAACACGTGATATGATACCATCATATGTAAATTTTATTTGTAAACGTAATGATGTAAAAGAATTTAATTTTAATGGAATAAATGTTAATTTCAAAGAATATATATATTTTTCATCAGATGAATGTGATTTTTCTGATTAATTTTTGTTATTGAAAAAATATTTTGTAATAATTACAATATGTGCGATATAAAAATATTAAATATTTCAAATAATAAAAATCCAAACTTTAATATACCCAATTATATTACAGAATTTATATGTACAAATTGTGATATAAAAGATTTTAGTTTTATAGAAAAATTAGATAATCTAGAAATATTAAACATATCTAATAACCCTAATTCAAATATATCTAAATGTTTATTACCTAAATCTATAAAAACATTTATATGTATTGATTGTAATATAACAGATTTTAAATTTATTGAAAAAATGCCAAATTTGGAAACATTAATTATATCTTATAATACTAATTCCAATATATATCAATGTTGGATTCCAAATTCTATAATTACTTTTGTATGTATTGGATGTTATATATCAGATTTTAGTTTTATTCAATTTCTACCAAATTTAAAAATATTAGATATATCATATAATAAACATGCATACATAATATTACCAGTATCAATAATTAAATTAGTTTGTACTAATTGTAGTATTAAAAATTTTAGATTTTTGGAAAAATTACATAATTTACAAATATTAGATATTAGTAATAATAAAAACTCAAATATATCAAATTGTAATTTATCAAAATTAATAATTGAATTAACATGTTGTGGATGTAAAATATATAATTTTAAATTTATTGAAAAGTTAAAAAATTTACAAATATTAAATTTATCTAGAAATTATGTTTACAGTAATATAAATGATTGTAATCTACCAATAACTATTAAAAAATTAACTTTAGGCTTTTTTAAAGATATTAATTATAAATTTATTAATAAATTATTAAATTTAGAAATATTAATACTAGAATATATTATTTGTTCTTTAACAATACCTAATACTATAAAAGAATTATATTTATTTTATTGTGAAATTAAAGATTTTAAATTTATTGAATCATTTAAATATTTGAAAAAATTACATATAATACATAATAACAGTTATTCTAATATATTAGATTGTATAATACCAACATCTGTATGTGAATATAAATTTGAAATTTAATGATATATTTTTGTTAAAGAAAAATAAAAATGAATGAAGAACTAAAAAAATATAAATACGAAGATATAATAAATAATAAATATGAATATATAAAATTTCTTGATTGTACTAATAGAAATATTAAAAATTTTAAATTTTTAGAGTTACTAACTAATCTAGAAATATTAATTATATCTGATAACCCTGATTCTAATATTTCTTTATGTAAATTACCAAATAAAATAAAAAGATTTGAATGTAATTATTGTAATATAAAAGATTTTAAGTTTTTAGAACCTTTAGAAAATCTAGAAATATTAGATATTTCTGAAAATTATAATTCTAATATTTCTTTATGTAAATTATCAAATAAATTAAAAAAAATTATATGCAATTATTGTAATATAAAAGATTTTAAATTTTTAGAACCTTTAGAAAATCTAGAAATATTAGATATATCCGAAAATTATAATTCTAATATTTCAGATTGTAATTTATCAAAAAAATTAATTAAGTTAGATTGTAAATTTTGTAATATTGTAGATTTTAAATTTATAGAAAATTTAGAAAATCTACAAATATTAGATATATCTTGGAATAAAGATGCAATTATTTCTAAATATAAAATACCATTATCATTAATTGAATTTAAATGTCAATATTGTAAAATTTCTGATTTTAAATTTTTAGAATCATTAATTAATCTTAAAATATTAAATATATCTAAAAATAAAAATTCAAATATTTCTGATTGTATTTTATCATCATCAATAATTGAATTTAATTGTATATTTTGTAGAATTTATGATTTTAAATTTTTACAAAATTTATTCAATTTAAAAAAGTTATATATATCATATAATTTTCATTCTAATATATCCGAATGCACATTACCAGTTTCATTAATTAAATTAGAATGTAAATATTGCAATATTGTTAATTGTAATTTTTTAAAGAATTTATCTAACTTACAAATATTAGATATTAGTAATAATAATAGATGTCATATATCTTATTGTAAATTATCATCATCAATAATTGAATTTAGATGTAAATCATGTAAACTTTTAAATTTTAAATTTTTAGAGGATTTATATAACTTACAAATATTAGATATATCTAATAATCCTAATTCAAATATTTCTGATTGTGTATTATCATCAAAATTAATTAAATTATATTGTGAAAAATGTAATATTAAAAACTTTGAGTTTATAAAAATTTTTAAAAAACTAGAAATATATATAAATAATTATTTTTGAAATTTTATTAATAAATATATAAATAAATGATAAATAATAAATATTTTTTGAATTTATTATAGTAAAATGAAAGAAAGTAATAAAACATTATTTTGTGGAATTTGTAACACTACTAGTAATAAATATGTATCTGGTATATGTGTAACATGTTTTAAAATTAGTAAAAATAGTCATCTAATAGATTCATTTTGTATAGTATGCAATGGTATTACTAAAATAAATAAATATAATGGTATTTGTAAAACATGTAATTATAATATAGATTATTGGTATGAACAAATTGCCAAATCTTATAATGAAAGATTTTTAACATTTAAATGTAAAACATGTAAAAAATACATTGACTGTCAATCTGGATATAGACATTGTGTTGAATGTATAGAAAGATATTTTAAAGTTAGATGTATTACATGTAATAAATTTATTGATGCTAAATCCTATGATACTAAATGTAAAATTTGTAAAAAATAATTTTTTTTGAAATAATAATATATTATTTATGTCGTAATTATATAAAATATGGCGCTTAATTATTATTCTTTTGTTGAGTTAATTAAGTATTTAAATAATCCTGATGAAATACATGGCTTGATTTCATTAAATGAAATATATAAATCATATATAATAGAATCAAGAATAGAATTGTTATTTTATTATAGAGATATTAAAGAATATGATGAAAAATATTATCCATTTATAACAAATTTGGATTGTAGTAATTGTCCTGATGTAACTATTGATTTTTTAAATAAATTCATTAATTTAAAAGTATTAAATATATCTAATAATAGTCATTTATCTGAAGATATTGATGATTTAAGATTACCAAATTTAATTAATTTAAATTGCAGTTCATGTAATATTAAATTTTTTGATTTTTTAAGTAAATTTACTAATTTACAAGTATTAGATATATCTAATAATATTAATTGTGAGGATAAAAGTATTAATGTTTTAAATATATTAACTAATCTAAAAATATTAAACATATCTAATAATAATTGTGATTATAAAATTATTGATAATTTAAATAAATTAAAAAAAAGATTACAAGTATTAAATATATCTAATAATGAACAATTATCTAAAAAAATTGATTATTTAAGATTACCAAATTTAATTGATTTTAATTGCAGTTCATGTAATATTAAATCTTTTAATTTTTTAAATAATTTTACTAAATTACAAATATTAGATATATCTAATAATGAAAATATATGGACCTATGCATTACCACTACCACCATTTTTAATTAAAGTTAATTGTAGTGGATGTAATATAACCAATAGTGATTTTTTAAGATATGTTGATAATTTAGAAGAATTAGATATATCTAACAATCCTGATTTAAAAATTGAATATATGCCAACTAAAATAAAAAAATTAAATATTAGTGAATGTTATATTAAAAATGATAATTTTTTAAAAGGTTTAAATAATTTACAAGAATTAAATATATCTTATAATCCATACAATTATTTTAGAAAGTCAATTGAAATAGATATTGATAATTTATCAAACACATTAATTAAATTATATCTTCGTAAATGTAATATTAAAAATGTTTCATCTTTCAAAAATTTGATTAATTTACAAGAATTAGTTATATCTGAAAATAGACAAGTAAATATAAATAATTTACCAGATGAATTAATTTCATTAAATCTTAGTTCATGTAAAATTATAAATATTGAGTTTCCAAAAAAATTAAAAGAATTAAATTTATCTAAAACTTATATATCAAATATTAAAAATTTACCAAAATCATTGATTAAATTAGATATTAGTTATTGTAATCTTAAAAATGATAATTGTTTGAAAGATTTAAATAATTTAAAAGAATTAGATATATCTGGTAATTGGGAAATATGTTTTTCATCTTTACCTAAATCAATAATTAAAATTAAATGTAAAAATTGTAATATTACTAATACTGATTTTTTAAATAATTTAGATAATTTACAAGAATTAGATATGTCTGTAAATTATTACATAAATATTAATAAATCTAGACGTATTGATAATTTACCAAAAAAACTAATTAAATTAAATATTAATAATTGCGATTGTGCATATATTAGTTTTAAAGGATTAGATAATTTAGAAGAATTGGAAATGATTAGAAATACTTGTTTAATTGATTATTTACCAAAATCATTAATTAAATTACATGGTTATACTCATACTTTTAAAATTAAAGATTTAAATAAATTAACAACATTGTGTTTACCTGGTATTATTAAAATAAATATTGAGGATTTACCAAAATCATTAATTGAATTAGATATTAGTACATGTAAATATATCATAAATGAAGATTGTTTAAAAAATTTATATAATTTAAAAGAATTAACTATGTCTATAAATTGTAACATTATAAAACAAACTTTACCCGAATCATTAATTAAAATAAAAATTAAACTATGTAAGTATTCATATGATGATTTCATAAAAGATATTTATGATAAAAAATTAAATTTATCTAATGAATATGGTAAATATATTTCATTTTTACCTGAAATAATTAAAAATAATTATAATGCTTTTAAGATTCATTTAATAGATAATATATATAATTTAAAAAAAATCAAATCAATAGATATAAGTAATAATGAATGTAGATGTCATTGCTTAGGATTATAATATGATTATGATAGTATAAAATTTTTATATTTTATTAAAAATAATACATTATATTTAATTTTTTTTCAGAACCATTAGTTAATTTATAAAATGTGCATTTATTATATTATATAACTTGTAAAATAATAAAAAATGAAATATTAATATAAGATCCTATTATTTATTTTAATATATAAAATTGATCTTGACTACTATTCTTTATTGAGATAATTAAGTATTTAAATAATCCTGATGAAATACATGGTTTTGTTTCATTAAATGAAACATATAAAAAATATATAATAGAATATGATTACCAATTTATTATAAATATATTAAAGATTAAAGAATATTATCCTTTTATAACAAATTTGAATTGTAATAATTGTTCTGAAATAACTATTGATTTTTTAAAAATTTTTTATATTAAATATATCTAATAATAGTCATTTATTTGAAAATATTAATGATTTAAGATTACTAAATTTAATTGATTTTAAATGCAGTTCATGTAATATTAAATTTTTTGATTTTTTAAATAAATTTACAAATATTAAATATATCTAATAATGGATATATATGGTCTTATAATTTACCATCATCAATAATTAAATTTAATTGTAATGAATGTAAAATCAGTAATAGTGATTTTTTAAGATATGTATATAATTTAGAAGAATTAGATATATCTAACAATCCTGATTTAAAAATTGATTATAAGCCAAAGAAATTAATAAAATTAAATATTAGTAAATGTTATATTAAAAATGATAGTTTTTTAAAAAATTTAAATAATTTAAAAGAATTAGATATATCTTATAATTCAACTTTATATATTTCATGTAGTTTTAAAAATTTGATTGAAATAGATATTGATAATTTACCAAATTCACTAATTAAATTATATCTTCGTAAATGTAATATTAAAAATATTTCATCTTTCAAAAATTTGATTAATTTACAAGAATTAGATATTTCTGAAATTAGTCAAATAAATATAAATAATTTACCAGACACATTGATTACATTAAATCTTAGCTCATGTAATATTACAAATATTAAGTTTCCAAAAAATTAAAAAATTTAAAAGAATTAAATTTATCTAAAAATAACATTAAAGTTATTAAACATTTACCAAAATCACTAATTAAATTAGATATTAATTATTGTAACCTTAAAAATGATAATTATTTGAAAGATTTAGATAATTTAAAAGAATTAGATATATCTGGTAATTGGGAAATATGTTTTTCATCTTTACCTAAAACAATAATTAAAATTAATTGTAATAGATGTAATATTGCTAATACTGATTTTTTGAATAATTTAGATAATTTAAAAGAATTAGATTTATCTATAAATTACATTATCATTATTAATAATTTACCAAAATCACTAATTAAATTAAATATTAGTAAATGCAATATTTTATATGTTAGTTTTAAAGATTTAAACAATTTAGAGGAATTGAATATGTCTGAAAATCATTGGATAAAATTTGATTATTTTCCAAAATCATTAATTAAATTAAATTGTAATGTCTGTTCTATTATAGATAATTCTTTCTTTAAAAAATTAAATAAATTGAAAGAATTGGATGTATCTGGTAATATTGAAATAGATATTAAAAAATTACCAAAATCATTAATTAAATTAAATATTATTGAATGTAAAATTAAAAATGGTAATTATTTAAAAGAATTAAAATTATATAGAAATTGTAATATTAAAATTCCAGCTCTATCCATTTTTTAAGTAAAAAATGAAATAATAATTTATTATTTTGTCGTAATTATAATATATAAAAATGACGCTTAATTATTATTCTTTTATTGAGGTAGTTAAATATTTAGATAATCCAGATAAAATACATGAATTTGTTTCATTAAATAAAATATATAAGAAATATATAATAGAATCAGGATTACCAATTTACTATAAACATATTATAGATTATAATGAAGAATATTATCCATTTATAACAAATTTGGATTGTAATAATTGTCCTGATATAACTATTGATTTTTTAAATAAATTTACTAATTTAAAAGTATTAAATATATCTAATAATAGTCATTTATCTGAAAGTATTGATGATTTAAAATTACCAAATTTAATTAATTTAAATTGCAGTTCATGTAATATTAAATCTTTTAATTTTTTAAGAAATTTTAATAATTTACAAATATTAGATATATCTAATAATAAATACATATGGTGCTACGAATTACCAGAATCATTAATTAAATTAAATATTAGTAAATGTTATATTGAAAATGATAGATACCTCAAAAATTTAAATAATTTACAGGAATTAAATATATCTAATAAATTGGATTTAGATTTTCCAAATGAAATAGATATTAATAATTTACCAAAATCATTAATTAAATTAAATATTAGTAATTGCAATATAATAAATGCTAATTCTTTAAAAAATTTAATTAATTTAAAAGAATTAGATATATCTAATAAATTATATTTAGATTTTTCAAATGAAATAGATATTAATAATTTAACAAAATCGTTAATTAAATTAAATATTAGTAATTGTAATATAATAAATGCTAGTTCTTTAAAAAATTTAATTAATTTAAAAGAATTGGATATATCTAACAATTATAATATAAATATTTCATCATTACCAAAAACATTAATTAAATTAAATATTAGTTCATGTAATATAAAAAATACTAATTTTATAATTAATTTAGATAATTTGAAAGAATTAGATATATCTAGAAATTTTAATATAAATATTTCATCATTACCAAAATCATTAATCAAATTAAATATTAGGACATGTTATATAAAAAATACTAATTTTATAATTAATTTAGATAATTTGAAAGAATTAGATATATCTAGAAATTTTAATATAAATATTTCATCATTACCAAAATCATTGATTACATTAAATATTAATTCATGTTATATAAAACACACTAATTTTATAAATGATTTATATAATTTGAAGGAATTGGATATATCTAGAAATTATAATATAAATATTTCATCATTACCAAAATCATTAATCAAATTAAATATTAGTGATTGCGATATTAAAAATACTAATTTTATAAATGATTTAGATAATTTGAAAGAATTAGATATATCTAACAATTATAATATAAATATTTCATCATTACCAAAAACATTGACTACATTAAATATTAGTTCATGTAATATAAAAAATACTAATTTTATAATTAATTTAGATAATTTGAAAGAATTAGATATATCTAAAAATTTTAATATAAATATTTCATCATTACCAAAATCATTGATTACATTAAATATTAATTCATGTTATATAAACCATACTAATTTTATAAATGATTTATATAATTTGAAAGAATTAGATATATCTAACAATTATAATATAAATATTTCATCATTACCAAATACATTAATTGAATTAAATATTAGTTCGTGTTATATAAAAAATACTAATTTTATAATTAATTTAGATAATTTGAAAAAATTAGAGATATCTAAAAGTTCATTATATGATATGATATTACATAATATTTTTACTTTTAATTATTTAAAATTATTAGATAAAAGTAATACTTCATTTACATTTTATTATAAAATAAAATCAAAATTTGTAAAAATAATTGTTAATCGTGAAGAATGTAAATTACTAAAGTCATTGTATCTTATATGTTCATTGAAGTAGTAAATTTTGTCATTATTGTTAATACTCAAAATGAAAAATGGATAATATTTTTATTAATGTTAAAAAAAATTTAATAATAATATGATTAGTATAAATAATCAAATTATATTAACAGAATATGAAATAATTTTTTTTTTTTTGAAAAATTAATCCAATCATAATGTATAGCTGTAAAATGGAAATTGATCTTGAATGTGTAGTTTTATGTAAAAATTGTAATGTATCATCTTATCAATATACAGATGGTATATGCATTAATTGTGATTTTCCTATTAATATTAAACTTGATATATGTAATAAATGTAACAAAATTAATTTTGTTCATGATGGAGTATGCGGTGAATGTTATGCTAACAAAATTGTATGTAATGGTGATAATACAAAATCTACATGTTATATAATTATTATAAATGATCAAAAGGTAATAGAGGAGGGTGTTGTAGAATCCAGTAAAGATATATTTATTTCAGATAAATTTACATATAATATTATAAATGTTGTAATTATTTCTAATAATAAAATACTACAAATAAATAACATTGATAAAAAATATGAAAAAGTTTTTAATAGATATTTGATATTCAACTATGACCATGTTATTTTAACACAGCAAATAGATGAAATATAATTTTATATTTAAAATTTTGATATAAAATGGCTGAGAAAAGAAATGTTAAAGTAAAGTTAGTTGAACCTGATGTCAATAAATCATTATCAACTATAATTGAAGCATTACAAAATGAAATACAAAAAAGTATTCAAGATCAATCAAATATATTAAAACAAAATTTAAGTGAAGATATAATGAATGAAGTTGAAAAGTTTGAGTCTCAAGTAACAGAATTAACTAATATGCTTAAAAATTATGTTATTAGCACCATTGAAGAGAAAATTGATAATTATGTTAACTCATTAATTTCTTAAAAAGGATTTTATATCAATATCAATATCGATACATTTTATTAAATATATAAAGTCCAATCAATGTTTTTATATCTAATGTCCAATTAATGTTTTTATATCTAATGTCCAATTAATGTTTTTATATCTAATGTCCAATTAATGTTTTTATATCTAATGTCCAATTAATGTTTTTATATCTGATATGTTAAAATATCAAAAATATCAATATCTAATACCCAATCAATGTTTTTATATCTGATATCACAAAATATCAATATTGTATCAAAAATATCAATATCTAATACCCAATCAATGTTTTTATATCTGATATGTTAAAATATCAAAAATATCAATATCTAATACCCAATCAATGTTTTTATATCTGATATCACAAAATATCAATAATGTATCAAAAATATCAATATCCAATGTCCAATTAATGTTTTTATATCTGATATGTTAAAATATCAAAAATATCAATATCTAATACCCAATCAATGTTTTTATATCTGATATGTTAAAATATCAAAAATATCAATATCTAATACCCAATCAATGTTTTTATATCTGATATGTTAAAATATCAAAAATATCAATATCTAATACCCAATCAATGTTTTTATATCTGATATGTTAAAATATCAAAAATATCAATATCTAATACCCAAACAATGTTTTTATATCTGATATGTTAAAATATCAATAATGTATCAAAAATATCAATATCCAATGTCCAATAAAGGATTTTATATCTGATATCACAAAATATCAATAATGTATCAAAAATATCAATATCCAATGTCCAATAAAGGATTTTATATCTGATATCACAAAATATCAATAATGTATCAAAAATATCAATATCTAATTACCCAATAATGTTTTTATATCTGATATGTCAAAATATCAATAATGTATCAAAAATATTCATATCCAATGTCCAATTAATGTTTTTATATCTGATATGTTAAAATATCAATAATGTATCAAAAATATCAATATCTAATACCCAATCAATGTTTTTATATCTGATATCACAAAATATCAATAATGTATCAAAAATATAAATAATCAAAGTACAAACAATGTTTTTATATCTGATATCACAAAATATCAATAATGTATCAAAAATATCAATATCTAATACCCAATTAATGTTTTTATATCTGATATGTTAAAATATCAATAATGTATCAAAAATATCAATATCTAATACCCAATCAATGTTTTTATATCTGATATCACAAAATATCAATAATGTATCAAAAATATAAATAATCAAAGTACAAACAATGTTTTTATATCTGATATGTTAAAATATCAATAATGTATCAAAAATATCAATATCCAATGTCCAATAAAGGATTTTATATCTGATATCACAAAATATCAATAATGTATCAAAAATATCAATATCCAATGTCCAATAAAGGATTTTATATCTGATATCACAAAATATCAATAATGTATCAAAAATATCAATATCCAATGTCCAATAAAGGATTTTATATCTGATATCACAAAATATCAATAATGTATCAAAAATATAAATAATCAAAGTACAAACAATGTTTTTATATCTGATATGTTAAAATATCAATAATGTATCAAAAATATCAATATCCAATGTCCAATAAAGGATTTTATATCTGATATCACAAAATATCAATAATGTATCAAAAATATCAATATCCAATGTCCAATAAAGGATTTTATATCTGATATCACAAAATATCAATAATGTATCAAAAATATCAATATCTAATACCCAATCAATGTTTTTATATCTGATATCACAAAATATCAATAATGTATCAAAAATATAAATAATCAAAGTACAAACAATGTTTTTATATCTGATATCACAAAATATCAATAATGTATCAAAAATATCAATAATCAAAGTACAATTAATGTTTTTATATCTGATATCACAAAATATCAATATTGTATCAAAAATATAAATAATCAAAGTACAATTAATGTTTTTATATCTGATATCACAAAATATCAATATTGTATCAAAAATATCAATATCTAATACCCAATTAATGTTTTTATATCTGATATGTTAAAATATCAATAATGTATCAAAAATATCAATATCCAATGTCCAATTAATGTTTTTATATCTGATATGTTAAAATATCAATAATGTATCAAAAATATCAATATCTAATACCCAATCAATGTTTTTATATCTGATATGTTAAAATATCAATAATGTATCAAAAATATCAATATCTAATACCCAATCAATGTTTTTATATCTGATATCACAAAATATCAATAATGTATCAAAAATATCAATATCTAATACCCAATCAATGTTTTTATATCTGATATCACAAAATATCAATATTGTATCAAAAATATAAATAATCAAAGTACAAACAATGTTTTTATATCTGATATCACAAAATATCAATAATGTATCAAAAATATCAATATCTAATACCCAATCAATGTTTTTATATCTGATATCACAAAATATCAATAATGTATCAAAAATATCAATATCTAATACCCAATCAATGTTTTTATATCTGATATCACAAAATATCAATAATGTATCAAAAATATAAATAATCAAAGTACAATAAAGGATTTTATATCTGATATCACAAAATATCAATAATGTATCAAAAATATCAATATCCAATGTCCAATAAAGGATTTTATATCTGATATCACAAAATATCAATAATGTATCAAAAATATCAATATCTAATACCCAATTAATGTTTTTATATCTGATATGTTAAAATATCAATAATGTATCAAAAATATCAATATCTAATACCCAATCAATGTTTTTATATCTGATATCACAAAATATCAATAATGTATCAAAAATATCAATATCTAATACCCAATTAATGTTTTTATATCTGATATGTTAAAATATCAATAATGTATCAAAAATATCAATATCCAATGTCCAATTAATGTTTTTATATCTGATATGTTAAAATATCAATAATGTATCAAAAATATCAATATCTAATACCCAATCAATGTTTTTATATCTGATATGTTAAAATATCAATAATGTATCAAAAATATAAATAATCAAAGTACAAACAATGTTTTTATATCTGATATCACAAAATATCAATAATGTATCAAAAATATCAATATCTAATACCCAATCAATGTTTTTATATCTGATATCACAAAATATCAATAATGTATCAAAAATATCAATATCTAATACCCAATCAATGTTTTTATATCTGATATCACAAAATATCAATAATGTATCAAAAATATAAATAATCAAAGTACAATAAAGGATTTTATATCTGATATCACAAAATATCAATAATGTATCAAAAATATCAATATCCAATGTCCAATAAAGGATTTTATATCTGATATCACAAAATATCAATAATGTATCAAAAATATCAATATCTAATACCCAATCAATGTTTTTATATCTGATATCACAAAATATCAATAATGTATCAAAAATATAAATAATCAAAGTACAAACAATGTTTTTATATCTGATATCACAAAATATCAATAATGTATCAAAAATATCAATATCTAATACCCAATTAATGTTTTTATATCTGATATGTTAAAATATCAATAATGTATCAAAAATATCAATATCTAATACCCAATCAATGTTTTTATATCTGATATCACAAAATATCAATAATGTATCAAAAATATCAATATCTAATACCCAATTAATGTTTTTATATCTGATATGTTAAAATATCAATAATGTATCAAAAATATCAATATCCAATGTCCAATTAATGTTTTTATATCTGATATGTTAAAATATCAATAATGTATCAAAAATATCAATATCTAATACCCAATCAATGTTTTTATATCTGATATGTTAAAATATCAATAATGTATCAAAAATATCAATATCTAATACCCAATCAATGTTTTTATATCTGATATCACAAAATATCAATAATGTATCAAAAATATCAATATCTAATACCCAATCAATGTTTTTATATCTGATATCACAAAATATCAATAATGTATCAAAAATATCAATATCTAATACCCAATCAATGTTTTTATATCTGATATCACAAAATATCAATAATGTATCAAAAATATAAATAATCAAAGTACAATTAATGTTTTTATATCTGATATGTTAAAATATTAATAATGTATCAAAAATATCAATATCCAATGTCCAATTAATGTTTTTATATCTGATATGTTAAAATATTAATAATGTATCAAAAATATCAATATCCAATGTCCAATTAATGTTTTTATATCTAATATCAATATCGATACATTTTATTAAATATCTAAAGTTCAATAAAGGATTTTATATCTGATATGTTAAAATATCGTTGTTTTTATATATAAATATAATTATGAAAAAATATTTCAATATTTAAAAGTTATATGTTGAAATAACAGTAATACTTTAAAAAATGAAAAATATATCAATATATAAAATTTATATGTTGATATAACAGATAATTCAAATATGAAATTTTATTAATAATAATAAATAAATATATGTTTATAATAAATATTAATTAAAATGATAAAATTATAATTTTTTAATAATTGTAAGAGACATAAAACAAAATAAAAAAAAAAAAAATTATAAACTAAAACTAATAAAATTGATAATCGAAAATCGAAAATCGAAAATCGAAAATCGAAAATCGAAAATTGATAATCGAAAATCGAAAATTGATAATTGATAATTGATAATTGATAATTGATAATCGAAAATCGAAAATTGATAATCGAAAATCGAAAATTGTATATTTTATTATATGATATAATATAATACTCAATAAATGTTTTGATATATGATATATTTACATACTATAAAAGTCTAGTTTATGTTTTATATATTTTATACCAATATTGATATTGATACATTTTATATAATATTATAAAATACCATTATAGATATATTTTATTAAATATCCAAAATCCAATCAATATTTTTATATCTAATATCAATATTGATATATTTTATTAAATATCCAAAATCCAATCAATATTTTTATATCCAATATGTTAAAATACTATTTTAATAATTAGCATTAATATAATTGTTGATTTTAGTTGTAAAAAAATAAATAAATATTAAATACTAATGTATGTACATATTACAAATTTTTAAATAGAATTTGATGTATTTTAGATATAATGCTATAATAATTATATTTGATGTATTTTAAATTGTATTTGATGTATTTTAAATTGTATTTGATGTATTTTAGATATAATGCTATAATAATTATATTTGATGTATTTTAAATTGTATTTGATGTATTTTAAATTGTATTTGATGTATTTTAGATATAATGCTATAATAATTATATTTGATGTATTTTAAATTGTATTTGATGTATTTTAAATTGTATTTGATGTATTTTAGATATAATGCTATAATAATTATATTTGATGTATTTTAAATTGTATTTGATGTATTTTAAATTGTATTTGATGTATTTTAGATATAATGCTATAATAATTATATTTGATGTATTTTAAATTGTATTTGATGTATTTTAAATTGTATTTGATGTATTTTAGATATAATGCTATAATAATTGTATTTGATGCATTTTAAATTGTATTTGATGTATTTTAGATATAATGCTATAATAATTATATTTGATGCATTTTAAATTGTATTTGATGTATTTTAAATTGTATTTGATGTATTTTAGATATAATGCTATAATAATTATATTTGATGTATTTTAAATTGTATTTGATGTATTTTAAATTGTATTTGATGTATTTTAGATATAATGCTATAATAATTGTATTTGATGTATTTTAAATTGTATTTGATGTATTTTAAATTGTATTTGATGTATTTTAGATATAATGCTATAATAATT